GCCCTGGATACCTTGGATACCTTGTTCGCCCTGCTCACCCTGGTCACCTTTAGGACCTTTAAATACTTCGGGAGAGGCGCGTTTATTTTGCTTTTCTTTATCTACTTCAACTAAATCGACCACAGGAACAAAAGTTCCTGGGGTTAGTTCAGTTAAGAGGTCTAATTCTGAAATCTTAGCCATTGTAATAATACTCCGTTTATGCGGACTCTAGTTCAAAAACTGTACCATATTCTGTTAATAATGGACTGCCATCTTCCTCTAATATAGAGCCAGGCAGCAATGCTTTAAATCTATACGTAGAAGGTAACCAAGCTAAAGAGCTGGCATTTACCTTCAACGGATAATCTGGTAATCGTGTTGTATGTGTTTCGTTAATAACTTCAGAAGGTTCAAGATCTAAACCTAATGCTTCGTTTATTAAATCTAATACTTCATGTGTAGTGAAAGGAAATGTTGGAATATCGACAACATCAAGATCACTTCTATTGTTCAATACACTAATAGGTAATCGAGTATAAATAACGTAGCTACTTAACTTTCCTTCTACATTACTGTTGTAGTCTAGCACTGTATTGCCACCAGCCTCAGCAGCAATTCTCATCTGACCAAGAGTGAAGTCAACATTTAAGACATATTCCGTCTCGTTTGTCTCATTCATTAATGCTGCTACTCTATCTACACTCTTACCCTTATACGGGGTTGATTGAGGCATTTTATAACATTCCTCTTCTTACTTAAAGATTGACTTCTACGAACCCTGAGAGGATTCTAGTAGGGAATAAGTACTCAGGATCTCCTGGGTTCATCGCTCTAAATGCTTTCTTACCAGTCCATACTAAGGAATGGTTATGTGCAAAAAGAGTAAAGTTACCTGGCTCATCATACTGAACCTCTAACAAGTCCTCCATCGTCATTTGAGTGTGGAGTTGTTCATTAATTTGATCGAGTACTTCACTTGTTTTAAAAGGATATTGTTCAGGCCATACTTTAACTTCTTGACTCTCTATTAGCTCGTCTAATGAAAGACGTCTATAGAGAAAGCCTGTTGTCCCAGAGAACCTAGAATCGTATCGTAAATCCACTTTAATTGGAGCAAAGGTATTGGCATCATAGTCGATATCTGGTCGAGGATCACAAACTTCCGGTAAACCAAATTCAACATATTTTTCCTCACCTCTCCAACCAGATGAAATATGGATAAGTTCTAAGGCAATCTCTATAGACGGACGATTAAAGTTTTGTTCGTTTAATAATAGTCTAAAAAGATGCATTGTCCTTAACCTTTCTTGGCTAATAGATTATTCAGCTAAGAATAATGGGCGTTTACGAAAAAACATATAAAAAAATATAGTTCTTCTAACATACTATTTCCTTTATTTCTTATACAAAAAAAAAAAAAATAGTTTCTTTTTCCCTTAACCTCTTTTTGGTCAAGTACACAGTACTTTAGTAATATAAGCTTAAGATAATCTACTCTCTAGTTTTTACAGCATAATTAGGAGTTCCGAAGAACTCCCAATATCTGCTTTTGCTAGATGTTAATAATACATCCTGCTTTTAAGAATACACCTCGAAGAACCTTATAATCCAGGACGAGGAGTTTTAAGAAAGCTTTCACTTCTTCTTTATTAGAGATATCTAATTTACCCTCCTCTAAACGTAAACGTTTTTCCATAAAGCTAGAACTATAAATATCTACACTAAAATCAGAAATGTACGTAGAGGTAAGGAGTTCTTTATTCTTAATAGTAAATAAAGTAATGTTTTTTAGAGAAAGTTTGATATCATTAATATCTGTTTCACTCACCTCTTCCTTCTCAAGCAATCCTTCTAGGAAAATGCTAAAAGGAGTTTTGGTATTTTCTAAGTAATGTGTTTCTTTCTTAATAACTTTAATGTCTTCTTGTTTAGTATTCATTTTAACTTTTGAGAAATAGCGGTTAGAGTGGTTTGGATAGCTTCTTCGATATAAATGAATTTATTAATGGCAAAGAGTGCTTTTTGTAAAACACTAGTAATGTTCTCTAGGTTACTTTTATTTACTGTAACTAAAGATACGAAATCATTAACATCACTATAAGCTAAGCGAAGGTAAGTAATGAAAGAAGAGTTCTCATTAAATATCTCTTCTAATACAGTCTGTAGAAAGACTTCCCTATTATCTGGAATTGTGATAGACTTACCTATACAGTAGTTAGTAAGTTCTACTAAAGCAGTATTCTTATCTAGTAATGATAGTGAGTAAATGGGTTTATTAATAATCACTGAGTAATCATTAGCTAAAGCTTTATAGTCCTCTAAATCTTTTTTATTCATAGTAGTTAATCTCCAGCTATACTATATCTTTATCCAAGAGATGTAGACTAGTTATAAAAAATAAAGTGAGGCATAAATAGGAGTCTTTCTTTACAGACTCCTATTTATATAAAGAATACCTGCGAAAGCTTCAATATCAATTAGATGATTTCAGTAGGTTAGGGAAGTACCAGGTTTCTTTACATAATATTAATAGCTAAACAAAAAAATAAATTATAAGAAAGAAAGGAGGATGACTAACCTTTTTATAGTTAGTTATCCTCCCAAACTTTAATTAACTGAATTTCTTATAGACATAAAGACAAAGGCTACCAGCCAAGAAACCGCCAACAGCAGCAGTAGCAACTTCAGTCCATTTAATCTCTGAGATACCGTCGAAGAAACTTTTCTCTTGTTCTTCTTTTTCTTCAGGTTCTGTAGAGGGAGTGTTAGCAGCTTGCGTACACTTCTTTTCATATTCAGCCAGCTCTGCATAGAAGCTTCCCATGTCAGGATCACCAGAGATATGAAATGTCGTTTCAACACCGTTATTGAGAACGACAATTTGTGTAATATCCTGATCTGCAAGAGCGATCAAATAGATTACGCGCTTAAGTGTATCAGTTACCACTGATTCAAAATCAGCAACAAGCTGGATCTGATCAGGGAAGTGCTTCTTCCCTCCATTTATGCTGGTGAGGATATACTTCTTACGACCTACACGACATCCTTCAATACGAGTATCCAATTCCAACTCTTCGTTGATAGATACGTTGTAAGGTTCCACTGACGGTGCTGTGGAGTAAAGCAATTCCCGTCGAAGATGTCCGTGCAGAATGTAGATTGAATGAAAGCTAAAGCTAGAAGACGAAACATCATTCAGCGAAACATCAAACGACATCTTTATTTTCTTACTCATGATAAAGTCCTTTATGTTAGTAATACATTTGTCAATTCTAGTTAGTTATATGTAATTGAGATAATCTAATTTACAGCATAAAAGAGGAGTCCAAAAGAACTCCTCTCAGAATATCTGTTAGTGAAAAGATGAAAGTTTTTTATTGTAAGAATGAATAAAGTCCGTTAGGTCAGTAGGAGAGTTATTTACTGGTAAAGGTTTTTCATCTATAATTAGCTTTTCATAACCAGCTATAAGTTCAGGTAAGTCTTCATATCTTACAATACTGATATCAAAAAATGAAAAATCTTTATTATTTTCAGTATTTACTAAGAAAAAAGAATACCCTACTTTATTAATGAACCCATTAAGAATATTAGCGGACTTAGAGAAATATTCTAAAGATCCTGGTATAGTAGAGATAGGTATAGAAAAGGGCGTAGAATCTATCACTATCTTCTTAGTATCAGAATACCGGGCTTGATTAAGTGCTTCTAATATAACGGGAAGTAAGATTAAAAGAGGAGTATCGATAAAAGGTAGTTCTTGATAAATATCATTAATTACCGTACCAATAATATCTTCTTCTTCGGTAGAAGGATCTTGTTTATCTCTTTTAAGAAAAAGATAGTTCTTGATCATTCTTAAGTATTTTATCATACAATACCTTAAATGAAAAAAAAAAGAGAGGGTTTACCGACCTCTCTTTTTATGTCCTTAATATAAGTAAATTAAGGGAGTTCTACAATAGTTACATCTTGGCCTGATAGATGCTCTTCAATTAATTGTTTAATACGTTCCCAATTACCACCAGCTAATCCAGCACCAATTAAAGGGAAGCCAATTTTCAAACAATCAAAATAAGTATTTATTGATTGAAGAAAGGTAACAAAAGCATCATATTCGAATAGATCCTCTACTACTCTACGAGAACTATTGTAAGTAAACTGGGTATAGGCATTGACTACATAAAAAGGTTCACCTAATGCATTGGTTACTTTGGCTGAACTGAATGTGCCTAACTTACTTCTGTCACCAGCAAAAGTTCGTTTATCAGCTTCATAAGCTTCTGGGAAGTATTTTTTAATATCTTTAGCTAAACCATTTCCCATTTTGTTAAAGCAATTACAACCATGTACAATAACATCAAACTCACCCATCATAGCAAGATTAATGAGATTTCCTTTTACATATTTAACAGTCATGTTAATACCTAGAGTGGTTTAGTGATATAGAGTTGCTTGAGTTTAGAATAGCTAAAAGATGGACTGTTAGGGAAATTTCCTTTCTTATCTGCAAAGACAGCTTGTTTAAATGTAGTTGTCTTAGATCCATGGTTAGGGATGAGACGAGACATGTCAGCCGCTTTGACAGGATTAAGTTTAAAGAGTTCTACTTCTTCATTAACCACCACTCGATCTTTTTCTCCAACTGTAGAAGAAGAAGTTCCAGTAGAGCGATATAATCTAACAATAGCTCTTAAGTGACGGATAGCTAGAACAGGATCTTTAACTAACATAGTTAATTCAAAACCTGTATGTTCTGTCAACCCTTCTGTGTAACATACCCCCCACACTTCTGCTGTATCAGATAAATTATCTTGAACTGTATATAGCTTTTTAGCTTTATCCACTTCAAGAAATACTCGATAGTTAAGAAAGTTAATATTACTTAATTCTAAACTCTCTCTTTTATTCCTGAGAAGAAGTAGGCGAGATTCTGTCAAATCACGGAGATGACTGAGTGTTTCTTCATCGAGATCTTCTAATAGTTTAAAGAAATCAATTGGTGTCTTTGTCATGTTAAATTAATTCCTTAGTACGAGTCAATTCTATATCATCATTAACTCCATGTAGAATTTCAAACATACGCTCTAAGTATTGATTGTCATCCAAGACTTCTCTAGATTCATAATTAGGTAAAAAGATGCCTGGAGTAGCTTCGATAAAATCAGTAATGATCTCAGTAGTCTCAGTTCCTTCTCTACCTTCTTCAGTAAAGAAATCATTGACATAAACAAGAGGTCTTCCTTCAACTGACCACATGTCTCGTAAATGAGGTTGGGATACTAACTGATGAATATGCTCACTAGGGATGATTGATGTGCCAATAACCATATACACTTCTTCCCAGAAACCATATTCACCGTCATCGTCAATAATAACAGTTCCTTCTTCAGGGAGAATATTGGTATACGCAATAGTATTGCCTGTAATAGGATGGACAATAGCAAATTCCTTAGGTGAAGAAGTAGACTCTTCAGAGTAAATATCAAATTCTTCCACTTCTAAGAACTTATAAAGAGAGCTTCGGTTAGTCTCTTCGTCTAAATAAGGGAGTTTAAAAAGCTCTGTTCCATTACTATCATCGATCACTTTCCAGACGTAAATAAATTCTGGTTCGAAAATTTCGATTTCGATATCAGTATTTACCATTTCCATTTCATTGATCCTTTTCTTATTTAAAGAGTAGTAAAACAAAGATTAAGAATAGATTGAGTAAACTAGCAAACTTATTAAAAACAGTATGTGCTAATAAGATTTGGATTTGTGTTACAAGTCTTAGTTTAACAAAGATTATTATTGTGATGAATACAAGATTAGAAAAAATGTAAGACTTTACAACTGTTAAACAAAAGAGCACAGCATTCTCATCAAAACCTGTATGAGTATTATACCTATAAAGAAAAGCTAGAATACTTACTGTAATGAGGTAGAATAAACCTGCCCGTATCCATGACCTTACTATCCTTGCACAATAATCAAGATTTGATTCAGTGGGATTATTCATAATAAAAGAGATTTTTAAATAGCGAAGGGGAAGTTAATAGGAGGATGATATTCTGAATAGTCTATCCGTATATCGTCTACTGTTACCCAAGTCATTACGTCTTCTAATGTTTTAATATCTGGGTTAATCTCTAATGTAGGTTCTTCTAGAGGAGTTCTAGTTAATTGCTCTTTAACACCTTCTAACTGATTTCCATAGATATGAGCATTAACGTTTTTATGAAAAGCTAGTTTAGGATTCTTATTAGTAATCTGAGCCATTAGTCTCAAGAAAGTATAAACCTGAACCATATTAGCTACTGTACCAATAGGAAAGTCAGAAGAGCGTTGTGTAGCATTTAGATAAAGATCATCGCCTAAGAGACTAAATTGGTAACTATGTAAACAAGGACGAAGGCAACCTAATGAGAAAAAACCCGGATTCCAATAGCTGATAACCTCCCCTCTATCATCTTTACCTGCTTTGAGGTTATTATAGACCTTCTCAAATAAGTCTAACGAATGACTAACCACTAACTTACCGTCCTCTAATCCTCTCTCAAAGATAGGCCAGTTACGAGCTACTGCTCCATAGACTAACCCCATATCGTCTTTACCTTTACGATTGGGGTTTGCTAGCCAAGCAGGTGTTTCATTAGCATTCATGTCCCAAGACTTACTACCTAGCTTACGAAAGTCCTCAGCACTGGTATAACCTCTAATATAACCTAATAGCTCAGCAATAGGTAATTTAGTAGGAGCTTTGCGTGTAGTGACTAATGGTACTTTATTAGTACTAGCATCATAAGTCAAATCAATGTTGATAAAAGTACGGCAATCAATTCCTGTTCTTTCATTAGGGAGATCTTTGCCTTTATGGTAGATGGTAGATAATGCTTCTAAATACTGATCTTCAGCTCGTTTAATGGTTTCCATAACTCTTCTCTTAGATAGATGTATACAATTGATTTACTAGCTCAATTTTATTTTATACAGCATAAATAGAGAGTATGTTAAACTCTCTATTTATTTCTCACATATAACCATACGTACTATTGTCAGATAATAGGAAATATCCTCTATGTAACTTATCACTGAAGTGATCAGTATTAGATAAGTTATTTAACCAATAGTTCTTAGCTTGAATAATCAGTTGTTTAGAAGCTTCTGAAAGATGAGGAACAGATTCTAGATATGGAGTCATATTTTCATCATCTGTTACAATCTCACATAGGTATTTCCAGAGTATGTCCATATTAGACGTTTCTTCTACTTCAGTAATATCTTGGATAAATACTAACCAAGCATAATCTTTGATAATAGATAAACCAGAAGGTAATCTCATATTCAATTCACTGCGATGAACTTTAAAGAAATGAATGAATGTAGAAGGATGGGTTTCTGTTTTATCTCTGCGAAGTACTAGATAGGTATCTTCTTCACCAAACTTCGTCATGTTGTTACCCATTAGTATTTCTGCAATACAATTTGACATATCTACTGGATTAATCTGACTAGTGCTAAACAAGAAGCTTTCATTCCCAGGTGTAGTGATATGAGACAGTAAGTTTAATTGACTACCTGATCCATAATTCACTAAGACAGTCCAAGGTCTGTCAGTTATAGTAGAAATAGTAGGATGTTCATCTTCTAATTTCTTCCTAAGATCTAAGTAATTATTCTTACTCTCGTATGATAGTCTATCAAAGTTAAAGAATAAAGTATCAGTAATATAATACCAAGCTCTTAAATGAGGGTAGAAGGGATGACTAGCACTCGATTCAAAATCAAAATCCTTATTTTCAATAAGATTGAGTTCAAACATATTATTCTTTACCTATCAAGTAGTAGGAACTAAACCTAAATCAGTTAAACTGACTTCAAAAGCTTTCTTAAAGTTAGCCAGTACTTCTTTCCTACTCAACTGCTTTGTCACTTCACTGTAATAATCTATAGCAGTAGTGATATTCTTTAACTGTAAACTATCTAGTAGCCATTCAAATTCAACTTTCCTATGTGTAATGATTTGTTGAATAGATGACTTTGCTTGACTAATTACTGATGTTAAAGTTTCTGATTCTTCAAAGTAGTCTTTAGTTAAATCTAGAAAATAGCAAGGTAAGAGTAGTTCACTAGCACTCACTAAAGAAGCAGTGTTTTTAATAATAGATTCTAAATGTACTGTAGGTCGAGTATAATAGACATTAGCTTCCTTGGGAGTTAGGTAAACAACCACATTCACATATCGCTTACCTAAATCATCTCTTAATAATACTCGATTTGTATTCATCACTTATCTCTCCTAGCTACTTATGATAATTGGTTAGGGGTATTCATAGCTATAGTAGGTACACTACTGAGCTAGATCGAAACGTATTAGTTTATGTTCCACTATTAAGTCATTGGTTTTAAATACTTCAATATCAAAACAATTGATATAGTCAATAGCTGTTAATTGACTTAGTATTTTACTTCTCTCTTCAATAACCCGAATACAGTAACTACTACTAGACTCAATATCATTAAACAACCCATTAGTAGAAATACCTAAGAAATTAGGCGTTAGTTCATTACTATACTGATGTATAAATCCTGGTAAAATGATTTTGTCAGTACTTTTTTGTTTTACACTGAGTTTAGAAGTGATGGTGAAACGCATTTTATTACTTCTCCTAAGAGAGATTGATTTTTTCTTATACTGTTTAGTGATATGTGGTTATATAAATGTAAAAGAAAAAACACATTAAAATAGGGAGAGCAATTAGCTCTCCCTATTTATGCTTTATCGAGGTGTAAAATCAATATTAGCATTTAAACCAGTCTTTGAATCTACAGTACCAATTTTAATATCTCGTAATTCTGTTTTTGTAAAGTAAATCTTTTCTTTAACTACCGCAGCCCAACGCCTATTATACTTAGCCATTTGACCGACAATTAACTGAGACCAACTCTCCATCTTCTCTTCAATGGAATTATCTTTAAGCTCATCAAAGCTTAAGAATCCTTTCGTAATCAAAGAATCTTCACCCATGTGAATACCTGGATCAGGTTTAATGATATCAGTAATATAAGGAACTAAAGTAGTAATGCCTAAATGAACCCTACCTACTTCATTAGAAGTATCATAAATGAGCATATCAGGATAGTCTGAACTCATGCTATCTACACAATTCATTAAACTTCTTAAGAAGGGATGGGTTTTACTTACTTCAAGAATTTCTTTAAAACTAAGTTGGAGTAAATATTGAAGTTCTTTAATTTCTTCTGAGAACTCTGTTAGTAGAGTAAGACCACAGACTTTATCAAAAACTAAACGAAAGAGGTCTTCATTATTATCTACTAATAAAGAAAGTGTATTAACAGTTCCTGTATCAAATTCAACATGACCGCCAATACCAACACTATAATTACCTAACAGACGCTCTTCACCAATTCCTTTCGCTCTTTGATAGGTGAATAAAGATAAAGCACCTTCCTCATTGAGTTCTATAATAGGAGAATAAACAACTGGATGGATATAGTTAAAGTTTTTTTCGATCTCTTTACGCTCTACGACTTCTAAGTTAAAGATCATTGTATTTAGAATACGTTCAATAAAAACCTTATCAGTAATGATAGGTAATTGACCTTCTTCTTTAGCTTCATTAAGAAGAGCTTCTAAAACACTTCGCTTAACTGCTACTGTAGGGTTCTCTAATCGTTGAGAAATTTCTGGTACAATGATTGAGGGATGAAATAAAGAATGTTGTAATGACATATCAGATACCTTTTTTTCCTTTTTTGGATTACATTTGTTTATTAGTAATAAGGTGATCAAGATATCTGATGTCACCTATTTGAAAAGATTCTTCTCGCTTAATTAAAGTCCTATTTACAGCAGTTTTGACTTTAATATGAATAGAGTCAATACTATCAGAAGCATCAATGATTAGCTTCTCATCTTTTACTCGACAGTTTTTAATTACGGTTTGGAAGTGTTGATGTAAACGACGATGGTATTCTAAGGATTTAGATTCATAATCATCTAACTCATTGTCTCGTTTCTTAACTGTCTCATGTACGGACTGAGGGTCTTTATCTAAATAGATAAGCGTATCAATGGGAATAAAATGCTTAGTCAATGCATTAGCAGTATGTTCAAGCTTATTAACATACCCCTGCATAACAAGAAAGCTTGGTAGATAACGGTTAAGAATAACAATATCATGCGTCCGTAAACTAGAACGGATCTCTTCTTGAGCTTCTTGCTTTACTGTTAACCAGAGAAGTAGTTCAGAAGCAGGTGTTAATTTATTATTTTTACCTCGTCTAAGAATCAAATCACTTAACTCAGAGGTAAGGTCGCTTACATCTAATTCACGCACAATTTTAAATGTAATGCCATCTACCTCAAGTGAATCAGCAAGAAGTTTTATCTGAGTATCTTTACCAGACCCATCCAAACCTTCAAAGACAATAAGCTTACCGTCAGTCATCGTTTCATCGCTTATAATTGAAAAAATAAATAAAAAAATAAAATTGAGAAACTTTTACTACAACAGATCTAGTTTCTCAATTTTTTTATATAGCGTTTATTTATACAGATTCTTTATTACTTTCTTTCTCTTCTGTAGAAGGAGTTTTAAGAGTAATCCCTGTATTTTCAATACGTCTTTCTAATTCACGAAGATGTTCATTTAATGCTGTAATATAACTTTCATTATTAGCATCTTTCATAGTTAATAATGAAATAATTTCTTCTTTCTTAGTAAGTAATTTTTCTAATGATTCAACTAAATCATCACCTACTTTTAACGTCTCTTCTAAGTTGTTAATCATTCTATCTTTTATTTTATTCATGACTAACGCAATAATAGTCGTAAGAGCAAAGAATATACCAGAGACTTCAGTAAAGGCATTACCAACAGAAGCGATGAAATCAAGCATGAGACGTCCTATTATGTTTAGAGTATGTGATGTTGATTAACAGTGGTGTTAAGTGTAGTAATGTTTTCTTGTTGTGTATGTAGTTGAGCCTTAGTAAGGAGTTCCACGCGTTTTAAACTAGAACTGGCTTCTTGACTAATAAAACCAGAGAATTGCTCTAATGCTTCAAAAGCCATATATTCTTCTTGAAGACATTCCCAAAGATGTTGAGTAAATGACAGAATGCTTCTAGTATGCTTGAGCTTAAAACGAGAGCTGGTTTTATCTTCAATCACTTTAGTAAAGAATAAAAGACTCCTCAATACCGACTCATCTAATCTCACTCCTTTGGTAAGAAACTCAAAAATAGCCATAGAAGCACTATAATGGTAAGATTTGTTAATGTGAGTATTAAAGAATTTTATATCTTTCGAATAATTAATAACTGAATTATTCCTAGCGTTGATAAGATAAGTGTTTATTGATTTTTGGTCAATACTAAGCAGATCTTCAACTAATACCAATACGTTTAAGAAAAATACTGTGGTTTCTTTTTCTATGTTGTATAACTTATCTACTTCTTTACCGTAATTAACTCCATAGTCAGTGGAACTATTTTTGAAATGGATATTATCATAACCTTCAATAGAAGCTATTAAGATAGAAGTAGCTAAAACACTGTCTAAGTCTTTACTACCATAAAAGCAAATTAACTCCTTCATCTTTCATTTCCTTTATTAAGCAGCTTCGTTTAAGAAACGTATGTAATCACTCCTAAAGAACGTTTTAGAGGACTTAGGAGACGTTTTTAATTGCATACTGATGCAATCCAACCCTAGCTTATCAAACTGCTTAAATAGAGACATTATGGTCATTTTAGAGGGCATATATAGATAAGTAGGATTATCGACAATGAATTGCTGATAAGAAACCTTCCCTTTACTTGACCTTATTTTAGCTACGCCATCATGATACTGAAGTTTACCAGTCTTGAGTAATCCAATACCAACTGATGCAGGATCAGAATCAAAGTTATTGTATAGGTATTGTAATGATCTGTTTAATAAACGAATAATCATACGCTGTACTATTTAAGAATATAAGAGAAATATTAATGGAGGGGAGATTATAACTTCCCTCCATTTATGCCTTTTACTTAAACGCGAGTCCTAAAAACATTAGGACTCCTCAGTTGAATAACTGAATCTGGTTCAAGTTCATCACCATCTTGTTCTTCTACCTCTTTTACGTTTTCACGGAATTTAGAGATAGTGATAGGAACATAGCCTTGTTCTTCTACAAGTTCGAAGATCGCTAATACATTATCTGGTGTGACAGCAAAATTTTGAGCTTCCATGAGTCTGTTATACACTTCTACTGAAAAGATCCCTTTTACAGGTTCTCGATAATCAGTAACTTGAACATAAAGCCCACTACCATCATTATCCCATTTAAGCTTAGACAGCTTAACTAGTTTGGAATGAGGATTGAAATAGTCATTAGTGAATTTAATATGATCATACTCCACAATTGAAATAGGTTCATAACCTTGTTCAATAGCTAACATAAAAATAGCATCTACTGTTGCTGGAGTAAAGTGAGGGAGCCAATTGCCCTTAGCACCTAAGATACTAAAATCAACTACAGTTCGATGAAGTCCTCTGGATTTATTATTTACTAGGATCTGACCATGTTTTTCGAACCGGTTACTTTGTTTATAGAAAAGAACATCAATACCTGTCGTATTGTAAGATTTCTTTTGTTTTTTAAAGATGTTAAACATGTTAATGATTTCCTTTGTTTAGTTAAAGAGGTGTGTTGATAAAGAGCTTTTTACTTCATTCTCTTCTAATAGATGATATATTACTGTATTTATCTAGTTTAAACAAAAATAAAAAGAATAAAGAAAAGAACCTTACAAAAGCAAAGTCCTTTCTTTTATGATAATTTATCTTTTATTCTTCTTCCCAAATATCTTAAGAAATATATCCAATATCGCACTTATGATCATAATAATAACAAGTACGAGTATTCCAGATAAGAAAGCGAGATGAATAAAATCTGACATTATAACTCCCTTATAATTGTTATTGTCAAGTTAGTTATATGCCTTTAAAATAATCTGGAATACAGCATAAAGAGAGGAGTCTTTTAGGACTCCTCTCTACTAACTCTAATTTAAGGAAATACAAATCCATCTAATTCTGATTCAGGATAATCTTCACTTAAATCGACACCAACATGAATCATCTTTAGGATGATAGACCCAAAGAAAATTTTATGGTTCATTTTAAAAGTAAGTGGGATTTCTCTTGAATCCTCAGGATTAAGCGGATCTAACGGAGTAAGCTCGTGCTCGACAACATCTTCTTTTCTTAGAAGAATACCGAACTTTTCATTAATTTGAGGAATGAAGTCAGTAAAGAAAACCTCATCACTGTATAGAAGAATATTATCACTCTTTTCTAATAGATCAATTGCTGATACACGATTGTAATGCAATAATGCACTACCACGCATTCCTGTGTTTTGCCTACCATACATTCGAATGTTTGTATTTCTATTTTCAACCGTACTTAGTTCAGGTTCTCCAAAAGTAAATTGCTCAGGAGAATAGTCTGTTCCGTTTTTTAAATTAAACAGCTCTGTTAGAAGCTCTTCTGGTGTTTTATTATAATCGGTAATAATATCGAAATCGTCTTCAGTTGTTATTGGCATTTAGTTTATTATCCTAATAATAGTTCGTCGTTAATTCTTTCTAAGTCTAAATCTCTTTGTACAAAGAAAGTAATGAATGATTGAGTTGTATAGTTCATAGCAGTGACTCCATAACCATAGAGTTGGATAGAATGCGCTGCTGAAACTAACACGCCTTCAAATTCTTTAATTGAACCATTGTCTTCATATCGTATTTTAGCAATAGCTCCTGGTATAGCTAGGTCAGGGTCAGAGTAACGCCATTCTAACATGATGTAACTTCCCGTTCTCATACTAATTTCACTTTTAACTAAGTAGGTATTAGCAGTTAACCCCATCTCTCTTACAGGGAGATTATTAATGCCATTACTATTTTCAAAAGCTACATATTCATTGACTTGTTCAGCAGCATTAGAGACAACCTTATTAGGTGACTCCTTAACTGTATTGTCCTGAAGAAGAAAGTTAGTATTGAAGAATTTAACACCATTGCCTTCATTAGCTAGCTTAGGAATAGCATTCTCTAAGATATGTCGCTCACCATTAGAGATGATTAATGTACTACTACCAAATTTACGATAAGTCCTACCTAATTCAGGATATAACTGTCTAGGAACAATAGAGACCTGTAGACTATACTCAGCACTACCTCCTCTTGTAATGTCATAAGTAGGAAAGATATGCCAAATACCATTTCTTAGATAATGAGCTAATCCATTACTATATACACCATAATGCTTTTGTAAGTAGCCAGGTAGATCTACTAACTTTGTACCATCAGGAATGATGATCTGATCATAAAGAGTTGTATTATCAGGTTCTACTAATTCAATTCCTTTTGGAATATAGTTAGCTTCAAGATCTAAACTTTTAACAGCATTAGTAATGATAGTCTTCAGTACAGTCGCTATATCGGTATTTCTATAACTACCTCCTACTTGAATTAAACGAATTTGCTCATCCGTTTTATTAGTAAGTTGTAATCTAACCAACTTTAAAGAAGAAATATCAAGTGAGGAGGTGTCTATAAGCGTTCTATAAGAATCTTCCAGTACTTCATTACCTGTTACTTCCAATACACCTGTGTAGAATTCATCATCTCGATAACCAGAAATAACACCACTATCAACCAAATCAGCTAACATTGCTTCAATGCATTGTAAGTTAACAACGATCTCTTCTCTACCTGGGTAGAGGATATTCGTGTACTGACCTAAACCCATAGCGATGTCAATTGTTCTAATCTCTGAGTAATGGTTCTCATAATACTCTTGAACATCGATATTAAGAATCTTAATTACTTCAACAGGTTTACCTGCTGCGGTAAGCTTAATATTCCATCGATCTAAACGTATTTGATCAGCACCTTGTATAACGACATCTACATCTGGTTTGAGTAGTGAAACCATATTGTTCATACGAGATCTTCCAAGTCTTTAAAGGGATCTTTCTTTTCTTCTACTGGTAGTCTATCTGGATCAATAAAAGAAGCAAAGAGATCTTCCATACCAGTCCTCTCTCTTTTATGAATGTCTTCCTTTACATCACTTAAGGGCTGAGAACCTAACATAGACATTCCACCCCAACCTCGCAACATATTGATGAAGTTACTACCTGTAGGTTGTAAGGGTTCGTAGAATTTGGCATGTTTATAAATAACATTAGCTAATCTATCTAAATCTACTAAGTCCTCTAAAGTATCTGAATAGGCTGCTGGATCATACATTCCAGAGAAAACAACTTCGGCATGAGCTAGATAAGCTTCGATGCTGTCATAGATAGTTTTCGTATCTTGAAAACGTAAGATGGAAATAGGTACGCCTTTTCTAGCATAATCCACCATCTTAGAGATAGTAAGATAACAATCCTGCCATTGTTGATTTATCTTCTCATTCCAATATTCATCCCCACTGACATAAGTCCCACCGTTTAACTGAATCCATTTCTCACTCATTGTTGCATTCAGTGGTACTCTAGCTCTAAAGCGTTGATCAAAGATTCTTTCTATTAATGTGTATTGGTGGTTACGTTTCTTACTCATACTGATCTCGAATAAGCATAAATCATCATTAGTAAAATGGGAGTATAATAATACTCTTCCAATACCTGCCATTTAGATCGTTGTTCAAGTATCATGTCTAATACATTATAATTAGGTGATTGCCCTTTAATAAAGGCTAGGACTAAATACTCGAAAGCAGATAAATCAGAACTTTGTTTATAGAAAGCTTCTGAGAAGATATAAAAATCATCCTTTAGAACAGGTTTGATAAGTGGACTAGTATCATGGGGAAATCCAGGTAACATAACCGAATCACCAAATACATCCTCTAGACTATCTTCTCGTAAAGGAACGTTTGCGTTCTCAAAGATCTCATTTTTTCTAGTATGGTCTTTTATTTGGTAATCGATCTTCTTTGTACCATCAGAAGGATAGATAATATACCTAATCCCTGTATAGGTGATAGAGTTGAAGATAGGATGAAACTTAAAACTACGAGTATAAGCAACACCTGCTTTCCTAATCCCTGTCTTTAAGATAGCAGGATCACGTTTAATAATAGCATCTAAAACTGTATCGCAAGTCATGACATTATAATCATCACTTACGTTAAGCACTCTTAGTTTATTAAAGTGAGGTGCATTATGAATATCAAACAACTTAGTAACGAAAGTAGTTAGAAAGTGGTCATAAATACTAGTGTCAGGCTGACCTGGTACTAAGAGAGTATGGAATTCATTACTCCAGAACTTTTCCATATAGCGACGAAGGAGTTCTTGATATACCTTATCGTAATTCCTAAGCCGATTAAACTCACCTTCTTCGATTACTGTTTGTAAACCATATCGCATCTCGTCTTTATATTCATAAAGCGTCTTAATAACTTTCAAATCTAATTGAAAGTCAAAGCTCGGTGACATATAGTTCTTAAGTCTATAATCGATACGATATACAGCGTCTTTTAAATGACTCATCTTCTCTGAAGTGAGTACTTCAAAAATACCTTCTCTACCATCACCAATATCAGCAATGAATTGATCCCCAGTATTAGGAATAACATCATTGATAACATAAGCACTACCATTGATGTTTAAAATTTTGATCTCTTGTTCTTGATCAGTAGAGTTAGGTGAGATGACTTTAATTGTCATGTCCCTAATTTCAATGTATTGCTGACGAGCTGCTACTCGATCTTCTTGTAAACCACTTAAGTTATCATTCTTACCTACGACTTGACTAAAGTAGTTAATCTTCCAAGGATAGCCTTGGATATTAGTAAGTAAGCTTTTCCTATTAGTGTATTGTGTATCAACAACACTACTTCTATAATAAGGTTTCGTTACCTTAGGTATAGCTGGCTTTTCTTCCACCTTTTGTGGATCAATATCAAATACAGGCATTTTCTATTTCATTCCTTATAGTCCGTTGCCTTTAATCCTTCAATATTAAAGATACCAACGGTGTGCATAGCTCTATTCTGATAGCCATTAAAAACACTTAAATCTTCTTTAGTTTTTTGAATGACTTTTAAAGGCGTTCTCTTTTTATCTTTACAATCAAAATCTAGAGGATAATCTGGATTAATAGCACTTATGATTCTACAAAAAGCATCAGGATGATCTCTTAGACGCTCTAATGCTCCATCTTTTAAGAAATCTAGATCAGTGATAATAGATAGACGAATATGATGTACTCGCTTAGGATCGAGCTGATACGTACTTCGAATAACACCATCACTATCTACTTTGATAACATTATCGCCTTCCCAAATAATTCTCTTCTCTCTATAATAACTAATATGAAAGATAGAATGATAATGTCGAGTTAGATAAGGAGCTTCTGCTTTTAAGAAAGTGATAATAGAAGGAGCTAAGTCAAACTTACCTAAGTCCTCTAAATCTAAGATCTCTAATAGATCTCCTCCTTCACCTTCTTCCCATAGCCGAATCAAAGAAGTAAAGACAGTTTGGGAACTAGGGAGTTGATTGACAATAAAATCATCATGTGCTGGAATTATGATACCTAACTTACTATAGTAGTATCTTTCCATGAGTAAGTTATTCTCAAAGATCCTAGTATAATACTGACCAGAGTTCCAGCCTTTAACAGTATTGGTATCTTGGTAAACAGTGGTGTAATCTACATACTTATCACTTAGCAATTGGTTATGTACAATGATCGGATAGATCATTATAAAGGCTTCAGCAATATCTAACTGAATCTTGTATGAAAAAGAGAATTCCCAAGCAGTAACACCATCTACATACTGACCTTTAGGCGGGATAGTAAAATCAAACCTACCTTGTACTCTTTCTAAGTTTTCTCTTACTGCATAACTATCAGCTTTCTCATGTCCTGCTTGGTTGGTAATTACAGTAACGAACTTAGAAGATCGTTCTTTAAACCAATCAGTAAAGGTATCACCATAACCATGTTTATTTTCTCTTAGTCTATGGAGTTCTTTAAAAATAGCTATAGCAGGATAAGGGATATCATAACTATAAGTAACTGGACTATGAATTAAAGAATCTCTTCCTTGAGAGACTCTGTTTTTCATCTCACTCACCCAGCGCTCACCGTCTACTTTAGTTCTAGCACGATATTTAATAGAGATGTCAACTTCACTAAATACTCTAGCTGGTCTAGAATAGATTTCTAATACATCATCATAGAAGGTAAATTGCTCACCAGGCTTATCGGTAGAATTTGTTAATAGTAGGTCTTCAATAGGATCTCTATTAATCTCTATATGTACATATCCTTCAACCCCAAAGACACTATTATCGCCTTCGTGTTCTAGGGCTGAACCGACCTGCATCATCTGGCCGACATCACCTGGGAATAAAATCTTTGTTTTTGGATCAAGTTGTGTGATAGCAAATAGATCCTTAATGACATCTGTCACAATCGGTCTGACGACAGCCCTATCTACATCAGTAATAGGTAACAAGAGGCGAGGCATATCTGTCTTTTTCCTTTAAATGTTCCACTAAAAGATGAAACTTAAAACTAAGGCATAATAGGAGATCCTTTTGGGATCTCCTATTTATGACACTACTTAGCTTTTAAGGTTATTCAGCTAACAAAGGAGTATTGCTAGTTCCTTCTACTACGACTTCACCTTGATGAGCTTTAATCACTGCTTTGATTAAGCGAGCAACATCATAGTTAACACTAATGATAAGGCGCGCCGCTTCAATACCAGGCTTAGCAGATACAGTAACAGTACGTTGCAGTAAGGAAATGACGCTAGATTGATGTCGAGCTACTTCTTCCTCTTCACCAACCACACCTTCTACTGTCTTAGCAACATCCGCACCCATTGCCTTCACCTGACCTGAGAGATCTTTGAGCTTCTGCACTCGTGCTGCAAGACCACTAGCTTTATCTAAGATAACTTTGGCGTTTTGAACAGTGGGTAAAGTAACTTCATCACTAACTGTTTCACTCTCATGATGACGAATACCTGCGTTAAGTAGATCGACCTTACTTGTCTCTACACTACCTTTAGGGATGGTATAGAACAGAGTACGATCACCTAAGAGGGTCGCAGTTTCGTAATCAGTAACATCTTCTTTATCAGTTGCTTTGAAATACTTAAGTTTATTTAGACCAATTGCTTTTTCTACGATAGTGTCGATAGAAATATCTTTATCAGAGAAAGCCTTAGCAAACTCAGCTTTAAACGCAGCAACTACAAAGATATCATCAATGAGTTCATCAGTAACAGAACGGAGTTGACCTAAAGCAGCACTAATGTCCTGAGGAACAGTACCATCAATACTTAAACCTTTAGCCAGATCAATGCTTTTAATCGTCTTAGGTGCATTGCTATTGGGTTTGACGTCATTGAGTTCTTTTTTCAGTTGCTCAAGGTTAGTCATTAACTCTTTAGCTTTGCCAGCAGTCATGGTGTAAACCTTGCTAATAAGATTCGCAACATAATTAAATGCAGTAAGAATCTTTTCACGTAATTTACCCGCAAACTCTTTAAAGGATTCTAATGTCATGTCTGTATTACGCAGACGAGTAGAAACACCAGAATCAAACGATTCTAACGAAGGCATGGAAACCTTAAAGGAGAGACGGTTACGCTCTACAATACTTTCCATAGAATCGCTTAAGCTCTCTGCATAACGAGAATCAATACCACCTACTTCATTAGAGTCTTCGATACGACCGATTTCACGTTCGATAAAACCTAAGTCTTTTGTAGCTTGCTCGATTGTCTCCATAACGACTTCGACTTCTTCGACAGCTTCTTCGATATCAAGAGTAGGATCAGAAACGATTTCAGCATTACCACCTACATCAGCTTCTTTTTCTTCTGCTTCACCAGCAGGGTCACCACCGCTAGCAGGTTGGTCTGTTTCAGGTTCGCTAGGATCACCGCCTGTCTCACCTGTTTCAGTAACACCAGCAACACCTACAGCCGTTTGGGATTCTTGAGAAGCTTCATCAATTTCTTCCACTTCTACTTCTTCACCCTCAGCAACTTCAGCTTCACCTTCACTACCCTCGACTTCCTCAACTTCAGTAACAGCAGTATCTTCACCCAGGTCTACTGATGCATCTTCTACTACGTCTGTTTGGATGACAGCAGCTTCAGGTTCGGTAGCAACAGGCTCTGGTTCGGTAGCTGAACCATTAATAAGAGAACGAGCTTGAATAAGAAGTGCTTCAGCTTCATCAGCTTTACTACGTAGCTCACGAATCTTGGCTTCCAGATCACCTTCTGCCGAAGCTTCTACTACGTCAGTAACACCATCAGCTTCAACAACAGGTTCTTCTTCAACGAGAATACTAATACCTTCGTTATCATCAGCTTCAACAGGATCAGCAGGATCAGGCGTCACAACAATTTCACCAGTCTCAGCGGCTTCTTCAGCATCAACAGTGATCTCGTCGTTAGTAATTGCTTCAGAGACAGTAACTTCACCTTCGTCTAAACCTTCAGTCGATCCTTCACGAGAAATAGCTTCTAGTTGCTTGACTTGGTCCTTTAGCTTCTTCTCTAGATCCTGGGCTTCACTACCTAACTTCATACCACGAAGTGCTGCCATGAAAGGAATCCAGTTCTCTTTATTTGTAATAAACTCCCTAAAAGTCTCTTTTGGAGCATTAGCAATATCGATAGCTTTGCTATTTTCCAGACCTTTTTGAGCTTCATCCTTAGAAGCACCAGCAGCAAGCTTTTGAAGTGCGTCGGTAGTTACAGCAATCTTCTCTTTTAGCCGTTCGATTTCATACCGTTTTTTATTAGTGTACCTGCTTCCTATATTACCGGCCTGGAAAGCGCCTGCGAAGCCGCCCCAGAAGCCTTCAGTCGATAACTCATCTAAACCTTCAGTCGATTCTGGTTTAGCGGCAGTACCGTACTTTTTGAAGATGTTAAGAATGAGGTTATCTAACTCACGAATACCAGAAATCAGTTTAAGCAGATTAGATTGGATTTTCTGATCAATACTAACTAATTCGTTTTTCAGTTTAGCATCCTCAGAACCACTCTCAACACTACGACTTTCTCGCTTGAGTTCATCGATACGTTTAGTTAAACCACGCGCTACTTCGTTTGCGTTTTTCTGAAGCGTGAGGATTTCAGCCTCTAAACCAGGACGATACCGAGGATAGGAACGAACAAACTTCCGAACGTTCGAATCTGTATCAACATTAGTTAGCTCTTCTTCATTGAGCTTAGCAACCATTGCACCCAGTTTCTCATATCCACCATCAGCTAAATTAGGATTATTCCTAATCTCACGAGAAACATAAGAAAGTGTTTTTAACAGTTCACGAGCTTTAGCTTCACCACCTACAAAGATGGCTTGAGCAAAATGAGGTAAGTTTTTAATCTTCCTCATCATTGGTGTTTGAGCTAAGATATCAGCGCTTGCAAGATTAGTAAGGACAGTATCAATACTATCTGTTAAAGCAGCGATTTGTTGAGAGTTCTGTTTAATAACAGTTTCATTCCAAACTGCTGAGAGTTTATCCCAATGCTTAACCCACCAATCACGCAGTTTAATAAAAGCATTAATAACAGCTTCTTTTACTTTATTGAAGTTTTGTTTGATGTCATCACCAATAGCCAGTAAGGAGAGATCCTCCATAGAACTAGCTGTAGTTTTGACTTTCTTGTACAGTTTGATCTGACGCGATAAAGATTCCAGTGATTCTTCATTACGAATAACAGTCTCAGACAGATCATCTAAGATTTCTTCTTCTACATCAATGATCTCAGGAGCGCTATGTTCACCAGCATTTTCTACATACTGACTTTCTTCAACAATAGCACCTTCACCAGCAGCTGAGATACCATCTGCCAGAGTGCCTTCTTCTGCTACGGCATCGACACCAGTAGAGGTTACATTATCAGCAGTTGAAGTCTCTACTACAGTTTCGTCTTCTGTAATGGGGACTTCTGCTACAGTTTCTACTTCTTCTACGTTTTCCCGACTAATTACATCTTTAGCAGCGGGTTCTTTAGGCGTTTGGATTTCGCCTTCTTTAGTAGGAGTCTCTGCGTCTTTCGGCTTGTCATTGACATTGGGATCAAATTCACGAGGCGTGTCATCATTGACATCATCATGTTTATTAACGTCTAGTGATTCTAATGCAGCACGAAGAGTCCGGATTCCATTACGGTTGTTACGTAAACTCATTGTTTAAATACTCCAAGAAATACTCTTTAAGAGATATAAATATTTTTTTAACATTACTTATAGTTAAGTAATAAATAGCTCTTCTTTTTTCGAAAAAAGATGATCTACTACAGAAGTAGTCATAGAATTGTAATGAAAACTAACCTTCTAAGTATGATTCCAGAACATCTAACATAAGAATAATGTTATTAACTAATTTATTAGCGTATTGATAATAGAAGATAACATTGTTATTTAACACTTCTCTATAGTTTTTGACTTCCTCAATAATGAGTCTTAATTCTCCTTCTTCGATATAATTCTTCGAAGTGACGCCAGTAAAATAAGACATTAATAAGGCATGTAGTTCAAATACTTTACGCTGGATGTTAGAAGTCTCATTTAAAATCTCACCTACACAAGAGTCTATTAAAGACTTCTTAATGAGATTTAAACTCTTAAAAATCTCTTCAGTTGTTAGTGTAGGTAGAGTAACTTCACCGTCTAAGAAATTAACTCCTTTCTCTAAAATCAAGAATCGATTATCTCTTTTATCAAAAGCAATAAAATCACCCTTAGTTAACTGACTAATTAACACAGTATGTTCATCAGTTTCAATACCTTCTAAAGAGATGAATGAACCATCCTCCATCTTATCTTTAATTGCTTCTTTTAGCAATTCTTTTAAGTCAGATAATTTTTGTTCATTACTTTCCATTAAAGGAAGAATGGTATTATAATAACTTTGCTTCCATATCTCACCTGCTAAGCAAATAATGAGAGAGGGTTTAGCATGAGTGTCAGTTAGATATAATAATGCTTTAGCTTTATTGATATCGACCTTAGTAGAAGGGTGTTGACCATCAGGTAACTTAACTACGTCTTTTAAATGTGTTACTTTCTCAAGTAAAGTAGAGAGTCTGTCTTGAATTAGCTCTTTACTAATAACTAGATCATTACTAGCTTTATATAGCATATTAGAAACATCAGTTAAGATGTTCTTCGATACCACTAGAGTTTGACCAATGAGTTCATTAGTCGTTAAGTTCTCTAACCCTGTACTTAATGAATTACATTCGTCACAATCTTCTAAACTCTCGATGAGTTCTTCTCTTAATGTCTCGATAGTAATTTCAGCGAGTTTAACTTTACCATCACCAGGTTCTTCTTGAGCGTGAGCTGCCATAAAGGTCTCTGCTTTATCTAAGTGCTCAGCCTTCTCTAAACGGGTCGTGGTGAAGTTTAAAACGTCCTCTAGTACAGCTAACCCACTTTGAGTCGTTGTGTCAATAGGAGCGCTTGTATCAGCTTTAGGACGCTTTTTAAGAACTTGAGGATTGCTTAATGACTTAATCATACTCACCTTCTATCTTTCCTTCGTATAAGGATACTTGTAAGGATATTAATTGAGAGAGCTGAGTAATAACTCCCACTAAGTAAATTCTACTATCTAAACTAATTTCAGATAAGTTATTAGCAATACCTACTACATAATCCTTTATTTGATTTAATTCAACAACACTAGCATTAGTCTGTTTACTTTGATCTTTAAAAACTTGTTGAAGATCAGATAACGTCGATTTAATCTTACTATGATTGTTGTTAGCGCTTTTTAATTCGTTAGATAAAGAACGAGCTAAGGTTAATAAACGTAAGATTTCGTGTTCGTTAAATGGCTTGATTGTGAAAGCAACAGTAGTATCTGTTTTCTTTTTAGATAAATGAATACCGTACTTCTTATCAGAGTAAGGTTTAGCTAAAACATTACTAGTACTATCCCTTACTTCTCCTAACGTTAAACCGTTCTTATATTTAACGTGGAGGTAAACTCTATTACCTGGTAAAGTTACAGATCGCTTAGCTTCATAACGATCATCTAAAGAATAATTAACTAACTCATTACGAGCTACTTGTACATCGATCTGATTAGGTAGAGGTAATTCTGGAATATCAATCTTGTCTTTATTTAAGATACTGGACTTAAAGCTACGAAGTTTAATTAATTCAGTATCAACAAAATTATCTATAGAACCAAAAGTCGTAGTGAGTCTTGAGATTCCTTGAGTGATCTTATTAAAACTAACATCATTATCAACGTTTAAAGCATTAGCAATATTACGACTTCTTATTCCGCCTACAGGGACCTTTCTAAAAAGTCTACTTTGCTTAGCTGCTCTAAAACGACTATCAGCGTTTTTTAATAATTCATCAGCCATTACTAATGACATACCTAGGTTATGCCACTTCTCATTAATTTCTTTAGCAATAGCTGCGAGCCATTTAAGAATAAGTTCCCAAATTCTCGTTATAGCGTTTTTAGAAGCTGTATGTAAATCATTACTATCTTCTAACGAAAGAATATCGTCAGGTAAATCATACACTTGCTTAATTGTCTCTAAAGCAAACCGGGTAGAAGTGTTAAGTACCTCATCTTGCTGATTAGATAGGTTGTTATTGATAGCTTGAAGTTTAGATAATGCTTCTAATGAAACTTCGATAGCTTCTAAGCTCAGTTGGGTGAGATCTACATTATTCATTTTTCAGCATAATTAAGAAGAAGTAGTCTCAGCAGTAAATATAAGACTACTGAGACTATTAAAACATCTATCACTTAAACTTCAACAGGAAGTAAAGCATAAGCAGATAAACCACGTAAGTAATTAGAAAGGTAATTACTAAAAGCTAAAATGAAACTAACAGCATTGATTAAATTACCACTACCATTAATCGTTACTTCACCAGTATTATCTTTTTCATACCAGTTAAAAAAGATCTCAAGAGATTCTTTAAACCCATTGAGCTTATTAGAGAATATAGTAGCTGTACGAGTAACAACACCAATTTCAGCAATAATACTTTCTAATTGAGATTGACCTGGTACAGTTACAGACGATGCATCCCTTCTTTCATTATGGACATCTATAATTGCTTGACTATTACTCTTATTACCAATTTGTTGAATAACTCGATTACCAGGAAGTAGCTCTGAGCTAGCTAAGATGTCAGAATCATCAGCCATATTAAACTTAGGTAAGGAATTTAGCACCAGAGGAGCAACACTACTTACACCTTCAGTTTCTAGATTCTTAAGCATGACTGTATAATCTTTATTAATCCAAGAAAATACATCGGCAACCACACCATTAGTAACAGATGAGTACGCTAGCTTATTAGCATCCAACTCCCCCTGTATTCCAAGAAGAGAGACGAGTTTTTGAGCTAGAGGAGAAGTAATCTCTGTTGCTGCACTTTGGTATTGTGAAGCGCTATTTTTAATCTTCTCTAATGTTCTGTTACCAATATCAATAGAAGTCGCTAAGACTGCGATACTATCGTCTAATGATTGTAGTAGATTAGTTTTAGATTGAATAATAGCTTCTTGAACAATGTTATCTTGTTCAATATCAAATTCATCACCTACTAGTGCTTTACCTGCATCACTTAGTGTTTCTAAAGTAATACTACTAATAACGAGAAAAGACTCATCTACATTCTCAGTACTTGTATCAGATGGAAAACGGTCTAAGATAATCCTAGCATAATCACCAATTCTAGAATCTAGCTCATAGGCACGTTTAATAATCCCAGCGTCTTTATGTAAGCCTGTTAGATTATCGACATCATTATCATTAGCTTTCGTATTAAGAATCTCTTCAGAGGTTTCTGCTACTTTAGAATCTTCCCCTGTATCAGATTCTTCTACTTGACTTTCCTCTTCTTCAATAGCACTAGGATCACCTGCTTCAGCTAAGACATCTTGCGCTACTTCTTGAGCATCAATGACTTCTTCCTCAATAGCTTGCTCAGTTTCCTCTTCTACAGCATTTACTTCGCTACTGTTTTCACTGAGGTCTTCTTCACCGCTTTCTTCGGTGTCGAAGTCTTCACTACCTTCTTCGCCACTGACTTGGTCGCTACTTTGACTGCTGTTTTCTTCGCTGGAGCTTTCTTCGAAGTCGTCTTGGCTGACGATGACTTCTTCGGAGTGGTCTTCTTCGTAGGAGTTGCTTCCTGAATCACTTCCAACTTCTTCTGGAGTAGATCCTTGTTCGTTGCCTTCTGGGGCTGGGGGACTGATGCCTCCTGCTCCACTACTGACTTGATCACTGTTTCCAGTTTCTTCTCCTGACTGACTTCCTCCTTCTCCGACGGTATTGTCTTCTCCACTGTCTTCACTTGGGATGTCGGTTCCGACGCTACTGTCGGTTGAGCCACTGGTGCTTGGAACGCTGGGTTCAGTACCCGACCCAGATCCAGGCTGTTCTTCGTCGATGAGGTTGTCGATAACGGATTCTGCGTCTCCTGGGTTTTCTGAAGGGGCGAGGCTTCCTTGTTCACCGACCACAGACCCAGTGTTACTTTGTTCAGAATTTTGCTCAGCGATAGCATTACTATCTCCTTTTTGATTAACTGCATTAATAATGGAATCTCTATTACTCGATGTTGTACTAGAACTCGTATTCTCCCCTTCATAGTACTTCATCAGTAAATCATCTAATTTTACTGACATAGATCTTAACCTATTTCCTTTTTAGTTAAACGGGTTTTTTGAACTGTTCAGTACAATACACGAGCGCGGTTATAAAACAACTTAGTAAGGTACTTAAACCTTCAAAAGAGTAATGGAGATTTCTCCAGTTTTGATATAAGCTATCAGTAATACGAACTAAATTAACTAAACTAGATTGCTCATCTGTACTATTTAATACGTTAGTAACAACATCCATCCAATCAAAATTAGATTGTAGGTATTCTTCTAATTGCGCTAAAAGAGCGTCTAGCTTATCTGTAAGCTCACTGTCTCGTAAAAGAGTATCAAGATCAGACCAATCAGAAGTACTAATAACTGGTAAGTCTTCTAAGTCATCAATTACTTTTTCAGCAATAGTTAAATTCACATCACTATTACTTGTCCAAATAGCAATGTATTTACAAAAAGCATCTTCTAGTGCAACAGTATCAATACCGACTTCTTTCCACTTCTCAATACCTACTGGTTCGATCAATTGCTTAACAGGTAAATAAGTCGTTACATCATCACAATTAACTGGATAGAACTTACCATCTTCTTTTCCACGAACTGCTTCTCTAGAGAAAAGAGAAGAGATGGATTCAATAACACATAGAGTATTAGTCACGACATCGATTAATGGATATCGGCTTACTGGAGCAAAAACTGTCTGTAGGTATTCTAAAGGAATAACAATATCTTCATAATCCATGAGACTAAAAGCATTCTTTTCTCGATAGGCTTTTAGTTTAGAGATGTTCTTTTTAATTTCAGCGATATTATTTTTAATGTTGGATGTAGTACTAATATCCTTACTTCTTAATGACTTTAAAAAGGAGAGAAAAGCTTCCTTTTTAATTGAATCCATGAAGATCTGGCTAAAGAAAGATTGAGTTTCTAAAGATTCTTGAGAAGGAAAGATTCTATTAGGTAATGCCTCCTTAGCTCTACCTAGGAAGTCAGCAGGGTCAGTTGCATTAATTAAATCTATAATTTTTGTTGACATGTTATAAAAACCTTAAGACTTGACTTAATAGCGAAAAGAGGGAATATGCTTTTAACATATTCCCTCTATTACTAATTATCAATACTAGAACCGAAGAAGATAAACAGAGAAGTCATTAAGTCATCTAAGCCATTAGGTTTAGACACCCAGTATTGAAAGACATCACCTAGAGAAGCATTTTCAAAACGTTTAAATAAATCAGTTGCTAATAAGCGATCTGTTTTATTTAGCTCTAATGGTACGTTTGTCTCCGTATGCCGACCACCATAGGTCTCACTACCGGGTTGGTAGTTATGTTTAAACATACCTTCCCAATTATAAACACTCAGCTTTCTTTGACCTGTTAGTAAATAGTTACAAGTATCGATCAGAAAGCGCTCATGCAAAGGGGTGTATACAGGACTTTCTCTTTGCATGAATAACCATTGTCCAAACTGATTTGTTGTAAAGACAGATAAGAATTCAACAAGTAGATCTTTAAAGCAATCGAAGTTAGTAGCATATTTAAGGTTACCTAAATATTGCTGATGGAGTTCATCCACTTCAGGACTACCTTTACGACGCTCATTCATTCCTGACACCAAGCTAAATCCAAACATTAAATTCGGACTCCGCATCGCAAACTTAGGTGCTTCTTCTACTCTGTCAATAGGCTTACCTAGAAAACCTCTGGGATAAACCTGAACTGATCGAGTGGAGTTAAGCATAGTTTTTCTCCATCCTATTGATCTCGTACTGGAGATCATTAATAATACCACCTAACTCTTCTGCTCGTTTATCTAAAATAGGATCAGCTCTACCTTGACGAGCATTCTCAATACGTAGACGCTGAACCTCAAACATCTTAAGTTCTTCTACAATCTTCCTATATTCTTTAGCTTGCCACTCAGCAATGAGTAAACGAGTACGATAGATAGGATTCCAATTAGAATGATAAAGAGGATTCCAATCAGTAGCGACTAAACCAGCTTTAGTTGGATCAGCTTTACCAGCAGTATGGAAAGACAGTACATCACTTGCTGCTTCATCAATCACAACAGAAGGCGTTTCTTTTAATGTCTTGTCGATTTGACTAGCGTTTAAAGTAACGATTGGTAATGCACTAGCATAATTGACGAAGTTGTTATTTAAACTAGTCCGTTCATTAGGTGTGATAGAATCATTACCCTTTTGACCAGCTGCATCGAGTTCTTTTGATAAAATGAACCGTAACAGACGTAATGAATAATTCAGTACAAAGTTACTGATCTCAACATATCGGATTAAAGCAACTTGTCGATAAGTCAATACATCAGTAGCAATTTGTTCGCCAGTAAATTCTTTTTTAATAACGTCTTGAACTTTATCTAAGCTCTCTACAGTATTCTTAAAAGATTCACTTAAACCAGATAAAGCATTATCTCGACGAGAGATCTTTCCAATTCGATGAATCGTATCGAACATTCTTTCGATATCTTTATCTTTAGGTTTGTTTACAACAGTAGCATTACGCTCTAATTCAGGAATAAGGTATTTCGTGTATTCCGTACGGATACGATCTACGTCATCAAGTAAATCCGTCTTCTTCAGAATAGGTAATAGCTTTTCTTTATAAGCAACTAAGGGGTCCATCTAATATTCCTTTTTATCAATTAAAAACGTACTTGACCTTGAGCAATAAACTGTTCTAGGATCTTACCTACATCAGGACCGTCTTTCTTACCTGCTGACCGAAGAGCAGCAGAGTTCAAACGAGTGCCATCGGCAATAGAATCATAATAGAACGTAACCATATCATCACCCCTATCAATGATAGCTAAGGTCATGACACCTGTTGCTTCAAGGAGACGATCACGGAAGGTTTTGTTACTAAACTTACCACCCATAGCGTATTCGACTTCATCAACTGTTTCTTGATCTAAAACAAGTACTGAAGAAGCTTCTGCAATAGAGAACTTACCTGTTACAACATCCCATCCTGTTTTACCACGCATCTTATTCGGACTAAGCTTGCTATAGATACCATCGACATCTTTCATTTGAAGATTACGATGCTTGCGAATTAAATCACTTCCAAATACTAAATCAGAGATAAAGGAAAGACGACCTGTTTTCCAGCCATGTTTTCTTTCAAGCGGACCTTCATTACCTTTGAACCGAGATTCTAGAGCATTCTTTAAGATATTCGTATTAGCAATGGTTGACATCATACGAACAGCAATCTCTACAGTAACTGGTTTTCCATCAGCACCTTTTTCGATTTCTACTTCAATGAATCGACCAACAGCTAATGAACCACTGTCATTTAGACCTTCGATGAGTTTACGGTTTACTTGACTCTCTTGAGAGTAGTAGTCTTCTGCTGGTAATGCATCTTCATGAATATCTTTGAACTCAGTAATTTCATCTAGGATACCAATGACATTTGGTTGTTCTGCCGCCTCAATACTAAGCATAGAAGAAAGGTAACTCTCACCACCTAACCGCGTATCCTGTAGACTGACTCGTTTAATGATTTGAGTACCATCACTGGTGGTTCTGCTTAGAGAGATCAATTGCAGATAAGTAGCGATGAATACGTTAGTCGTTACGCTAAGTACATCGTTTAAATTTGGATACAGTAAACATCTCTCATCAATGATAGCATTAGGTTCTAACCGAGCTATAGCAGCCCGCTTCATTAAACTTTGTGGCTTAGCTGCTGCGGCAATAAGATTACTTAATCCGACTGCGGCTGCTCCAATCAGTGAAAAAGCTAAATTGGCTTTCATACAAAAAAATCCTTTTTTAAGTTTTATAAACTTATAGTAAAATAAAGAAAGGTTATTGAGGTTTTAACAACCATGGCAACAAATGAAGATTTATATTGGCATAACCAAAGAAAAAGTAAAGAAGCTATTGAAAGAGTTACCAGTAATACTGCAATAGGTAATATATCAAGTGGAGCAGCGCGAGCCTTCTTTGGTATAAACCATCGTCAGCAGCCTGGTCTTATTCCAATGAATAAGGACCAAATTGGTTATACCTTCTTTACTCGTCCACTGATGAATATGACAATGGAGAATTTAAGAATCGATAGACGATTATCTCTATTGCTTACCAAAGAACCCACTAGTTATTCTAGATATATCAGAACTGTTTTTGATAATAATTTAATCTCTAGTAATGTGGATTGTCCTTTACTAGATAACTATCAAGCATTCATCCCTATCTTAACTAATTTTATACAAAGTTCATCTGGATGGCCTGATGCAGTAGCACCTACTTACACTTCTCCTGAAGGACAGTATAAGGAAGCTTTTAGTTTTATTGACGGTCCTTTAAACCTCAATGGAACATACGATATAAACTGTACCTTTAGAAATATATTAGGTGACCCAATTACTGACCTCTTTTATTACTGGATTTTGTATGCGATGCTAGTCTTTGAGGATCGATTAGTTCCTTATCCATTATACTGGTGGGAGCATGAAATTGACTACATGACTCGTATCTATCGTGTTACTTTAGATCAGAATAAAAGAATGGTCAGGAGTATCTTAAGTGCTGATGCTGCTTTCCCGTTATCATCACCTATGGGTCAGCGAGGTAACTTTGAAGTAGGACAACCATTTAGTCGAGAAAACGATATGATCAATATCACATTCAGGACAAATGGTCTAACTTATAATGATCCTATTTTATTTGATGAGTTCAATGCGACAGTTATCTTCTTTAATAGTGCAATGCGAGATGATCGTCGAGAACAGGTATTTAGAACTATTCCAGATTGGGCATTAAACTTATTAAATGGATATGGTTATCCTCGTATCAATCCTGCTGATGGTAGTTTTGAGTGGTGGGTTGATAAACGTCTTTTCTATGCTGTTATCCCTAGGGACTTAGCAAGAGAAGTTGATCCTGCTGGCGAAGCATACTGGGATAATATTTAGGAATAAAGGAAAATGAGTCAAGTTACTGCTTATAAAGAAGCATTAAAAAGGGTTATTAATAATCCTTCAGCAATTCAAAGAATTAATTTACGACTACTACGGGAAATTAATGGAGGAGAATTAAACGTATACGATCCTTCTAACCCGATGGTGCAATTACAAGAAGTAAGTGCTAGTGGAATTAGTTCTCTTTTAAATGGGTTTGAGAGTTCTTATCGTAAGCTCTATCCTGTTAATGCAAGACAAGCTGATGACTTATATTTACATATGAGTGATCAGGACTATATTGGTCGCTTTGCTCTACCCTCTAAGGCTAAGTTTCAATTAAAGATCCATTATGATGATTTAATTAATAACTTAGTAGCTGTACCAGATAGAGGATACAAGAAAATTGTTATTCCTCGTAATAGTCGATTTGGTCCAGGGGATTTAGTATTCAGTACTATTTATCCCATTGAGATCAGGGAGATGAATCATGGTGGATTAACTGTTGTATGGGATGTTAATGAAGGTAGTCCTATTGGTGATGTTGAGACAAACTTAATTCCTTTTAATATTATCACTTTAGATAATACAGATTGGTTTGTTATGGAGTTTGATACTTTCCAATATGAGATCACTTCACAAAAAGCCGATTTTAGTCCCACCTCTCCTTTATTTACTACTGTTAACTTTCAAGATGACTTTTATTTCGTAAGAGTTTATATCTCTAGATCGGAAACTGTAGGTAATACCGATCTCTGGGAAGAAATCGCAGTTACTCACACTGACTTAGTCTATAACCCTGATACTATTACAGCTGCTGTAAAAGTCTTAGAACAAAGTGTACAAGTCCATATTCCTATTATCTACATCAATAGGTTTAATTTAGTAGGTAAAGTAAGAATTGATGTCTATACGACTAAAGGACATGTTAGTCTTGATCTAGCTAACTTAAATTCTACTGCTTTTAATTTTAGCTGGTCTACTATTGATAATATTGGTCAGAGTGTCTATACAAAGAACCTCTCTCATTTAGAAGATGTCCAAGTATGGTCTAATGATACTATCAATGGCGGCAGAAATAGTTTAGACTTAGAAGAACTAAGACGGCGTGTTATTTACAATACGATGGGTCCTAGAGTTCCTGCTATTACGCCTGATCAGATTGAGACTATTTTAGCAGATCAAGATTTTGATATTGTAAAGAACGTAGATAATATCACTAATCGAATTTATCTAGCTACTAAACAATTACCTGATCCAACTAATAATCAATTAATTACAGCAGCTAGTTTATCTATTCAATCTGTTCTCTTTAATGCTATTGATGCTATTGATATTGGAACAGTTATTGATAATGGGGAAAGTATTACTTTTACTCCAGAGACTTTATTTCAAAATAGAAATGGTAGGACATATCTAGTTCCTAAGAGTAATATCGATGCAATTAAAGCTCTCCCTATAGACCAACAAGCTTCTCAAGTAACGGGTGGTAATTACTTCTATACACCTTTCTATTACGTTATGGAAATGCTGGAGTCTGAGTTTGATGCACGAGTGTATCGATTAGATGCTCCTGAGGCTCAAAGTAAATCTTTCATTGCTGAGAATGACCTTACTTTACTTTCTTCTACCATTTCTTCTTATCGGTTCTTAAAGACTAGTTCTGGATATCAATTAGAAGTCACTACTACTGAAACTGATGATTTAAAACTTCTTAATGATAATGAAGTTCATGCTCAGATTTCTTTTAGACCTATTGGTGAGATTTCTTATGCTTATCAAAATGGTGAGTTAATTGGTAAGACAGATGAAGGTTCAAGAGTTTATCGATTTGATTTATCCTCTAACTTTAACGTTACACGAAGAGATGGGTTAGAGCTAACAGAATTCTTTATGTTTGAGCAAACACCTCGTTTAACTGAGACTGCTCTACTTAATGATTTTGTTATTACTTTCTCAACAAGTGCGACATTAGGTTCTCAATGGAGGACTAATGAAGCTGATAGCTATTTAGGTAAGTTCTTATTACCTAATCGTATTGCCGCTATCAGTGTTGAGAAGATTCGTCTAAAGTTTGGTGATGCATTAAAAGAATTATGGATTAGAGCTAGAACTATTCCAGGTACTGAACGCTATGAGACTTATCCTTTTGATGTCCCTGCTTATTACTTAGAGGATGTTTATGAAAAAGGGCCTGATGGAACGAATATATTATTCGATAACGACGGTAAACCTTATTTTAACATTCTTCATCATAAGGGAGATCCTCAATTAGATGGTCAAGGAAATCCTATTTATCGACATTTAGCAGGTAGTACAGTTATTGATGAAGTAACTGGAGAACCTGTTGTTATTTCACCTCGTCGTGTTTATAGACAAGTGGATTTTATGATGGTCGATGGTGTGTACTTCTTTAGTACAGATAAGATCATTATTGATTATCGTAAAGAGTTAGTTGATTTAATTATCAATTGGATTATTAATGATATTAAATCATTAACACCTACTTTATTAGAGAAGACTAAAATCTTCTTTTATCCGAAGACAACTACAGGTCCTGTTGAGATCATGTATGGAGCTGGTTTAACAACGAGTTTACCTGCTCAACAAGCTTTTAATGTAGAGTTACACATCTCTGATAAAGTCGATGATGATGAAGCACTAAAACAACAGTTAACTAGAGTGACTATTCAAGCACTTAATGATTACTTAACAAATGCTGTTGTTTCTATTAGTGATATGATTGTTGAATTAAAAGCATTGTATGGTAATGATGTTATGGATGTTAAGATCACTGGTTTAGGCGGTTGGAGTAATGATTTTCCTATGGTAACTATTATTAACTTAACAGACCGACTCTCTTTAAGAAAACGTTTAGTAGCTCGTGCTGATGGTATTCTTATTGTTGAGGAAGACGTTAGTGTTAACTTTATTCGTCATAAACTAGTCTAACTATATAAGGCATAAATAGGAGTCTTAAAAAGACTCCTATTTATGCTTTTAAATTATCACCACTCTAAGAGAACTGATTCACCTAGATCAGAATCAACTAGACTTTCCATTTTACCTAATCGACTAGCGAACCTATCTGGATAAAGGTGTGCGTATTGTTTAGAATACTTCAACCCATCTTCGTAGATTTGTTTGATGTTACTCGATTGAGTACCCCATTCTAAATTAGACTTCTTATTATTCCTTCGATTATTGTCTTTATGTTTAACTACCATATTAACACCATCAGGAATACCATAAAAAGCACTAGCTACTAAGACATGTACGTATCGTAGAGAAACTCTAGGTTCATTATCTCTAAATACAGCTACTTTAAGATAACGACCAGCATTACCTCCGTAGGTATAATTACGTGTCTTCTTAGAGAGGATTTGTCCTTTCTCATTTGCTAGGTACTGATTATATCCAGGGATTTCAAACCAACCTTTATGTATCTTAGATTCAATTGGAGTGAAAAGTAAATTACTCATACTTAACCTCCCTGAATAGAAGCTTTAATCCATTCATCTAAGAAGCAAAAGAGATCATTTAAGAAAGTCACCTTATCGCAGAGATGACTAATAACTAAAGTGTTTAGTGTAGCACATAAACAAAGTACTTGAGTAATATACCCTGTTTTATTTACATCTTGAATATTAAACTCAATAGCTTCTACATTACCTTCTGTAGTTAAAGTAGAAGAAGTACTTGCAACATCTGTTAGTTCTTTATAGAGCGATTCTAAGAGATCAAAACCGTATTGCTGATACTTACCCCTACCATATTCTCTTAAGCTCGTGACAAGGGTGTTTACGTTGTTTAAATTGATTTCAGCTTCACCTTGATAACCTACTGCACTATAAAGAGGAATAAAATCAATTTGAGTAGATACATTACTTGTTAATTCTTTTAACTGCTGTAGCGTTTCATCAATACTTGAACTATCACCACTTTTAAGTTCTTGAAGTAATTTACTTTTTAAAGTAACGTAATCAGCTTCCCAAATCTTAGCAGCGGGTAATAACTTATCAGTGATCTGACAAATGATATTTTTAATCTCACTAGGGCTATTAATGAGTTTTGTTAAAGCTGAACTTTTATTAACGATAGCACTAAGTTCAACGCTAGCAGTAGGATTTACTGAAGCGCCTGCAAAGGCATTTAATCCACTACCATTGATATAAGCAACTACATTGTCTTTGAAGTCTGAAAGACGATCTAATGCAGTATTAGGTTCTTTAATTAGAATCTGATTAGATTTCTCTGAAGTTGCTTCTGTAAATGAAGAAAGTTGATTATTAACAGTATCATTAATGACTTTGTTAATATACGTATCTACACTTTCTAATGTGAATTGATAGTTAGTCTTTGTTAATTCAGTAGTATAACTATTGATTGGTTTAATACGCATATCAGGATCAATATCCAATGCTTCTAATGCGAGGTCTTTATTGATCTTAGATAAACTCACTAAGCGATTACGTAAATCAAGTGCGATGTCTAGATTTTCTAAACTGCTACGAATCTCATCAGCAAAACTAACGAGGTTATCTTGACTTCCATTATGTACTAGGATTTCTTTTTTTGTATCAAGAACACCTGCTATTTCTGTATTGGGAGGTGTATCTGCTAATACTGGTTGATCATCTAATTCTAAACCAATATTTAAACTCGTTTCAGACATTCTTAGTATCCTTTTTATTTCATATTTAATACCGACTCAAAATATCATGGCATAAATAGGGAGTTTGATAACAACTCCCTATTTAATAACTAAAGAAAGAGGTTTAATCTTCCACTGAAGAGTTTCGAATCTTTTCTTGCTCTTCTTTATAGTCAGCCACTGCTTTATTAAGAAGGCTATCTAGTTCTTTCTTCAGGCGCACTACTTCTTTCGTCCGCTCTTCAAGTTGATGACTTTTAACAGCATTATAAATGGGGGAGAATAAAGTGCCTAAAATAATGCCTGAGAAAATCGCACCTATACTAAGACCTTTAAAATTTTCATCAAAGTCTTCGCTAGAGATTTTACCCGCTTTAACAGCTTCCCTACCGTTATCTTCAGCGATCTTTTTAATTTCTTTAGTAAGTTTCTCAATTTTAGCTTCAAGATTCTTTACAGCAGATTTCTGTGCCACACCTACTACACCACCTAAACCCATTGGATAAGATATAATTCCTAAAGCACCTCCTCCAAAGAAACCAAGAATACCTTCTTGGCTAAGCTCGTTAATTTCTTCAGCATTCTCAGCTAAGACAGCTTCTTCAACTAAACCATTGACTTCTTCAGGAGTCCCTACTAACTCTTCATCTTGAACAAGAACTGGATCAACCTCTAACCCTTCAGATAAATCAACTAAGTTTTCTAAACTATATTTACGCATTTTTTATTAACTTTATAAAAAGATTTCAATAGTTAGAAGAGATAGATACTCATCTCTTCTAACTGTTTGATTATGGTCTACAATATATTATTCAGAAGTATTAGACATATAGCTTAGATTTTCATCAACGCCTTCTTCTGCATCGACTAACTCATCTAGCCCTACATCTTCCTCACCTGAACTTGACACATTACTCATATAAGAAAGTTCTTCATCATTCTCTAGAGAAGCATTACTTTCATTATCTAGCAGTTGTTGAAACTTAACTTCGTCTTCAGTAGGACCTAACACATTAGGATCACTTAAGAACTCTAAAGTAATCTCTAGTGCTTCAAACGAACTACGGTTAGCAACCCTCATAGACAAGTTTTTAGCTGCTGAGATGATTTTAATGTATAAGCTAACTAACTGATAAGAGTATAAAACGTAATAGTTAGCGGTCATAAGTAAAGTCTTTAGATTCCCTAAGAATTCAGAAAGTAAAGTAATTCCTTTCTTAAATTCACTAACATATTCATATGCAATTTCTCCTACACTATCATCTACCTCATAGTTAGGACCATGTGTTGAGCCTTCGGTAAGAAAAATATTTCTATGAATTCCAACCATGATATCACCAAAGTTAACTCGCTCTAACTCTAGAGCAATCGCATTAGCACTAGACTGGATATTCTTTAAGTCGTTTTTATTTTTACTGAAATGTGTAAGCGTAGCACCAGCAGTCTGCAAAAATTCCCTAGGATCTAAAGGAACTGCGGTATTTTTATTTTCACCTACGCCGTCTTTAGAATCTCTAATTCGAGTATATAGAGCATTGATATTAAAGTCGATGTCTTTAATAATACCAGCACCTTCAATACCTTTAAGTGCATCAAGTGCTTTGTTTACGTCCGTACTTCCTGCTTTTCTAGAAACAGACATACCTTTCAGAGCATCTTTTACAGAACTTAAGAATCGACGAAGTTCAGAAGACTTACTTGATAAGACACCTAACTGCTGGCTAAAGTCACGATTACCAGACTTAGAGTCTTCAATAATAATATTAGCAAACTCTTCAAATCTGAAGCTACCAACACCATACCTAAATTTTGTTTTCAGTACATCCTCTAATGACTTTTCATCACGGCGAAGTGCTTGGAGGTCTTTTAATGCTTCTTCATACTTAGCTGTTTGAAGATATTGAATATGGTTATTAATCCTAGGTAATAAATTAGCTTTGACTTTCCTTAACCATTCAACTAGACGACTAAGCATCTCTTCAAACCAAGCTTTAATTCTATTAAATACCGCAATAAGCTGTTCAGAGACTTTTGTTTCTTTTAGATTAATATCAACAGCTTTACTCTTATCAAACGCTTTAGTATCAATTGCTTCTAAAGAAAAGCTCAGTTCACGAGAGAGTTGACTAAAATCAAAAGACGTATCTTCAACAATACTTTCTTGGGAAGCTTCACCTTCTTTTAATACTCCAACCACTTTTAAGTAGAGTACATCCAGTGTTTGTAATGTAGCTACATACTCAACGTATTTCTTTTCGATAGTTAGGATGAAGGTGAAGAACTCATTTAGAGCTGAGACATCCTCAACAATTTCATGATAAGTTTTAGCTTTAAGTTCATCATCCCCACTCACATCTTTTAACATCTTATCAGCAATACGAGTAGGATTAAGACGGGAAATACTAGCTGTAGCTTTAGAGACAGCACTTAATTTATCTAAGGTCGCATTCGTATTGAAAGTCGATTTCTCAGAATTAAGACGATTCTTACGATAAGCTTCTAACTCTTTAATTAGGCTAGAAGGATTAATAGAGAAAGAAAATGCATCAGCCCCCCTACCACCTTTACTAGGAGTAAAGCTTGCATTGACTTCTTTTAAAGTCTCTAATGTAGCTGTGATGTCCAATGATCCATCTTTCATCGATTTAATTAAAGTATCTTCATTCTGAATTAACTCATAAATAGAACGAATACGTGGATCACGAAAGATATCAAATAAAGATTTACTAACGGAAGTGGGGTCTTTCATAAAGGTACTTAAATAACCTTTACGACGTTCTCCAGCAGCATCATCAATAAAAAGATTACCATATCCAGGATCACTGTCTAGTAACGATAATACTTTATCCGCTTGAGCAATGCTAATAGAGTTAGGTAGAGTAACCTTTTCTAAAGCTTTAATGGTTTTGTTATTGTGAATATGTTTTAAGTAGATAGAGATTTTCTCTACTGCATCTTTAATAAACTTCTGAATAGCTTCAAAAGCCTTAATGATAAATTCTTTAGCTCGTTTCCAAGCTACATTGATATAAGCAGTTAAGTTCTCTACAGTAGGTTCACCTAAGGAAGCAGTAGGTTTCTCAGTGTAATAACCTAAAGGAAGCAATTCTAAGCCTTCAATCTCATCAACAGCTTCCATAGCCATTGCACGAGAAACTAAGCCTGTTTCTTTAATCTTCTTTTTAAATGAAATAGCCTTGTCTAAAGACTCCATCGTTTCATTTAAAATAGCAGTAAAGGTAGTATCTTTATTTAGCTCAGGCACTTCACCTGCTACTAAAGTATCTTCTTCGAATAAATCCGTTTGTTTTAAGAGACTGTCAGGAGATTCTACAGGCTCACCTACTTGAAAAGCAAAAGTAGACATGTTTTTAATTTCCTTTGTTTATTACTTAGAGAAGTGCTCTGGAAACAACTCAGCAAGTAGATTAAATGCTTTACTGTAGGTAACTAAAATACCATCTTTACAATCATTAATGAACTCATGCTCAGTCTTAGCCCACACAATGCCAGCACCAACATAGGTATCAATCATACCGTATTGATCATGGAGGTTATTTAAACCTTCTGGGAAAGCTGCCATATAACGGATCTTCCAGAACTTACGAGTGAACTCTACAGCAGCTCGTACATCCATAACTAACTTTTCATTTAGTGCGGAGAGGATTTCATTAATAACAGGAACACATTCGATGTTATAAAAATCCTCAGGAGCAGATACTTTATTCTGAGGTAAAGGAAGATTGCGTGATAAGACTGTTGCAATGACAGCAGCAATAAATTTAGCTCGGGTAGTTAATGCACTATGGGCAATCCCAACACTATTATTAAACTCATTTAACGAGACATTCATTTTATTCTCTATTTCCTATTTAAATAACTCGAAGTACAGCGCTTTTCTCAAACAACTTATTATAAGCGAGTGCTTCATACTCATTTTGAATTTCTTGTGCTTTTAAACGACGCTTAGCGGTTTTATTAAATAGCTTAAGTAAGAAGTCATCAAAGACATTAGTGTCTTTCTTTAAACTCTTAATATTACTATCTAGTTCAGCTAGCATAGCAGTGAGCTGTTCTACTTCAAACTTAGACAATCTCTTATTTTGAAGAGCAGAAGATAACTGTTGACGGATTCGTGTAATCCTAGTCAATGCATCATCGTAGATATAATCGCTATTAGAGGGAAAGAAAGTAGCTGTAATACCTAAGATCCATGTAGCTGAGAGTAAGATACTTATTGGCATTACTACAGGAGCTACTACAGCAGCAGCTACACTTGCTGCGATAGATAAACCACCAGCAATGCGAACAAGTTCGTTAGTTGTAAAAGAAGGTCCGTATCGAGTTTCCATCTTAACTGCAATAGAAGCTAAGTCTGTACCAGCACCACACCTAACAGCATACATGTCTGCATAATATTCTTCCATCGTCCTGTCATACTCACCAGAACCTAACTCACTACGGTAATCATTGAGTAAGCTATTTGTGAAGATAACTGTAATAACTTCAGGATCATCTATACCAGCTAATTCTGCGATATTTAAATTCTTTAACTCTGCTTCATTTGCAGCACGTCTAAAGATAGAGACTCGTTCAGAAGGAGGTTGACCTGAACGTAACTCTTTAACAACTTCTAATAGTGCGATATTAGTTTTGATCTGCCTAGCTAAGAAATTAACTCTAAAAGCTAGATGACCAATTTCATGTAAGATACCTGCTGCTAACTCACCACTGGTAAAGTAGTCACCAATAATCCATTCTGGTGGAACTAAGAGACGATTATAAAGCTTCTTAGTATCACCTGTAAAGTATCCTGTTTTATAACTAAAACCAAACGTTAAGTTTTTAATCTCTACTAATGAGTTTAAGTTATTTAAGATACATAGACTAACAATGTCTTCTTCAGGTTTACTTTTAATACCAATTAAAGTATCAAAAGCTTTCAATTGAGTATGATGTTTAATAATAGAGTTGAGTTTATCTGTAAACTTCAACTCAAATAAATCTTCCCGTTTCTTTCCTTTAAAGTCTTCAATTAAGTTCTTTAATTCTTTAAAGAAAATAGGGTTTTTCTGGAACTCTAGCATCTCCATACTGAGTTCTTTTTTCTCTACATAACTGTGGTCTTTCACAATAAATGTCCTTCACTACGAATTAATGCATTAATTATAAGCGCTCAAATCATTAATGATTTAAAAAATATAGGTTTCCTTTATTAAATGTAAACTCTAAATAAAGGATTGGTAAATAAATGACTAATCTACCTTACTCAAAAGAAGACATTTTAACTATTGAGTGTAAACATGCTGTCCATTGCCCTACACCTAAGTTTTTAAAAGGAAGAACAAAAGACGATTTCCATCTTATTAAAGAAGTTATTCATCTTAAAGATGGTCGTCGTTTTCCTAATGTCAGACTTGTAAAGAATTATAAAAGACCTTTCTATATTACTAAAGAAGGTTTTAGAAACCATAAACAAAAGAAAGAAATTGAGGACATAAATAAACTCACTCGATTTGAATGTACGCAATCCGAGCTAGCAGATCGCTTAGTACAAAGTTTAAATCTCTACCAATACGCTGGTCAAGGTCTTCGTCGAATCTTTAGGTCTCCTTATATCTACGGTGCTGAAGTATCTTCTACTGCCATCATTAAACATAGATATTTCCAACATATGGAAAAAGTCGGAGTAAGTCCTTCTCCACATACTGTAGCAGGTCTAGATATTGAAACAGATATGGAGACTTCGGCTATCTTAATGGGAACAGTTTCCTTTAAGAATGAAGTACTGCATATCTGTGATAGGAACTTCTTAGAAGGTATTAGTAGCCCAGAGGAAAGAATTCACAAATGCTTTAATGAGAACTGTAAAGAACTCATTGAGCAACGAGGGTTAAAGCTTCGAGTATTGTTAGTTAACAGTCCTGCTGAAGTATTAATCGAAATGATTAATCAGCTTCATATTTGGAAGCCTGATTTTTGCAGTATTTGGAACATCGATTTCGAATTCTCTCGGTTCTTAGAAACTATCGATAGGTATCGACTTAATCCAGCTGAGATTTTCTCTGATCCTAGTGTACCTGGTCCTTTTAAACACTTCTGGTATAAAGTAGGTTCTAGACAAAAGAAAACAGCTTCAGGTAAATACATGCCTAAAGATGTTGAGGAGCAATGGCATTCTGTTATTACTCCTGCTTCATTTCAGTTTGTTGATGCCATGGCAGCTTATAACTTTAACCGAATGGGACAAGCTAAGAAACAAAGCTATGCCTTATCAGCTATTCTAGATATTGAAGAAACAGGTGTCCAGAAGTTAGACTTCCCTTATATTGAAGTTAAAACTGAAGATACAGGTGACTGGCATATTTTGATGCAGGCTGACTACAAGATTGAGTATTGTGTTTATAACATTGTCGACCCTATTGTTTTAGAAGTCCTCGACGAGAAAACTCAAGACTTATCTAGTACCTTACCCATCTTCTCACAAACTTCTGATCTCGTTAACTACTCTAGTCAACCTAAGAGAAAGATCGATGAATGGCATTTTGAATTCTTAGAACAGGGTAAGGTAATTGGAACTACTAGTGATGAGATGGAAGATCCTTTAGATAAAGAGATCTTTGGCTTAGAAGGCTGGATCATCACATTACAAGCCTGGACAGAAGAAACAGGTTTAGATTTTATTATTGAACTACCTGGCTTTGCCACTAATATACGCTTATATGCAGGGGATTAACTTGATGTATTTTTTTCTTTTCTTAAGAATCAGGATTCTGGGTTAGTGTAATGTGATACTAACGAAACTGAATTTGATTCAAGGAAAGAAATCAAAACAGGTCCCCTAACTTAAAGAGATTTAAGTTGAAACCCTTCTAATTGACGGGAACGTCTCAAAGAGCCTTTTCTACTAACTCATGCTAGTAATAGACATGAGGGCTGAACTAACTACTCAGGTATAGTAAAAAAGAAAAGGATGAGAAGATCCGCAGCCAAGCTACCTATTATGTAGGTAGAAGGTTCAGAGACTATCGACAGGCGTGTTATGGGAGTCACAAGCTACCCATGACTAAACCCAGTAGAGTAGCGCCTCACAAGGCAGGTGTATATATTGAAAATGAATATATAGTAATTCCTTTAAAGCGAAACGGAGGGCTTCCTTTTTTTGTTAAAGGAAGAAGATATAGTCCATTTCCGTATCCTTGTCATTAGTGATAATATTAATAATATCATTAGTGACATATACTCGGAAGCTAGATATCACATCAAGCTATCCTACATCGATTGCTATTCTTAATGTATCAAAAGAAACTACTATAGCTGAAATTATCTCTGTCTCTGGTAAAGATGAATACACTACTAGAATGCAGGGATTAAATATCACAGGTGGAGCTACTAACGCAATGGAGGTTTGTCGTGTTATGTTAGATTTACCTAATACTGATAGCTTACTAAAAGCTTTTGAAGAAGATCTTCTTGCAGGAGAAATAGACCGCATCCATCATGAAGCGATAACAGTAGAGTAGGGTTAAAGGCATAAATGGGGAGAGTATATAGCTCTCCTATTTATGCCACGGAATTAGTTAGACGCTGGATTATAGACTCATAGAGTATTATTACTAAAAAAAAAAGACATGTTAATAGGAGAGCTATATGCTCTCCTATTTATGCCTTATGAAGAATAGTTATTCTTCATAAAAATCTACGTAGAAGAAATTGTCTTCACTCCCACTAGGTTTTTTAAACATCCCTGCAATGAACTTACTCTCTTCAGGCTGTTGGTTATATTCCATAACTGCTTTCAAACTAGAGAGGTAATTCAAAGGTAGAAGACTGATACCATTGATAACAGTATCAGTTAAAACCAGTGTCTGTCGTATTGGGTGAGTTTCCACTGTACGTAGCTTTGTTGTTTGTGTCTGAAAGATAGGAACAATATTATTACGTCCCATTTTATCTTTAAGTAGAAGTAGAGCCAAGAGGGGGTTGTCACTCAACACCGACAAAGCTTCATGTTCTTCATTGTAGAATACTTTCAGTTTTTGAATGTTGGTTGTCATGTTCTGCCTTTGTTTTTACTAATAGGAAATACTATTGATAAAAAGCTTTAACTACTTTGTCCTGTTTCAGAGGATTTGGAAGAAGATTCTGGAGTTGGAGATTCTTTCTCTAAATCTTCTTCAAATAGATTTCTGCCATGCATATAACCGAGTTCTCTACCCAACAGATACGAGAGTGCTGTTGTTACTCCAATAAATAAACCAAATTTAAAGTGATCGCTCATTTTTCTTTACCTCCAACGTGAAGTTCTTACGTACTTTTTCATAAAGAAAATTAGTAACGGCAGCACCCACAATAACACCTACGAACAAATTCATCATCCGCATTATACTCTCCTTTAATCTGAAAGAATATTCTTTCTCTTTTTAGCCTTAACTATTCCTTCAGTATAACCGACAACAATACTGTAGGCTAATATAATAGCTATTGAGTAACTATTACTCTTAATCAAATCTAACATGAGAATTTCTCCTAACTGAGTTTATTGAACTTCTATTTGTATTCCTATTAGTTATATATAATTGATTATTTCTAGATTACATTTTACGGCATAAATAGGAGTTCTTCAGAACTCCTATTATTTACTAAGTATTTAACGACAAAAACGTTTAATAGAGACTATCAGTAGAATAGATAGAATCAATAAAAGAATTGGTCGAAGAATTACTTGCCCTCCTACTGGAGTTATTACCGTTACTATAAAAGAAATAATAGTAATACAGCTAACACTAATTAAAAAAGCAAGGGAGGTAGTGAGAGAGCTATCAACTCCTCCTACTCTACTTAAATACTCTTTAATCTTTTTTTCTATATAGAAGAATACTGGACAAAGAATAATGAAAGATGTAATAATTACAAAAATATGCTCATTAGACATCAGTTAACTATTCCTTTATATAATTGAATTTAACTTATAGCTATTTATAACTAACACTATAGTGATATATGGTTATAATAAATTAATACTCAATTATTAAGGAATATTTAGGTTATATACTCCACTTATGTTAGTGAAAACAACATTGGGATGAGTTCCGCTCTGCCCATCTACATAATAGAATCTCTTATTGTGAATACAATAACCTATGCTTCCTCGTAATAACGGACTAAAGTTTCCATTTCTAGAAAAGTCTTTATGTTTAAATCTTTCACCTAAATAATTATAAGAAGTATTACCAGTTAACGTATAAGCAGTATATACAGCAGTAGGAGTTTCATTAAAACCTTTACCTGTAACCAGTCTTATAGGTGAGGGTAATTCAGTCACTTCGAAGGTATCTGAATTAACATGATAACTAATACCACCTTCGATATAATAAATCTCATCATCTACAATACCTATATTACCAAGGATTGCGGTATTAGGTAGAGTGACGCCAGTATCTATCCATTCACTATCATAAAGACCCTTAACCTTTATTTGAGCTGCAATAGTTCTAGTGAAAGCATAAATGGTATTTTTTAAAAATAAGAATGCTGTATTGGTCGTTGGATAGGGAGACGTTTGTAATACAATTTCATTTGTACTTGTATCAAAATAACGGATTGTTCTATAATTGACTATAAATACGTTCAAACCATCTATAAAAATAGATGCCACGTTAGTTTCTATTCGATAATTATTATTACTATTGACTAGCGTCCAAGCACCCGCATCACTAGTGATGGACCGTCTATATAAGTTACTGTTTTCTGCATACCCATACCCATAGTTCAACCCCCCACTCATAACGTAGACATAATCACCTACGCCAAACATTAATGGTTGCAGAATATTGAGTGGGAAGTTAGGTAAGGCGGTACGACTACCTAATAGAGGAACATCACTCCAATCTTCACCCCCCCCCCTCTCATTTAACCCTAGTAGTAGTTCTTTGCTCATAATTTATTTTACTTTGTTAAGCGTATTTTTTATAACTATCTCTTAACTTCTCATCGTACTTATTAATAGCATAGTTACTACCATTATAAATCTTTGCAATGCCAGGGAAATCTTTGATTCTAATTGCGTGGAGTAAAGCAGGATCTGTTTTACAAAACTGAAGCATCATACCAGCTTGCTGTCTCTCACTAACTGCCGCACTATTAACCATGAACGTAACATCTCTGAAGCCAATGCGTTCAGCATGAAACCCCATGACCTGTCCTAAGCCCCAAGACGCTGATCTAAGCGCTTGAATGTTGTATAGGTTACGAGCATCCCTTAGACGATCCCATTCTGCTTCACCGCCCTTATAACCACCTGTAGCAGTATTAATGATATCAGGCCGTAGCTTCATTAACTCATTAGCTCGGTTAATACCTGCAAAGTCTCTTACTTGACGATAGAAAATATGTCGCTCAAACAGAATAATAGGTCGTCCACTTGGTAAGAAACCAGCTCCTTTACTTTCTACTTCAAAGATAGCCATCGTCATTGGGAATTCAATTCCATATTCAGTAGATAACTCTCTTAATTGCTGTTCATCAATGTATTTATTTTGAATGAGCTTTAATACTTGCTGACTTACATTACCTTCAAATACACCCGTCTGAGGTTCATTGAGAATATGTTGAGCTGTCTTTAGCATAGTGATTGATAGATTTCCAAAAATGCCATCAGTCACAAGTGCTTTGAAATTTGTTGTATTATAGCAAATTTCATTTAATGCTCGTTGGATTTTACGGATGAAATCTCTACTATAATTTTCTTTAAATACCGACATGAAATAAGACTCCTTACTTATCTTTCCTTTCATTAAGATTACGGCATAAATAGGAGTCCTTTTTAAAGACTCCTATTTCATTTCTATTATCGTAATTCTAAGAAATTAGCTACGTTAAAACGACCGACTTCATTTAGACCACGATCACTACTAGCTAACTCTAAAGCTTTAGGGAGGTGACCGATATTCTTTCGAACAACAGTATCCCGACTCTTAGGATCAGAAAGTAGTCGTACTAATTCAAAGAGATAAGGTAATGCTTTAGTGTCACGCTCACTGGCATCAACAAACTCATAGAAACGATTAATGTTTCGCTCAGCAAACACACCTTTTAAATGCTTAACGACTAATGGGAAAAGAATTGCGGTATTTGTAGCAAACTTTCCTTCTTTTGCATTAAGTAATAAAGAGAATGAATAAAAGAGTTGTTTTTGAAGTTGAGCGCCACGCATTGGATCGATGTGTTTACTATTATCCATTAAGAAAATATACTGTAAGATCATATCGATGTTTAGACGAGCTGAAACATCTAACGCACTATATTGACGCCGTAAGTCTGGAGGGAGTAACTCAGGGTACTTTTTACCATTAGGCATGAGTTCCTCTACAACTTCTTCTTTAACTTCGGATGATTCCGGAGCTTCTTCAGAAATAACTAGAGGTTCTTCTTCCTCGTTATCTTCTTCTAACACCTTTTCATCTAAAGGCTCTACCTCACCTACTACTTCATTAGGTGTTTCAGCAATTACTTCTTCTACTTCTTCTACTTCCGGAGTAGGTTGTTCAGCAATAGCATCGTTCTCTTCTTGAGGTAGATCTGCTGTTTCGTTTTGATTATGAATCACTTTACGTTTCCTTTTAGCCACGTTATATTTTTCCTCTTACCTAGTTTTTAAACCTTTAAACAAAGCAGGGTCATTTTTACTAGCGTTTTCAATTTCCCTACTTAGAATTACTTCTTTCTCTGAGTATTTATCTGAGAGTCTAGAAAGGTGTTCTATATAGAACATAGGTAATTCTAAAAATTCAGTCAAGCTAATATGAAAGTATTTATGAATAGCCTTTTCATAATAGCGCTCAGGTAACTCGAACAAAAGATTACCAGACATTGTATCTTCCAAGTGATGAAAGGCAAGTTCTGGCATAGGAGGAGCATCAACATGATTATGATCACAAATATTAAAATGCTTATGATACATTCCAATAAGTAAGAGATGTGATAAAATCGGGTTGATTGCTTTCACTCGCTTAATTAATCTGTCTATATAGGGATCTACTTGATCATCCCTGAAACCAAAATCATGGTCTAAGACAAACGGCTGGTCATTTACTGATTGTAAAGGACTGCCATCTTCTGTTCGAGTCTGGTAAAAAAAGTGTGTACAGGCTCGATAGGAATCAGATAAGGGAATCGAGGTAATGGGGCTTCTCTCTCATCATCCGTAGTAATAGCAATGATAGAAATAGTACTATCATCAATATACTTAAAGACACCTGTGAAGAACTTAGCTCTGATCTCATCAGACTCACTTAGGATATTGAGTGTATTGAGAATAGAATTAGGTTCAGTAACGAATGCTGAGCCTTGGCGAATCTCTGCTACCCAGTGTGCGTAAGCTCGCATCTCAGTTAAAAGCATATTACGGTAAACGTAATCATCTCGTGCCTTATCACCGCCTGGTCGACCTGCTACCTGCATATAGGTAGATACAATATCAGTAATCCAACGCTGTCCTGATTCAATGTATTCTTCAGCTTTAGGATTTCTTAAGACAACACTAATTTCAGGTTGTTCATCCGTAGCTTCTTGAATAACTACTTTTCTATCTACTCGACGAGTAAACTCGTTTTTATAACGCTCAAGTAAATCAACAGACATAGAGCGAGGTGTCTTTTTAGCCATGTGGTTACGCTGCCACTCAGTCAGTTCTGTGATATCTGTCCATTGACAGTTATCGACACGAATAACTTGACGAATGATATTTGCAGCGTTGTTAGGATCTCCCATCCTAGAGCGAGAATACTCAAACCCTGTTGGCCAGATAGTCGAGGCCAAAGCCCAGATAACAGCTGGGATATCTGATGTATCAACATAGTGACGTACATTAGAAGGATCTGTATCTAAGCTGCTAATGACAATACTCTCGTAAGCTAAGTCTAAAAGAATAGAATTAGCAAAAACAGTATAGTTACTAAAGACACGTCCATACGTCTCCATTCCAGCTTTAACACGACTAGAACGTAGGTTATCAAAAGCCTCAGCTTGACGAACAGCGGAAGGTGTCTTAATAGTAATCCAGAAGCCGGAATGCCAAAGCGGTACACGAATAGTTTTACCTACGCGAGTAGAGGTTTGGAAGTGAGAGATTGCTGTAGCGCCTACTAACTCACCTTTACCTGAAGAAGGACGTAATCCATGGATGTGGTTTTTACCTGATTCATTCTCAACGCTTTGACGCCATTGAGAACCTTTACGTGAAACACTATCAAGAAACTGTCCTGCAAAGGGTTGAGTATAAACACTGTTTTGGAAAGTTACTAACCATTCTTCTGAATTCTTTGTTGAGGTATCTTCAGCATTTAGGTTATCTGATTCAGTAAGCACTGTCATGGAATCAATTACTGACATATCTTGGATATCAGTAATAACTCCGGTCAATCCTTTCTCTTCACCTTTTTGGTAAAAAACATTTCTTTCTTGAACTACGGTATCAGAATCAGATTTCCACTTATTAACTAAAGTGTGGGATTTTAACTTAGCATCTACACTAAGTCCCTCTTCTGCATAATTATAAGCATCCTCTTCTTCAGGACTCATCTCTTCTAGGTCTTCGTCTGAACTAACAGAAGGGGTAGACTTTACTTCATCCTCTTCTTCAATAGCAACTAAATCTAAAGGATCGATTTCTTCTACATACGTAGGTTGCGAGATAGCTTCAGCGGGTTCTACTCCACTGCTTTGGTAAACTAATTCACTTAACTCAGCAGCTACTTCTTTTAACTCTTCTGGAACTGGAGGAGAGATATATTCTTTACCTTCACTACCTGTGGTAATAAAGGGATTATTTTGATCATTATCTGACATTATTAAATACCTTTGTTTTTATGCACTTTCATTAGCGAGTTTATCTAGAAGCTCTTTTTGTTCTTTAATGACTTCATCTCGCTTTTTCTCTAATCTTGCGCTTAAGCTTAGAACAGTGGGACTATAGACAACTTCCATCTCGCTATAGATACTCTTATATTCTGTATCAATAACAATGACGTCCATAATTTCATCTGGTGTTTTTACTTCACCTTTCTTATCAGCATGACGTTGTCCCACTTCATTCAAGCGCTGTGCGATGAGCTGAGCATCTCGACCAATAATCTGAAGATCTTGAACTAAATGCTCTCGCTCCTCTCCTTGGAACTTCTCATCGATTCGTTTATCCTCTAATAGAGGTTGTAGCATTCGAGGCGTGTTTAATAAATGAAATACACCATCGTGTGTTGTGTTTAATAAATCCCAACCTTTCATACTGTTGTTTTTATTTTGTGTACGTTTTGTGCGATTGCGTTTATTCTTTGATACTGGCATTTTTCTAATCCATTTTAAAATAACATAAAAAGTAAAGTAAAAAATACATTTAAGCAGAATTCTATGTTAGACGTGATCGTTCACATTATTGGACTATCGCTATAAAAAATAATTCATTACCCTCCTATTTCTAGGGAAGACTTATGTTAGATAGAGTCCGTGACTTTTTAATAGACAATACAACGCCTGAGCACCTAGCTGTGTTAACTGATAGTGATGACATACTGGTTGAGTTCGGTGGAAAGCATTTCGATGATAGTTTTATCGATACTTTAGAACGATTAAACAGTCAAGTCATTGATACCAATACAGCAGTTCAAGAAATTGATTTCTTCTATAGGGAATTCTTATTCACTATTATTCGTGACCACTATATTGGTCTAGAAGATGATTCATTACCTGTATCTGATTTAAATATTTTACTTCGAGCTATAAAGCAATGCCAAGAGTTAGAGCAAGCTCAACTAATCGTAGATATTATTAATTCAGATGAGGATGATATTGGTAAGTTTTGTTCTATCTTAGCTCTTACTTGTGTTTTTGATAAAGAATGGTTTTTAGTTAGGATTAATTATGTCCATCCTAATACCTTATACCTACTAGAAGATCTTTATAAAACTAAAGCTACTTTAGAATCTGTGGAAGAAACAGTTGAAAGCACTATTGTTAAAAGTAAATTAGCATTAATTAAAGATTTCTTACTTTACTTAAAGATTGATGATTTAAACATCACTCGCTTTATTCGAAGTGGTATGGCTGTAAACCTACCTATCAAAGATTACATCATTGCTTTAAATGATTACTTCTTAATCTTACCAGAAGAAAGCTTAGTTAAAGAACTGTATGCTTGTGCTATCCTATCTGAAGAAACTGAACCTCGACTGAATCTACTGAGTCCAGTCATTAATCGATACGTTGATAATAGTGATCAAGTATCTCGTATGCGCACTCAGTTAAGAAAGACTGAAGTTGATTTTCTTAATTTTCTAAAAGAGAAAGAGACTTTTAAGAATGAACCCTATAGGAATCAATAATGGATAAGAAGACCTATTTCCTAACAGCTCTTAATAACAACGCTCATTATAATACTAACTGGGTAATTAATGCTTTCTCTAAGACTGATGAGAAACCTGATGTCTGGCAATATGACCCTTATCCTTATCGATTAGTTAAGACTAAAGAAATGGTAGGGTTTGTTGATCCTAATAATGGTAATGCTTTAACACCCATTACTGATATTAATAATGAGAACTGGCAAGATGCTTTATATGAGCATACTGACACACTGTCTTTAAAAGCAGGCGATTATAAAGATATTATAACAGAAGACATTGAAACAACATATGGTCAATTACTCGTTAATGCTATTATGTATTTTTGTTTTACTGGCCGCATTCCTTATAATAACAAACCTCATCTAAATGCTAAAGATTTTGAGAAAGCAATTCCCGCCTTACTACAACCTCTTCCTCCTCCTGGTGTAGAAAGAAATCCTCAGCATTTATACTACGATGATGTTGAGAGATATTTTCAAGCAGTTTTTATGTTTAGTGAATTTGCTTTACTCTTTACACCTGGCGATACTGAGAAGAGTTTACGATCTATCCCAGGAATGAAAGAAAAAAGAGATGAGTTATTTGCTAAATATGAAGGACAGTTGCATATTCCTGCTGTAGAAGCTGCTATTAGTAAAGAACTAGAAGCGTTAGATAAAGCTTATCGTAAGGGTGATCCTTCAGAAGGTTTATTAACTGCTGGTAAAGATGTTTCTGTTATTAGGAAAAAGCTTTACATGTTTACAGGTAAAGAAGGAGGATTGGTTGTAGATCCTAAAGCTACGCCTATCAAACAATCTTTATCTGAAGGTTGGGATTTAACTCGTTTTACTGATTACGCTAATAATATCCGATCAGGTTCATATTCTCGGGGTGTGGAGACTGCATTAGGTGGTGAATTGGCAAAATGGCTTTTACGTGCCTTTAGTAATGCTAACGTAGTGGGTGATGATTGCGGTACACGTTTTGGACTACCTATTGAAATAAGTAACTTGACATCGAAAGAGTTAATTGGCTTTTATTATATCGATGAGACAGATGCTAAAACTAAACCTATTACTGAAGAAGTCACTGAGCAATACTTAGGTAAAGTCTTACAAGTGCGTAGTCCTATTTATTGTACTAAAAAACATACCGACTATTGTGCTACTTGTGTAGGTGTTAAGCAAGCTGCTGATCCCACTTCTATTGGCTCTGCTATCACTGCAATTGGGAACCGCTTTATGAACATCGTAATGAAATCTATGCATGGTACAGCACTTGCTACAACTAAGTATGATCCTAAAAAACAGTTGATGTAGTAAATAAAAAAAAAAAGAAGTGTTGAAAGAGAGAGTCTGTTTAGACCCTCTCTTTTATTTTTCTTGTTTTCAACTACTCTGACACATCTCAATATCTAAGACAGTTCCATTGAACCTCCTCCCCGTAAACGAGGAGGGTTCTCACTTCACTGAGGTTAAACTACAGCCTCTCCATGAGCTTAGTTGGTCTTTAGACCAACTCCCGTAGTCCCTACGGTAAATTTACTACTAATTAAACCTATTACATATAACTGGTATAGACAGCCAGCTATAATCTGGAGATAGGTTTTTAAAGGTTTCTAAACCTTTAGCTAGAATATTACGAGCTGCATTGAGATCCCTGTCATGAGTAGTATGACAATTAAAACAAGTCCATTGACGTTCAGAAAGTTTTAGATTCTCATACTTCACTCCACAACTTCCACAGAGTTTACTCGAAGGATAAAAAGGGTCCATCATTAACAAAGAGCAGTGATGTGATTCTTTAGATTTATAAGTTAAATAACCTATAAACCTACTCCAACTAACATCCGAAATACCTCTAGCTAAATGACGGTTCTTAATCATCCCGCCCACATTCAAACTCTCTACTACTAGCACTTGGTTCTCGTTCACTAGTTTACGAGAGAGTTTATGTAAGAAGTCATTTCTTTGATTCGTGACTTTCTGGTAGAGTTTAGCGACTTTAATTCTAGCTTTATTCCGGTTCTTAGAACCCTTTTTACGACGACTCAGTGTTTTCTGTGCGCGTTTTAACTGGTTTAAGGCTTGAACTAAAAAGCGATTATTCGCTATCCGCCCTCCATCAGACAATATTGCAAAATCTGTAAGACCTAAATCAATCCCTGTTTGCTTTACTCCATTCGTAAGTTTAGGATCTACCTGACAGACAAAAGAGACATAATAAGATCCATCGGGTTCCTGACTAATAGTACAACTAGAAGGCTCAGAAGGCAAGTCTCTAGACCACCTGACTTTTAGTGGTTGGTCGCACTTAGCGATATAGAGTTCACCATCTTTAAGTCTAAACCCATTTTTAGTTAATCGAAAACTATTACGATTATTACGCTTTTTAAACTTAGGAAAAGCTATTTTACCTTGTTTGAGATTACGAAAACAATGTCGATAAGCTGAAGCGAGGTCTCGGACCTTTTGTTGTAGTGCTACGTTAGATACTTCACTTAACCACGGATGAAAGAGTTTTAGATTAGTAATCTTATTTACTAATTCAATTTCATTCAAATTAGGTTTATCTACTAACCCATTAAATTTGTGTAGCTCATATTGAATCTTAGATTGAGCTAAAAGTTCATTCCATACAAATCTCGTATGACCAAATGACCTCACTAAGAGGTCACGTTGTGTTTGGTTAGGTTCTAACCTAAACTTATAACCTTTAGTAATAGTAGTCATTTAAATGTCCTAATTATATTAACACCTCTGTCTAAAGGCAGGAGGTTTGTATCTCAGTTGATCAGTACTTTGATTTTCAATATTGTAATGAATATTCAATATATTGTTTTGATGGATTTGATCTGTAATATAATCTAAGAATTCATCCGCATTGTAATTACTTAACGTGATGATGTGAACAGGGATTTTAGTTTTTTCATTTGGTTTTAGTATAATACTATGTAAACCTGAATAGTGTATATTCATTTTTATCTCCTTTGTAGTAAAGAAGTGTAGAGGTGGGTCATAGGTCTGGATACCACGAATATCCAGACCTAACCTCTTTATATAAGAAAGACAGCTTGACCAGTTCTATCATGTTAGTGATATAGATTTAAAATAGTCTAGAATACGGCAAAAAGAGGAGTCCTAAAGGACTCCTAATTATGCCTTCTATTTATACCTTTTAACCAAACACTTCTTTAATAACACTCTCAGGTACTTGGGCTAAAGTAGCCGCTTCTTTAATACGAGTAGTAAATGCAATGGCTTTATCTACTCGCTTCTGATAGAGAACAGGTACTTCATAATTGTAAGACTCAACATTAGTTAGTCCTTTGAACATGGCTAAATCATAATAGACATTGAAGTCATAGTCAAAGTTCTCTACAGGAAGATCATTTCTATTAAAATAAACATTAGGATAATTACTGATGAACATAGAACCTTCTTCATCTACCCATAATGATTGTTCACTTGGTTTAACAGAGAGCTTCTTAAACTTAATAGAGATGATTTCCTCAGGAGCTAATGTAGTGAAGGTATGAGGAATAAGAATAGAACTCTTAATATCTAGATAAGAGTCTTTCTTAAAATCAAAATAAGCTACGTAGAAATCTTCTTTATCATTCTCTTCTGCATAGATAATGTTTAGAGTGATGCTGGGTTGTTTGATTGTTTCATCATCTAACTCATCAATGATTTTATTAAGAGATTCTTTTAAAGCTTCTTTCCGATTATCTGCCTCTACACTAAAAGCCTGTCTCTTTGCATCAAGTGGATTAAGATAGGGTGAAGTATGAATAGAGAATTGAGTAGTAAATGCCATATCTTTTTGACCTTATTAAAATAAAAATATATAACTTCGTTCATAGGTTCAAATATTGTTATATTTAATTATTTAAATAAAAAAAAGAAAGGTGGTATTATAGGGAGACTAGAGTCATCCCTATAATGCTTCTCTATTATTAGATAACCTCGACATCAAACTGACTGTATTCCGTATCAGAATCCACATCGGTTGCTTCTACAACTCCTACTATGACAATTACAAAAGAGTCCGAGACTTCTCCATCTTTTCTAAATTGTACGTAATGGCTTTCACTATCCGTACTACCATAACAGATAGAAGGGAGAATATCTCCGGTTTTTAAACCTGTTTCAAATTCAACCAATGTCATATTGGGATCAGTGAGTCTTACTTTCTGACGAATACGACCGGTGATGTCAAATTGAACTTCTACAAATTCATTAGTCATTTATTTTACCTTTTTCAATGTTTATTAATAACAAGTCATAAATAGGAGATCCTTTTGGGATCTCCTATTATGCTTTCATTTAAATAGGTTTATCATGCCAACGAACTCTAAAACTACGAGCGCGTTCTTCTAACATGGTTTTCCTACCATTATGATAAGTAATATGCTTATCAATGTTTTCAGCTACGAGATAAACATACCGTGGCGTATTACCACTTTTCATTACACGAGTTCTACCTAAGATTTGGATATTACCCGCTAATGAATCCATTGCAATGGTATTAATATTAGTTCTTAACATTGGGATGTCTTGCGCTGTACCTGCTGAACCATAAGTCGTCACACGTCCTACAGGGTCAATTAGATTCTCGTAAGGATCATCTTCAACATAAGTTCTAATATCTACACTTGGGTAGACTTTCCGTAAATAAGCACATAACTCTCTACTAAAGTCAATCTTAGAACAAAAGACGACAAACTTCTCCCCTTCTTCTTTGATCTTAAAGAAATCTACATCGACTAAGAGTTTAATCATTTCGAAGTAATTATCTCTAATCTGAGGTTTTTGTAAGATAGAAGCCTCAAAAGCTAGGTGAGAATAGTTGGGACTACCAAATTCCGTTGTCCTTATTTTTTCAGGATGTTTGAATTGGTAGAAGTAAGCAGATGAATCAATGTACTTATTAATCTGCTCTACTTTACATTGCCTATCTTTAGGATAATGCACATCCATCCTTTTCCTAAGAAAAGGGTCTTTTGTAATTAGTGTAGCAGTAAGAGTAATAGAGTTAGGTACGTTTGTATAATAGTCGATTTTACAATTTAGATGGAAGTCTTGATGACCTTCATCAATTAATCGAAAACCTGCTTTCATAAACTCAAAGAAATTCTCTGGTGTGCATGGGTAGAGCTTTAAGAATTTCTTATGACCTAACTTTTCGTACTTACTTAACCAAGCTTGGTAAGTCTTATTACTAATGACAACAACTTTACCAAAAAACTCTTTCTTTTTCTGCTGGTCTAACATCTTCTTTAGTTCACCATTGCCTTGAATGGTAATGATTTCAGAAGGGTCGATGTCATAAGTATCTTCTAACTCTTCTCTCCATTTATCCATATACATCGGACGTAGAAGATAAATAGCAAAGACACCTACAGCAGAAATACCCATCATGGAAATTAAACCTTTCCCAAACCCTGGTTGAGCTGGGATGAGTTTACATGCAGGTCCATTTGTTTCATCAGCAACATAATCAATTGCTGTGATTTGGTTTTCCCTAGCTTTCCATTTGGGTTTAAGTGGGAGTTCTACATACCTAGGTTCATAAAGTGGAGTATTAATGATGGTATAGTTATTTTCTTTGAAACCATATTCAGCCATATGACTTAAGAAAGCTTTTAAGTCATTGATGTGGAATCGATAATAATTTCTAGAAGCATTACTTGCTGCAAAGGTCTTAACTGGCTTTCTAACGAAATGCCTTCCCACTTTGATAAGACCATATTGCAGCAAACTTCTTAAAAATTCATGAATCGCTTCAGTAGCTCTAGAGTCACAAATACCATCTACTTTAAAACCATGACTACTTGTAGTGATTCTAAAGGATTTCATCGCTGGTTATTTTTCTCCATCTTAGCTTCCCTCTCAACAACAGACTGAGGATCAATAAAGACATCCATTTGATGATCCATGACATTAGTATAGTTATACCTAACTGGATCTTTAATAGCAAACTGCTGTCCTTGATAAGCCATCTCAACAGAAGCACTACGGCGTCTAAAGGTCCTATCCTTAACACCTAACCCAGATTGTGTCCAGGGTTTTGGTAATGAATAATCCTCACCCTTAGCTGAGACAATCATGATACTGTAGGTAATTACTTCAAGTACCGCAAAGTTAACAGAGAGGCGGCTATTAACTGTCTCATATAGCTCAGCAATAAATTCCGAGATAGGTGTGTCTTCATCTCGTTCTTTAACTGCTCCAGTTTTAGACTCTAGTAAAGCAGCAATAGCTTTTGCTTGATCACCCATGTTAAAGTGACGTAATGGCACTGTAAGTAACTTCGTATTCTGATCTAGACCAGTAATATCAACTACATAGACAGTATCACCAGCTTCAGTCTGGACAACTTTCCAACCTCTTTCTTTAATGAGATTAATCACATCAAAAGCAAGGGAAGCTTTACGTTTAGCTAAACCGACATCTAAAGCAACTTCAATAACTCGATTTCTTTCTTTAACAATCATCCCTAAAGAATTCATCCTAGAGACGCGTGATAAGAAAAGATCACTAGTATCTTTACATTGTTTAATATCCGTAAAGCCTGGAACAGTATAAGGACTAAAGACTAACTCAATGCTACTTGCATTCTTTAGATCAGGAGATAGATAATAACTCGACCCATCCTTACCTACTCTGATGTACTTACGAGTCTCTAGATCAACTGTAAGAGAATCTACAACACTTGAACCATCCAAGTGCTTTACAGACAATACTCGCTGACCTACATCAGAGAGCATCGATACAGCTGTGTCCTGACCCACGTTAGAGAGTCTAAATACAGAGAGTGCTAGTTGACCCATACACGTACTACAAATGCCTGTAGGATGCGTGGTTTGGCATTTAAAAGGAGATCTTAAAGTAATTGTCTTACCAATAAGATGTTTATCACTGCTTTTAATATATCGAAGCACTCCTTCATCATCGTAATAGTTCTTTCCTACTAGATGCTTTAAGTCATCCTCCCCAACGTTCCAACCTAATCCTTCTTTCGCACCACAATCACCTTCTACTAGATTTTTCAGTGTCTGTGAGATCAATTGCTGCCTACGAGAGAAGTATTCTGATTGCTCTAGAGGTTCTTCTGAATAAGCTTGTGACTTAGCAGCACTCCTAGATTCAATTTGTGAATCATAAGCTGATCGAATACCTTGAGTTAAGTTACGAAGAATAGGAAGTCTAAATAGACTAGAGTCAATATCAGTAATAAAACCTCGTGCTCCTACGCATTGCTGTAACTGGTTCTTATTAATCAAACCAGATCGAACTAAACGAGAAAGGATATTGTTCTCTAGCTTCGGATCATTAAAGAGTGCTTCATCTAGGGTATCATAGATCTTATCCAAAGATTCCTGTACAGGAGGTAAGAAACCTTCTAACACTTCTTTAATTGGATTATGTTGAGTTACTTCAACAAGATCATTAATGCTAATGCCTACGACCCAAGGCTCACAACGAACGCTTAGATCGTTATACATCTCATTTAATGTCCCCCAAGCAGTTTCAGCTAACTCTTCTTTAAACTCCAATACGTTAAGCTTAGCAGTACTGGGGTCAGGAACTCTACTTTTAAGATCTTCGTTCCTTGGATCAACTCCATAGACAGCCCAATCAAAAACATCCCAAAGTACACTATCAAAAAGTCTACCGTTGGCTTCAACTGACAATAGGCTCTTACCAAGATGAGAGTTGATATGATGTTTTTTAAGAAATGGGATATCTGGGAACTTACTGATGAATTTCCAGATATAAGAACTATAGATAGTACTAGCTTCGTCAGCTAAGATAACACCATCATCAAACTCTAAATAGAATTCCCCGTTCAGAGTTTCCCATAATACTTCTGTAGGAACACCTAATAGCTTTCTAGCCTTTAGTGTTATAGCACTCATTATGTTTAAATCCCTCATTAACTTTTATAACGCGTGAGTTGCTTTTACACAACCCACGCGGAGATTAAACAGCTTCTGTTTTGTCTAAGCTCTCTAGTACAAAATCTTTTACTTTATTACCTTTCATCCAAAGAGGCTGATAAGGTTTATATTGGAAACCCCAACCTGCTGTAAGTGCTAAGTGTCGTACGATCTGAATAGGTCTACCACCATTGTACTTATGCTCCTTTCTATTGATTAGCTCAAAAGTATTAGTTGGTTTATCTGTGGTGAGTAATCCGTTAATAATAACTCCCATGCTATCTTTATTGGAGTTCCTATCAATGATTTCAGCAGCCACCCAAGACGGACAATACGAAGCAATGATTCGCATCTCTGCTTCACCAAAGATACGAGTATGCTGTCGTCGATTAGGACTCGTGTATTTATCTTGACGAGTAATTTGACTAGGAACACCAAAGTGACCTAATTTACCTGAGGCAATAGCAGCAGCAGAATCTCCTGTTTTATCTAAGAGAATAACATAAGCTCTTCCGATAATAAACTTTTCTTTAGACCGTACGGTCTTACCAGAGTTACCTACATAAGTGATATGAGATTCATAAGGAGGATACTTCTCATTAATTTCCATGATAATATCCACCATCTCTTTCTCATCAGAAGGTGGTTTATACATAATAGGTAAGGTTCGAGTAATAACAGAACTCAGATGCTCATAGAGTTCTTTATCTGTTAGATTCTCATGCCAAGGACCCATCTTTTCAGATGATACCGTATAATAGAAGTCTTTGAGTTTTTCAAACTGCTTCCTGACTAACCCATTAACGTTCTTAGTTTCTAGTAACTGTGGCGTTACTACAGTTCCCCATTTCAGATTAAGAGCTAATGCTATCTCTCTAACAATATTCTGTCCAGCAGCATTTAGAAAGGGTTCCATCACTCGACCTAAAGTACTCCGAGCAATTGTAGCTAGAGGATCTGTGATAAATTCCACTCGAACACCCCGATCATCAACAGGCATTTTCTCATCTGGAACTACTGTTACGATAATACCTTTCTTATTGTCCAATATGTATCGTTTCCATACATATCCGGTGTGCTACGACACCCGCCCCAAGCTTTCCTTGGGGAACAGACTATATCTTCACCTCAACTTAAGCTAGTTGAGGGCCTCCCGTTTCGCTTTAAAATCCTCGATTACCTACTTAGGCGCTACGTCGATAGTCGTTGAACACACTCCATATCTCTAGACTTAGGAGCTTTGTTGCGTCGGTTACCCATATATTCTTAAATGTTTTTACTGTCCCTCGAACTTCCATTACTGGTCGAGGCATTACTCTACGTTTCCATGAGTAAGAAGTAATTTAAGACTTTAGGATGTTCCCGCAGTTAGAGAGGTTTTTTACTAAATATCACTATTTAGGGAGACCAAATAAATTCTTACCTGTAAATTAAACCAATTCAAAATACCAGCCATCGTAGTCCGTTTTATTATTAATACGAACTGAAATGGTTTTACGATCTATCCCGAAGTGCCTTGCAGTAGCTCTTAGGGTGGGAAATTTCAAACATTGGCCTGTCTTATTGTGTTTAGCTACCACACTAATACGTCTCTGACCATGTATCTGATAATCTTCCGGCCAAGGATCTTCACTCGTTAAACGAATCAACCAGCCATGATAACACTGTACCTGACCCGAATTCAGGATTTTCTTAATAGCACTACGTTGAAGCTTTAAACGTCTAGAAAGATAAGTAAAGGTAGGTTCTTCCACTACTTCTCCTGTATCTACGTTTTTCGCCTGAACTGTTGCTGTGTATTTATAATGATCAATAATCTCAAAATCCTGAACATACGGATCTTTTTCTAAGAACTGTTGTAAAGTCCTGACATTACCACATCCCCACGTCTTACGGTATTTCAAATTAAACACCGCTGTTCTAACATCATGGAAAGTTAACTTACCCTGCTTCGCATGTGTAACATTGATTTGATAACGTCCTTTAACCTTTGGTAGATCGTCTACGGTATCAAATAACCAAGGCGTGTCATCACCTAATAAACGAACTTCATATCGGTCACCAATTAAAGAAGTTGGGCGGGTGGTATTTAACCGCTCCAGATTAACTGCTCCAACACCTAAAGCGCGAGATAACTGACCAAGACTGTTGAATGTTTGTACCTCACCACTTACTACATCCCGAGCTTTACATGCTAGAGAATCGGTATTTAACCCGACCTCACTAGCGTGAACGTTATTTTCTTGATGAGAGACCCATTCTAGATTACTCAGCTGATTATTATACTTATTTCCATCTATGTGATTCATTATGGGCTTTTCTTGGTAATTGTCATTATTAATCCAAGCCAAACCAAGTAAGCGATGTAGTGGAACTGATCTAACAAAACCTCGTTCAGGATCATAGATGTTTAAGTTTTTATACTGATCATCTAAAATAGAAACGGGTTTAAAGTTATCAGTCCAATCAATTACCACACCATTCTTACTGATGAATAGATGAGTAAAGCCTGGAACAATACGATAATACGGATGATAGTGAAAGCATTCGTCCAACACCATTATTTTATTGGTGGGTAAACGAAGTACTTTATTATAGCAGTCTACGAACCTAATTTTTTCTACATGAATCCAAACTTGCTCGGGAAGCTTTGTTTCAAAGATTGTAAATAAACGAAGCCATTCTCTATCTACCGTGATGGTTCGGTTATGGTAGTTAAAGGTTATTCGGGAACCTTTTTCTACAAACCCATCTTCTTTCGGATTAAATCTAGTATAAGTGTCATTTATTACATCATAACGTACTGACTCTGATCCCGGTACTAATTTATACTGCTTTGTCATTTGACCTCCTAAATTAGAAAAATACAGGCCAAACGCTGCAAATTAAAAAGATCGTTAATAATTTCTAGTATTTCATTGGCCTATACTATATACCTAAATATAGTTAACAGGCTCTATGTGAGAATCTCCGAAGCAACCAGTTGCCTTATTACCTACACTAGGTACATTTTCGTATCTAACAGTAAATTCAATACGCCAATCACCCAGTCGAGCTAGTCGGTATTGTCGTTGAGGACGTGCATTAGCTTTATCATCCGTATAAGCAATTGCATCGACAACCAAGCGTTCAAACTCTGGAGAGAGTTTTAATCCCTCACCTCGTTCTCTTAAGTACTTAGACCAGATGTCTTTAATTGCTTTATGGAAGTTCATTAAAGACCGTTGATACTTTAATAACTGATCGTCCATTCCAGTTGGTACACGAGCTTGCTTACATAAAGGATCGTGATGGACTTGGATATCAATTACTGTCCCACCTGGTGGTACATAGATAGGTGTATCAAACTTTGGAAAGTATTTTCTAAGTGCGTGTTTAGATTGGTAAAAGGGGGCTAAGTTATCATCGACTTTTCTAGTTACAAAAAGTAGACCATCATCCCTGACTTTCTCTCCGATATCTGGACAAATCTTAGGTTGTTCATCCGTACCATATAAGAAGATAGGAATCTCATCAGCACCACAATCCGCTACACGAGTTTCGAACGTCATGTAGGTGAACTTCTTAGCAGCTGATTCAGAGATCATGCTACCATCTTCAGAAGTAGCTGGTAAGGTAGCATGAAGGATGTTTAGTTCTACACCATACTTGTATCCACCATTTTCTGTTACAGAAGGACTATCGTAGAAGATAGTATCTTTCTCAATAGTCTCTCCAGCTCGTAATAATTGAGAAGCTGGTCTAGCAACATAATCAAAGCCAAAGTGAGGATGGTTAGCTTTGAATCGACGTACATCCATTGCTGAGATCGTTCTAGTAATAAGATCTTCGTAGACGACAATAGACTGGGGATTAAATTTAATCTTGTCTACGCCTTGAATCTCTGGATACCGGTTAACAATAGCGATGATATGCATTGTGGTAGGAGCTTTAATACTAAATGTATATTTAGCGTAAGCTCTTTCCATACCAGTTTGATAACTGCGTTCTGTGGAATGTTTTACTACAAGACACTGTCCTAAATGAGTTGCAAACATCTGCTTTCTTGGAGAGGTTCCATGAGCAGCAAAAGAATCAAATCCACTTACACTAAGCAATTCTCTATGGAGTTGATTAGTTTTAATCATCGGATCTGGTTTAGGTCTGGTTAGACTCATTAACACATCCTCTTAATTGAGTAAAAGAAGGAGTAAGTTTTTAGCTGTAATTTAACAGCTACTAATTGATAATATGTTATTGTAAAAATCTATCTTGAAAAATACGCTATGACTGAAACAGTATTAGATTTAACAACACCTACTGAACTAGAACCTTTAATGATTCAACAACATCTCTCATTAGCTGATAGAGCGGATGTGAGAGTAATGTTAGAATACCACATGCCATTTTTCTTATTACCTGATAATGGAGCTAGGACTGTAGAAATTGAAGCTGGTGAATCTATTCGTTATGAAGGGGATTTTTACGGCCTAATGAGGTTTATGAATGAATCCCCTGACCACGATTGGGTTAATTTAAGGATGAACCATTTAAACAATCCAGTAGATTTCTTAGGTACTGAGACTACTATTTACTTGATTGGTAAAGAATATTACGGTTCTGTATTGAGTCAGATTAAAACTCTACTACAAAAGCAAGTAAAAAAATAACAGCCTTTAAAATAGGGAGTCCAAACGGACTCCCTATTTATGCTGTTATTAAATACGAACCGTATACCCGTTAATCATACCTCCGCTATTAGCAGCGCTAGGCCGGCCAATAGGACTCAGTACATCATAGCGAGCACCCATCATACCTGGTTGTTGCATCCCCGTATTAGATTGTAACATCATCTGATATTGTTGTAAAGGAATATAAGCGTTATTAAACAACACCATCGGTCCTTGGGGGGTATTAAGGGTTTGAATATAGTTCATTTGATGTTGCTGCATTTGTTGCTGCATAGGAGCTGGCATCATGGAGGGAGTTCCCATGACTTGTCCTGTAGCTGGATTAACCATCATTGTCTGATTACCAGCTACCATCCCTCCAACCATTTGTGGAGCTGCATTGGCACCTAAGATATCAGCTAAAGTCGCAGCCTTTTTAACCTGTTGAGCTACTTGAGGTTGTTGTGGTTGCGTAGACTGCGCTTGAGGAAGTGGGTCAATAACAGAAGGTTGAGTGTGTGATTGTTGCATAGACTCATTAGTACTAGGTTGAGTTGGAGTAGAGGTAGCTTGAGTTTGATTTGGGTTTAAGCTAATAAATCCTTTATCTAACTTATTCTCCTTTCCTTCATTACCAGGTTGCATTGGAATAAAACGAACTTCAGGCAAGAATACATCAGTCTTACCTAAGTAATCTACCCAGCCTAATTCAATTTCCTCAATACCTTGATTTTGATCACCTAACTCTTGAATGAGTGTATTGATTTCAATTGCCACATTCTTAATAGCACCTAAGATAGATTCAAATTTAGGTGCTAAGTTAGAGTTAGAACCATAGCTGTATTTATGCGCCTCATTAATGAAAGGGAATAAATACTCGAAGATAGACATGAAAGTCAGTCGGTTCTCATTACTTAGAGGAACGGATTTGATTTTCTTTGGGTTTGTCTTTAAGTACTCATAGAAAGGAAAAGTTACCATTCCCCCCCATTGATGTGCTTTATCATTAATACGGGCTGATTTCTTTAAGAAAATACGGATGAATTGAAGTTCATTATCTTCATCTTCAATCCTACCAATAATTTTCTTAAATACATCAATCGTACCCTGTTTAGCATTTTTAGCTACTTTCAATAACTCACTCTGAACTGGATCGAGTTTAGCGTGGAGTTGAGGTGATGCTGATAACTCTAGCAGGGCAATGAAAGCGACTACCATGGTGATAGTCATATGTCCTAATGCCCAGTTCTTATAATTCTCTACAACAACACTAGGTCCTCGTGTGAAATCCTCAGCTAGGGGGTGAAAGCGAATGGTGCTACTATAGTAATTAGATAACACCTCTTTAGAAGGTAGTGCTAGTTGTTTTTCAACATCACCTTCTTTGACCATTGCTGGTACGGTATTTTCTCCTGGGATGAGAAAGATATGATCTTTTTCGTCAGTATAAGCATCAGCAGTTTTTAAAACTTCTTTATACCAAGTAAGTAGATCTAGTTTATTTTCCATTTTTTCATTCGCTTATTACAGAGGGAAATTATCCATGACAGCACTTGGATAACTCGGGTTATCAGAGATGTTCGTAACAGCATGAGAGATCTTGTTAGAGAAGTTATCATACACCTCATTAACAATGTTACCAATATTATCTGCTAAGAGCTGAGCAGTTCCTTGAGATCCTGCAATGACAGGAGCTGTCAGACTGGAGCAAAAAGTAGGAGCTACGAACTCACCATATTGATCACCAACCTTTAATTGAATCTTGGTATCACCAACAAATTCACTGATGACATGGAGTTCAAGTCGCGTATTATTGTTAAAGGAGATATCCATAACTGCTTCGTTAATCAGCCTTTCAATGAATCGATAAAAGAAAGGACTTGGGTCAACATCTGGTACAAACAAAGTTCCGCCTGAATACGAATACGTGAATTGACCTGACTCATTAGTTACAGAGAAGGCGATAGAGTTAAACATCGTCTCAGCCATCAAAGAGTTTGTTGAGTCTCGAATAATAGTAGCTGCTTGTTGAAGATAATTACATTCATCCCAACGAGAGGAATTAGTAGAATCTAAATACGCTAGTCCCATGTTACTGGCATTCATAGCCATTGTTGGGGAAGCACTATCTTTCATGATCAATTGCGTAATCTGTTCATTGTTTACGTTTGGATCAATGTTGTTTAGCGTAGACCAAGTGAAATCATTTCCAATTAGTGATTCAGATGAGCTAGAAAGAAGAACGTTTAGGAAAGGATCATTACGCTGAGAATCTTCACGAACGAAATCAATAGCACGTTCAATAATTGAATCATTGGACTGACCGTATTGATTCCCATCCACAAAAGCACGACGTTGTGCATCGAGGATTCGAGCAGTAAAAGCTGTGGGATTAATATTAGAAATATTTCCTAATGTAGCCCGGTTAGTTAGTGTTGCTGTTTCATAAGCAATGTTTTGGCTATAGATCTGATCCCGAATAGAAGCCGTTCCAACAAAGTTTAGTACATCTTGAGGACGAACTAAAGCGGAATTCATTAATTGATTTCTGCTATAGTTTAGATTAGTTAGAACTTGGTTTAAGCGTGTTGGCACGAGGCGACGAATCGGTACACCGTTTTGCAGTTCAGAATCTACACGAAACTGGAAGCTATTATTAATAAAGAAACGTAAGTTAGGATCGATGGATTGAGTTTGTAGTGATACACCTACGTGATCAGTATATCCTGTTAAGTACTGAATGATAGTTGCGCCCATGTGCTGGATTTCAATTGTCATAATCCAACGAAGACGCTCTGATCCCCAACCTGCTGGGAGGTCTAGCATTAAAGTGTCGTCAATGTTAATACTGGGTTTGATGAGACCAGATACTTCACCACCTAATGTCGTTGGGCTGATGGGTCGGTTTGGGTCTAGACGATTCAAAATCTCATTACGCTTATAAGTCTCCGTAGTCATCGCATAGGGACGAATATACTGTGGCTGATAACCATTAGTACGAGCCATCACTAAACGAAGAATACGACAGCGTGGGTTATTTTGATACATTGATAAACTCCAGAGAGAATAGGGTTGGTTTTTTACGTTGGGATGTTAAAACGAGAGCTGTTGGAATTTCTTGACGTTGTCGGGATGGAAAGGCACTTCAAACATCCCAATTTGAATAAACAGTTTAGCTAACTGAATTCTAATGTCAGGAGGTATTCTCCAATCTCGGCGTCTTGAAGGTGAGATGGCGCTTAAATCTAGTTCATTTAACCAAGCTTCATGGATATTACTCCTCCAATTACCCACACTCATGTGTTCAACAATATTCTTAATTGTTGTAAGAGGTGTAGGTTCAATCTTACTATTAACACTTCGAGAACTGGTTCTCTTTAAATGAGGATATAGATCTCGAATCATATCGCTCATTACTCGTGGGATGTTCATCCTAGCTGTATGTGTAGAACCACTTAACCCTTCATGCTCTTGCTTTGTAGTGGTTGTAATAAAAGACGCAAGGTCTTTATATCCGTACTGCCACAACATTGCTTGAACAACATTATAAAGACCCAAACTAGGAATCCTTTGAATATGTTCTAATACATCTGGTGCTAGATAAGGTCCAATTAGATTCTGAACAATGACGCTTTGTGCCTTATAGAAAGGAACAGGTCCTAGCATAAATGCACTAGCTTCTTTTGCTTGCTCATAAATCTTCATGTCTAGACCAGGACACAAGGTATTAATACACCATTCAATGTTGTTTGCATAAAACGCCATTTGCTCATAATCACCCGGACTATGCTCTGTCGGTGTTTTATAAGTCTCTAAAACAGAGAGCTTAGACTCATCGTCTGCGTTAGCTGATCCTACATCTTTATCCCTAACCTTACCTGAGGAGAAGTTATTCTCATATCCTAGTAATCTTTGATTCAAGTAAAAATGGATATAAGTAACTAGATGAGAGTTAGGTTGGTTTGGATCACCTTTTAAATTACCTACTGTTAAACGACGAATGATGATCATGTAAAGAATCCATACCGGGAATTCTTCACTACTGATACCGTCTAGAATAGGTGAACTCTTTTGCTTATCTGTACCTGCAATGTCATTGACATACAACCTTAGTTTTTCATAAGCCTCGCATGTCTCTAAAGTCGTACCTTCTAATAGTTTACCAGCACGATACTCTTTGAAGTTAACACCTGCTGATGCACCAGTTTGGAAAATAAATTCTCCAAAGATAGGTACTAGAGCACGGATAGAGATAGCTAAACCTAGAAGTTTGGTATAATCTCTTTTCAGATAAGTCTTATTACGCGTTCCAACCTGCACGAAGCGAGATGCGCCTTCATTTCCGTTATCTGCGTATTCGGACATCAATGAAGACGAAACATAAAGTCTTGCACTAATTTGTGACCAGACTGCAATCTCATCAGGATTATGAAGTTTAATAATACCCTTCATATAAGGACCGAGTTCAAGCGTTAGGTCCTCAATTGTACCTCCAAATTGAAATACAGAATGAATCTTCTCGTAATACTTAAATACCTCTTCTTGAAAAGAGATAGGTTTAGTTAACCAATATTGATTAATCTGCTCGAAGATATCAAACTCGTTATTCCGATGAGAAGTATTGTTAAATACAGAGACATCCCATATCAGCTCTTTATCATTGAAATAAGTACTGACTGTAGTAGGACTCTTTTGTATAATTCTCAAACTCTTTTCTTTTATATCCATTTCCAACCTTAGTAAGCGAAAGGGAAAAAATACCTTGTACTTTTAGGTGATATGTAGTTGTTATTTTCTTGATTTAAAGGCATAATGGGAGTCCTACTTAATCGGACTCCCACCTCTTTATTATTGTTGTTTATCAGAAAGGGATATCATCATCAAAATTGCTGCTGGCAGGTGCTTGATAGCTGCTACCGCCTCCTTGATTCTGATTACCACCTGAGTAGTTATTATTATTATTATTATTGTTACGATAATTATTATTTCCACCACCGCGATTATTATTGTTATTGTTATTAGGCTGCTTGTGAACGTAATTATCAACACAAAGTTTATTAATCATCGGAACAGTAGTATTTAAGAAACCGCGAGCAAATGTTTTAGAAACCTCACCTGGGTTATCTACCATCTCACCGTTAATCTTAATTAACATCTTACCACCACGAGCTGGCTCAAACGTAAAAGGAATTCGTGGACGGTCTTTCTTACCTGCATCTAAAAGCATGAATGAGATCTTACCATCTTCAGCGCGTTTTACAATAAGAGACCAGATAGGAAGAGGAGTTTCAGAACGTTTACCAGGACCAAAGAATTTATAGTCCTCATGCGTATACATAGCAGTATATTCACTTGTAGCGTTAATAGCTTCTTCAATTGCTCCAGTAAACCAACCGAATTGACGAGGAGTTAGAGTAGCTTGAATACGTCCTTTTTCTGCTGGGTTATTGGCAGTATCACCAGCATCATTAGTAAAGACCGTCATACGGACTTCACCTTTGTTCACAGACCATTTAATTGCTGCCCATTTACCTTGCTCAGTACTAGGTGCACTCATACTGGAATAACGAGCGTCTAAAATAGTGTGCTGGTATTCTTGCTGGTTGTTTTGATAGTTACTCATTTTAACTTTATTCCCTTTTTCTTTTAGGATAACAATATTTCACAAATTATAGAAGAGTTGCTTAAAAAGTAATATTTTACAGATACTTTTTCAATTCTTCTTTAGACACTGGGTCTTTAATACTATTTAAATTATATCGGATCTTATCTACTGTCGTTAAGTAGGACCATTTATTACTAATGGCTATATCCGTAAGTAGTCGTCTTAGCTTTATGGATGTAGGTCTAAAGGTTTCATTGTCTCCATAGACTTGTAATGTGAGTTCATTAAAAGGGATAATAGAAAGATCTTTTCCGTTATAGAGTTTTGTATACCAATACGGTCTTGTTTTAATTGCACCTGTATGAGACTCTAATAAACTCAGTTCCCTGAATTGTTTATAAGAAAGTAAATCAATAGGAAAGTGTGATAGCATTAACACTTTCTCCATGTAGTTACCTTCTATTGTCTTCATATAGTTCTTAAAAGCGTACTCAGAGTCTTGTATAAGCGTTCTAGTGAAGTTCCAAGCTCTCTCTGATACTTCATTATACGTCTTTTGTTTTACAGTACTAGGTTCTCTTAATAATGCGTTAGGAAAGCTTCTTTGTATAAATCTATACTCGCAATAATAGAGTTGTAATTTTAGATGAGGTCCGTATACTTTTAACGCTTCTTCAATTGCACCAATATCTTCCATAACCGTAAACGCTATATGGTCAGGTCTGATACTTTCAATACTTCTATCTGACACACTACCTATAACGTTTCTGATTAATGTACGGACATTAATCCAAACCTTTTCAAACTCTTTAGTTCTGTTAGGTGTTTTTTTAACACTACCATTCCCATCCAACCCTACTCCTACTAAACCTTCGATAGCTAAGCTTGTAGCTACTGACATAGGGAAGTAGTTAACAACTCTATCGGTCAATACTCTCATTGTAATTACCTCAACGCTTCAATAGCATCAATGAGTGCAGCCCTTACATCTTGAGCGAGATCTTCTTTTTTATCTGCTCTCTCTAGTACTAGCTGACCAATATTTTCTCTATTGATAACAATTGGTGTGAAGTTCTTTATATCAACTGCCTTAGTTTCTTTATCCACTTCTTCTTTTACCTTCTTAGGTTCAGAAAAACGGGTAAAAGGAAAACTCTTAATTAACTCACTCATATTAGAGAAAATGGGGTTAGTCCCTTCACTCATAATACGAATAGTCATGTCTTCGCCTTTCTCAGCTATTAGAGCTTTGACTTTCTTAAAAGAATCTTCAGCATTTAAACCAGTACAATCGACAGTAATGAATAGTTCAGCTAAAGTATTTTCAATAAATGTTTTATGAAATACATCATTTTCATCGTACCAGAAATGATAATACCCTTTAGCTTCTTCTTCATTATGACTAATACGACCAAAAGAGCCTTGAGTATATACCTTACCTACTTCACTATGAGTATGGACATGACCGTTAAAAATACCGTCCTTAACAATAACTTCATAAGAGCTATTATCGTGGTGGGGAATCGATAGTCCTGCTGGTACGTGATGCTTAAACATTCCGTGAGTAATGGCTAAATCTACACAATCCAATCCTTTCTCTTTTAAAGCTTCTAAGGCTTGTGCAAGGACGATTGAATGATCATGATGTAGATCATCCGGTATGAAGAGAAAATTCTTTTGGAATCTCTCTTCATACCAGACAATCAGCTCTTTGATATATTTTATTTGTGCACAAATACCACTAGAAGTATTGAGGGAATCTAAGACATTGGACTGCGCCCATTCATGACTCTTAGTTCCCTCTAAAATAAATACCGAAATATTTTTCTTTTTACAATCTCTAAAGATCGCTAAGAACTTATTAAATATCTCTGGTAAGTCAGGGTTATTAAGTGATAATAACTTATCCCAAATATCTCCTGCGAAAAAGATAGCGTTGATATATTGGAATTTAGGATTTTTATCACTTAATACATCTCTAAGTGCTTTAGCCATTCTTTGATTATCAATTCTAGTATTACCGAAATGAATGTCAGAAATGACGAAAGCATTTAACTTTTCTTTAGCTATCATATTCTTCATCAAGATCGAGGAAATCTCTACTATTAGATGAAGGAGTTACATTATTTCTTATTTCAACAGGTTGTTCCTGATTTAAGACCTTAGGTTTATAGTTATTTGGGATACCTAATTCTTCATTAGAAAGTCCTTCAATAGTAATAACTTCCCTACCAAAATAGCTAAAGACTTTATTCCAATCCTGAATAACTTTAAGATAAATATCTTTATTTTTAATATCATCCCATTTACGACTTGTCATCGCTAAGAATAAGCGATTACCTTGCATAGGGATGCGACTACTTACTTCACCTACCCTACCCATTAATTCAAATAAAGAATTCTGGGGATCTCTAGGTAGATCGAATTTAATTTTATCACGATCAAATAAAGGAGGAACAATAAGAACATCTTTACCAGTACTATCTGTAAGGATGAGTTCTCTGTTAGGACCTCCTACAAAATTAGAATAAGTATAGAAGTTGACTTCTGGATACTTTGGTGTCTCGCCAGTAAATAGAGGTAAGAAACCTTCTTCAAATTGATCCGTTGTAATACGAACAGCTAGCCATTCTTGAGCTTTATCTACGACTTCTTTAATAGAATCTAAACCTACAATAGATTTATTCAAGAGCGCTTCGTTAAGTAAGTCTGATGCTTTATTTAAGTAATCTTGTTCCAATACCACACCTTTTTATAATAAGATAGTTAATTAAACGTTATCGTAAGATAGCTAAGGTGAATATTTTTTTACCAAATAGATAGCTTTCTTCATAGCGTTTTTTAATACGTTCTTCTAAATCGGTATTAAGATCGATTTTTTCCATTTCTTTATTATGTACTTTAAATACATCGATATGATATCTAGTACTTTTAAATAAAACTGGAACTTTCTTGTTAGTATAGGAAGTTAAGCCTTCTACTTCTACTGTAAATAATGCCCCCCAATCACTTTCTTCTGTATTGTGATTAGTATCAAGTAATACAAACTTAAAGCTCGTTTCCATAGCTAATTAAACGGTCCCGTTATTGATGTTAGTTATATACGTATATTTGCCATTAACTTCTCTTAATAGCTTTTCTAAGTTATATTGCTTATCATCATCAACTATCATTGCTCTAATAATGATAGTTTGTTTACTAGCATCTTCATCTATACCATCGTAGCGAAATACATCTACCACTGCACCATCAAAAATTCGAAGTAAATAATTCTCTAATTTAGACCTCAGTAAAGAAATAGTAAGTTCTATGTTTCCATTGCCTTCAGAGAAGATGCCTGGAATACTCGTTACTGAGCTTCTGAAAATATTAGATTGGGAAGCTTCTGATACTAAGATATTAGCCATTGCAATATCTGCTTTTAATTCGATATTATTGATATAGGAATTAGCACCTACATAAGGTATTTTCTTAGCCATGTTTATAAATCCTTTAATAGCATCATAGTATCCTTACTTCTTAATCTGAATTTAAGCATTTGTTTGTATGTTTTATTTAATTTGTATATGATAGAGTTGAAATATAGGAATAAATTTACTATAACAAAAGAAAAAAAAAAAGAAAGAGAAGTAGAAGAGGATAATCTGTAATAGACTATCCTCTCTTTAATTACTTCTGATCACCTTCGTCGATAATATTTTCAATAAAAGTATAGAGGCAATCATCTGGATTCCAGTCATCGAACTTCATAATCCATTTTTGAACATGAGAAATAATCACTGGGTGTGGTGCGTGGTATCGCTCAAACCCAGCCAAAGTGAGTATTGCTGTAATCTTCAGTAAGAATGCTTCTCATGTTAAAAGTCCTTTGTGTTTAAGATGATAAAAAGATGGGATGTTAATATTTATTTATTGTTAATTCTCTATTGTATGCGACTAACTGTTACCGAAGGGACTTTAATCCCTTCGGCTTATTTAATTAGCCCTGTGGACCAGCTGCGTCAATAGCAGCGATCTTGGCATTTAAATATTTTAGAAGACGCAGAACGTCCTCATAATCCTTATCAGTCATGTTGACCTCCTAAAGATGGTTAGTCACATGTCTATAGAGAAGCTGCTACTTCTCTATAGACTCCCTAACGATTTCATATAAAACCGTTAACAAATTAGTTATATGTAATTGTATTATTCTAGTTTACAATTAGAATAGAAAAAAGAAAGGCATAAAACGGGAGAGCAGTTAGCTCTCCCAATTATGCCGTCTTACTATTTAGAACTGTTGATCACAAGGACTGGTAGGGTCTCGTTTACCATAGAGGACTTCTTCTAAGGCTAGTGCTTGAGTGTATTTAATATCTACCTGTTCTTCTACAGTGATCGTGTTATCATCATCAGTAAAGAACATTTGCACTGTATCAGGAGTCTCTTCATCACCTTCCACCAAGATACCGTTATTAACAGCTTGATAAACAGGGTGATCAATACCTACTTGATCAGGGAAGATATCTGTAAAATGCTCATCATAGCCAGCAATCTCTTGATTACGGTATTTCTTCAGGAGTGTAGGTTCACTCATGATTAGATACCGCATCTTAGATGCTGCTTGTTGAATCTTATCGATATCATCATAATACTGAATGATATCAGGTAAGAAAGCCTGTGCTAGTTTATTTAGTGCAGACTTCATTTTACTTAATACGTGGTTACCAGAGAAGTCTTCTGATAACTGTTTTACCTTAGTTAAGAAACTACTTTGAGCATTAGTAAAGCTACTAGATAATGCTTCGTTCGTTTGCTTGATTAAGTTTAAACTCCCTGGATGAGGTTGTCCATATACAGCCGCTCTGAAATCAACATCTGATCCCATGACAATCTGGACCATGTTATAACCTTTTTCCTTTATTAAATTAACTATCAACTATACAGTTCGATCATTCTAGACTGCATAGCTGGAATAACTTCCTTTTTACTGTGTAAGTAGTTAGCAATAGTTGCAAGTACTGTTTTAGGAAATGCTACACTACCAGACACTCTCCGAGGATTAGTCAGATCAAAAGCACTAAAGATAACAGAGAGTCTCTCTAGTCCTTCAGCTAACCTCTGATCCGGAATAATAGAGAAGTTAAGCTCGTCACCATCGAACCTAATGTCCGCTCTAAGCCGTTGTACATTAAGTACGCTCTCAAAGAGCCGGTACGCTAAGGCACCTGCCTATGGCTTTCCCATAGGAGCATAGATCATATCACTACCTTCAGCATTACCTGGTCAGGTACTTTCCGCTTCTTCCCCACTTGGGGTTCTACTCCGCGCTACCGGATGATCGTTGAGGATTCCCCATACCTCTCAATAATTGTGAGGGTTAGGAGCTTACCGGCTGATTGCCCAATCCAGACTTCTTTTTTACGATCACGTTTGTCGTTTCCAACTGCGTTGTCGTGAGTCAGGCTCTAAGGGGTTCCCAGCAATTCAAAAAGTTACCATTTCTTTATTTCTAAAGAAAGGGACTGTATAGCTATAAAAGCTTCGTTTATCCAGAATTGTCCACTTATGCCGTTGTGTTTTAACACGCTCTCATAAGCAGGTGTGCTAAGACACCCTCCTTACATTACTGTAAGGCTCAGATCATATCTTCTTCCTATTAGTTAGGAAGCCTCCCGTTTCGTCTTTAAGGGTTATACCCACCACTTGGCGCTACGATACTCCCTTCGTCTAGATAATATCTAGCTTATTCTCGTCTTTTAATACGAGTTACATTTATTGGTTTCTCTGATCGTTGAACGTTCTTTGTCTGAGTATTATTAAGACAAAGCTTCGCTGCTGATTGTCCTATTGTTGTAGGAGTTCCCAGTCAGTTAGAGAGGATTCAAGTACACTATTACTAGTGTAATGGCCAATAACAAAATATCTATTAATAAATATCTTATCTTTTTAGCATTGAGGGGACGAACAGTTAAGATACTAATACTTGTTGTAACATCAGTGATATCATCTTTGATCTTAGTTATATACACCTTTTGGATAGAGTTGCGATAAAGACTAGGGTTCCTATTCTTTAAGCAGGGGATACCTCGTCCATTTGGTGTCTCAGCTAATAATTCATCAAAGATCTCTCTAAGTAAAGGATGCCATTTGTTGACATGACCTTCAATAAACAGATCGATTTCATGGGGAGTAAAGCGTTTTCCAGTATTTGGATTTAACCTCTTACTTAACTTATTTATTAAGTGATACTGAAAACAAGTAACTGCTGTACTCCATGGAATATAGATATCTCTTAAGTTGTGTGGTTCAGTAATTGAGGAGATTACTGTCCTAAAACTTAACCAAGCTCTAAATCCAAAGACATGTCGTCGGAAGATACCGCCTTTTTGAGCTAAAGAAGTCTTATCAGACTCAGTGTGATATTCAGCAATTTGAGCTAATGCCTTAATCACACGCATTTCTTTTTGCTTTAAAGTGAGATTAGAGTGCTCACTATCAATTCCTACCATCAACCAAAGTGCGTCAATAATACCACTTAACTTTGGGTCCATATACGTAGCAAAGTTAGTACTCTCTACTACTAGCAAAGTTTTGTTAGGCATTGGAATATGCTTAGAGAAAATCTTATCCCTATTATTTTTGATAAAAGTTCTAAGTTCTTCGTCTAACTTTGCTGTATTAGGTCCTTTACTTAAAGAACGCATACCGAACAAGGTTTCGATAATAGTGTCGAAATGATGGTAGAAATTAATGATTCCTCTTGGGATCTCCATTCTTTCTAACTGCTCTACAGCAATAGGTTCTTTACCTGGTGCTGTATAATTATAATCCATAATCCAACGAATAACATCGAATTTACTAATCTCGAAACGACCGGCAATGATTCGATAAGCTGTAGGATTAATTAGAGCAGGGATGCCTTCTGGTGCTGCGATCCATACTAAAGGATGTAAATCCATACTGCGGTTACTGGATACTATCGTACCACATTCATTACATACACAACCTAAGTTTTTATAAGTATTAAATTCACCGCACTGACAACTCGGAATATCTTCAATAACTGTATTTGTTTTCTCAGATACGTATCGAGTATAGAAAGTTCGGTTAATTTTATCCTTATCTTCAATTGTGGAGTCTCGGAAATAGTTAATTTCCTGCGGCTTATTAATCTCAGCTAAGGCATTGCGATGCTTATTTGATAATGCTTTACTAAAATATTCATGCTCGGTGAGTCTTTGAAAATCTATGAGAATAGGTGTAGCGTGTAACTGCTCCCTATAAATCTCATCATGATTTTGAAGAACTAAGCTAATACCCATCTTTTTCCTCAAAATTTAAAAGAAGGCAGATAGAGGGAGGTTGTTCACCTCCCTCTATAATGCTTAAGTTAAAGCAATCAAACTACTTGTTACGCAGACCAACGTTGGAAGTTGGAAGGTGACATTGTACCAGCAACGCTACCACCAAAGGTATTGAGCATACCTGCACCCACACCCATTTGAATAGAGCTAGAAGTACTCACATAACCCGTACGATCTTCAGTACGAGTCTCATTAGGCAGAACCAGGTTAAGACGAATACCCAGAGCTGAGATGGAATCGAAATATGCTTTAACGAAGGCTGCGGACAGGATCACACGGAATACACGAGTCGTGTAAGTCGGAGGCGAGATCATGTACTCAGTTACGTTACGCATGTCGCGCATACGAGCTTGCATTGTGCGGTTAGTTGCTACTTGAGCATCAGACCAAACACGATAGTAATCCGGATTGTTTTCGATAAACTTATTCATCGTGGAAATAGTATCCACATGACGAGTATCTTCCAGGTTACCATCATCGTTGGTGAAATGACCTACTTCACGAACTGAATCTACGAATGCAATAGGTGCACCAGTTTGCCAGAAATCAGCAAACTTACCATTAGTTAGAACCGTCATGGTTTCAACGAGTTTAGTATATGCACGATCGTGGTCTTTATTACCCGAAGCACCGCTACCAGACAGTGCTGCTTTGAGCAGTACTGAATTATGCAGGTAGTCCTCACCACCGACTTCAATATCAAGTGCGACTTCAATATTGTCAGAGAGGATTTTCTCCAGGTAGTCACTGATCAGGGTAGGCGGGCTATTAAAGACATCCACACGCTGAGCAGCTTCTTGACCGCTCATATTGCCTTGATGGTACTTAGCCTCCAGTTGCAGAACACCAACGTCATCAGACTTACCCATCGAAGAATCAGGTGATGGGATAAAAGCTTGGTGAGTTGCTTTTGGCTGGAACAGAGCAATGGCTGGGATAAAGGACATTAGCTGCGAACCCAACGTATAAGCTTGGTGGTTACGCATCTGGGTGATGATAACGCGCTGCTTATAGGTTTTGGTCTCGACAACAGGTTGTCCAAACTGGTTTACTTTTTGAACCGTCTCCGGACCCCAAAGCAGATCACCATAAACAGACAGACTAGCAATCGTTTCTGCTTTATGGATGATATCACCTGTTTGAGGACTCATAACCTGACGAGTGCGCAGAGACACTTCCAGATCACGACGCTTCGGACGCCCCAGTACGTCACGCGGTTGAGCTTGGCCACGAGTGCGTTGCAGAACAACTTCCAGTTCTGAACCCATTACCTTTGCCAAGTTAACATCATCCCAACGAGGACCTTTACTAGAAAGTACAGCTAGGCAAGAGTTATAACCACGGGCCAGGAGTTGATAAACGTCTTTTTCACTATCCCAAGAGAAAGTGTCGTTCGTTACAACAATACCCGAAGCCGAGAAGAGATCTGTTACACCAGGATTCAAACCACGTAGGATTTCTCCTGCTTCTTTGATGACTTGGTTCAGTGCATCAGCAGGTAAGGAAAGCGTTTCGCACTGACCTTGGTTATTAGGTAGAATTTCATTACGGACGATCGCACCTTGATCACCAGCAATAACGAAGACGAAGAACGATGTACCTTTAGCTACCAGCGGATTGGTCAGGGAAAGAACCAGAGCGCTGTAAGGAAGGCGTTTATGCTCACTACGGTCTAGAATGGTTAGTTTGATCTGATTTTCACGACGCAGTTGCTCAGAGGCTTTCTTAACCTGGGCATCGAGTGCTTCTTTGGCACGGAAGAGAATTTCCGAACCAGAGTTGAACGACATCTGCATTCCTGCGCCAAAGATACCAACACCCAGTTCGTCTGGATTGTAACGCTCTTGTCCGAGTTGATCACTAGCGAGAACTTTCTCATTTGTTTCCTGACCTGCTGCAGAAGGCCGGTTAGACTCAGGCGTATTACCCCAGCGAACAGAATCTTGTTGACTCATTTTTTATTTCCTTTGTTTAATATTAAAACTTACGTAAGTTTATTGTACATTGAAGCGTTCAATCTCCCCTGTACAAGATAGTGATATGTCATCAAAATTAATTTAAAACACACTACTTGTAAAGAGGGAAGAATACAATAAACTCCTGAATATGCGTATAAGGCCATACCTTTCTTAGTTCACACTAAGAAAGTGTAGTGACTATTACGCCACTTTTACATAGTATTAGTAGTTAAGTCATATTTTTTTATTTTACTTTATTCTACAGCATAAATAGGAGTCTATTAAGACTCCTATTATTTATTATTCTAAAATAATACTAGAATTATAAGGAAAGTTCTCTTCTGGTTCTTTAATCTCTTTAGTATAAGAGATAACTTCCCATTGGAATTGTTGATTACTGACGATATATAGCTTTAGAGATTGTTTTAAGAACCTCGTTACGTTTCTATCAATAATTAAATCTAATTCTTGTGGTTGAGCAAAGAAGCTGTCTTCATCAAATGTATATCTAGTTACGCCATCAATGAATTTAATTGCTTCATCACCATTTAATATAGGTAGGATCACTGGAGCTAGATGCGGATAGCGTAGATCAACATCAGTAATCGGTAATCCTGATGTTTTAATAAAAACAGTGAACCATGTTTTTATTTTTACTGGCTCTAATATCATAACTAGTCCTTTAGTTTTGATGATATGACAATTTGGAATATATACTAGCTATGTATCAATTATTTAACTTACCCTCTTCTGTAAATTTAGGTATAATTACTAACCCTGAATGGAATCTAATTCGATCAGGCTTATTATATAACTTAAATAATGTCGTAGACTATTACAGAACGAATACTTTTACAGCACCTATTGAAACTGTACTAGTATCTATTATTAATGCATTAGGTGAAGGTAGTGAACTTTCTGATACGGATTACTATAATTGGTTAGAGAGAAATACTTTAAGCGTTTCCCAGTCTTTAGGTTTAACTTCCAGTGCAGCTCGTGGAAAGATTTTTAGAAATCAGTTCTATGGTCCTGGAGTCAATGAAATACTTATTTCTCAGAATGAGTCATTTGATTACAGAAAAGCTTTAGCTAATTGGAGAGATATAACAGCAGTTAAAGTGTTATGTCATCCTTTTAGTGATTTAAGTATTCCTATACTAAATACAAAAGTATATGGTGGAAGTGGTTATGCTGTTATTGCTATCAACATACCTAAACTTCTTATGCAGTATAGAGGATTCAGGGCTTTTGAGAAAAGAAATAGAGAAGGTAGTTTACCTACTCATGCTTTTATTCATAAATTTGTTTTACCTAATATTTGTGCTTCGCATTTAGACTACGCTTTATTTAATCGGTTCTATCGATTATACTTTAATTTAGATCAAACAAAACTAACTTATAAACATCCTTTCTATTGGACTGATTGGTCTAAGAGAGTAGATGTCATTTATCAACAAATGAAAGAAGTAATATTAACTAGACATCTCCATTTTAATCAGGTATTAAAACAAATACCTTTGGCTAAAATGGAGACAGCTTTAGATCTTAGTTATTTACCTTCTTTTTATCGATCTCGACAGGTTAACTGGGCATTAGCTATTTCTAGGTTAGAAGTATTAGAGTTATTATTAGAAAATAACTTTGTTACAAAAGGAGACTGGAATAGAAGTGCTATTAACTCTGTACAGCGACATATTGGTTTTTATACCAATGATCAAGTATTTAACCATATGCTACCTAGAGATCAGGCAGTAAAGGTTAATGATAGATTTAAACGGCTATTAGGATATTAAAGGCAGAGAAATAATGGCTATTATTAAACCACCTCTTGAAAACGATTCTGTTGTAGAAATACTAAACTATTTTAAACAAGTACTAGAAGATGATACCATCACTAGTCCTGCTGAGATTCTTAATCGTACTTTTGATCACACTCAAATAAGTAGAGTGGGTAGGGAATCCTTTTCTAAGGCTTTACGAGCTTTGTGGGGAGCTTTGGGTTACGCCGAATACTTAGGGGAGTATGATGATATTATCAGCTACCAAGAGCTTACTGAACGTCTAACTACTGGTCCTACTATTACACTCAACGACCCTGAATATATTGACAAATGGTTAAAGTTTAATGTAGATGATAAGATCATCTATACTACTAAAAACTTCTGGCGTAGTAATTCCTGGGCTGTTGTTTATAATAAAGGGTTAATTTTTGGTGCTGATAACGCAGGTCCCGACCTTATTAACGAACTCACAGGCATCACTTACCCTACTCGCCAATTACGCTTGATCGCTATTGGTGATAAAATTTATAAGATACGTTTATTAAAAGGTTTAGATGTTGGGCAAGTAGTAAATGATCCTAACCTTGCTTCTGGATATGATGTAGTTGGTACTCAGAATAGTGAGTGGAATAAAGTTTTTGCTCCTTTAGTGAATGACCCTGACTTACAGTCCTATACTGGAGAGAAAGAAGCTGATATTAGAATCAATTCTTCTCTTACTCAAGAATTTAACTCTAGTAATGATAAAATTATTGTTAGAGGACTTGGTGTTGGGAATAATCACTCTATCAGCTACTTAGATACAGGTTATGGGGTTTCCGATAATAGAAGTTACATTCTTGCTTTAGAAGAAACGGATCTAGAATTTGATGTTATTTATAAAGGTATTAAGAAGTTTAATAATCTCTCTTACTTAGATTTCAATACCTACTTTGATCTAGGTCATGCTATATACCAGCCTGAAGGAGAGATTGAGTTCCATCACTTCTTAGATAACGGTAAAGATTACTTAATTCCCAAAGCATCTCCTATAAAAATAACTTCTTTTCCTACGCTTTATGAAAAGGGGTTGGTTTATGGTCAAGATAACTTCGGGGATTCAGCATATTTTATTCCATATCCTCAGTTAAAAGCTATTCCATTGGACGGTGTTGCTTACAAAATTCGTCTGATGAAAGGATTGAATAAAGATCATAAATTATTTAAAGATAATACTAATCCTAATCAACCTCTACCTAACTCTAGTGATAATGAATTTGATAGATTCTTTTCTATTATCAACTATGATAGGAGAACTGAAAATACGTACACAGAGCCTAAATTTGCTAACTTTGATTTTACTGATCTGGACTTAGCTAATAATGCAAAAATATGGATGCAAGAAAATGGAATAATTAACACATCATTAAAATTAACCAGAGGTGGATTAGGTGATGATGGGTATTTAAAAGATTGGTTTACTAATGTACAATACCAGCCTTTGAATTCTGCTTGGAGACCTATTTTAGAACCTCTAGACTACGCTGAGTTCTTAGGAGAAGTCGATTCTAGTGAAGTCATCTCTTATAGCGAGATTTGTAACTATTTTAACGTTACGCAAGGTTCTTTAAATGATACTTCTGCCGGTTACGATAAATGGCTGAAGTTCAAACTCAATGGTAAGGAATGTTTAGTTCCTAAAGTACCTATTAGAAAAAATATTTCCTGGGGACATCTCTACGATCGCGGATTAGTCTATGGTCGTGTAGATGGAGGAGCTTTCCCTACTAGTACTGGACCTTCCTACCAATTACGTTTAATTACTATAAATGGTAAGAAGTATAAGGTAAGATTAATTCGAGGATTAGAAGCTGATAACATCACTCTTAAGTATGCGGTTGGAGCTAGATTTGAACCTGCTGGTTCAATTGCTAGTGAGTGGAATAGGTTATTCTACCCCTTAATTCCAAATCCTAATCCTGATGATGGTCTTGAAACGGTTTACTTCCAAGGCCCTTATCAAGCTAACTATACTAACGAAGATTTAGAGTTTGGTGCTTCTGACGGTACTTTTCCTAGCTTTAACTGGTGTATGGAAAAACATTTCGAAGACGATAATTATCGAATTGGGCGAGGTGAGTATGCTAATGCAAGTAGTGTTAGCAGGACAGGATGGAACCAAACTGGTGTCGTTAGAGGTTGGAGACCTATTTTAGAAGAATGTGAAGATAATGTTGAATTCAATGGTGAATTATCTAATCTAATTAGTTATGAAGATTTCTCTAATGAGTTAGGTGTTGTTGAAGGTGTGTTGACTACTAAGCCAGAAATTGATAAATGGTTAAGCTTTACTATTGATGGTAAAGAACTTCTTATCTCTAAAATAGCTATTAAAGAAAACATTAGTCTTCTGGATCTTTATAACAACGGATTAGTTTTTGGTGAGGATGACATTGGTTTCCCCACTACTGTACCAGTCGTTGCTGAGGTAAATCAGTTAAGAACAATTGTTCTTCAAGGAAAGAAGTATAAAGTAAGGTTGTTGAGTTGTACTAATCTTGAAATTCTTTCTGGAACGACTAATGACTCTAGTGAACTTCAAATTTATTATTCTGAATTAGCACGTACATTATTTCCCATTAATAGCCAATCTACCAGTCCTCTCTATTTAGGTCCTCAAATAGCAGAATATACGTCAGAAGAACTTGGGTTTGTGGGAACTGGACGTAATCATCTTGCATTAGACGTTTATTCTAGAGATAATAATAGGGGTAGAACGTATTATAGAGACACTATTATAGACTGGATTCCGTCAGCTCAAAATAAAGATCACACCTTTGGTTGGAGAGCTGTATTAGAGCGTGTAGCTGATGATGTAGAGTTCGTAGGTGAGAAAGTTTTCAGAGATGAAAATGAAGCTATTATTACTTATACTAACTTTAGCGATATGTTAGATTTTACTGCCGGTACGGCTATGGGTGGTAATAGTTGGCTAGAACTTAACATCAACGGTAAGAAGCATTTTGTCGCTAAAACTCCGCTTAGATACAATATTACTTATCAGCAACTTTATAATGCAGGATTAGTATTTGGTACTCCTGATAACGGTAAGCAAATTCCTTCTACTTCTATTCCTACTAATCAATTACGCTTAGTAGAATTAGAAGGTAAGACTTATAAAGTTAGATTGATTCAAGGTGCTGATGATAATGAGACAGGTATCTTAACAGGTTTAAGTGCAGGTAGAGATATTCCAGGTACTTATGAATCTGAATGGTCTAGGATCTTCTATTCATTAATTAGTGATGAGGTCGATGATAAGTCCTATACAGGACCTCGTTTAGATCTTTACACGAGTCGAGAACTCGGTATGGGTACTCCTGGTAGTATCGATATTCCTGATTTAATGGGTACTGCTAACTTTGTACAAGAGTTCTTAGGTGCACATAGCCTTTTACCTGATCCTACCTTATATCAGTATTTTGTTTATGCTAGAGGATATAGAGGGCCGGCTAGTATAGATAACTCACGCTATGATCTCTCATTTACTAATAGAGGCTGGAGACCTATATTAGAAGAATATGATTATTGGGATACTAACCCCTTACCTGAGGATACAGGACCTGGTCCTAGATATCTAGTAGGTGAATCTGAAGGTCCTGGACCTACTCAAATGGCGGGTTTCTTTGGTGAAGTTGCTCCTGAGGATTTTATTAACGGCGCTTCTTTAGCTAGCAGAATCGGTCTGATTACAGGTGATCTTATTAACTTAACTGAACCTTGGTTAAAATTCTATCTTGATGGTAAAATTCTGTTCATACCTAAAAAACCTATTATGTCAGACATAAGCTGGGATGAAATCAATGCTTGTGATGCAGTATTCGGTAATAAGGTCTTAGAGATCAATGGAGGTTTTTATAGGGTTAGGTTGATCAACGGTTATAATGAAGATTCAGGTATTCCGTATAAGGGCGGTCATGATAGTGAAGATACTTGGGGTACAGAATGGAATAGACTTATTTATAATGTCGTAGAAACTAATCCCTCTTATCCTAAGAATTCTCAATATGGTCCTAACTGGGTTACTTATACGGAAAATGAGTTAGGTACTAAGACCGGAGCTGGTCGCTTTACCTGGTGCATGGAGCAGACTGAATTAGACGGTGAGATTCGAAAAGCGTGTCGTGGTAATATCAATACGACTAGATTAACTTCTCAACCTGCTAGCTATAAAAATGCTAATAGAGGCTGGAGACCTGTATTAGAGAAAATCAGTTACTGGGAAGCATTTCCTTTACCTGAGGACACTGGTCCAGGTTATAAGCATCTTAAGTATCGCACTTTAAATAAAGAAGGTACAAGAGGTGCAGGTTTCTTTGGTGAAGTACAAGTTACTGACCTCATTGATGGTGCTGATCTAGCTACTCAAATGGGGTTAACTGCTGGGGTTGCTATTAACACCGATTCTAACTGGTTAAAGTTCTATTTAGATGGCAAGATTATGTATGTCGCTAAAAAGAACTTTAGAACTAATCTTTCTTGGATTGATCTTGAGAATGCTGGGCTAACAGGTAGTGGTAGAGTTGTTGAAGTTGCTGAACAGCAATATAAGTCTCGCTTATTAAGTGGTCGTAATCCTGATCCCACGGTAGTCCAAGAATCAGGTTATGATGTTTTATGCACTCACAATAGTGAATGGAATAGGCTGATGTATAACGTCGCCGATAGCTCGCCCATTTTACCTGAACGGTTTAAGCAATCTCAAATTGGTAAGAATTGGAGGAACTTTACTCCAGATGCTGATTTAGACATATTCTCTTATTCTAAAGATGGTAGAACAGGTAGTTATTCATGGTGTCGTGAAACTAATCTTACTAATGACACATTAGCTGTATTACGTGGTAGATTCGATACAACCTATATTGTACCTACAGCTACAAAGAGTAGTTCTGGTGAATCTAACCGAGGTTGGAGGCCTGCTTTAGAGAAACTCGACTTACCTAGCGATTTAGGTGTAGGTCCTACTACTTTAATTGGTCATGAGGTTGGTCCGCGTGCTGACATGATTAGTGGGTTCTTTGGCGAAGTAGAGAATGAGTTACTTATCACACCTGAAGATTTAATTGAAGAGTTAGAGTTCGTAGAAGGATTACCTAGTAATCTAGATACGTCTTGGCTTAAATTCATTTCAGATGGCAACATAATCTACACTACTAAGAAACCTATTAGTATTTCAGTTAGTAGGAATTACTTAGACTCTCTGAATTTAATCAATGGTAAAAGAATAATCCAAATAAAAGATAGGTTCTATAGAATCCGACTTTTAGGTGGAGTTTCTCCCGACTATACTACTATTTCTGGCGGTTATGATCCAGTGATGACGTATAATAGTGAGTGGAACAGACTTATCTATCCTATCACTAAAGCTAATCCTAGCTATCCTAAGTTAAGTCAAACCAGTGGGAATTGGGAGCAATATGAGCAAGTAGACCTAGGTTTAGGGGTAGGAAGTGGTTCTGGTACGATAACTAGGGATGTGTTTTACTACGCACCAACGTCTATTTACCATTTAGTCCATCGAGGTCATACTGACGTAACGTATCTTTCTTCAGCTTCTGTTAGTTTAACAGGTAATAATACTTTAGGTTGGAGACCTGTATTAGAACTTATCGATGAAAAAGATATTGAGTTAATAATTGATAAAGCTATTGAGGAGAATGATTTAGAAGTACTTAAAATATTCTCTACTCAACTTAAATATACAGTTACTCCACAAGCTTTAGCAGGCAATAATAGCGTAGTAGAAATTTCTCAAAATGATATTATTTATTTTTGGGAAGACGAAGGGATTCTTCATCAAACAGATTCTATTTATATGTCTGGTGAAGAAGGTTCGGAAAGAACCCTTTTCATTGTAAAAGCTATAAATAGAGCTGCTACGCCATCTACCCTCTATTTGAATGCTGGCTGGAGAGCTAACCTTATTAATATAGGTTTGAAAGAAGTTACTAGTTGGGGGTTTATAAAATGGAACCGTGTGAGAGTAGGCTCTAACATCCTCACAAAAGTTCCTAATTATTTACCTAGAAGTGTGACTTCTTTAGCTGGTGTTTTATCTTCATCTGTTATTCTTACAGGCGAAGAGTTACAGTTTTGGGATGTGAGTAACGTCAATACACTAATTTCTGCTTTTCAAGAATGTCGTCAATTACGCGCCAATTTAGCTAACTGGAATATAAGTAATGTAACAAGTCTTGAAAATACCTTTCATAGTACTTGGAATATGAATTTTGATTTTTCTCACTGGAATACCGGTAATGTTATAACCATGCAGAATATGCTTCATAATTCTAGAGCCATGGTAGGTACAGGTATGGAGCATTTGGATGTGAGTAAAGTTACTAATATGGATGGATTCTTAGGAGGGGGTTACTCTAAAGTATTTAACACAGACCTTTCTGGATGGTGCGTAACTCTCATTCCTAACGAACCTACTACCTTTGCATCCACTACGCCTGCTTGGGTGTTACCTAAACCTGTTTGGGGTACATGTCCTAACGGTTAATTCTTAAGTAATTATACAATAGTTATTTAGTAGGCATAAATGGGAGTCCCAAAAGGACTCCCTATTTTGCCGTCTACTTATTCAATAATAAAAGTTTCTTTTAATTCAAACGTATCCATAGCGAGCTTATTAATCTTATCATCAATAAAGTTCTGTCCTAAAGATTCTAGAATTAAGTAGAAGACTTTCGTATTATCGAGTACAATTCTACGAATATCAATACCATTCATCAATTCCTCAGGTACTCCATTATCAATAATAAACCCTTTTGGAATATAAAAGGTCTTAATAATTTCTCTTCCATACTTAACACAAAAATCTAAGAGTCGTTGTTTAAGGGCTTCGTCTTTAATACTCGCAACAAAGTTTAACCAATCTGTCTTACTTTCTATATCCATATTGATTTTCAAAGCAGGATAAGGAGGGGGATCTACTGTACCATACTTATCTTGGAAGACTTCTTGCCACATCGTGTAATGTAGGTAGTTACTCTTAGTCGGTTCTTGCTTATAAGCCTTACTATCTTTAATACGCTGTAATCTAAAGTAAGAACTTTGTCCGCTCTTAATAGCATTGACAATAGAGTGTTCGATATTAGCAATAAACTGATACTCATCTACAATAGAGATCTTCTCTCCTTTGAGTGCTTTATTACTTAACTCGACCATCTTCTCCTCTGCTGCCTTCATAATCGCTTTAGGAGCCGCAGAACTCTTTAAATGAACTCCCTTGACCTCTACCTTCCTCTTAACATAACTATTAGCCTCCTGCCTCCCTATTAAGGCATAATAATGTTTAGCTTTAGGAGTAGGAGTAAATGAATCAAACCGATATTCATTTTTCATTGCATTCTCAAACAACCGCTCTTTCCTAACGCCTAGATTAGCACTTAATAAGGCTAGACAGTGAGTAATGGACTGTGAAGCTAAAAAGATCATCGTCTCACATACTGCATTACTGATCTCAGTAAAAGCATAACTACCTGTAAACCACTTTACCCATTCTTGTACAGTAAACATTGTAGAGTCTGTATCACCCATCAATACAGAGAACCTAACTGAACTAGGTGCAAATGCAATAGAAGCTGGTACATTTCTCGTTAAAAAGAAAGTACTAAAGAAAGCTTTATGTCGATGTAGAACAGATAAGAAATTATAAAGCGTAGCAGCTACGATACCATACTCTCTAGTTCCTTTTAACTTCTTTAATTCCTTACCATTCATAAACCCACTATGAATTTGACAAGCTACAGTAATATAGTCACCCTCTACTGATTTAAAAACACTATCAGGATCAGGATGAGGTTCAGTAGCAGGTCTAATTAAATCAGTAATGAATTCCTTCATGAAGTTATCATTGAGTATACGTGTATTATACAAGTCTCCCGTATACATAAACGCAGCCCTTTCCTCAGGCCCTAGCGTCTTAACTAACTCCCAAATCCTCTCTTCTTTATCAGCTTGATTCCAATAAAGGCGAGTACATCGTAAAATAGCATCCATCACTTCTTCATGACTAGGATACTTTAATTGATACAGACTACATGTATTAGCTATTTTTTCTTTATCAATCGTACTACAAATAGATAAGATATTCCCAATCACAATCTCATCATCATAGTAGTGTCTATTACCAGCTAATACTTTCTCATTATTCATACTCCCATATCCAGCAGTCACTCGACATGTACTTGTCAAGCTAGTATGGCCAGATGGATTATAAATAATAGTACTCGTAGAACAATACCCACCACTTACCGCATTATTCGATAATTTCCTACCTGTCTGACTGTTATAATAATAAACCCTCCTCTCCTCATTCCCATCCCTATCAGCCTGGAACATCTTTTCTTTATCAATAGCTCTTAATTTCTTCTTATTATCAATAGAGCCTACCTGAATAGATTCTTTAATTAAAGGGTTCTTATACCGAGTCAAAGTAGGAGCAATAACATCCCTCTCCTTAATAGCGGTAGTCAGATACTGTAAATACCCACTCTGCACTTTAGCTCTATCACCATTATCCCCTCGGTAAGTATGAGTCAATACAGGGTCCTTTAACTCAAACTTCCCTCCTTTCCTAATTTGCTTCTCTACATAACTCTCACAGACTTCAATAGGCTTACCAGTCCTCTTATGTAAGTAATAAGCATTCTGAGTCACATAGTGCTTAACTAGATTCAGATCTCTCGTATACTCTTCTACAGGTAATACAAAAGGAGATTGAAATTTCATTATATTCTCTCAAAAGCATTTTATCTATCTATCTCATTAACCAAATAGATAAAAAAATAAAAGTTATTCTCCCTCTCTTCTATATAGGAAAGGAAAAGAGAGAATAATCAACCCCTCCTCTCTTCTTCATTTACCCACCACTTACTCTATTATCTCGCATATCGCAATAAACTCATTACTCTCAATTCGGCTATAGAGATACAAATTCCTCTTCTCTACAGGTAATCCAACATACTCTCCCCTAATCCTTAACCCACTCACCTTCTTTCCTACTTCTTCTAAGAATAGTCTACTATACTTAATTAAAGCATTTAAGTAAGACCTATTTAAAGTCAACTTACTATAAAGACTCTCATCTACAAACTTCAACACTATCTCTTCATTTACTTGAGTCCTAATAAATCGACTATTTAAACTATAATCAATTAATCCATCAATAAACCGTTCTTCTTCATAACTCTCTAATTGTAGTATACTACGAATATAAACTAGTAGTCCTTCAATCTGACTCGTTCTCTCTAGTAAGTAGCAAGTATCTTTAAATCTTTCCATGAGTAGGTTCTTTCTATTCTAAGTAGTTACTTTAAGTAGATGGTTTTCTAGTATAAGTAGTTATTCTTTTATTCTAGTAGTAGACTAGTATAGTCAATAGTAAGGCATAAATAGAGAGATACTAGTCTCTCTATAGGCTTTTTAGTCTGTTCTTATAGTGTTGTTGTATAATAGGTATAATAATGTAATATTTATTTATGTTTATAGCTTAATATCTTGCGTATGTATGTATGTTAAGAGAAGCTTCGCTTCTCTAGGATTCAAGTTGCTTCGCAAGGGGGTACGTATCTAAGTATCTTATCTCAGCTACTATCCTTACTATAACCTTATTATATCCTTTCTATACCTACAGCTTCGAACAATACTTATCTACTACCAAGTATCTCGCCAAGGCTCGGACCCGTAAAAGTGTTTTTACCAAAGAGGTACTATAAGTGGGTCAAGTCTCATAGAACTAACACTTTTACAAATGATAATAGGTATAAATAAAAATAAATATATTTACCTATTAATTTAAAAGTAATAGTAGATAGAAGAAGTTAAGTATTATAATAGATAAGAGAAATTGAAACTATAAGAATTTGAGAAAGTAGGGGTTATATAAGTAATATTAGGCGCCGCGACTTTTTTATGCAACAGCTATTATCATATTAGCACTTTTATTGAGAGTTACTACATCATTCTCCATGGATGAGTAACTAGATTGCTTTTGGATCACAATACACTCTCTAAGCCCTCTAGAGGCTCTATAAGCGCTTTTATTCTCATATTGGTATGCTAGGACCCCTAGCTTAAATATAATAGCTAGAATGCTTTATAATAGCTTACTATTAATAGCCGATAATCTAAAAACATAAATAAATAAATAGAAAAGAAGGTCATAAATAGGAGATCCTTTTGAGATCTCCTATTATGCCGTATACTTAACTAATACTACCAACATCAATAGCGCTAGGGGCCTTTAAAGAGGCTGCAAAGCGATTAAACATAGCTGAGAGGTAATTCCCTACGATCAGTTCAAAAAACCCTTTCAAATAGGTTTCCTCATGGATGATAAGATTCCTCTCTCTAGTAACAAAAAGAACCTTATCTCTTTTACTGCTAATGGTCAAAGTACGACTAATACCTTTAACAGTATATTCAACATCATCAACAGTATTAACCAACACACCCGATCCACTAAACTCAATAGCTTTTAAAAGACTTGATTTAGGTACTGAAGGAGAGTTAAACTTTAAGGAATAGAGATCTGCTTTGATTTCAGTATCATTTAAAAAATCAACATCTGAAGCATATTTAACATTATTATCTTCATCCCAGTTAATGATGTTTCATTTATATACCGTCATAGAGGTGATATATAAATGAGTTATTCTATTTTTTTACTCTTGTTATCAATACATTCCATAATTAGGTACGAAATTCTCTGTATACCTAGCAATGGTGGAGATTCTCATTTTAGCTATCCTACCTAATAAGCTAAATCCATTTTGTCCATATACCTTCAATAAAGACATAGGAATATTCAAATTAGGTGAAACTGTCCAACGTCTATCTAGTTGCTCTGAAACTCCATTTACATAGATAACCATATTGCCGCCACCAGCGGGGTTCACATAAGCTACATGCATCCAAGTATTAGGTATTCTTCTAAAAGTACTAATAGAGTTACCTGGTCTAGCCTGTGCTATAGCAAGATAAGAATCTAGTACACAAAATTGAAATGTGCTATTTGCTCCGCTCCCCCACTGACCTAACATTTGATCATAAAGCTCAGCTATTGGGTTAGTAAAATAAACCCAGAACTCCACTGTAGAACTCTCTAATGAGGTTACATTAAAAGCCGCAGAAGGAACTTCTATACCAGAACCAGAGCGTGTCGTATTAACAATCTCTATACCTGATGTACTAATCCCAGTACCTATGATATTTACATAATTAGAAGGATTAATAAGATCGATTATCTGACCATCCCGTACTGTTAAATAAAAATTAGTGAATTCATCCACTATCTCACTACCCCACCCATCAACTAAGGAGGAAGTTATTAGAAGTTCTCTACTCATGATTATATTACTTTTAAGAAAAGTGATTGATTATGTATCTATAAGATCCAATACAGGTATGATGTATAAACACTGCTACTAGTAAGAATGTTAGTAGTGCTTGTGAGTGATCTGATCTAAATACTAATAAGGGTGTTCTTACCCCCTCTCCCTTCTATAGCGTGGCGTATTTATTTTTTAGACATTACGCTTCTCTTGTAGTAATTTGAAAATCAGTAAACCCATTCTGAGACAGAGCTTCCCTCACTAAACGTACTTTAGCAGGATCACTTACTCTAAAGATAGTTACATCAATATTGAGTTCAGAGATTTTAGTAATGGTATTTTGCTTAATCCACTCTACAGCAATAAAACGACGCTTACCAACTCCTGTATCAATTTTAATATAAGTGAGTTTTCTAAAATCAGCAGGCACAGATACAGTAGAGTCAGTAATATAACCAAGAATCTGACTATGTAATACCTGAACATCTTCCTCAGAAATAGCGTCCTCGTAATCAGTAACAGATTTAACTACTACTGTTTTAAATTCAGTACCCAGGATTTGAGGAGCATAGGTGTCAAATGAATATTTTTGACCAGGTTCAAATTGATAAATCATTGTCTTTTCTTTTCCTAATAAGGGAGAGCTGAGATAAATAGATGTCGATTAGTTAGAGAACTCAAGACTAAGGAATGATAACCTGCATGAGTTCCGATCAAATGATCTAAATCTAAATATCGATACTTATCCCATATTTCAGTAGCAGCACCGCGTAAACTTTGTTTAAATAGAAAAAGATCATTCTCAGAAACTACTCCTGTTAGAAATGGACTCTTCACCATCCTACTGAAATTTAGATTATCTAAAGAATGTTCTCTTTCTGCTTGAGACGGGTAGTTTAAAGAATAAACGACAGAGTCTATAACTGTGATAATGTCCTGATGCTCTACTTTCTTTGTCTTTAAGAAATGAATGAGTGTACGGCACATAGGACCTATCTCTAGTAAAATATTTCTACTAGCTGCATTTAGTTCATGGATATTCATAACATTTAAAAGAGAGAGGTTTGTTATACACCAAGAAAAAAATAAAGTACTATGTATTTAACAACCTATTGAGAAGTTGTTAAGACATAGTACTTATTCTAATCTTTTTTATCATTCTTTAATCTTAATTAGAAAACCTCTTTCATATTCCTTATAAAATTCATAAACTAACTTACCATTTATAAAGAGATCTAAATTCTTTAACCGTTTGTAAATAGAATACAAATGACAGGTAAGTAAATTAACATATTGATTATTCATATCAGGATAGTCATCAAAGAAAGGATCAATGACTTCAACTAACTCTAGTGCTAACTCAGTTATATTAATAGATATTTCTTCCTCTTTAGTATAAACTTTAAAGAGTTCTTCTGTATCAATAATAGAATTAGTTTCAATAGGAGGAAAGCGAGTAATGCTAAGAGGGTTAGTATTGATAAGTACTTGGAGTTCAACGAGTAGTTCGATAAACTCTCTTTCTAGATCAACATACACATATTCAGGTAATCTCTTTAAAGCAGTTTGCTTTTCTAGAACCTTTAGTCCGGGTAAGATTTTTAGTTTCATTTAGAATAAGAAAATAGGTTGGGCTTTTGTATAAAGACTGGCTCTGGTATCACTAATGATAACTCTCATAACAGGTGTTGTAATATACCCAATTACTAAGAATTGTCGGATCTCATCTGAACTCATATCGTTAGCGATAGTCTTTATTTTAAACATGAGTTTCTGAAAGATAATGCCTAACTTTTCTTTTAGTGTATCGTCAGAAGTAGTGTTGAATCTACGAAACTTTAGCTCTCTATCTAATTCATTGATTGGTGTATAGAGATAAAGGTTAACTAACGCAGGGATAGTTGAGTATAACTTTAATTCACTAGCTGTTGGATAAAGTTCTTTTAATTCTTCCATCACTTCATAAACATCTAGGACACAATCAGGAATGAGTTTTGTCACAACTTTTCTTTTAATAAGTTAAATTGTCCTACATACTTTCCAGAAGTATAGACATGATCCCAATAGAAGTTATTATAAAAATTAACTTTATCTAAGAAGGTATACCCTAATAGATAATCAATCCTCTCTTTTATTAAATTACATATTTTTAAAAGATGAGGAGTTAGTAATGTGTCAAGATTATTAATAACTTCTGCTTCATAAAAGCCTTCTAAATAACCATATATGAAATCAGACATTCCTGAAGTGTTTAAACAAGACCCTTCGTTTAATACAAAAGAGACTAGTTCAAGAGCCATATAAGAAAAATGAAGCTCATATTCTAAGTCAGGACAATAAAAGAGAAAAGCTTCTTTTAACAGATTAGTAGATTCATAGACATCGAAGATAAGAACTGTTTTAAGTTCATAGTCACTAAAGTCAGTTAACTGCTCTGATAACCTATTCTTTCTAGAGACGGTAATTGACACAATAATAATCCGGACCAGCGTATTGATCAGTTTCTAATAAAGAACAATCTTTAAAGATACGAGTAATAGAGTCTATAACAATATTGCTATTAGGTAAATTTAGAACAGGGTAGAAAATATCTCGTATAGCTCGGATATTCTTTTCATGAGTTGAAGGTAAACCTAACAAACTCAATAATGTATTTTGACTCAAGTTAGTATCAGTGCTATAAGTAACAGTATTAGTTGCTTCCCATTCTTCTAGTACATAATAAGCTAACCACTCAACTTGATCTTCAATAGATAGTAATCGATACTGATTTAGTAAGATAGGGTCTTGTGGACCCATTAAGCTGAGTTTGACTAATGTTAAATCTTCTTGACCTAAGAAACGATATAGAAGAGGTAGTTCTGGAATAATTTCATAGAGCCTTCTTATACTGAATAATACACTATACAGTTGAGTATCCATTACTGGTTCCTTACCATAACACAGCACTCTCAATCCTTTCTAGAATAAGTGTATCAAACCGAAATACAGATACTCTATAATTAGATAGATTATCGATTGTGTTATTAGGATATTTGTTTAATATAAAGTCTATAATCAAATCTAGCGTATTAATAACAATTGCTTCAATAATTTCTGGATTAATCATGGACTCATTGATTTTAGCATATAACTCCTGTATAGCTAAAGAATCTATAGAAGTAGAGTCATCAGTTGCTAAAGCCGTCTTTACGAAATCAGTTAAAACCTCTCGCCTAGTAGCAAAGCCTATAATTGCCCACCAAGTAGATAGGTTAATATCCGATAAGAAGATGCTCGTAATAAAGTCTGTTAACTCTGTGGCATTTATATAAATATGTTTAGGATTGGTAATATTTAGAGAATCATTATTCTTTATGGTATTCATGAATGATAACCCGATAATCAATATCGTATTTCAGAACAACGATATTGTTGTTCATGACTGGATAAGCCATATAGACTTTATTATACTCACCATTAATGAATTCAGTTAATTTAACATCATACTCGTCAATGATCCCCCACAAAGATTCAATTAAGTTATAGCCGACATTTCCTTTCTTAGGAAAATGTTTGATATAACGCTCAACTAAAGATTCAACCGTATCTTCAGAACTACTTTTTAGAAAGTTTGTGTATGAGATAATAAGAACGTTAAACAGTTCAGTGACAAAGTTCTCTGCAATTAAACGGTAATTCCTATCAATGAGACGAATTCTATCTTGGATGACATCATCATTATAGAAATCAGGATTCATATTAGCAATCTCTGTTTCTAAGAGTGTATCCTCAGTAACAAGATTTTCTGGGATATCGATACCAACTTTATTTAAGTTCTGCTCAGCTTGAAAGCGAATCAAAGCTTGAAAGGGTTGGAGATCATAAAAGATCCAGCAAGAAGAAAGCATAGGGAAATTCCTTAAGTAACCCTTTACTTTTTCTAAATCTTCTTTAGGATCAAAAGGACAAATCCAAAATCCACCTTTAGGAGGACGCACTATAATAGTACTATGACGAGTTAGATCAATCTCTTTTCTATAAGAGTTAATTTCCTGAGGAGTGATATCTAATAAACCAGCTTCTTCTAACTCTTCAAATACACAGAGAAGATCTGGAGTACTAAAAACAATACCTGCATGAGCTTTTTGATTAGTTAAAAGACTAGCATATTGTGTTATAGTGAGTTTATTTGTTTTCATGTCTAGTAAAAAATAAATCCTCAGTAATGAAAAGGGAGTAGGTTGATACCCACTCCCTTTCACAGCTACATCAAGAGAAAGAAGAATTAAAGAACAATACCATCATCAGAAGCATTGTCATCATCACTGATCAAAGACACCATGTTAGGTCGAGACTGAGACTTCTCTTTTAAACCAGCAGATAGTTTATTCAAACTAAAGAGACTATCTACAATAATCTCATCAGAGAGAATAAAATGAAGCGGTAGTTTACTGTTATTATCTTCATCCACAACAACAGAAGAGAGTTCTTCAGGTAAGATACCACGACACTGGTAAGATGGAATGTTATTACTACCTAAACTCGTACCGGAAGTCTCTGAATGCAGTGTTGCAACAGAAACAATATTCTGATCGAAGTCCTTAGCAGTATTGCGATCACAAATCTGAAGTCCCACAATACCAGGTTGGTAATCCGTAACCTTCTGGAAGTTCAACCAGTGTTCCAAATCTTTCGTATCTAAGCGTTCATTATTCTTAGAAAAGAGAACAGCTAAGCTATTAACTGTCAAAAGTACATTGCTATCAACAACCTGACTGCTTAACCGAGAGTTATTGTATTCAGAACCGTTTTCTTCATAAGCAATAGCAATAGGTGAGTTATTCACCTTAGAGATACCAGCATAACTTTTGATAGTATCAATAGTGTTAGTGATATCCTTTAAAGTATCTCGACTACCAATTAGGATGATAATAACTTCTAATCCTTTCTTCTTTAGTTGAGCAGTGATAAAGGGAGCAAGAACGCTACCTGATCCACCACCACCAGAATGGATAAGAATGTTAATATCTTTAGGAGGATGTTTTAAAAGTAGATCGGGAATAGCTTGCTTAACAGATTCAGCGTTCTCATCACGTTTTTGCCCACTACCATCTAGAGTATCTTCACGATCACTGATATGCGTATAAGAAGGCTGGATGTGGTAGAAGCAATCCTTAGGAAGTCCTTTTGCATTAGCCAGGCTAGTATCTACATAAGTGATATCAATCTGAGCAAAGTTAAGATTATCCTTAGATTTCTCAGAGATGGTCTCTACCATTCGGCCTAGATTAATACCAGCACCACCGCAAGCATAGACACGGATGTTACCACGAGTACGTTCAATAGTATTCGACATTTTTTCAATACGTCCTTATTTAATAACCAGGTTTTAACCCAAAACCAATTAAGGCTTGATCTCGATAGAATTGCAATAGCTTCCATCGATAATCAGATTGATAGATAGTGTTGAAAGAAATAGCTCCTAATATGGATACGTATTTCTCAACAATAATGTTAGCTGTATAAATAATAAGAGAAAAGAATTGACTGATTATGTTGTCGTAGTACTCCTTATCTGGATCATCTGGCTCAGTATAAAAGTAATTACTTAACCAGTCGTGTAAGACAGATAAATCATAACATGTTCCATTGCTTAAGATGAGATCAAGTATTTCACTACTTAAGATCTTAGCATCAATGCCAAATACTGACCCTGCTTCAATAGGTACATTAATTAATCCGTTTGGCTTTCTATGCCTTTCTTCATCCTCAAAAGAAATGATTGCGTTATTAATTAGATCAAATAAATCCCTTAAGTCTAACCAGATGTATTTTTCATAAAGTTCAGGTTTAAAGCATAATGAGCTTTTTGTATTTAAGGGTAATATTTTTTGACGAGTATATGGACTCACCCAACTCATTCACATTTCCCTAAAAAAGACATATTAATAACAGATACTTATAGATGATATGTGAATGAATAAATCTTAATTATACCTAATCGCAAGGAAGCTTGACATGTCTGCTATTAACCACGCGATCAAGAAAACAACAATGAGAATTAATAAGCTCGTATTAAGCGAAGCTTTCTTAAAACCATTAACTCGGTATTGGAATGAACCTGTATCGATAGAACAACAGATCCTCACTAAAGTTATCCATGATCGTGTATTACCTGACTTAGATATCATCGGAGGCAAAGAAGTATTCGTACCTCTTATCACCGTCCCTAAAGAAGTCATTGAGCAATTTACTAGTGTGTTCAGAGTTCCTAAGACTTTAACAGACGGTAGATCAATTGTTTCTGTATTAAGTGTTAACTTCTTAGACCCTAATGCATTAAATAGTTTTGGATCAACTGCTTTTTGTGGTAGAGGAGAATTACTCCAATCTGCTAAAGCGTTATTAGATTCTAATGCGAATATCCCTCCCATTAGTTCAGCTTATGTAGAATTAGTAGCAGAGAACGTAGTGACGGTTCGTTATACGCATGTCTTACCTTCTAATACTTATTTACGATGCAGACTCGCTAATGATGAGAATTTAAATAACATTCCTATTAGAGCTTATAATAACATTGCTGAGGCAGTGTTCCTAGCAACAAAAGCATATATCTACAATACACTTATTGTAGAACTAGATCAAGGTGCAATTAGCGGCGGAGCTGAACTCGGCGCTATTAGAAATATCATTGAAGGTTTCTCAGACGCTGATGAGCTTTATGAAGAATATTTAAAAGAAACACTAATGGGTGTTCTAATGATGACGGACATGGAATCGAGTCGACGACACTATAGACTTATGTTCGGTGGTTATCGATAATAGGGTACAAATAATCAGTCTAATTGATTATTTTTTACTCAGGTATATCGATACCTCAAAAATATAAATAAACGCTCTAAACGCCTCTAATTTAATACAGGCATTTTTAAAATGAAGAAATTATGAGTAAAGTTAGGCAGAAGATAATTTTCAAAGGTCCTTTAAGCGATAGTCTTTACGCAGCCTTAACAGAATACATTAGTAAAACAGAAGTGAGTCAAGAAAGCGTTATTGATGATACAGGAATCTCTCTTGTTCAAAATGATGAAGGTTCTAAAAAATTCATTGTAAGCTCTCGTTCCTTTAACACCATTATAGTTTATGGCATTAGTGTAAAAGATGTCGATGCAGTTAAAGTAGCAGAATTTGCTAACATTTATAATCAAACTAAGAATAAAACTCAAGTACAATTGCTTTTACTTGACAATAAAGAAGTTGTTAATGTGTTTACTGAATGCATGATTATTATAGCAAAAGAATATGAATCCCCCACGTATACTTCTTTTGATCGATTAGTCAAAGATTTGATGGAGGCTAACTAATGTCTGAATTTACGATCAAGACAACTAAGCCTGAAGATGATAGAACTAGAGCTAGTGTTGTCGATTATAAGAAAACAGGTAAAAAGAACATCGTAATGAAGGGTCCGCTTTCTGAGATCATTAGTAAGACTCTACATGAGTTATTTAAATTTGATGATAGAAAGACTAACGCACCTAGTGTAGAGTCAACAGACATTCTTACACTTAGTTCTAATGGAAGACAGATTATTGTAGATAAGGCTGGAGAAGGACAAGTCTATATCTACGTAGTAGTGAAGTCCAAATCAACGACTGATGATCTTCTTAACTTTAATAAACTTATTAAGGACAAAGAGTTTAGTGATGATGTAGTCTTTATCAGTATTGTCGATAAAGAAGGATCACCTGCTAATCCATGGACACTAATTATTGAAGAGATAGCTAAGTTAAATAACTTAGCAGTGTATAATGACTTAGATTCTTTCTTTAGTAAGATCTTTGATGAAGAAAAAGAAGAACCTGATATGCTGACACAAGAGTCAGATGAAGTAGAATCTTCTCAAGAGGAAGATAGTGTTGATTCTGATGAAATGGACTTATCTGTAGAAGCTTTAGATAATTATAAACCCGTAAAGAAGAAAACTGTTAAATCAGTGAGTACTGTTAAGGATTTAAAAAAACTCAGTAAGGAAGCTAATACAGCTATCTCAGAGATTGAGGCATTAGTAGATAAAGTAAAGAAGCAAACTGTGGTATATCAAACCTGGTCTATTAATGCGGCTGAGCAATTAGCTGAAGCTAATCCTGAAGACTACGAAAAGCTCTCTCAACAGTTATCAAAAACTCGACCACAATCTCCTGCTGAATTAGTGTCTGAATATCAGTTCAATTGGCCCAATGGCGAGATTACTCGCATTACAACCAAAAATGAAAAGACTCAGGAAGAGACAGTCTTTTCAAATAGCGATATTGAGCAAGAAGAAACTGAAGTCGAAGTCACTGAACCTGATGAAGAAACTGTAAACTTAATTCAAACCTCTAGAAATAAAATTAACGAATTAATTGAAGATGTTAAACAGTTTGCAAGTAATGGTGATAAGACACCAGAGTTAGACAAAACAATAGAGGAAATTAATAAGAAGTCTAAAGAAGGATCTTTATCTAAAGAGATAAAATTCCATACACATCCGAAAGCAGTATTTAATACTACAGTTTCCTTTGCTAAAGGAGCTGTGAATGCTTTAACGGCTTGGGGTAAAGTCCTAGGACTTGTTTTATTCTCTTAATAAGACGGCATAATTGGGAGAGCTAATTGCTCTCCCGTTTTATGCCTTTATACTTCAAGATCTTTTTCTTTATAGATAGTTAGAATTTGGTCCATCTTATTGATAATAGGAAAGGAAGAACCTAACTCTTTAATAATGACTTGTGTTAGATTCTCTAAATACCTATAAATATCAGTTCGTATAATTTCTTTATAAACCACTTGAGAAGTATTATACTTTCCTAACTCTTTACCCTGAGGATCGATGACAAACATCTTAAATCTAGAAGGCTCTAAAGAAGGTGTAATCCCAATAGAGAGAACATCTGTCCTTTCATCACCTACTTTAACTAACAGTAAGTTTTCCATATTAGGATGTGTGTCGATTCTAATTAGTTCGTGTTCAAATTCCTGATTAAAGATATTGATGAACCAATTAATATCACTTTTAATCACATTAGGTATAATGTATTGACCAATAGAAAGTATATTGTAGACGATTACTAGAGATTCAGAAAGAGTGTCAGTGTGTTCTTCCTCCCCTTCTAATCGTTTTTCTATATCTTTAAATAAAAGAAATAAATCTCTATTAGCTAAGACATAGTTCTCTAGCATCATTTCTTCTTGCTGTTTAATCAAGTTATTTAACATAAGTGTTCCTTTTTTTTCTCTCATGAAGAATCATTAAGTAACATGTTATATAAGATCGGTATTTTAATTTAAACTCTATGAATAGATAAATTAGCTTTTTAAAGTTTAAGGATGATAATGGCAACGACAATTAAAGGGGTGTTTGATGAATTGTGCTCACACCTCATCTTTGACGATAATTTACTTAAAAAAGTAAATGCTTTTCGTATTGGTTTTCTTACTAGAAACGAAGAACATATTAAATTCTTCGGAGGTAATTTAACTGGAGTAGAGGTCGTTAGATTTACTCCTAGTGATGCAGATTACTGGACAGATCAAATTTTAGGTGTGAGTGAGACATTATTAACAAATGAACTGAGAAAGCTTCCTACTATTATTCCTAGTTTTAAAGTCTCTAGTGATACATTAAATAATAGCTTTATCTGGATGATGCATAAGTTCCTCACATCATCTAAGTTAAGCAAAGAAAAACAAAGAGCTGGAGCTTTCGAAGTAGCAATGGTCATGAACTATCGTTACTTAACTTCTCGCTTATGGAATCATTTCCGCTATCCTGCTGATCCAGAGGTAGCAGCAGCCACTTATGCAGCACTATCAAGAAAGTTTGCTCTAAAGCAATATGGTAACTGGACTAAAACTCTTGAAGCCAGATCTTCTGATATTATTGATCCAAGAGGTATTCATTATAAGAAGATCCTTACCATGGATGACGATATTGAAGTTCGGAAGATGATTAATGATACTCAGCTTCGTATTCGCTCTATGATTAAGAATATTGTGAATGTACACTTTAGACTCCATGCTCAAGGGGTTAAAATGACCTCTAGTGCCTCAGTCATGGAGCATGAGGGTGAGATGATTTTAAAAGATCAGGTAGGTGGGTATTCGCAATACTATCGTTATCTACTTGACATTATATCTGATAAACGTAGTTTTGTTAAGCCTATGTTAACAAACGTCATTATCAAAGCTATGAGTACGATGCCAGAGAAACAGTTCTATGTGACGTTAAATTGGTTAAGTGATAATAGTAAGAAAGCTCAGTATGAAGAAAGAATCAGTAAACTTATTACTGATATTACTATACATGCTTTTAACTACCTTTATAGTAAACGAAATACCTTCTCTAATACGAATGATATTGGTAATGCTATCTCTAGTTTAAAGGGTGCTTATAGTTCATCTAGAACAACAGATCCTTTACTAATTAGTATTCGTGAACAAACAGAAGAGCTAGTAGCAATAGCCACCAATACTCGACATAAAGGTAATATTGCTAGTGTTAGAACCGGTGTTCTTTTGTACATTGTGACACGAGCTTTGACTAAACAATACTTCTCTAAGAATTGAACTTAAATTCTATGTAGGTAGGTAAGCTAGTAAAGACCTACATCATACTTTTTCTCATAAACCTCTGATTCTAAGGCTGTTGAAATGTCAATTTGTAAACAAGCCGAGACTTTGAAGTTGATAGAGGTCGTTAAACATTTAAAAAAATGGGCTAAAGAACTACTTGGAGAGGGGAAGAGAGAGTTAGGTGAAAAAACTAAATCACCTAACTCTCTCGTTGGTAAAATAAAAGTTTTACCAAGAAATGGTAAATGGTTTATCCATTTTATTGTTAGAAAAAAGTTAGCAGTTAATGGTACTTTTAATTATAAGTTAGAAGTAACCTTTAGTGACGATATACCAAAAGCACTAATAAAACTATTTAGAACTCCTTTTTATGTAAACTCTAGTCTTTTAACATTTCCTGAAAAGCTATCGGAATTTGAAGTCGTTCTAGATCATTATCTAGATGAGGAAATTCGTTACCTCAACACGGCAATTAAATAACAGAACTGATCTAAATAGTGTTTCTGAAAGGGGGTCTTAAAAGGACTCCCTTTCTATGCCTTATTTATACTAGAAACTCTACTATATGAGTAATAACAAATTATAAGCATTACAAGACATTGTCATTTAGTAATGAGTGGCGATGTCTATGAAGGATTAAAGTTCTATGAGTATGATATTGTTTAGAGACGATTGGGATTATTGGCCCACAGCAGATATTGATACATCGACTAAGAATAAGAGTTTTATTCAAATTGCTGCTTTATGGCGAGACATGGGTATTAAGAATCATGCTTTTCCATTAGCATTGATTAATCCTAATCTAAAAGGAATAGATCCTTTTGCACCCGATCTAACAAAAGAAGAAATAGGTGCTATCAGCTATGAGTGTCGTATTAACCCTTGGTACTTCTTTAGAGAAGTAGCTCGCGCTCCAGCCCGTTCAGGCAGTGAACCTGGGTTGTTCTTAGCAAACCGTGGAAACATGTGTTTGTATTGGTGTTATTTTAATCATATCTTTATTACACTAATTCAACCACGTCAGACAGGTAAGTCTTTAAGTTTAGATGAGTTAGTTTCATTACTAGGAAATATCCTTTGTCGTAATGCTAACATTAACCTATTAACTAAAGACGATACACTGCGTCGTGAAAACGTTAAGCGATTAAAGGATATTGTTGATCTTCTACCAGGTTATTTAAACCAGATGGGTAAAAAGGGAAGTAGGAACTCAGAGAACATTACATTTTCTCAAGTAGGTAATGCTTTCCAAACCTTCCTTCCTCAATCTAGCTTAGCAGGTGCAAATAACGTGGGTCGAGGTATGACGACTGAAACCATGCTATTCGACGAAGGTCCTTTTCAGCCTAACTTTTCAATTGCGTTTCCAGCAGCTATGGCATCAGCAGGTGCTGCTCAAGATATCGCAAAAACAAAGAACGAGCCACATGGAGTTATCTGTACAACGACGTCAGGTAAGATTGATAGTCCTTCAGGATCTTTCTTCTATAATGAACTTCTTCAAACAGCAGCTCACTGGGACGATCCTTTCTTTCTCGACGCTAAGAATCATGAGGATTTAACAAATCGTATTATATCCATGTGTAGAAAGAGTCCGAGCTATACGAAAGAAGGGGCTAAGATTCCTCAGATCATTGTTCCGCGTATTAATGCCACTTTTTCTCACCGTCAATTAGGTTATACAGATGATTGGTTAAGAGAGAAAATTGCTAAAGCTTCTGGTCCAAGAGATGGTGCTGAACGAGATTATCTTAACGTATGGACAAACGGACAAGCTGATAGTCCTTTCAGCCCTGATACAACTGCTAGGATTGTTAAAAGTGAAAAGAAGGTTGTTTATAGGGATTATGATAATAAGAAGAACTTCTTATTAAACTGGTATATTCCTCAAAGAGATATTCAAACCGTGATGAATGAAAGAGACATTCTCATGGGTATGGATAGCTCTGATGCTGTAGGGGGTGATACCATGGGTATTGTCTTTACAGATTCTCGATCACTAAATACAGTAGCAGCAGCTACTTTTAACAACATGAGTTTATTTAGTTTTTCTGAATGGATCGCAGATATTCTTATAAAATATCCTCGTGTATTATGGGTTCCTGAATGTCGCAGTAGTGGTATGGCTATTATCGATCAAGTATCTGAGATTCTAATGAGTCATGGAATAGATCCCTTTAAACGTATCTTTAATAGAATCGTTCAAGAAAAAGAAGAGATGAAAGAACTCTTTGAAGAATTAAGAAAACCTATCCATGCTCGCCGCGCTAACTTCTACGACATGAATAAAGGGTTGTTTGGCTATAAGACTTCTGGTGCAGGGAACTATACAAGAGAACGACTATACGGTACAGTACTCTCTACAGCTACTCAACGCTTTGCTGAAGTTATTAATGATAAAACCTTAATCCAACAACTCATGGGTTTATCAGTGAAAAATGGTAGGATTGATCACGGTACTAATGGTCATGATGATCAGGTAATTGCTTGGTTACTCAACGTATGGTTACTACTTTTTGGTAAGAACTTATCTTTCTATGGTTTAGATCCTCTCAATATCTTCTCAGAAGAACCAAGAAGAGAAGAAGTTACACTAACACTTGCTGAAAGAACAAAACGTTATCAACAAGAAAAGAACCATAAACGGATTGCTGAACTATTAGAAAGGTTAGGTAAAGAGAAAGAAGAATTTGTTGTTTCTCAGTTAGAGAGAGAATTAAAACATCTCGATAGAAATACTGTAAAAAACGATAGAAGTATTAATAACATGCATGAGTTAATTGAGAAAGCTAGAGAACAAAGGCTGCGATCTCGCCGCACTACTGAATCTAGTTTTAAAAACTTTGATAGTGCTAATTCATTAAACAATTATCGAAATATGTACAGTAGTTCAGTGAATCTCTTTTAAGAGCATAATAGGAGATCTCAAAAGGATCTCCTATTTATGACATATAGTGAACTGCACTAGACTAAGGGTAAAGGGTTGATTTCAAAGTTATCAGTATATACAGCACTCTGGGAAAATCTTACATCATACAACCCGCCTATCAAGGAATAACCTGTACTACCATAAACTTGGAATATCTTGATATTCTCAGTTCTTCTAACCTCGTCTGTAGGTAAACGACTTAACTGAGCTTTAACTCCATTCTTATAACAAAAGAAAACATTATTATGTCTTACAAATGCTATATGCATATAAGTATTTAATTCAGGACTATAAGGGGAAATAACCCAACCAGGCGTATCTTCAAATCCAAAATAATTACCACTAACCCCACGGTAAGTAAATTGAAAGTTCCTACTAGTCCAGTTACCCACCATTTGGTGATATAGTTTAGATAAATCTGCAATTTTAACTCTCATCTCTACTGTAAAGTCTTGCATTAGAGAAGGAAAATTAGCACTTGATATTTCTAAGAAGCCTGATGTGTTACCGTTATTAATAAACCCTTCACTATCGACAGTAATATGTCCACTATTATTAATAACATGGTTATAAGAACTGACATCTTTGATTACACCATCAACTGACTGGAGATGGAATCTTACGTCAGTAGCAGGTTTTAACTTAGTAAATATGCCTGGAGGGGAGGGGGGGGGTAGAACTAATTAATAGCAGTTCCTTACTCATTACTGACCTTTTTTCTAAAGAAAAAAATAAGAGAGCATTTAGCTCTCTTATTTATGACATGTTACAGTTGTCTTACAGACCACCCACCAACAGCTAACTGTAGTTCACTATCAGCAGTACGTTTTACGAAATGTAAGAAAAGGGTTTCATTAGCGACAATTGGAAGGTTAGTCGGAATATCACTATTCCAATCATCCACACTGATTTCCATCTCTAAACCAGACCCTGTTCTAATCTTAATATAATCGGGTTCAATAGGTTTAGTTTCAGCTAAGGAATTATAAAGCGGGTTAAGTTCATAATACGCTTTTTCTAACCATTGAGCTTTTGTAGCTAAACCAGAACCAAAATTAAGCTGACGTAAGTTCTGGTTGATGAAAGTCATTTGACATTCAATATCACGTCCGTAAGGTTCAGCCTGACCCTGATCTCTTACTGTCCAGCGAGGCATGATGACTTCTGTTCCTTGACGCATTAAGGCGATATTAATAACCTGAGTATGAGTCCAGTCACCATAGACAGGGTCAACATCTTTTAATTCAATTACCCATTGAATTTGTTGGTTAACACCATAAAGGGTAGGATCAAACGCAGGGCTATTCGCACCAACACGAACGTAAGGAGTGACATCAAACCACTCTTGTCTCTCTAAACTGTATAAGAACCAACGCATAGTGTAGCCATTGACTGCGTTAATCCATACAGGGAATCCAAAGAGTTTAACAGAATACATTCCTTGGACTTGAGTTACTTTGACGCGATAGGGTTTTGTCATGGAATAATGTTGACCCACTACAGCTCCATGAACAGCCTCATTTTGATCTAATTGATAGTTTAATACCCATTCATCTGTTTGGTTAGGATAAGTTGCTACGAAACCAGAAAGACCCATCATAGAGAACTTACCACCATTAACTGGTAAGGTACGTTGTTCACCATCACTATAAAGAACTGTACCAAATAAGTTTAAAGCGTTCTTTGGTAGATTAAGAGGATAGACAATAAGATCAGGATCAGTATCTTTAATGAAGGGTGAAGTGCAGAAGATATCGACAATGTATTTCAGACTATCAGTTTGATCTCGAATCCAGGCTGTATTTTCAACAAGTAGCTGTCCTCGCTCAATGGCTGTATTCTCATTATTATAAACAATGATAGTAACAATCTCATTATCTTGTAAATCAACCTTCGTATAGAAAGGTTTAATAACTTTACAATTAGCAAAACCAGGTGCAGTAACATCCTCCAGTGGAATCTCATTACCTAAGATAGTAGAACTATTGGTGTCATACATAATTGAGATGACCTCCATAGGACTACCTGATACAGGAGAACCACGATAAGCGATAGCATAGGCAGCATCAGATCCACCCACCCATTTCCTCCTATCGACAACTGCTGAATAAGGAATAGTGGTTTTGTTGATATAAACACGATTCAACTCTGAAGCCGAACCAACGCCTACACCAAGTAGAAGTCCATTACCATCTTCTTCGGAAGCCGTGCTGATGACATAACGTTTAATTACAGGAATATAACTAACGGGATCAATCTGAAGAACAATATAGAAGATACCTTCATCTAAATTCAGAATGAGGTCATTGACTTTAGGGATATAAATAGCAGTGGATGGACTCCCTGCTCCAAAATAAATCTCACTATAGTTCCATATCTTCCATGTACTATAGGGATCTTGAACTAAAGCCCTCCCGTCAATACCAAGAGGGTTAAGAAAAGGCGTATTACTCATTGATACTCTCTTTAGAGGTTTAGTATTCTTCTAACTTTAAGAAATGAGAAAGTTGAATTAGGTTATTACAATAGAGCTTGACTACTCTATCTAAGAATCGGTAGATAAAGAGATTGACCTCTACCACATAGTCAAATACATGAGGTACACAAACTACATAAGTAGGATCTAATTGATTCTCAGGCTGAGTAGGATCAAAGATAAGATATCTTTCGTAATCACTAACAATTTCCCTCACCTCCATATCTGTATACCAACCTTGAATACGAGGATCGTTTAAAATACCAGCTCGTAAGTCATGAAGGATGATATTAATGAACGGTGAGACAACAGGATACCTTTCAAGTACAGCGTTAGGATTTCCATAATGTGGATTAGGTAAATGAATAGACATATAGTCACTCACCTTTTGATCAATCACTAAACTCTTATCCCTTAACTCATAAGCACTTTGATCCGTTAAACCTCGTGTAGGAACAATGATATCCCTAACAAAATAAGGTTGTCCATTTAAAGGATGTGGATCAGTTCCACCACCATGATCTTCAGCAAATTCTACATCTTGACGCATGTAAGTCTTACCACCGATAATAATGCGTAAGACTTTATCATCTAAGATATTGAAAACGTCATTATGGCTAATAACACCGTGGTTGACATAACCTCTATCCCCAGCTCTATTATAGTTGAGGTCAGAATCACAAAAATTAGTGAAGCGAATCGTAATATCCTGAGGACCATCTTGAGGGACTTTTAACCACTTCTTACCAATGATAACTACCTCAGGAAACTCAACCTTATAATCCACACCTTCAATTAAAGAATGTCCGTTTAGCCAAATATCTAATTCCCCCATTGGGATTTGCATATTGTGCTCTAATAACACTCCTTCTCTAAAGGACTGTTGTTTAATTGCAAAGCGAGTAGTGGCTGAAGTAGGTGTAATAGAAGTACTATACACTAAATTACGTCGATTAGAACGAACTAATGTATAGGTAGTATTTGGATTGACTAACCAAATTAAACGATTATCGTTATCAATGTGATAGTTACCAGAGTCTGTTACATCAGTCCACTCATTACTAGGAATACCATTAATAATAGGACAAGTATAGCAACGATATTCGTAAAGAGGATCAATAGCTACTTCAGGAGAACCATAATACTCATCTAGTAAACGGTCGCTATAGTTAGCAATGAGTTCTACGAATTTAGCATCATCATTTCGAATAGGCCACTGACTCGTTCCAGTATGGTGATTGTAACCTAGTAACTTACCGTCATCATCATACTCAAAACCTGTACATTGGTATTGAAGTCCATAAGGAACATCAGCCACCATAGGACCCATCTTAGGATAAAGTAAGTTAGGTGTATCACCTAACACTTTACTGATTGCGTTATAACCTAAGAGGTCTTCAGTTAATTCCCTATCCACTTCAGTGATTTTAATACCCATCGCTTTTGTATAGAAAGAAGCTTCCAAATGTGCTGCTCTCCAATACTCTAAAGTAGAATCAATCCCTACCATAGCTCTGGGAATCTTTTCATCACTGAGTTTATAGAGTTCGTGGATACGGCTATCTTCAAAAATTAACTTGTGATCAAATCCACCGTGCCTAATAAAGAGTTGGATTTCAATATCGTTTGAATTAGGCCATTCTGGATTAGCTTGAATATAACTATTGATGAGTTGAACGGGAATGCTATAATCTCGATGAGTTAAGTTTCTTAACCAATCTGAACTATTATGACTATAATACCTACCTCTATAACGATTACTAATAGGTGAATCACGTTTCATTAAGTAAACGTCAATATCATCTTTATAATCAACAATAGGTTCATCACCAGGATCACGAGGATAGTTTAAAAGGAACTTCCTTCGATTATCTAAAGTACTCTCAAATTCTTTTAGTTCACTTAACTTAAATGTAACAATTTTCTTAATAGAGCTATCGTAAACATATTCTACCTCATCACCTATTCTAGCTGTTAGTGGAGTAATGCTATTCACATAGATACCATTAACAAAGCAGAACACTGCACCATGTTGTAATCTCAAGGCTTCTACCTGGTTTTGATACGTGACAATTTCAGTAACTGTATCAATACGCTTACCAGTGATAGTAACAGCTTGTGATTGGGGATATGAGCGTGGACTTCTAAAATAGGCATTGGTATAGAACCTAAAATAGATAGGTTCATCACCATAGGGAGCGTCAATAACATCACTCTCTTCAATAGCCATAATTAAGTTGTTATCTCTCGTTACCTGATACCATGCCTTGGTTCTAGGAAGCATGATACCATCTTTCGTATAGATATCAACCAACATATTTTGCTCATTACAAGCTTGACTAATGAGGGTCCAGTTATTTCTACTGTTAGGTAAGTTAAGTAGTAAGGGATAGATTTGACCGTATTGAAATACGTGAAAGCGAGTAGACTTTTTAGGTAAAGAAACAATTCTCCAACCTGTGTTAACTGTGTTCCATTCGCCATACCGATGTGTTATTCTTTTTGGTTCAATAACAAAGGTATAATCTAAACGAGGAGAGCACCATACATTTTTTAATACATAGTCAGTTAAGTAATCGTATTTCTGCATGGTTTTAAATCTTCTTAATTAAAATGAGCTTCTACACCAGAGGCTCGTTTGAATGTTAGTGCTGCATCACTGATGCTAACTCGATTAAGAGAACGTTCAATTGCTTTCATAATAGGTGTAGATTTATAAATCCTATTATTTAGCGCTGATGTAACGATAGCTAGCCAAGTCGGAGGGTGTTCTAAAGCAACAGCAATAATCTCTCTAGCATTAACACCAAACCAAGACCCTTGAACTAATGAAAGTAATAGTCCAGGCGTGAGTTTATCTAAACGAATACTACCAATGATTTGTTTTAAAGCATTACAATAATCTTGAAGATTATTAATTGGCTCAGCATTAGCAATGAGCTGAAGTACAATATCAATAGGTGTATGAAGATTACGACTAATTAAACGGAAGATGTTATTCTTCTCTACTTCACTAAACTCAGCATCTTGGAATTGATAAGCGTAGTAGTAAGCAGTAATTACTTTTAGAGGAATACTCTCTCTAATATCTAACGACAGTCGTTTAGAGATCATATCACTAACCCAGTTAGCGTAAGCAGCCATACCAATAGGAGAGATAATCCTTAGGTTGCTAGGACGTTCAGAAATCCAACGATATTGATAACTTGCCCAATAACTAGAAAAGTCAAATTCAGGACGGTTATTAATCCTGATATCTGCTAATCCAATACCTTGAGTTGTGAAGTAACGCATATCTACAAAGACACGCTCTTCTTCATTGACATGGAGTACTCGGGGAAATAATAAAGCTGGGATCTCCTCAATCGCTTTATTTTTAATACGCATAATGGTATTAACTTTATCACTAGCTCCTAACTCACCAGTTAAAATAGCTTGTTTAATAGCTACATCTGCATTGTCTTGAGATTTCAACTTACCAATAGTTGTATCGTAAGCCGTTTTAAGTACGGTCATTTTTCTAGATCCTTACTAATAACATGTTATTACTCCACAAGGAATTTAATGGAGTTATTAAGCGAATTCAAAAGATACAAGCAGTTTAATAATCCCGGCATGTACACGCAATCTTATGCAAGGAGTATAATTCTTGCTTTTTTAAAAAATGTCATTCTTTAAAAAAATATTAACTACACTAATGTTATTTAAATAGATGAATTTCTAGATAAATCTATTGACTTAACTAATAGTTAGTGTATAACGACAATAAACAAGCAGTTATTAGAAATAATAACTTTTTTATTTGAATGTAGGAATACCTCATGAGCACTGAAATTATCAATGCTACGCCTCTGGCGCTATTACAAGGTACTAAGGACAGTTCTACCACTGTACCTGTACTGGAGCCGGAACAGCGCCCTACTCACTGCCCACTGACTGTCATCTTTGCAGAACGTGGTCCTACTACGGGTGTGTTAGCAAGCGGAGCAAGTAGGGAAGTTATCTTTGGTAGCAAAACTTTTGATGTGCGTAGTAAATACGCGCAACACCACTTAATCGTCTCGAACGCCATGCAGCGTCGTGGCAACGCTTCACAAATGTATCAGCGACTGCGTCCTGCCGATGCTCCTGATCCAGCAACTTTACGTATTTCTTTAGACGTATTAGAAACAGACATTCCGCTTTATGAACGTAATGCTGAAGACGGTAGTATTGTTTATGACTCTGTGACCAATCTACCTGTTGAAACGGGTGATACTGTACCTGGCTTTAAAGTCATGATGGTGGCAGAAGAGATTCTACCAGATCCTGTTACTAATGAAGACATGTTTGGTAAAGGTACAATCGGTAACGGTGCGCAAGTCGATGTATCTACAGGCGCTCAATCTCGTAAGTTTCCAATTCGTGACCTTCGGGTGTCGGATTTTGGTGCTTATGGTAATAACATTGGTGCTCGTATTTATGCACCTACTACTCGTAGTTCTATTCCAGTAGACCAAACTATCATTGAAGAAGCACGGGCTTACCCATATCGCTTCCAATGCTTAGAGCGTCGTGATGAATACACGCTCCCAAAAATTGTTGAAACTTTATCAGCTGAACAATATATTGATGGATGCTTTAAAGTCGATGCTTACTCACGTCGTTTAGATCAAGATATCTTCGTAGGTGATCTATTCATTCCTGCTTGGGAACGTAAAGGTGATCCTCAGTTACCAGATACCATTGGTCCTTTTGGTAACGAGTATATCTATACGAACTATATCGATACTTTAGTTAAAGATTTCTATGAAGCTGAAGTTAACTTAATGCCAGCTCTGTTCTCTGACTTCCGTAATGACGGTAGTGATGAAGAACACGTCTTTAACTTTATCGGTGGAACCACTTCTACTGGTGTACCTTATTACTCCTACCAAATCGATCGCAGTAATGCTGACGCAGTTATTCTCTCTGAGAATAGTGTTCAGTATGCTCGTGGTGGTGGTGATGGTACGATGACTGCTCAGACGTTTGATTTACTGGCTCGGGAATTCTTTAGTCAATATGGTGATCCCAACTCTCATCTGCAAGATACTGCTCGTCGCGTAGAATCTGTTCTTTATGATACAGGCTTCTCACTGGATACGAAGTATGAGATGCTTAAGTTTATCGCTCTGCGTAAGAATACGAACGTTATCCTTACGCCGTTTGATATTCAAGGACCAGTGCTGACTTCTTCTCAAGAGAACTCCTTAGCGATCTCTATTCGAACTCGCGCACTGATGTTCCCTGAATCTAACGTATTTGGAACGCCTACCTTCCGCGCTCACATCATGGGTCGAAGTGGTACGTACTTAGAAGATAAATGGCGGGGTAATTTACCACTGACTATTGAACTGGCTTCTAAGTTTGCTGCCTATATGGGTGCAGGTAATGGTTTCTGGGAAGGTACTGCTAATCCAGAGCCACCTAACCATATTGTAGATACGTTTGCTAAGATCAACGTTACCTTTACGCCTATTACTGCACGTAACAAAGATTGGGATGCAGGTCTGATGACTGTTCAATCCTACGATACTAAGCGTGTAATGATTCCTGCGTATAAGTCCGTTTATCCTAACGATACTTCTATCTTCACTAGCATGATCAATGCTTTCATTGTTGCTGAACTAGAAACTGTAGCAGAGCAAAGCTGGCGTAATCATACCGGTATTTCGAAGATGACTGACCAGCAACTCTGTGACTCTATTGATAGAGAGATTCGTGAGAATGTTGTAGGTCGATTCGATGATCGTGTCATTATTATTCCTGAGTCGACAATTACTGGTCGAGATGCACAACGTGGATTTAGCTGGAAGACGAATATCAAGCTTTACGCAGGTGTTATGAAGACTGTCGGTACGTACTCGATTGAGGGCTTCCGTATTGTAGATGCTCCTGCCGATCAAGGTGTTCGGGCTTAACTAAATAACGAGATAAACAGACTGCTCCTCTCTAATAAGGGAGGAGTGTTAACAAGGTAAGAATGAAAAATGCGTAATGATGAAGAAATTCTGAAGAACAGAGTTGGTTATGCTCGTTTAGCCTATGCACCCATGGTAAACTTAACCTTACCAGGTCAAATGGGTTATTCAAATAACCTTCCTAACTGGATTAGTAATGCTGCGCACGTTGGTCGTCCGCTCATTCCTATTCTGATGGAAGCGCCACGAGGGTTTGACTATTGTCCTGAGCCTGAGTTTCTACGTGGTACACTACGGCAGCTAGTAGAAGAACAAGCAATGCGAATTGACGGTCTTAATGCTACACTGACCGTTGAGACAGCTGAACATGCTATTGGTGGCGGTGGTCAGGTCCAGCATGAATTCACTAACGTGACGATTGCTCAGACTAACGTAACCATGTCCTGGATCGATCGATATGGGATGGCGACGAGTCGTTTCTGGCGTTATTATATCCAGATGCTGATGATGAACGAAGACTCCAAAGTGGCAGGTGTGTCTACACTCCCAGGTGGTCGTAACATCGCAGACTGGTTACCAGATAACTACACGTTCACCATGCTCTTTATTGAACCTGATCCACACTGGGCAAACGTAGTTCAAGCTTTCTTAGTAACTAACCTTTTCCCACGTAGTACTGGCGATATCTTAGGTCGTCGTGAAATTACTTCGGCAATGGAAACCCGTAACCTAGATATCGAGTTCGGTGGTATCATGCAATACGGTGTAGGTGTTGATACCTTAGCACAAGGAATTCTCCGGAATATTAATACCTTAGGTGCTAACCCAGCATTCCGTACAAGCTTTATTGATTCTATTAGCTCTGATGTACAAGCACTCCGTGAAGGCTATGCACGAGGTGTGGAGCGTGTTGGTCAACAACAACAAAATTTCTAATATAACTACTTAAGTAGAAAAAAAGAAAGGCATAAACCGGGAGAGCAATTAGCTCTCCCAATTATGCTGTATAATCATACCTTAACTTTATCCGTAGTGAATAAAGCAAGAATGCCTAATGAGCGCAACTGAGCGCTTAACTCACTTGAATTAGGGTTGGGACCTTTAAGAATTACTGCTTTGCAATTGTAAAGGGAGCAATAAGTGGCGACGTTAAAAGAAAGCTTGAGAATTTCTTGCCGCGTGTTAGCTGTGCGGAGGGTTTCATTCAATAACTCTTTTTCTTCGACATTTGCCTCAACTACGACAGTTTGTATTTGACTCACTTCTTCTGAGGTAAGGTTCAGTACCATGATTTTCCTTTGAATGAGTGGATTGGGGAAGTCTATTCACAATAGTTATATGTAATTGATTATTTCTAATCTCCAATTATTTTGTTATAGTAAAAAAAAAAGAAAGAAAGGCAAACTTAGGGAGTCCTAAAGACTCCCTAAGAATGATTACTTAAACCAACAAAGCAGATTCAGTCAAACCATAAACACTGGCTTTATCGTAGAAGTCGTCAATAGCAGTATTGATAACTTTATTGAGCGCTTCTTCATCCAAACCAGTAGTTACAGTAGAGCTAACTACAGTGTTATAGATAACACCCTCTGGGAGGGCTTTTAAACCCTCTACGTTGTTCGGAAGAGGCCCGAAGTAGTACGCGCCTGTATAACTGATGTTTTTACTCTCAGAGACGATCTTAGACTGTTCAGGACGAATGAGTACATAAAAGACAAAACGATAACCGTCCAACTCATATTGAGAGCGAGAAGTTAAACCTTCGCCCATAGGTTGCAAGCCATCAAGAAGTTCACCAGCTAACAACTTACGGTACAATTTACTAAAGACTACTTTAGACATGAAATTACTTTCCTTTTTTTGTTTTATAGATTAGAAGCCCACGCCACCAGAAGGTTTATGACGTTCTGTAGTCTCTTCAAAGTTAAGCGCTTTAGCCAAACTCATCTGAGCAGCTTCAGTTACTTCAATAGCGTCTAGACCAATTGCGGTACGAGCCGCATTAATCTCTTCACCGCGCAGTTCACGAAATTCCAATACATCATAGCAACGACCTGCACGAAGCAGAGCACGATCCACTTTAGAAGTATCAGTTAAGTTCGTGGAGATAACGAGTTTGTTATTGCGAGAGGTAATACCTTCAGCATAGTTCAAAACGTTAGACATTTGCGCGTTACCTTCATCACGACTCAGTACAAGGTCATGAGCGTCTTCAATAACGACAATACTATTGTCCTTGAAATCCTTCAACCATTCGATAAATTGAGGATTCATTGTGGTGTTATTACCATTAGCAACACCGTTTTTCTTAAAGCCCAATTCCATCATTAGTGCTTTCAAGAGAACAGACTTCCCAAGACCGACATCACCAATGAGAAGCAGGATATTAGAAGAACTCTCTTTATAACGCTTAGCGAATTCTTTAATAGAGAAGGGGGTATCGTCTTTAAGCTTCAAGAACGGATAGAAAGCATCATGGCCTACTTTAGAGACCTTTCCTTCAACCATCTCAATAGTGGAAGTAATAGGACCATCTTTAGAGAAGTTACTGAGTTCTTCAATAGTAATAACGGAAGGCTCATTATAACGCTCACTGATAGGGTTGATGACTTCATCAACCAATTCCTTATCACCTGTAGCAATGATAATGGGCGTACCATTGCTTTTACCAGCGATAAGGTAAAGACCTAAGACACCTTTTACTTTAGGATCTTCCTGGAAAGTACGGAAGGTATGATCAGATTCATAATGAATCTTATACTTATCTCGAAGGAAATCGAAGATCTCATTTGTATTAGCAGTGGTGTTACTGCTGAAATGTTTGATACGCGTAACAGTAGAGAGATTATGATCAGCTCGGATAGCCCAACACAGTTCAGAAAAGCGAGCTGAGTCGAAATCAATAAAAGGACAAATAGAAGCTAACCACTGAGGTAGGGTAAGATCTTTATTAACGGCTGCTTCTGACACACGAGATCCTCGGATGCTAGTAGGAACAAAAGCATTGCTACTTACTTCTTGATTAGAACTAGATCCGGTAAGACCAGCTACTTCTTTTGGATCAAAATGATTGTTAGATTCATTGATAGATTCAATAGGATCAATTTTGTCATATAAAATTTTAGGTGCAGTAGCGTTAAAGTTGTTAGACATTAATTTTTAGCCCTAATAGAGATAAATGAAGGGAGATTAAATGTATATTGCTAAACTATACCAGTTAGTGATATGTTTTTAATATCCATTAGAATACAGACTATTAGTGAGATGCGTTTTTAATTATTTTGTATACCTAATACTGAAGTAAAAGACATATCTTCTTTTTTTACTCCTTAGTCTAGATTATTCATTAGGCTGGTATTATAGTCCATCATAAGCAAAGATAGAAAAGTATAACCGTCTGTAACTTCTGTAAGAGTATAAGCAAACCCTTCACCAGATAGTTTCTCCCTGATAAAATCATGTACATCAGAGTAGAGAATACTTCCCCAATCAGCTTCTAATCTCTTACTTAAAATATCAGTAGGTGTTAACAAGAATTCTATTTCATTAATACCTTTATCATGGATTTCAAATTTATCCCAATAAGACTCTGTATGAAATATAAAATCATCTCTTAATTTGTAGTCTAGCAATACTATATCCTCTTTAATAAAAAGCGTTATTTTTTGTTATTCATGTCTTAAGAACATAACTGTTATTATTGGGATAAAGATAGTAGTTATAGCTGTATCACCATGACCAAAGAAGACGGTGTAGTCTTTATTGAATTGTTCACTAATAACATAATCATCTTCAACCACAGCATGATCTAAGTAAAAACTCAAGGGATTACGATGACTCAAATAGTTACTTTCTGTCATTTCTTCGTTGTCATAATTACCTTCGTCAAATCTAACTTGTCTAATTAATCCGTTATGGAGTTCTTCCGTCTTTGATGACATAAAGTCAAAAGTGCTACAAGGATTAATCTCCCAACACTTATCTAAATGGATCATTAGGTATTTACTCCATTAGTTTAATTAAATAGTTATTCTCGACACTCGCTTCAAATGTATATTGAAGAATATGGAAGTCTCTAGTCTGAGCTAGAATCATTGTTTCAGCTTTATAGACCACATACATATCTTTTTCAAAAGCAGAAGTAAGATCTGTTATTTCCATAGAAGGCATATAAAGAGAAGAGCCGTCTAGATAATTAGCTATAGGAGGTTTAGAAGGATTGCGGCGCATATGTTTTTTCGATACAATTACATCAGTATCATCAAGATCTAAATCTTCAAGTTCTTCTTTACTACATTCATGACTGTTATCAGATTCTGGTAAATGAAGGATTTCTGAATCAATATTAGGTATATCAAAAACGTCTGTTAAATCCATTTATTTAATCCGTATAAAATAAGTTCGATAAACTATGCTTTAACCCAACAGGACCTTTCTTATAAATTATGCTACTAGGATCATGACTAAATATTCTTATTGGAGACTCAGGTTCTAGGGTGAGGAAATTCGGTAACGTTATCTGCGAAAAAAATTCATAGTGTAGCACAGAGATAGGGTGTTTAAATTCTCTCTGAGAAACTCTTTCTTTTTGTAAACGAATATTAGCATCTGAACAGAGATACTTGATAAAAACATCCTTTTCGTTTTCCCTTTCTATACAAAGCATTATCTGAAATTCCCTCCCACTTCACACCCGTCATTCAATAGCAAGTGCTTAGCTGCAACGGTTTCTGTACGTATTAGGTGTGATTTACCTAATATTGATTCACCAGCATGACTAGGTATAATCATAAATTCTGTTTGAAAAAGAAAATGATGCTCTTCTACCAATATACGATGCTTAAGTCCAAAGCCTAGTTGAAATAATCTACGCTTCATCATACTGTCATTCAAAAGTTCAGCTCTAACTTCAGTATTAGATGGATTCTCCATATCTTCATTATCTTTAAAACATAATTCGTCATTTAGGAAAATATCAGAAATACCCATAACCACTCACCATAAAAGACTACCTATTGAATAAAGAAGATATGTTATATTTAAGAGATAATTATTATAGAGTACTTTCAAAGTACTTTTTATGCCAATAAATGTTAACTATATAAAGATGATGTGTTATTGAAAAAATATAGCATATTAGCCCGAGTTAATACTCGGGCTATAGATTTTACTTATTGACTGCATTTATTTTTTTCCAAGTACGTGCTCTGGTACAGGAGTGATTGAATTAGGTTCAATACAATTGATTGAAGTAATGGTTTTCTTCCCTGGAAAAATGAAAGTGGAAGTTAGTTGATAACTTAGACCTTGATTAGCACAATATCCTACAGCTCGTGTAATTTGATTTACGCTATAAGAGGGAGTGGTGAGATTAATTATAACAGCTGAAATAATAGCAATTATAAAGAGTATTACTGCTAGAGTATTAAATATATTACGCATGTCTTAAATCCTTTATCTAGAATAACAAAAGAAAAATAACCAGCATAAGAAGGAGAGCAAATGCTCTCCCTCCTTTACATTTACTTTACTTCAGTAATAAGAATTACTTCTTACCGAGCTTCTTAGCAGCCAGCTCTTTGAGTTCTGCTTTAACAGCAGCAGCTTGTCCACCTTTCAGACCTTTCAGGTTAACACCCATGGAGGTCGCACCATAAGAAACACCCGTTTCACCCGTCTTAGGATTGCGAGTCGTAACTTCACGACGGGTATCAAACCAAATCTCAGCATTACCTTGATTTAGTTTACCTGTAACCCGCTCTAAGTCTTTGTTACCTGCTAGAACTGGAATAGCTTTGCTACCACCACTGTGAGCCAGAGCAACTGCAATCTCAACGTTTGCAGAGTTAACCACTTTAGCGTCTTTGAGTTCAACACCTCGGGCTTTGAGTAGATTCTCATACAGATCGCTATTGTATTCAACAGCACCATCTTTAGAGATAGTAGAAGCTTCATCAATGATTTTCGAGAGTTCTAAGGTTTCAGGTTTGATCGACGACATGTAAATTTTCCTTATTAAGAAATACTTTATTTTTTACCACTAATTAAAAATAAGCTTGCAAGCTTAGCTCTTACACAAGAAGAAGTAAGTGAATATTTTTTTATACTACTTAACTCTCTTGTTGAGCTGAATGAAAGAGAAGTTAGCTCTATCCATTTAGTGATATGTCATCGAAATAACGTTGTTTAACACTTAAGGCAAAACTAGGGACTCTGTAAAAGGAGTCCCTAGTTTATGCGTTTTTAAAAGCGACCAGCAATTACTTCTTTGTTTTCTACTAGGAATTGAATATCCCGTTCCATTAACTTCTCGTCTCCGTATTTCAACCAATGTGCTGTTGACTCCTTAATTGAAGCTACTATAGAAGAAACGGACTGATCATCACTGACTTCTTCTTGAGCAACTTTTTGACAGACAGTAAGACATTGACGATTTTTCCAAATAGCATTAGAGAAGTCCGAACCCAACTCTAAACTCTTACTATCTTCTACGAGATCCATAAGTAGATTGAGTTTATTAATGGTTTCAGGACTTAACTTCTTCTCAGGACTCATCTGACAAGCTAGGGATGAAACGAAGACAATTCTCTTCATGCGATTAGGTAACATGATACCAGCAAAGAACTTAATCACGTTACCCAGGCAGACTTTTAAGAAATTGCTTTTTTTCATAGTGAAAGAACACTGGAAAGAGTTAATAAAAAATAAAAAGTCTACTTAGTTGTTACATGTGACCATAACATTAACCAACCCTTTCTATAAAGAAGCATTTATTTCTTTTTAGGAACAAATAAGAAATTAGAATAATAACCCGCCCAAATACCTCTAGCACCGTCGACTCGAATGATTACAGCGTATCTGAAGCTAGTTTCTGACTCAGGCCAGGTAACTAGCTCAATAGTAGGATTAAGGCCCTCTAAGCGCTTTAGAGAGTTCCTATTAGGCATATCTACACCTAAGATTAGGCGTGTTGTTAATTTATACTCATTATCTTCATATTTACAATGAGCATCAACATCTAAATTTCTATATCCTACTACGAACTCTTTCTTTAATTGAGTAAGAAGAATAGGTTCACTATTTTTTCCTTTACCTGCTTTTTCGATAGATTCGTAGAAGTAATGAGTGATATCAGTAACGACGACTTTACCAGATTTCCTCTCAACATCCTGATAGATGCTGTTTAGATAATTAAGCGCATCCATAGCTCGCCATGCTAGTCGAGGTGGTTCTAGTGCTTCAACAAACATTCTATCTGATCTTGTTGATAAGAGATAAAGATCTTGCTCTTTTGGTTTTTGAAGCATAACACGATCTTTATAAGTCGTGATTAAACTAAAGACATTAGGATTGAAGATCTTATCTAAGTTAGCAAACATTAAACAATGTCTACCAAAGTAGTCTGATTTGTTAACAGCTGTATCTCTTACTGATTCTAGTACATCAACACCCTCATCGATCTGAACAATAGCATAACTACCTTCAGTCATTCTAGTGCCAAGAAGTTCACTCTTTTTACCATGACTACCAAGAAGATAAGTTCCTGATTTAATATCATTAGGATTCGTATGGAAATAACAGCACTGAGATTGCAGGAATGGATGACGTTCTACATCAGATTTCCAATATCCTTTAGCGTCTGATATTACACATTCAAAAGCAGCTTCTCCATTTGCAGTTAAAGCCACGCCAATAGAGGCTAGTTGATCAGCAGCTTCATTACCCGGTTCACCTGAATGACCCGCCACTTTTTTAATGGAGACTTTGAATTCTGCCTCTTTAGCTTTAATGTGAGCTTGGTAGAGTCTTTCTAAAAGGTCCCAGTTCTTAACCTTCTCACCGTTAGATGTCCAGTTATTAGCTTTACCTTTTTCGATGCTGTTGTATCTATCAATCGTGTATTGAGAATCAAGATAACATGTTAGACTCAACACACCATACTGAACAGCTTTTTCTAATCCGATAGTTAAAGCTAGTAACTCTGCTCGATTATTCGAGCTGTTAGGATTTGCTGCAACGACATCAATATAAGAGACTACTTCAATTTCAGCAATTGAACGAAATTTACTCTTCTCAATTTGTTTGTAGTCAGCTTTAAGAATATACCCTTCATTAGTTAGAATATGGGTAGGATGACCATTACCTGTCTTGGATTCTTTCTGTTTGTAAAAATAACCATGAATTCCTACACCACCATGGCCTGGGTTAGGACGACATCCTCCGTCAGTCCAGATAGCTAAATCATAAGGTAGTTTAGTTTGCTCAACCGTCGCTTCCACTTCCTTTTCCTTTTCATATCGATACTCATATAGAAGAGCAAATGCATTAATTTCAATTTAGTCTTCGTATAAACCATATCTAGATTCATAGTAAGTGATAATAGATTTTAGCCTTTCAATTTCTTTTTCTGTCTTTCTTAAATCATCTTTTAAAGAAATGTAAGGTACGTTATTTAACTTACTAAAAATGCGTCTCCTCGCATCCTCTAAATAATAGCCTGTTGTATTAACTGCTATGAAAATAGATAGAGAGACAATGACGAAGAAAAAGAACCTTCTTTTATCGTACTGGAAAGACTGCCAAACAGAACCCCTGCCAATAATCATTTCTTTTATGAAAGGGAATATTTTTCTTATTAAATGAAACATCTTTTGTTATTACCTTAGTCATAGTCAATCCTATGATTTCTAATAGAAAAAATAGAATTTTAATTTCTAGATTAAAAAATACGCTGGAGTATTTATGTTTGTTATTAAAGGATTCGCACCTCACGCAGGGTTATTTGATAATAATTCCCATGCTGTTAATGAGGTAGGAGAGATTCATACTCTCTCCCTTACTTACGCTAAAGATAAAGGAGTTTATAGTAATAAACAACAGGCTCCGAACATTACCATCATCTCATTTGAATGTCAAGATGAGGGTGTTGATACTGAGATGCCTATTGCTGTTCGAGACCACATCTTAGCGGTAAGTAAATTTGTTTACGACTATACGATTAATAATCCTGGTGTACAAGTCGATCATGTTGAAATCCTAAATGAGTTAATTACTGCTTTTAGTGCTACAGCAGAGAGTTTCTCAGCGGGTGCTATTCGTACTGATGGGACTTATTATGTTCCAGAGTTCGTTAGCTGGACAATGAAAGTAACTAATGCAAATATTACTATCTGGTTCTCAGACTCTGCTTTCAGAGTACAATATCCTAATTACACTATCACTGTAGTCCCACCTATTGAAGCAAGTGGTCAATATCCTTTAGATATCTTCTTTAGACCTGGTGCTGAGGTACAAGCGCTTTTAGAAGCTATTACAATGACTGATACTGCTGCAAAGATCCAAGCAGCTAAAGAAGGTTATCCAGAAACGTATCTTCGAGTTGATTCTTTTAATTATCACGACCCTAATAACTCTTCTCGCATTATTCCAAGTGATTGGGGTATTCTTATTTATGGTATTGCTGGTAATAACATTGATTCTATTAAAGACGCTATTCAAGACCATATCTTAAGTAATTCCAACCACACGCGTGAAGAGTGGGCTGAAATCTTACCTGATATTTTCAAACGCACTGAATTTGTATACGTGCCTGTTTGGAATAAATTAGCAGTACCAGATCAGCAAGCGGTTAAAGGTATTTATAGCTCAGTGTTAGATTATAGAGAAGTTCCTACTATCATTCAAGCAAATACTGTAGGTTATCCTGTAGCACATATTAACAACTACTCGATGGTAACTGGTTGGCCTTGGAGGAGTTTAGCTGTTGTGTCTATTGGTAGTAATGAGAATAGAGACGCACAATACCGAATCAACGAGGTCTATCCTGATTGGATTGCTGTTTCATCAACAGATACTGATTTTAACCGAATGACAAAACGTACTCGGGATTGGTTTACAGTTATGCAACAAATGATCTACTTAGCTGAAGATTTCCAAGATTTTGATATTCCACCTAATGGTATCTTAAAAGTCTTTAGGAATGGTAAGCTCTACTTAACTACTTCTATTGAAAATATTAATCACTTAGTTCTTTGTAAGAAGAGCATGAGTTAAGAAAACTCTAAGGATAAGTAATGAGTGTTATTCCAGTAGTTGGAGCTAAAGGTATTTATGAACTAGAAGCTCCTTTTGATACCCAAATCGTTGCTAACGTTGTCTATGAGTGTACAGCACTTCGCAGTTTTAGTGAAATGCAGAGCTGGGGGAAAGACCCCTATACAGAAGTCTATTACCCAGTAGATCTAGATAAGACTGTTTATGAAACTGATGCTCAGAATAATGTTAGACTAGTTACATTACGATCCGATAGCGGACAGCAAATTGTTGTCCCTACTTCTTATATTAAGAATTGTCCTTTAGTAGGTGGTGTTCCGTATAATGTTATTGCTTTAGCAGTAAAGTTAGGAGCTATAGCTGATGAAATTCCGTTAGACAGTCTTATTAGTAAGATCGAAGATTTAGTTAAAGATAACATTGGTTTAGAGCCTGAGGTGAAGGTAATTAAGTTAAGTGAGACTAAGTTAGTACCACAACAAGAACATGAGTCTTTAGAACAAGCCAGACAAAACTTGATTACTTCTAACACTACATTAACTGCTGATGTAAATCAATTAGTTAATGAGAATAATTCTCTGCGAGAACAGTTAACTGTCCTGCAAGAATACATACAGGAGAATCTGTAATAATTATGTCTAAAGAAATATTAATAAGTTCTCACGAGATTGAAGAGTGGTAGTGTTAAATACTTCATCATCGATCCAATATCAAGAAGAATTTATCTGAGGATAGCTTGGTCAATAACTCAATTACTTACTAGAAATAGGTATGGAGTTGTTACTGATGGTGAGTTTATTTATTCATTAGGTGGTTATATTGGTGGGACTACAGCTAACGTAGGAATGCTTAAAATCAAACCTTATGCTTCAGATCATATTTCATCTTTAGCATTAACAAATCCATTTACCTTACCCAGTTGGAATGGTTTTGTGTTTGATAATCATTTATACGCGATAAGTGATCAAGTTATGGATGTAGTTAATCTAAGCACTAATACTAAAGTATATAAAAATATAATTATGCCCAGAAACCCTGTATTAAGAGTTCTGCATAAAAATTACATATATAGTATTTTACCCCGCGTAGATTTAACTAAGCCTGATAGAATTAAATTAATATCTAAGTATAATTTATTAGATGAAACAATTGAGTATATTGAGCTAGATGAGGAATGGGAGTTTAATGATGCTGGCGGTGGTGTATGGGGAAGAGGATGTTCGTTAGGTGATGATATTTATTTCATAGCTGGTAATAGTACTATTGGTGCTTCTTTCTATAAGTATAATGATGTTACAAATAAAGTAACTGAAATACCTGTTCCTGATCCTTTTAATATGTGGTTATCGTCTACTAGTTGCTTTCCTTGTGTATTAAACGGAAAGATATACTTCTATAGTTTCATAGTAATAGGTGATGTACCAGAAGCTAGGATTTGGGAATACACACCTGAAGAATAAAAAAATGAAGGATACACTCAAGGAAATCAACATCTCTTATTCCTTTGTTTTAGTTAGTATTCTCTTTAGTACAGCATAAATGGGAGGTTTTCTAACCTCCCATTTATGCCTTATACATCTAAAGCATTATAAGGGTAAGACCTACCTTCACCCCAAATAATTCTTACACCACCAGAAGACTGACCATTCACATTACCAGAGGTAGTATTATAAATAACAGCAGCACCACCACCATATCTACCACCACCTCTAGGAGGAGCGTTACGTAGTGCAGTGGAAGTATTATTCACATTAGGAGGGTAAGGAGAGCCTACAGGAACTCCATTAGATCCAGGTACGCGTGATCCCAGTAAGGTTACACCAAATCCACCAGAACATGTGTTGAATGAAGCATTATAGTTACCTCCACTACCACCATCAAAACTAGTGGTCTGAGTAGTGTTATGTCCACCACCATTTCCGCCGTTACTAGTATACCCCCCAGCTCCACCACCTCCTAAACGCTGGACTGTACTGCCTGTATTATTCGCGCCGAGACCACCATTTCCACCACCAGTATGTATAACAGAGAGGCTTTTACCACCTAAACCGCCCGTTCTACTAGCAGCACTGCATTGAGCATAGCATAACCATTCAGCATCTCTACGAATACCTACATGTTCGGCATTGAAGTCAATAGTCAATAGTCAATGTTTCGCCAGGAGTCACTGGAATATCATTACGATAGGATAATCCTCCACCACCTCCGGCGGCAGTCCTGCCACTCGTATGTCCCGGTCCATAACCACCCCTACCCACTGTGACAGCACAAATAGAATAAACGCCTTGAGGAACAACAAAGGGGAATAAACCATTAGGACCGTAGTAAGAGTTGACAATATTTACTCCCCAAAGAACCTGTCCAGGAGGTGCTACCCCCTCCCCTCCACCTACTCCTATCAATAAATCTTTACTCATTTTCTATCTCGTTTTAAATTTCTTCTAACACAGGCCGCCAACCCAATTCATAGTTCCTAGAAGAAGTAAATGTACCACTACCAATAGGACTTGGTGATGAAGGAGGAATGGTTACAGCACCAGCAGTATACTGAATACCATGTTGAATAGCACCTTCTTCAAATTCTGCCCAGTATTCAGATTCACTAATAGTCCACTTCCATTGAGCACCATCAGCCCCACGAGCCGTACCATCCTGAAGAAGACTGGCTAAAGGATAGCCGTAGTTCCATAATAAGCGGGAACTATACATAGTACCTGTACCAGGAACAAAGTTTTGAATATGACCTGGTCTGAGATACCCACCACCATGACCACCCCAACTCTGATAATTTCGAATGAAATCAAAGGTACGAGTAGAGTTAAATGGCCATTCAGGATCATACCCACCTTTAGTAATTACTTGAGCTAATTCAGTATGTCTTACAAACTCACTTTGCTCAAACTGTGCTAACTTAACACCGGAATAACCTAATAGTGTCTCTCTCGATAAAGGTGGGAATAAAGAAACCCATTCAGAAGCAGTTAGTAATCGAATACGATAATTAACTCCTCTGACAGTAACTGTTCTATTGCCTGTAACGAGGTTAGCTGCGTTTAATTGAGATAGTGTAACATTTCGTCTAACGTTTTTCTTAGCTACATATAACTCTTTATTATTTAACGTTACTTTTAACCAACCGCTATCTTTATTATTAATTAGTGTACCAGAGTTAAAGCCAACTAAAGATGAGATACCAGAGTAAGAGATAACATTGTTCTCATTATGCTCGCCACGATACATTAATCCAGCTGAATTACCCCAAGCAAATGTGTCATTCCTACGTCTTAATCTCACCTCCATCCTCACCCAATAGTGAGGAGAGCCGTCGTAAGTATAACCAGGAAAGAATACACCACTAGCTGGGAGATCTTTACCTGCGTAGACTACCATCTCTCCGCCTAAGCCACCAGTACCATCCATGTTCTCAATATAGTTCTGTCCATGATAGGCAGTGAACTGACCTGTAACAGGGTTAAGAATGGAGATACCAGGTCTTACAATGTGGTCAGTATAGCTATAGAAGTTGATATAAAGATAATCATCAGGACCAATACAAACAACGTTAGCATCTTCTAAACCGTATAACGCTAATTGACCTTGGGTAACGTCAGGTGTTTTAAAGATTAGATTTTCAGTAGATGTAAAGGGAGCAGGATAATCTGTCAAGAAAGGGAAAATAGGAAATCTTAAACCTCTCCAAACATAGTTGATAGGGTTAAGTCTACCTAAACCACCAGAGTTGGTATTTCGTGCAATATAAGTAGCCCATTTACCTGTTCTATTACAAATAGCTACATCAGCTGCACTACCGTAGAAATTACTAATACTAATACGCCCAGAGGTAGGGATATTTGTCTCTACACCAAATGGATATCCTTTAGCATTAGCATCAACATAAGGACCGTTTGCATAAAACCAACTAAGTCTAGGGTTCCCAAATGTTGCGCCCCATTCGTCCCTGATGTCTCCAATTGAAAGAGGAGTTAAGGGATCATCAGTCCAATCAGGCAAACTCATTTATATTTTCCTTTATTTACATTTAAAACAGTATAAATTAGGGACTTGTAAAAAGTCCCTAATTTAGATAAAGTACATACTTAAAAATGTATTATAACATTGATTCCAAACGCAATACTTTTAACTCTAATTCCTTAACGGCTTCAATAAGTACTGGAACAATTTTTCCATAGGCTACAGTCTTATAAGTCTGACCATCATACTCAACAGACTCTTTAACTGCTTCAGGAAGAACAGCCTCTACTTCATCAGCCATAACACCTAGATCACTCGTACCAGCTTTATTTCTTACATGAGGTAAGTCTTTCCATATGAAATACTTTCCACTTAATTTTCTATTAATATCTAGAGCATTAAGAATAGGTTTCACATTTTCTTTTAAACGAGGATCAGAGTAAGCTGTAACATCACCTGATGCGACAACATCACCGTTGTTTAACGAATAGAAAGACCAAGGCGATCTTGTACCACCACCCCAACCAAAAACACCCGTATTATTAAGACCCATCTTAACAATGTTAGTACCAGCTCGGAAAGAGAAACCAGCAACCTCAGCATCTCCTGTAGCTGTTGTGCCAGCATCGAAAAGGATGGCTCCTAATGTTGTTGGACTGGAATCCATCTGAACACGAGTTGCAGCATTAGGTGTGTTAGTAATCCTGCCAGTCATGGAACCACCTGCTAAAGGCAGGTAAGAATTACTTAAATTAGAGACCATGGTATCGATCTCTGATTTAGTATAAGCGCCTACCTGAGCAGCAGTTACGTTGTGAGGGTTACTGGTATTACTCGTGTGAGTTGTTAATGGTGTAACTGCTCTAGTATTAATAGCATTTAACAGACCAGCAGGTGTTACATACAGGTTACTTGCTGTTCCTGTGTTAGCCTCTGCTGGTGTAGCCGTGCCGTAGTTATTCACATTACCAAGACCCACTTGTGCTTTTGTTACACTATGTGGATTATTAGTATTAGTAAGGTGAGTAGCAAAACCAGAAGGCACACGATTATCAATTGCGGCGCGTAGACCTGCTGGAGTTACAAAGAGGTTAGTAGCTGTCCCAGTCACAGCTTGACTAGATGAAGCTGTGCCATAGTTATCAACTAATCCTAATCCCACTTGTGCTTTTGTCACTTGGTGAGGGTTATTGATATTAGTGACGTGATCCACCATACCAGCTGGAACTCTACTATCAATCGTTGCCTTCAAACTCGCTGGAGTAATGAATAAGTTAGTAGCTGTACCTGCCACTGCCTGACTATTGTTTGCTGTAGCAAAGTTATCTACGTTACCTAACCCTACTTGAGGCTTCGTCACAACATGAGGGTTGTCCCTTCGTGCGATAAAGGCATTAAGCGGCGTAACCGCCCTAGTGTTAATAGCATTAAGTACACCAGCAGGTGTTACATACAGGTTACTTGCTGTACCTGTATTGGTTTCTGCTGGTGTGGCTGTACTGTAATTATTAACACTACCTAATCCTACTTGTGCTTTGGTTACGTTATGCGGATTGCTAGTATTACTAATGTGAGTGTTTAAAGGTGTAACTGCTCTATTAGTAATAGCTAAAGTTACACCCTCAGGCGTGACAAATAGGTTAGTAGCTGTACCTGTTGATGTTTGGGCGGGTGTAGCAGTACTAAAGTTACTCACATTACCTAACCCTACTTGAGCTTTAGTTACACTGTGAGGGTTATTGGTGTTATTAATGTGATTACTAACCAAATCATCAAAAGAGGTGATTTGACTATCAATATAATCTAAAATTTGATCATGAGAAGCCCTATCACCCATCAGAATAGCGTCACGGATATTGTAAAGCGCTTGTACTGTATATTCCCAACCAAAAGTATCACCTACGTCATGTAAGTGAGGTGCTGGTGTGAATTCATCTGGCTTACCAATAATGTTAGGCCAATCTACAGGACGATTATCGAGTTCTAGATCCTCGATCATCTTTACAATAGCATACGTGTTAAAGCTATACTCACCACCCACTACTTGATAATCAATCTCTACAGAGTTAGATACATCAGGATTAGTAATTAAGATTAGAGCATAGATCTCTTTAGCTAAATCTAAGGAAGCCACCGTGTAGAGTTCTGAAGGCTCCCAGTCCACTCCCATTACTAACTCTTGTTGAGTCAAACTATCTCTAACAAGAAGGTTATCTAAGAAGAAAGGACCACAGTGTGGTGAAATGGGTCGAATACGTCGATTAGATAATTCATGGATTTCACCGACCACTCTGTTATCTGGACTGATACCAGTCCTATCTAAATCATACCTTACGATAATCGGATTAGACATTGTTTATTATACCTTTATTTAATACCTGTAATTCGGTAGTTCAGAGTTTCGGTTGAAACGTTAGTAACAGTAATGTTAGTTGAGCGTCTAATAATAGTGAGTTTAGAAATAGCATCAAAATAATCATCAGGATCAGCAACTGTAGATACCATAGCTTGAATAACACTGTCCCAATCAAATTCAGTTATCTCAATAAAATCTGAAGGATTAAGTGTGCCTGTGACTAATTCTCTTTCTACGCCTACACCAGGAACGCCTTGCTCACCATCTTCACCAGCAACTCCCTGAGGACCAATAAAGCTCTGAATAATATCAGGATCTTCACTTGCTGCAAAAGCACCAGATGGTAAGGTAGGTACGATGGGATATGTATCACGATCAATCTTACCACTGTTCTCACCAGCTAAACGAGTAACACGAATAGATCTATCAGCTAACCCTGTATATTCTAAGTGCAGGTACAGATATACTTTATTAAAAGTGGTTTCATCAATGATTTCAGCATCACTACTAAAAGCATAATAAACACCTTTAACAATATCACTACCATTATTACCATACCAGCGAATAACAGAGCCTTTTTGATAAATATAGTAACTCGTTACCAATTTCTCTTCTGCTTTAGTGCTAAATAAATCAAAACGATATAGAGCAGCTCGCACATTAGTAGAGGAAACTGGATCAATGAAACCTACATCCAAAGGAATATAGTATTCAACAGGTGTAGAAGCATTACCTACAGGAGCTAAGATAGTATCATAAACTGGTGTCTTATTCTGTTTAATGATGTAATCAGCATATTCTGTAACTGTATAACCATCAAAACGGGTTGTATCGTCAGCTTCTCCAGATCCAATCTCAGCCTTGATTTCAGTAAGTGTTTTACCTTCTAATTTATTACTGTTATCGACAGTCATAGCAGCGACATCAGTAAAGATTTCAGCTAAAGTCTTACCTTCTAACTTACTACTGTCAGCAGCAGTTGCAGTAGTATTTAACTTAGATTGAAGAAGTGTATTAACCTGTCCTTGATCGTAAGCACCAATCTGAGCAGCTGTTACACTGTGGGGGTTATTAGTGTCACTAAGGTGATTATTTAAGGGAGTAACAGCTCTAGTATTAATAGCGCTAGTTAATCCTTCAGGTGTTACATATAAGTTATTTGCTGTACCTGTACTAGCTTCAGCAGGGGTAGCTGTACCATAGTTGTTAACACTGCCTAATCCTACTTGCGTCTTAGTCACACTGTGAGGATTATTAGTATTAGCTACGTGAGCATTAAGAGGATCTTCAGCTAAATTCTTAACTAAAGTAAATACTCCTAAAGGCGTAGTAAATAAATTCTCTGAAGTCCCTTCAAGTGTTTCTGCCACTGAAGCAGTACCAAAGTTACTTACATTACCTAAGCCTACTTGTCCTTTAGTGACTTGGTGAGGATTATTAATAGCACTAACGTGGTTGGTCAATGAAGTACCAACTAAATTCTCAATAAGTGCAGAAGCTCCCTCAGGTGTGACAAATAAGTTATTTGCAGCACCTAAAACAGTTTCTTGGACAGTAGCAGTACTATAGTTATCTACGTTACCTAAACCCACTTGCGTCTTAGTGACTTGGTGGGGGTTATTCATATCAGCAACGTGATCAGAAATCTCACCACCACCACCACCTGTTCCTGCTGCTACGAGCGCAGCTTTCAATCCAGCAGGTGTTACGTAAAGATCGGTTGCTACACCATCAATTGTCTGACTATTGTTTGCAGTACCGTAGTTATTCACATTACCCAGACCCACTTGGGCTTTATTGACCTGGTGAGGGTTAGATTGATCGTTAATATGATCAGCTAACGGAATAGCAACGAGTTCATCAATTGCACCTCGTACACCAGCAGGTGTGGTATATAAACTAGAACTAGAACCAATAGTGGTTTCGGTAATAGTGGCGGTAGCAAAGTTATTAACATTACCAAGTCCCACTTGTCCCTTAGTCACATTGTGGGGATTTGATAAGTTATTAGTGTGAGTCGTTAATGGCGTAATAGCGAGTTGTGTAATAGCCGCTCTAACACCAGAAGGAACGACGTATAAATTAGTAGCTGTACCTGTTACGGTCTGAGCATCTGTTGCGATGTTATAGTTATTAACATTACCTAGACCGACTTGAGCTTTAGTTACGTTGTGAGGGTTGTTATGGTTATTGATGTGGTCATCAATACTACCTTCACCACTAGCACGAATAGCATCTTGAATGCTATCTAACGCTTCTTTAACATCGCTCATACCCACCATGTCATAGATATTCCATGGATGGTCGATAGGCGGGAAATAAACAGGTAAGTCGTTGACTTGCTCCCAAGTTGTGATTAGTGGATTATGAGTTCGATCAGCTAAAATCTCAGCGATCTTATTCTCGTCAATATTCCACATACCGCCGATAGTTTGGTAGTTATCAATAATAATGATACCAGTGAGCGTTTTATCTAGAATATAGATAGAACCATATAAACTCTTACCAACACTACGACTAGCGGATTGAAACTGGTGACCTAAATAGTAATCGATACCAAATGTTAATGGACGAATATTACCACTTAAATCTCGATAACGCAAGACAAGTCCCGTCTCATAGAACGGAGCATATCTCGGAATAATTAATTGGTAATCCCTATAATTCGATGCCGTTAAGGGATGTTGCTCATTAGTAACTCTATTACTAACAGCAGTCCCTGTTGGATCAAAGGGATAGGTTGGTACGATAGGACTTGTAGCCATGAGGAAAAACTCCGAGGCAGTTATTTATTTTAAATAAAAAAATATGTCGTTCAGGACTATATCATTAAGTTTGCCCTATTATCTTCTTAATCGTAATCCATTGAGTACTAATACTAGTGATTAGGGAAGAGATTCTAAATATGTATACTTTAATAACTACTTTCGTAAAAAGTAAAGAACCCTTTAGTCAATGGGAAGAGATTGATAGTAGTAATATTCGTTGTATTGATCTATTTAACCAATATAGAGAAGTTGTGTTTGTTCTACAGCATCCTATCTTACCAGAGACACTATCTCTGGACGCTGAAGAAATACGCACAGAGTTAAGTGGTACAGAACAAACTGTAGCTGAGATGTTAGTACTTAATGGTAATAACACCTTACCTACACAACACATCATCCCAGAATTAAAGCAACACTTTGTAAAATACCAAGATGCTTTTAGAGCTGGGTATAAGGTATGGTTGACAGATGGTTCATCTAGTATTGATGATCAAGGTAAAGATGGTAAAACAGGTATTAAGTTAACTAGAGAAGATACAGACTTCGAACATTTCTATAAACATATCTTAGTTAGTATCAATGGTTATATCCATGCGACAGACTATGATGTGAATGGTGCTTATGTTAGAGATTGTGTAAAGTCTTTAGATATTGCACAAGTTAATCATGTTGGATTGATTAGTTTTGAGAATTTAGGTGAACTACACTTCGAGCCTATTACTGAAGATAAACTCTTTAAACTCTCTGATAACAGACCTATGAAAGATGGGTTTGGTATTAAGATAGATAGCGAATGTGAAGATTGTACAGTTCTATTAGTTATTGGTGGTTATCTACATACCTACCAAGATGGACTATTTATTAGAACAGGTGTAAACTTACTTAATGTTGACTTCTCTTCATTTAACTTTCTTGATCGTTATTTAGATTCAAGACGTTTCTTAGATTTGACTCAATTAGGTTTAAGTCAATCTCCTATTAATCCTTACTTTGTAAGTAAAGAAGAACTCTATTCAGATGAAGTTATTACAAAGTACTTAACTATGTCTCAATCCTTTATTGTGTTATTAAAGGCTAAAGATGTTATTAAGGAAAAAGTCTTTGTCTTTAGAAATGGTAAGGGACTTCTTTCTTATGGTAGTGGAATAAAACCTGATTATCCTTTATTCATGGCTAGAGGAGTTATTGGTAATTATTGGAGTAAGACAGAGTTTGGTGGATTATGGTCATTAAGTGTACAAGAAAATAGAGACGATCATTATCTATACAGAACAACTAATGAAGATGAATTAGATAATATTGATGATGCTAGAACTGGAGCTTTTCCGTATTGGCCTTTTAGATCAGCATCTGCTTATTTAGCTAAGATATCTACAACAACTATTTGGTAATGAAATAACATGAGTAGAGAATTCTTAATAACCACCTCATCTAACAAGATGGAGGGGGGGTGGCGTCAAGCTACTGAGATGCAAAGCAGTCCTGACTCAATATGTACAGGTACTTCTATAACACTCTCATGGAGTAAAGGTGAATATTTAGTGATGCGAGGAGGGTATAGGGGTTATGGCATAGATCCCCCTAGATACGTATCAATTTATCACATCCCATCAAATAACTGGAGTTTCTTTAACGACCCTGAAGGAACAGGTAAAGCACTCAGTGGTTCTAGGCTAATAACAGATGACGATTCAACATTAACATACCCCAGAGTCTATACCCCTAATACTTACTATGAAATCGATTTAAATACAGCACAACTGACAACCAGACAAATAGTTGGTTTAGGAGACTTTTCTTATGTTCCTGGTGTGCAATTTGGAAATATTTTATATCTCTTTAACAGCGCATTAAAAAGAATAGCTAAGTTAAATCTAGATACGTTTAGTCTTACCTTTACTACATTAACAGAATGGCCTTATTTTTTTCAACCTTCTGTAAATGCTAGGTTAGGTAATGATTTTTATCTCTTAGGAACGGGAGCCTCTGCTTCTACTAGGGAAGGTTATCTATTTAATCATCTAACTGAAACTTTTACGGCTATTAATTTTACTAATGCGATTAATCAAAATAATTGCGGTTACGTTCAAGTCGGTAAGAACTTATATTTGTTTGATAGTAACTTCACTAAATTAGATTTAACTACTTTAACTTTCACAGATATAACATTAAGAAATGATGCAGTACATCCTCACCTTAATGGTAAACCACTAAGTTCTCCATTATTATTTCACTATAATAATAAAATATACACATATGGCGGCAGTACATCATCTCCAATCGCCTATCAAAATAAATGGTTTGAGTATACACCGCCAGAAGGTATTGATTTAGCTACGTGGTAATGGAAAGACAGCATAAATAGGAGATCCTTAAGAAGATCTCCTATTTTATTTATATAAGTGATATTTAACATGAGTAAAGAACTATTAATAAAAACAGTAGATGGAGGGGATAGGATAAAAGTCCCTTACATGTATCATGGTCAAGTTGGTGGTTTAATGACTAACGCTAGCTTAGTCAATCATTTTGGTTTAAGTGGTGGAACTAGTTTAAATAGTAGTAGTTGGTTATCTTTTACTTTAGATGATAAGCAATTATATATACCCAGTTCTAACGTTTATCAATCTGTAACTTGGAACGCGTTAAATAGCAGAGGTCTCATCCATGGAGTAGAGATAGAGATAGCTGGTGTAAAATATATTTGCAGGGCTATTAGAGTAAGTGATGAAACCCATAGCCTACCTAGTTATGTAAATGCAATGAAGTTAGAACCTAACCATAGTGAATTTTGCAGATTATTTTTACCAATTTTATCAGCTTCCGTATATAATGGTTGGGGGTATACTTATACAGGACCAAAATACGCTAATCTAGCAGCCAATAGTGTAAATGCTAGAGAGCAATCTTTTTGGTGTAGAGAAGTAAACGCTAATAACGAGAATCAAGCTTTTATTATAGGTTATGGCTGGAGCACCCCAAGTATTACGGATATTAGACCTTATGACAAAGCAAGTGCTACTAATGTCATTAATAGTGGTGGTGCTTATACATTATACCGATGTTGGAGACCAGTTTTTGAACGCGTTGATTAGAAAACCAATGTATTAGGAAGTCAATAAGACTCTCTATTACGACACCATACATCTAAAGCATCGTAAGGGAAAAGACCATCCTTTTTACTTAAGCGTTAATTCTAGTTAAGATATAAAAAAAAGACGTCATAAATAGGAGTCATTTAAGACTCCCATTTATGCTGTTAAATTACCAATTATGGAAAGCGGGTGGTTTCTCTACATTATTCCAACCTAAGCTAGTAAATAACTCATCAGTTGTTAAAAATACAGATTCTTCAGAATAAGTAAGATCTTTATTTTCACTTACTTTCCTTAAGAAACTTCTAGAGTATTTTCGATTGATCAGGTTATCTACTGTATCAGCTCTTAAAATCTCTTGCTTTTTAGGTAGGATAATATCGTTATTTTCTAGAGAAGGACTGTAATATTTATCTGCTACTTTAATTCCAGGTTCAGATACATAATCCCAAGTCACAATCTCTCGCATCTTACGAGTAACAGCTCCGCCAAAGGAGCGGTCTACATCAGAGAAACAACGAATAGAGAAAGCCACGTTCTCATAAGGATTATTAAACGCTTTCTCTAGGATATGACCCAATTCACCACTAGGAGCGACTTCACCCATAATAGCAATGACAGTCCTACCCATATCGTCTTTTACATTAGTGTGATCTAACCAGACACGACGAATATGTAAACAGATACGAGGTTCAATGACCTGACGAATACGAATAGAGAATTGTTCCTCAGACATACCAGGAGTAGGAATAGGATGACCTAACTCTCCTCGTAATGCTTCGCCTTCTACTTTCCTCATGAAGATAGAACTATTCTTAAATAGATCTTCAGCACCTTCTAAAGCGTAGTATTCACCTTTACGACTAAATACATTTAAAGCACCGAGTACGACTTTTCTATAGCCGTACTCATCCATTGCTGGAATAATGCCTTTCTTATTTAGCCCTCTCATAGCTGTGCATTCAAACACAATCGAATTAAGCATGTTTATTTTTTTCTCTTAGTTAAAGTCTTAGGATTTTCTCACCACGCTCGATTCGATCAGTAGGGTCATTAATAGCACTAATAACACCTTCCTCAAAATAACTACCTGATATTTTAGCTACGGTGTTAGTAGCTGAGTACTGAACGCTTCGTAACGGTGCCCAAGAAGGAGGTCTAGAAATTAGTTCTGCTTTATTACTAAAGCCTTGTCGATATTGTAATGATTTATTATCAGGATCTCGCGCTAATGTAGAGATAATAACTTCATAAAGTACTCGGTTATCGCCTACAGAAGAGCCTGTGAATTCTCGCATTTTAGAAAATACTTTAGCAGCATCTTCATAAGTCATCCACCAAGGGAATAACCCTTTAGAGAGAATCTCGTTAAAGACAGCGTAACCAATAGCTTCGTTTTTTACAACGTTATCATTAGCAATAACTGCATCACCTTTATCATAGATCATGACAATATATTCCATATCATCAATATCTACACGGGTGATTTGACTAGGTTCAGTTTGAATCATAGTCGGAGCAATGTCAATAGCATAATGACCATCAGCAGTGATGATACAATAAAAACCAAGAAAGTACGTTTCTGTACCATAAGTCATTAATTGCTTTGCTTCATAGAAAGCAGGAATCATGATCTTAATTCTTTCTTTGGCTAAGTATTGATCGCCACTACTGATGAGTTTACTGGTTACTAATGCTGGATCTCTTTTTAAAGTAGAAATATCCATAATTAGCTTTTTTATTAACGTGCGTATTTAACTGAGAGTTGGTTTGAGATCCAAGTCGTAATATAACGCAGAGTAGCTACAGCAGCAGCTTCTTCTACATCAGTATCAGGACAATCAGCCACTACATCAACAATATCTCGTAAGAATTGCTCAGAAGCCGTGTTAGGAAAACGCGCTCTACACTCTAACAGTAAAGAGACTTCAGTGATATTATTGAGTTCTTCAGGACGAAGAGCGTCTAGAATATTACGTGCTTTCTCTAAAATAGAGAGGATGTTATTATCCAGTCCTGCTTGTCCGTCTTGCTCCTCTAACATCTGTTCATGAAACGAAGCTAGAGCAATACGATAAATAAAGTTAGCCCGACGAGCTTTTTCATTGAGCTTAAGACTACCGACTTGAGTATTCCAAATACGCTCTAATTCAGCAGTACGAGCAATGATATTATCGTACGTATAAGACTTGCTATCAGAGTAGATCAGACCCAGTAATGCTTCTGGCACTCCACCATTTTCTAAAAAGTCTTCATATACGTTGGAATAGACTTCAACATAACCATCACCAAAGCTTTTAACTAAGACTTTACTTTCTAAGTTACTTTGATGTACTTGTACTAATCGCTGTAAATTAGCACCTGCCATTTCACGAATAGCTGCTAATTGATTATTGTAATCAATTAAGGTAGCATTAGTGCCTTCTACTGGATTATCAAAAAAGTTATTAGCCCACAGATACATCGCTAAGTTGTATTGGGTGTTAAACTTACTATCTTTTAAGAAATCACCAATATTCTTATTAGTTTTAACTGGAGATTGTCCATTACCAAAAACAGAATCAAATAGTTGCTGGATGTTTTCTTTACCAGCAGACAGAATAAAGCTTAAGTTTTCGTCATCAACTTCAGAATCACCAATCGCTAATTTCTCAACTAAAGTAGTCCAGTCTAAATTAGGTAAACCAACTAACTTATAAGGAATTGCATTATCCTTATCTTGGTACTTACCAAGAGGTGCTACAAAGAAGTTATTAGAAAAACTCTTAGGGACTTCAAACTGAATAATCTCTACATCTAAGATCGATTCATTAGTAACGGATTTTAAAGCAGCATTAATACGTTCAATTAAATCCATAACAGCAGGTTTAACGACGTTTTTAATAATACTGATATGTTGTTTAATCTTACCAGCAGCAGCACTAATATGCGTATCTAAGACTTGGTTAGTATCAATACCCGTTACAGACTCAACACCATTGAGAGAACCGATGTTAGCTAGATTATTAGCAATAGTCGTTAAACGAGTTTCTAAATCAGAATTACCAAAGTCTTTATTTGAAGCATAAAAAACATTACTTTGAATATTCTTTTCTAATTGATGATGAATTAGTAAAGCTAATGGAGAGCCTTCGTATGCAGTGGCTACTAAATCATTTTCAGTCCAAAGAGCTGTAAGTGGAATACTAGCTTTAACAATTTTATCGCTTAGCATATTGAGCAGCTCCTAATTCTTTATTAAATTTAGTTTGAATATCAGTTAACATTTGTTGGGCTAGGTTAGTGCGACCATTCTTACTTAAGAAAGAACCTAAGTCACTACCTGTTAAAACTTCTTGAGCTACACCTAATCCAAATTCAACAGCTGTTGATAATGTTTGGAGAGTGGTGTGTTCTCTATCTACTTTCTTCATTTTAAAAATATCCTTAAGCTAAGGGACTGTTTATATTATCTCATAGGTTTAAAAGACTTATTTAACCTAAACCCTCTAAAGGCTTAAAAAAAAAAGAAAGAGACTCCTGATAAAAGGAACCTCTTTCTACTATAATTAATATCAACCTTTAATAGGAGTGGTATAAGCAGCAATAGCTCGCTCAGTTGCTTTAGTCATGAGTCTAGCATCAATACCAATATCGTAAGGTGAGTTAACGATACGGTTACCGACTGACTTAATACCAAATAAAGCATCTACCTCTACGCCAGATTCTGTTTGAACAGGATCAGGTAATACTTCAGAGATAATAGTTTTTAACTGGTTAGCAAATACGGCTTTATCACCATTACCCATCCCTTTGTCTTCAGTAACATGAACACGAATAACAAGTTCATCTAACTGTAAAACATTACCCTCAATACGATAGCTCTCTCCTAAGGTAGAACCTGTCATGGGCTTCTTACCTACTGAAGATAACTCTTTAGCTAAACGTTTATCAGCAGCCATCGCTACTTCAGCTAATGATTCTGACATCTCCTCAAGCTCGCCATTATAGAAGACCTCGATCTTATCTACAACACCATCGACTTTAGCACGAGGTGTTTGAGAGCGCAGAATGCGTAAGTTATCTAAGGAGTCCTGATCGAAAAGATCACTACCTGCTGTAACTTCATCTTCAATAACACAAAGATGGTCATCAGCTTTAACTTTATCACCTACTTTAACTAAGTCATGAATAGCTTGGTTAAACCGAACAGTGATGTTAATAGGTTCTGAGATCTTAGAAGTAAGTTTACTAGCTAAGCGTTGAGTAATGGCTGAAGCATCTTCATAAGTAGAAGGTACTTCAACTAAAGCTACGTTTACTTGCACAGCATTCTTCCAGACAACAGTATTTCTAGCTAATGTATCTTTAGTGAAGAACTCCGTATTATACGTGAGAATATCTCCTGCTTTAAATACCTCTCCTTTACTAACATTACTTACAATGTTAAAAGGAAAAGATAATGAAGCACTATTACCAAAGACTTTCCCACAAGGATAGCCTTCTTCACTACCATCTGCGTAGCGAACAATAATACCTTCTGGTTTAACAGAGATAACTTCACCGTCTTGTTCAGCAGCTTTAGCAAACACTTCACTAGTTTGTTGAGCTAAGCTAGCTTCTTTACCTGTCCTAACTACAGGAGCAGTATACCCTGTACATGCAATTCCATGACCGTGCTGGACCCCGATAAAGGAGACCCTTTTTCCCGATTGTATTCAATTAGTCTCGTTAGGACTAACCCGCAACTTTACTTGCAGCTCTAGGCTTTCCCTAGATGTCTAGATCATATCTTCTTCCTAGTGATTAGGAAGGCTTCTGTTTGGATCACACTTGTGACCTACATCCTGATAAGGGATTGATCGTTGAACGCTATTCATATCTTACTATAAATAATAAGACGTAGAATCTCCGCTGCTGATTGAGCAATCTAAAGTATTTTCAAACCTTGGCTTTGACTTTCGTCTCGCAGTGGTTACTTTAGCTCTAAGCCTTTCCCAGCAATTAAGAAGCATTCACATTAGTTATTACTAACTAAGTGGACTAGTTAAACAATATACAAATATTATTTAATTGTTAATCATCGTACAGCACGTAAGGAGATAATGAGGCAGCAGTACTAATTAAGCTACCTACACCATCTTCTTCTAAATTGAATTGCTCATAAGTACCACGTACACTAGTTAACTTAGGCTTTGCTGAACTGTAGTTATTAATAGCTACTTTAGCAGAATCAACCGTAGATTCAGAAACTAGACCTTGATCCTTATCAGTATAAAGACGCGTCTCTTTAGTCATAGAACGACTACTACGACCACCTGAACCTGTATAAGACAAAGCATCAATTTGCTTAGCGTCTTCTACTGGATTGATATCGTGAACTAAGAGTTTAGCTGGATCAGTACTGATGTTATTGAATACAGTAAAGGGAGCCATATCAATAGGTTGCTTAAAACGAGAAGGTTTAAACTGATGAGCACGATAAGCTTTGATTAGCTCACTATAAACAGCCCCTGCAAACCTCTCATAGCCCCGTACACGGTCTTTTACATCAGGGACATAATCATCCACCAATAGCTCAGCACAACGCAGTAGCAAGCCTCTAAAATGAGTAGGTTCATTCATATCTACTAATAACTCTCTAATGATAGGGTCAATAAAGAGTTTATTAAGCGTATCAATACTTGCAGCAATACGGGAAGTCATCCCATGTTCTTCTAATACGTTAATATAAGCAGCAACACTATTGAAATCATTAACTGTATAAAGGCGTAGGCTACGGTGAAACTTAGTAAAGCCAGCTAAGAGTAAAGTAGCCGTCTTATCGTTTTTATTAAAGACTAATGTTTCATCTTCAAAAATTAAACGATACTCATCATCTTCAAGTTTAACAGACTGACCTTTAGGAACACGTCGAATCCTAGGTTGAAGTAAGACAATGAGTTGCTCTAAACCCATCTCTAAACCTAACATGAAACCAACAGGGATGTCTTTACCACTAATGCCTGCTTCAATATATTCGATAGGTGCTTTTCGAATATCTAAGTCTAAAATAGTTTCAATAGTACCAATGTCCTCTTTACCTTCTTTTCGATTGATAAAGAATTCATTGTTAATATTAACAACTAAGAAATCATTACCTACAATACCACAAGGAATAAACCCTTCATCTACAAGAGCATTATAAGTAGTAGGGTCTTTCTCTTTTAAGATGTCTTCATCTAAAACAAAAGAAAGTCTTTCTGATAATGCATCTACTTTAACAGAGAACTGTTTAAAAGTCTGAGCTAAGATAGTAAAGATTCTAGGACGCTTAACATTAGCTTTGAAAGTAGGAAAGGTCTCTACATCACGAATCTTATCTGTTGTCCCTTCTAATGCTTCCATTTTAATGTAGCGAGTAATCCAACTACCGTAATCATTAACCTTTCTTTGTGTTCGATTAATAAAGAGCTTCCCGTAGTAACTTGTTAATGCTACTTGATACGGAGCTGTTTTCTTAATAGGTAATTGAGCCGCTTGCTGAGTTCTAAACCGATACTTCACACCATTGATTCTAAATGTACCGTCTTTAGATACTTCTGGAATCGTAAAGCGAACCGTACCAGGCTCTCCATCTACGGGAACTAACCTAACTTCATAAACGTAATTACTACCTAAGACAGTTTCTTGCTTGTAGATATTCATGTTAGTGACAGCTACGCCACCGAACTGCATATTTAGAACCATCCTAGCAATGTCTTTATAGAGAAGCTCCGTATTATACTTACGGTTAAACTCTACCATTGTAGAACCAATCAAGCTAGGATCATTAACAGTATCAACAGAAGGAACGGGTTTATTATAATCGATCTCTAAGTCTTTCTTATCGATCTGAATATACTCTTCTAATGTCTGTCCATTAGGCATCTTAATTGACTTATAAGCTTCACTATGCCTAACAAAGCGTTGGTAATCCGTAGCAGATAACAAACCAGCTTCAGCATAGTCTGTAGCAATACGCATTAACCCATCTTCAAAGGTATTAGGTAGGTTCTTATTTCTTTCAGTTAGTTCACCTAAACCAGTACCTACCGTAGAATGACCCACCACTTCTTTATTTAAAACCAATCTCTCATTGATTTTATCTAAAGCACTAAGATCCTCATCAATGAGATTACTAAACTCTTCTAAATCAATACCATCGATAGTACTGATAAAGTCACTCGCCTCATTTCTTTTTTCTAACTCTCGTTCGATAGATTGAATACGAGATAAGACTTCTTTTTCAGCACGAGAAGCTTCAGCTTCATCTAAACTCTTTTTAATGTTTTTCAGACTAGAGACAACGGCATTACCTGAAGCATCCTTATCGAGTACTTGAATATCTTCTTCTTCATCTAACTCATCATCAAGTACATCTTGTTCTTCTTCTTCTTCAATTAACTCCCCATTCCTAAACTTAGTAACAGTAGTTAATCCACGTAAGAAAGTACGTTTTAATAAGTCAGGTAGAATACCTTTAGTATTAGGCTCAACTTTACCAGTAGGATCATCTTCATAAGCTTTTAATTCTTCCTTACTAGGGAGTCTAAAGTTATTTAATGAATCTAACCGATAACCCACCCATACTCCCATGTCCTGGAAGATGATGTTGACTTTATCGTAGTTCTGAGGACTAATCAGATTAAACAATGAATTAGTTCTAGCTTCACTTAACCACTTCCACAACTCTAAAATAACTCTACTTTCATTAGAGCTAAAGCTATTTAATAAGTTACCTGTAATAACAGCTTGACCTTCTGCTATGAGTAGATGCGAAGCACTAGGAATAAATTCAGGTAAACTAAAGATTAAGAACTGTTGTCTATTAGTCTTAGTAGCTACTTCATTAACATTACTTAATACACTAGCAAACTTATTATACCAAGCATTATAACTAGAGTATCGATTTTGGATATATCGATAACTCTTATTAATGTTAGCGTAGTTAATAAGTAACTGAATATGAGGTGTACCTTTGATCTTACTGACTTCAGGGAAACGACGATAGCGTCGATGCAGTCGTAAGTACTTAGCAATATCAGATTGAATATTCCTACCTAATACAGTAGGATTACCTCTCCATTCAAAATCAGTACTATAACTAGAGACCACATTCATTTGAATAGGATCACTAACTGCTCGATAGATGTAGAGATCTTCAGGTGGACCTACTTGTGTAGCACTTTCACCTAAGTAATGGTAAACGGAACCTTTAGGCATTTCCATCGTCTCTAAAGGATTTTTCCTAGGAGAAGCAATCTGACCTAATCGAAAAGAAGCTCTGCGTTTATAATAAGTATCGTAAATTAACATTTCTTTTTCTACTTCCTAGAAGTTAGGTTATAGAGTACTAAATCAATAGTGGGGAAAGAAGCACTCATTCTTAATTCACCATTAGTATTTAAATATGCTCTAGGTTCAGTTAAGAATTTCCGTATTTCTTCTTTTGCTTCATCGGTATATAAAGCATTAAATGACATTCTCAGTTATGTTCAGTATAGCTCGTTAATCTATACCCGTAGTTAAGATAACTACTACTCTAGGCTTTCCCTAGACGCTCAGACTATATCTTCACCTTTTACTATTCTAACAATAGCAGTCAGGTGCCTCCCATTTCGCTTTAAAGGGTTTTACTGTGTAGACCCATTCTCAATCTACACACCCTACCACTAGGCGCTACTTTACTCGGTTTAGTGTTATAATTAACACACGCCTTTCATTAGTCGTTGAACGCACTCCGTATACTTATAGAAAGTATCTCTAGGAGCTTCGCTGCGGATTAAACCAGTTCTATCTTTATTACCTTACCTGAGTGATTAGTTCAGCCACTATGTTGTTTCCAATGCATAGCTTGGTAGATAGACTTTAACAGTCTTTTCCCGTCAATTAAAGAGGTTTATTGTATTAGTATTTCTACTAATAGGTGACGTAATATAAATAAGGAATAATAATGAAAAATGTATATGGTTAATAAAATTACTTTGAGTATTTTTATTAGTAAAAGCTTCGACATTATCTATATAAGTTATAAAAGTTTTTAACGACTTTCATACTACTAGGATAAGGTGTTATACACTTTTCTTGAATTATCCCTTATAAATAAGGGCTAAGGCGTTATCACCATCATAATCAGCGCCGAGACCAGCAAGCCTCGAAGTGTGTGGAGTCAGAGTATCGTAGAAACTCGAATTAAGTAAAGGGAACTCAAAAGCAATAGGTAGAGTATCGTCTTTTTGCCATACTTCATTTAGAGGATATCTCTTCTCAGACTTCACTGTTGTTTTAACATAAGAGAAAGAAGGATAGATTGAGCCATCTCCTGATACGGGATAGCGAGTAGTGAAGGCTGGGTATTGTGCTGAAGTCTCATAAACAGAGAGGTATAGGAGTTCTAATAGCGTAATAGGACTAACATACTTCTTAGAGAAGTTAGCAGGTAATTCTCTAATATCGTAGAAGATTTTAAAAGTATTATCAGGTCCTTTATAAATCAAAGCGACATAATGATCTTCAATCTCAACAGGCTGGTGTCTGATATTACCATTAGCAAATTCACTGAGTACTCTATCAAGACCTTCATTTGACATCCAGTAATCATAAGCTTCAATAGAGATATCGACTTCTTCTTGCTCTAGTGTCTTTTTGTTAATGAGTCGAGCTGGTAGGTCAGGAGAGATGAATACTTCTTTTAATGGACCATTCTTAATATAATACTTAGCTGTTTGACCAATAGAGACTAAGAATTGTTGTAATCCTACAATGGTATTATTAACTGAGATAGATCCTGGCTCACCTAAGCGCTTTACTGTAGGGATATAAGCACTAATAACGTTTGAAGTCCCATTATGGATTCTACGTGAGGTTAGCTTCCCTGTAATGAGTTTCTTTTTTCCTTTAAGTAATTGGGTAATATACTCATATAACTCATTAAAGACTAATTGTAATCGTAATCGAGAATTATCAAAGAGTTCTGGGTTGTGTTCAATAGCTGCTTCAGTAATAGTGTTTGATACCCCAATTAATCGACGGTAGATATTATTGATCTCATCACTAACTGGTCTACCATCTGCACCTACTGTCATGTCCCTAATACCTGCTGGAATAACTAGGATTTTATTAGTAAGTGCTTTACTTTTATTATTCTCAATAAAAGTAACTCTCTCGTTTCTAGCTGTACTCTTATTTCTAACGAGATCAATATCCATCCAGTGATTAAGAAAGAAATTAAAACCAGTTTGACCAGTTAATGCATCTGCTGGTTCGAAGTCTTTAGTGAGTTTATTCCAAATAGCATATTTCTTACCTAGGATAATATCTTCGTAAAAGCCTTTTAGTTTTACTAAGGATTTATAGATAAGAGGATGAATAACCTCCATCTTGATATCAATATATGCAAGTCGACGAGAACGTCGTAGATCTCCTACTGGACCAAAGTAATCAATAGAGTAAAGACCACGATCACTGAACTCACCATTTACATCGTAAGTATCCAGTGTATCGATTAATCCTAAGCCTCTTAGATTCAATGGTGTTAGATAGAGAATACTAATATTAAATGCTTTGTCTAGATTAGACACAGACATGTTATGACCTCTAATTGAGAAACACTCATATATAGAGTGCTATTGAATATTAAAATAACGGAGCTTTCTTACATGGTTAAGAAAACTGAAGATTTTATCACAGACCCTTTCGATAATTTTGACGATGGGTTTGGGGATTTATTTAACGACAAGCCTAAGACTAGATTTGATAAGGTTAAAGACTTTGCGAAGGGCATACTGTCAGGAGCAGGTAGTTCTATGCTCTCTTCTAGTACCGCTAGAACAGTCGCTAGTAAGACTTTACCTGTGGGGTATGGTCAGGCTGTCGGTGATTTAATGGAGTTAGGAGAGGGTGTAAAACAACTATACGATGAAGGAGTTCAAGAGTATAGTAAAGTCATCTCTCCTGTTAAACGTACTGTTGAGAGCTTGAGTAATCTAGCTGGTGACTATATTCCTAAAGGAGTAAAAGGTCGAGTAGATGCTTGGGCTAGAGATAGAGAGAAAACAGAACGTTCTCTTACTGAGACTCAAGTCTTTGAAGAGCAAATTAGTAATACATTAAAAGAGATCTTTGGTGAACAAGTCGAAGCTGATGAAAATGCTGAAGTAAGAACTGAGGCACGAGAAGCAGTAAAAATGGCTGTAGAAGGCCGTCATCAAATTCGCACTCATAATCAACTAGAGAAAATTGCTACAGGTGTTAGTCGTTTAAATGCTTATAATGATAAGCTACAGATTAACTTCCAAAGAAAGAGTTTAGAATTACAATTAAAGCAATACTTTATTCAAGGTAAAACTTTAGAAGTTTTGCGAGAAGCTCAAGTTCTTCAAGCTAGTGCTTTATCTGAATTAATTAAAGAAGTTAAAAAGCCTGACTTACTAAAAGTAGAGCAGCATGAAGATACTCGTGCTCGTTTTGCTCAAGGAGTTACGCGAACAAGCTTTAACCGTTTCTTTGGTAATCGTGCTGATGATTTCCAACAGATGCGTGAGAACATGATGCGTAATAGCCGTCAGGCTATTAAAGAAGTCTCTACTGGTATTCAGTCTATGTTGTTCGGTGCTGATATGATGGCATCGAGTGCATCAATGATGTCTGGTATGAGTGGTCTGGGAGGGATGTCTAATCAGCGCATGGCTGGTGAGATGATAGGTGGTTTCTTACCAACTATCTTAGCTCATGCTTTTGGTGGGCGTATCCAAGAAAAGCTCAATGAAAGACCAAGACTTCGGCGATTAGGTGGGCAGTTAAACTTCATTACTAGAAACTACAAACCTTGGTTAGAAGAATACGGTAAGAAAGATCGACTACTTTCACCTGCTGCTCGTATTTTAGGTGGATTAATTCAAAGCGATAAATCCCGTACAGATATAGCAGTAGATAATATCAGTAGTATTAATAAACCAGCTGTATGGAAACGACAGGACTCTAAATCTTTAACTGAGATTATACCGGGTTTACTCTCTAGGATTCATCGTGAAATTCACATCTTAAGAACAGGTAATGAAAGAGCAGGATTAGTAGCTTACGATTATACTTCTAATAGTTTTACAGATAGCTCTAGTATCGGACAATCCATTGTTCGTGACATTATCAATAAGGATGGTGGTAAGTGGGTAAAGAGCGATGCTTATAATCTAATTGATGAAATCGGAGGAGAGAATCTCGATCCTGAGTTAAGACGTAGATTAGCTATTAAGTTCTTAAGTGATAACTATAGAGAAATCCTACCTTCTAGAGAAAACTTTAGTAGTGCTGAGTTCTTTGCTGATTTAGGTGAAGAGGATGCTAAGACAGTTAGTGATTTATTTAAAGAGTATTATAAGGATGATGAGTTTAAAGAACGTGAAGTAGAATTCTCTAACCGTTTTAGAGATTTAGGTAGTACTATTTCTTCTAATCATCGTGTTATTCAGAACTATGTAGAATCTGGTTTAAGTAGTTATTTAGAAGAAGCAGGTATTATTAAAGAAGGCAGAATTGATCCTAAGCGCTTAATTGAGTTTTATGTAGATGGTGATTATGATGATGAACTACCTGAAGTAAAGAAACCTGATTACTTTAAAGACGCTAAGGAACTCTTTGATAACTTAGATGATAAATACAGTATAAAAGGTCGGGTTAGAGAAGGTAGAGAAAAACTCACTGAGAGTAAATTCTTTAAAAACTTACAAGACGCTAAAGTAAAGGCTAGATCAAAAGCACGACAAGTTAAAGAATATGTCATTACAGAAGCTGAAGCTGCTAAACGTCTTTTAGAAAAAGAAGATGTTGTTCAGAAAGTTAAAGATTTATATCAGAAAGCTCAGACTGATATAGAAGGTAGACTATCTGGTATTGATTTTAAAGAAATCTTAGACAATGTCACGAATTTAGATCCTCTTACAGAAGAAGGTAAGAAAGTCATTGATCAAATTAAAGCATTTGTTAAAGATGCAGAAGAAGTCATTAGTAAAGATGATGACAGTACTTCACCTCGTTTAGGTGTCTTTAATAATCTCAATCCTTTTAAGCGATTCAAGAAAGGAGAAATAGACGGTGAGAGTAGAATTACTCGAATCACTAACGCTATTAAAAAGAGCCGGTTTACTTTGGGTCTTTCTGGCGTTGGTGTAGGTTTTGGACCAATTAAAAACCACGTAGAAACTTTAAAGAATAAAGCGTTAGATTTTGCTAGTAACTATAACTGGTTTAGTAAGAAGACTAAAGAGGATGAAGAAAGTCCTGTCACTGACAGTATCGATACCATGAATCTTTCTCTTACTGATAAATTAAGTCAAACTCTTGATGTATTAAAAGAGATGCTTAAAATCGATAAGGATAGAGAGCAAAGAGAAAAAGGACCACGTAAAGGCTCATACGAAGATTTAATGAGTAGAGCTACTAGTGAGGTCTCGGATGAAGTAGATACTCAGAGTGAAGAAAAGGGTGAACAAAGTAATATCTTTAATGATTTATTCGGGAATCTATTTGGTGGATTAAAAGGTAAAGCGCTAAAGGCTATTTTAGGTAAGCTAGGAATAAGTTCTTTAGGATCTGTAGGTTCTCTCTTAGGTAGTCTATTAGGCGGTAAGGCGATAGGTAAAGGTCTTGGTAAGATCTTTGGTAGAGGAGCTGCTAAGGTTGCTAAAGGTCCTGGTGGTTTTAGAGGCGGGCTTGCTACAGGTAAGAAAGCTGCTACTTCAATACGAGCTGGTGCTAAAAATGTAGCGAATGCTACTAAGAATATAGGTGCTACACTTAATAAAATTAAACCAATTAAAAAAGCTGGTGGATTTATCAAGCGACTATTCTCTGGTCAGAGCTTACGTAAAGGTTTTGCTGGTGGTAAATGGGCTGCTAAGAAAGGTGTTGGATTAATTAAGAATGCTCGTGTTGTCGGTAGAGTGGTTGATAATGCAGCAATGCGGTTAGTTAAACCTGCATTTGGTCTTGCTCTACGTACTTTAGGTATTGGGTTAGGTGCTACTGCTGGCATTATCGCTTCTCCTATCATTCTTAAAGGTTTAGCTATAGCAGGAACAGCACATGCAGCTTACAGTATTTACAAATACGTAACTAGGCCAAAACCTGGTGAAGTTTCTTCTTATCGAATTGCTCAATACGGCTTTAGTTCAGATGACTCTGCTTTTGAACGCATTTTTGCATTGGAAGATAAATTAACAAGTCATTTAAACTTTAGTCCAGAAGGAATTCCGAGTTTAAGAAGCACGATTGATCCTAGAGAAATTCTTAATGCTTTAAAAATAGAGATTGATGATGAAGAAGAATATGCTCGCGTTGATGAATGGCTAAGGTTAAGGTTTATTCCTATTTTCTTAATCCATATTGGAATCATTAGTCGTATCGCTGGTAATACTGATTTACAAAAAGTAGACAAGTTAAAACCAGAAGATAAGATTAGATACCATCAAGCTACTCGTTTCAAAAATGGACCTTATGAAGTAGATTCTAACCCTTTCTCAGAGAAACCTTTAGTTATGGGTCCTGTGGAAGTTGATTCTATTTGGAATGAAGTCGATAAGAAACTAAGTACTAAGATCGGTAATAAGAAACGTGCAGAACTTCTTAAAGAGCAAAGTGCAAATCCTGAGGATAAAGCTACGGAACAACCTAAGAAAGAAGGAGAAGAAAGTAAAGAAGCTGATCCTAAATTACTACACGGACAATCTGTTAAAGAAGCAGGTAAAACTATTACAAGTAGTTATGCTTCTAAAGTAGAACTAATTAATAACCGCGTACCTAGTTATATTAAAGCAGTTGATGCTGTACGTTTTAAAACTTACGGCTTATCTGAATTTACATTAAGTAAAGTAAAGATCTTAAGGGAGTTAGAATCATACTGTACTGAAGGATTAAGAGTTCAAGATAATGAAACTGTTATCTGGGAAGGTGATTTAAGTAGTGTGCATGAAACCTTCCTTCCTCACTTTGGTATTAGTAGTCCATCTAGCGAAAGAGCTGCTTTATTTAACCGTTGGTTTAGTTTACGTTTCTTACCTGTTTATACGACTGCTGCTTCTATTATTCAGCAAAAAACAAAATCTAACCTAGTACAATATCAGTTAGACATGATGGGTGCTAGTGATAGATTAGAATTTGCTAGAATCGTTAGCTCTGTCATGACAACTGTAGACGGAATAAAAGTTAGTGTTTGGTCTATTACTGATTCTCCTTGGGATGATATTGAACTCAACACAGATAGCAAGACTGTTGAAATAAATATCAAAGCTATTGAGAAAGAAGCAAGTGATACTAAGCTTAACCAAGAACAGGCACTAAATACTACGAGTTCTTCTACTAAAGCTGCGCTATCTACCTTTATACCACAAGAACAATCAAATGTACGAGGTTTAGGCAGTCCTATTAATCGAACAGAAGCACATGCAAGTGGTGCAGATCATGGTTCGATGTACAGGACAAAAAGTGAACCTCAAGTCTACGGTATTCATGGTCAAGTGAGTGGTTTTGGTCTACCCGGTGAAGATCGAGGTGCATTACCAACTGACTTAGGTGAAGTTTCTTTAGGTAAAGGAACTGATACTAAGTACGAAGGTATCCCTTTACCGACAGGAGATAACAGCTATTTGCATTATAAGGACATGATTGATGGTGTAGCAAAAGCTGCTGGAGTCAGTGCTACGGATCTAGCTACCTATATTGGATTAGAATCTGATTTTAGGAACCAAGCTAGGCCAGGTACTTCTTCTGCAATGGGTTTAGGACAGTTTATTAAAAGTACGTGGGAAGCAATGATTAAACGCTATGGAGGTAAGTATGGACTCCAACCAGGTGTAAGTCGTTTAGATCCCATTGCTAACTCTTTAATGACTGCTGAGTACATGAAAGAAAACCATAAGACACTAACGAATAATTTCCCTAATAGGAAAATTAGTATGTTAGATCTTTATTTAGCGCACTTCTTAGGTCCAGGTGGAGCTACTAGCTTTTTAAAAGCCATGGGTAATAACCCTGGTGCTGTAGCAGCTCAACTCTTACCTAAAGCAGCTAATGCTAATAAATGGGTTTTCTATGATAAGGAAACACGCAGACCAAGAACTTTTGCTGATATCATTAATTATTTCCAGAGTCGTATTCGTTCTGTACGTAAACGCCATTTAGGGATTAAAGCTGGTACTGAGACAGGACACTTTCCACCACCAGATACACACAGTGGTGTAATTCTACCTGCTACAGGTTCTAGTGAAGGGATTAATACTTCAATCAGTGAATCTAATGTACCGACAGTAGCACCTGAAACTGTAAGTAGATCTTCCACACTTCCTTTAGGCGGCTCTATTATACCTAAAGAAGATGGTGGTCGTGATCCAAGTGAGTATCGTTCTGAAGTTGGAGCTAATGTTAACGTATCAACACCTTCAGATAATCCTCTAGGTGGTACAGGTATTACTTCTAATCGAATACAAGGTCATGATCCTCGTACTTCTGTTGGAGAGAATAATATCTCTACAAAAACTACCCTTACCTTATCTTTAACACGCACTACAACTAAAGAAAAAGTAATGGTAGGTAAATTACAATTGTCCAATGGTGAAGTTTTCTCTACTATTGAACTCAGTGATAACTTTAAGCCAGGTACATACGAACTTATTCCTAGTGTTAATAAATCTCAAGGTTCTGTTTATGAGATTTGGTCAGGAAATAATAAAGTAGGTGTATTAAGCTCTGGTAATGGTTCTAACGCTGACCAAACAGTGAGTAGAAACAATGAAATTATCATTGGTCAGCTTATTAATAAACAAGCTGGTGATGTAACTATCAGAAACTCACTAACTGCTTTTAACACTCTGATGTCAAAAATTGGGGATAATAAAGTACGTTTTAGTGTAACAGGTGGAAATCTCACCACTACAGCTGAAAAAGCAGTAGAGGAAAACAAAGGGCGTGTTGGTATTTATCCTTCTGAGGATAAGCGCACTGGTATGCCCACTGCTTTAGGGAATCAAAGCATCACTGGTCTCATGCCTGAGACAATGTATCAGCAAGCTGCTGCTAAGCAACAAACTGATAAAGATCTTCATTTAGAAGCTATGACAAAATCAAGAGACATTGCTCAAGAGCAACTCACTGTACTACAGTCAATGAGTAAAGACATCTCTAAGATTAGTCATGCACTAAGTAAAGACAGTATGACTGAACTATTTAGTAAGGTCAGTGGTTTAAATAAACCTACTACTCCAGAGGAAGCTGCTTACTTTAATCGGCAACGAAATAAAGATAACTGGCCTACTCCAATTGTAAATACACGTAGAAATATTTAATAGGGCATAAAGGGGAGAGCAATTAGCTCTCCCTTTTTATGCTGTGATTACTATTATCCCAGTTTATGGTTAACTGGATAAAGCATTGAAAGAAGTCTAGAAGGAATCCAGTCACCTGTAATATGAGCTAAGCGAGCTGGAGAAGTCCATCGTTCCCAGTTCATTAAAGCTCTTGTAGCACGTAGTTTAGCTTTACGTAAGGTGAAGACCTGGTCAGCTACGCTTAAGCCCGCTATGACGCCTAAATAGTCGTTAAAAGGACTTTCATCATCGAACATCTGATTACCGATGTTTTTCATAATGCCTGTAACAGCACCTCTACCACCACCTAATACTGTACCAGTAATCAATTCTAATAAACCATTATTAACAGAAATAGGTACATGAACAATATTAGACATATCAGCAATACTAAACGTAGCCCTAATTCCCATAGCTCGGTTACTATGGTTAAAACCTAAGTTAGTGAAACCTCTCTCAAAACTAAGATCACTAATCATACCTAATCGAGTTTGTGCACGACCTTGGTCATAGAACTCTAACATAGGTGGAGCGTAATACGATTGCGTACCTGTTGATCTTGGGAAAGCTGCTGCCATTAACATAGCCATTGGAATATACTGAAACATCAGTTTAGCCATTGGATGGTTATAAGGAGAGACTAAATCGATTGTGTAAGTGGATTTGTTAAATGAAGCAGAAGAACTCTTCCATTGACTAGGAATATCAACAAAAGCCCCGCCTACTGCTGCGTTAACTACACCAGTCAATCCAAAACTATCTAGAGCACCTGATACAAAGTTGCCAGCCATTTTAATAACTTCACCTACACCAGGAGCGATGTTACCTCCAGCAAATGCAAAGGTAGCTTCTTTAGCTTTACTTACTAAGCCATTTAGAGTATTACCGATATCGGATTCTCCTGATTGGTTAGAAACAGAATCAGAGACTGAACCCGTATAGTTAACTCTAAAGGTAATAAAAGCACTACCATCATAAAGTTCAGCTTCATAGTAGTCGACGAGTCTAGGAACATCTCCTCTTTCTAAGGAGTTTATCGTCTCAATACCCGCACTAACAATCTGACCTTGTTCATCAGTAACAACACCTTCTGGAGTTCCTGCTGCGGTATTTAACCAACTATCTAGATAATCAACATAAGCGCGTCTACCAGGATCAGTCACTTCACCTTGATAGAGTTCTCTAATATCATTTTCTAAACTATCTTTAATCCCGCCTTCATATTTACCGTATAAATTATCTGCTTTAGAGATTTGGTTAATATACATACGTTGAGATCTATTAGCTAATGCCCAAACATCAATAGAACCCATTCTAGTAAATAAGCCAGGAAAAGCCTCTCTGAGTCGATTAGCATCACCTTCAGTAAACTGATACCCTTGTAAGATTGCATTACCTACTGGGGCATTTTGAATAGCTCTAGGAGATACGCCTAAGTTAACTGCTAATTGGTTAACAATGGTTTGCACTGTATTCCAGTAAATAGGCATAGTAGGTTTTAACTTATAAAACCGAGTAGAACCTTTTTCCAAGAAGAATGCGACGCCTTGTCCAATTAACATAAGGGCTTGAATCTTCCAAGCAGCAATAGCGACAACGAAACCTACTGCTTTACCTGCCATGAACATAACGCCAGGACCACGACCTGTTCTAGATAAAGTGCCTAAGTTATGGTTATAGAAGTTTCCAACGAAAGTAGATAGTGAGTTAAAAGACGCTACACCTAAACGCATATGGACAAGCTGACTGTAGTCATCAATTCTTTCACTATAAGCTCTTCCCATACCGTGACCATACTTACTTCTCCCTCTTCTTTTAATATCAGCACTACGCGTCCATTGAGGAGGAGGGTTAATAGCAAAGTTACCACCTAATGTCGTATCAGTATATTTGGTATCAGCAGTAGAATAGTAGATAGGGGAATCTTCATCTAATTTTGATAAAGCTCCTCTGGCTAGTAAAGAATCACGTAACCAACTCCTGTTATCAATACCTAAAACATAATTACGTTGTTCTTCAAATCTTTTTTCTAAATATGAAGCCATTGTCTATTTATTCCTTTTTTTAAATATCTAAATACGGACTGACTTCGTTATAGTAATTAATATCCGCTTTTCTAGGTAATTGGCGTTTGATCTCTTCATCCACACTTACCCTACTAAAGGAAGTACCTATCTGTAGTTTTTGATCATCCCACTCATAAGAAGTCTTCACACCACTAATTAGGTTCTTCATATCAGCCGAAGCTGTAGTCATGACATAAACATCATCAATCTCAGTAGAAGTACCAGAACGTTCATACGTTCTCCACCCTTCATCGACTTCATCGAAAGTTTCTAATAGAGAATTAAGAAGGTTCTTAGTATCTAGGAAAGTCTCACCAAAGAAACTACCGTATTGACGAGAGAAGGTACTTAATACAGATGGAATATTGTTAAGTAGATTACCCTGACCTAATGTTCTACTAATTGATCTTAACATTCCAATATCACTATATTCAATAGCTACAGGAATGCAGCTATTAGCTGTCTTTAGCATAATGTCAGAGTTTTGAACAGTTTGTAACACTTTATCAAAACTATTAGGAATTCCGTATTGAGTAGCTTCTTTAATAATGGAAGCTGATAAGGAGGCTAATCCATCATTATCTTCAAATAGTAATGTGCTTTCGCCTGCTAATCGATTAACTAAATTACCTACTGATTGTAAGTTATCAAAATTAGTCCCATTAACAACCCTACTTACATTACCTATTTGAACAACATAGTCACCGTAGTTTTTATAGAAGTTATCTACTGTATTATTCCAACCCTCTGGTAACTGATTAGCACCCACACCACGAAGTAGATTAGTACTAGTCATTACTCGATTTAGAATATTCTCTTTAGATAAACCTTCTAATCCTGACTTCACTACAGGAAAGAGACGGATAACATCTTGACTTCCTCTAAGTAAAGCAGTGAGGGATTCATTAAAACCATATTCTTTACCTATGTCACGGATGCTATTGATAACGCCTTGTTTTTTATCTTTATAAATATCTGCTACAGCGACTTTATCTGTAGGCTTACTCAAGTAGACACTATTAGCTACTCGGTTATTAACGGTATTAAGATCCATGTCAAATCTCTATAAATCATTACTATACTATCACGCCGTTAAAGGCTGAATCTTACTTGTAACAAAGAAAAAAAGAAAGAGAGGTAGAGGAGACCCTAATTAAAGGATCTCTTCTAGAATGAATGCTTTTCTTTTATTTCTTTCTTAATTTAAAGATTGCTATATTTCTAACATGTAAGTCAGTATCGTTTTTAAGAAGTTCTCGGTGAGAATTGCTGCCAAACCTAGCTACGTTAACCCTAACAACCCAATCTTCATCCTTGACTAAGATATCGTGTTGACTGCTATTGCCGTGCCGAGCCACTGCCTCACGTATAAACGAAATTTTATCTTTGACTAGAATGTCTCGATGTGAATCGTTACCGTAGATAGCTACTGAATTTCTAACATCCATACTTTTATCGTTAATGAGAGCATCTCTATGTTTATCATTGCCATAGATAGCTACTAACTTACGGATATAGAAATTCTCATCATTGATGAAAGATTCGATTTCTTCGTCAGTGGACGTAGGAGAGTAAACATCTAAGACCTCTTGCCAAATGTCATCTGGTACTTTATAGTACTTTAAGATATTAGGTGCTTCTTCTAATGTAAAGTTCCTACAACCGTTGATAATACGTCCATGAATAACAACAGTTGGGTTATTGTTAAAATGATTACGCAGTACTTTCATGTTAGATATTCCTTCAGATAAATAAAAACATAATTCAAACTAGTTATGTATAACTACCATGTTACGAAATTCAATTTTTATAAAAAATAAGAGCATAAATAGGGAGGGTAAATAACCCTCCCTAAATATATTCTTTAATATCGAATTAGCTCTTTGAAGTCTCGAACAAAATCAGGTCGATCAGGTTCAATGCCTAACTTCATGTTTTCTCTAAGAGAATGTAATCCAGAATTAATAAATTCTAGACCAGGAGGAACAGCTCGTACTTTACTAGAAATCCAATATTGTGTAAAGGGGAGAGTAGATGCTAGAAATAATTCTTTTACATTTTCATTTTGAGAAATCATTTCATAGTAACCGTCCAAGATATATTCTTGAAAGTTCTCTAAACGAAACTGTTGCATCTCACCGGCTTTCTTACGAAAAGCTTTTCCGTCTCGACCCAGTCTGAAATCATCACTCATTCCTTTTGTCTTGATATAAAACCAATATCCAATCAAAGTAGAGAAAGTTCCAAGAACAGGATGAGTAAATGGAGTATAGTCATGCATAGAGAGCATTTTACCTAATTCTGTTTCTGCATAGATGGGATGGATATTAATATGATCCTCACCATCATCTCCTAACTTGTGTACATTAACAGTAGGTAGGTTAAAGTTAATTTTCTTAGATACTGCTACGGGTAGCGTTGACCTGTCTTGCTTTTTAAATACCTTTAAGATACTCATTTTTATTTCCTTTCCTGTTCTTCAAAGTCAAATTTCACTTCTGTTTCGTCATAAGTAAACTCCACATGTTCTTCGATAACTCGATTATTGTGAAAAGTTGCTTTTACTGTAAATTCAATTTTAATAGCGCCTAGAAAGTTAAGACCTCTTAGAAATGTAATCCAAGACATCTCTCTTGCGGATAAGGCTTTTGTGAGGTTATTACCAATACTCGACCTTTGTCGTTTAGAAATACCTTCATGTTCGTATTTCTTAATGTATTGATTAATCTTTAATGACCAGTTAGGTTCATCAACTTTTAATCTCGACAGATACTTACGAAAGATGTGTGCTAAGACACCTTTCATGCCTGTTACTGAATAAGCATTTTTATCTTTAGAGGTAAGTAGCCTATTGAGTTGCGTATTTTTGCTTCGCTTCTGCATAGACGTAAGTTAATCCATGAAATGTTGAAGTCATCACACTCTTCTGATAATCAGTTCAGCAAAGGACTGTAAATCAGAAATAACGGAATACAAGTTCCTTTCATAATACTCCTTAGTGGGGAGAATGAGATCTTCATCAGAACTCTGATAGGTTTGTACATTTGTTATAAGTTTAATAACTTCTTTTTTGATAGCCTCTAAATAGTTAAATTTATTTAAGTAACTTTCATCTTGATAAAAGAAACTATCATTATCAAAATTATTTAGAGGAAATGATAAACGGTTTTCGTTAATAGGGCGTTTATTTTCAACAGTTCTATTTAACTCCCTAAGTAGTTTAACTAACTCCTTTGCATTAGGTAAGTATAGATCAAACAGAAAGTGTTGAGTATAGAAAATACGGAAGTGTTCTTTACCAAGAAGCTCAAAGAGAACAAGTGTTTTTGTATAAACATCTATTTCTTTATCATGAACTTCATCAATAATGATTTTCTTACGCTTCGTTTTTATCTTTGACCTTAGCCAGTTAAACATAACGGTCCTATATAAAGCTCCTTTAAGTGAAGTATCATATGCTTAGAAATCCTTATACGAAGACAATATTTTTAGTTGTTAGCTTATTTCATTAGCAATTACCTCAATGAGTATTGATTACTGACACTAAGGTGATATGTGATTGAAATATTTAAATATACATACAAACAATAAAAGGAGTGCATAAATGAATACTACAGGTAATCCAGTTGCTGATTCAATGGTTAAAATTGATGAAGGAAAACCTGGTAAGCAAAAAGAACCTGTGCCTGAATTAGATTTCTCTACTTTACTGTCCCCAGAGTTTAGTCCTACTGAACGATTAGAACTTTCTCAGAATTTAAGAAAGATGCTAATTAATAAAGGAATGCAGAATTTAGACATGTCTCGCGCGATGTCATATCAATCCTTAGCTGGATTGATTAATGACTTTAGCAAGCAAGAACTTGACCTAATGAAGATGGAGAAAGAGGGTGAGAACTCTGCTGCGTTTAAAGGCTTTGCTGAACAGATCGGTAATATGTTAATGGGACTGCCTTCTAATGATAAGTTACCTGGTTTTAATCCTAGTGGAGCTGAAGAAAATAAAGGTAATGCTAAGGAATTAGGTGATGATATCCCTAAAGTAGAAACTGTTCCTGGTAATACTCATATTGGTGTAGAGAAGTTAAGTGCTGATGACTTTATTGCTTAATTATTGAAATATTTTATAGATATTAAAAGTTATGAGTAAAGATTTATTGGTAGGATTACTCCCTCCTCTCGACGATGGTTTAAGCGGTCAAGTAGAATTCATTGAACCCGGCACTTATATTTTTGAATTTCCTGAAGGAATTACCTCCTTCTCTGCTGTAGCAGTAGGTGGAGGTGGAGGTGGAGGTGGTACTCGGACTACTGGTTCTGTTGGGTCTGGTGGTGGTGGCGCGCTTTGTTGGGTTGCTAAAGTTGACGTTCCTACCAGTAGAAAAGTTGAAGTCGTTGTTGGAGGAGCTGGTTATCAGGGCGCTACAAACGGACATGGAGGAGCAGGAGGGCATTCCAGTATCGCTATAATAAACAATGATGATGATAATGGTGATGTAGCTCTCCCGGCCTTTATGGTAGCTAATGGTGGTCAAGGCGGGAGAAGTAACTCATCAGGATCATCTACACAAGTGGCGGGAGGAACGTATGCGATTTATAATATATCTGGAACCACTGGGATAGATTTTGGTGGTGGAAATGGTGGTGCAGGAGGTTCTCAAAATAGCCCTCAAGCTAGCTCCGCAGTACTAAAAGGCGGAGGTGGTGGTGGGTATTCTGAAAGAGGTGGAAGTGGTAATATTAACCAAACTGGTGGCTCTGGTAATCTCCCAGCAAGAGCTGGACAGGGTGGTAGTGGCGCAGGTGGTGGTGGTGTAGGAATCAGAGGAAAAGGACCTGATGGTGTTGTCACTAGTAATATTATAACGTCATCAGGTTCAGTTATTAATGGAACAAGTATTCATGGCATGGGCGGTTTTTCAAGAACAGCCACCACACATGTTCAGAAAAATGGTGGTGTAAGAATTATTTGGGGTCCTAATAGAGCTTATCCCGAAACCAATACTCAAGATTTCTAATTCCATTAAAGAGCATAAATAGGAGACTTTTTAGTCTCCTTATTTATGCTGTACTTTGGTATTACTTTTTAGCAAATACTTTAATGGTGTTATCTACACCATCAGATAAACGATTCACTAAGGATTCAGTTAGATAGTAAGTCTGAGCTACAAACTTAACTTCTTCTGCTACAGCATATACTAAATCAGAAGTATACTTTACAGCTTGTTTATTAACGTTTTTATTCTCTGGACTCTCTACTTTAGCAATAACTGCATCCAGTAGTTCTTGTACGTCACTCAAATCTTTAGCTAATGATTTACGCTCTTCAGAATCTAAGAGTTGAATCTTATCGATATTCTTAAATACTTGGACCCAATCACTATTACGGTTAATAGCATTACCATAAGCCATCTTACGATAAGTCTGATTAGATAAAGAACCTTTAATCTCTTTAACGATATTCTCTCTAATCTTAACTCGGTCTGTAATTGCTTTCTCTAACCCAGAAGGAGAATAAGAAATGACACTATTGTTAAGCATTTTAGATAAGTGTGTTTTTAAATTCTTAACACTTGTCTTTTGTGTCTCTAAAGCATACTCTACAGCTTTAGCTAAAACATCAGTATAGGTTAAGTAATCAACAGCTAATCCTTCAGGACAAGCAATATGGAAAGATGAGATATCTAAATAGTTTTCTTTACCAACCAATTCGATAAATCGATCAGCATTACTAATAATCTTTTCTTTAGGTGTATAGCTTAATAAGGTCTGCCAACCCTTACGTAATTCATCGCCTAAACGAGGGATGAAGGTGGTAAATAAGGATTGCATGTCTGCTTGAGCATCAGTGCTTAATAAGCTCAATTCAGCTAAAGTTCTCTGTGCTGAAGAAACCATGTTATTGTAATTCCTTTTTAATGTAAAAAATAACTCTATCCTGAGATCATTTGGAACGATAGAACATTCACGATGATAATCATAAAATGAGGTTATAATCTTAATGAGTAAAGAGAACAAAGATTCAAAGACTACTGGCTTGACTGCTAGTATGCCTACTAAAGCCTTATGGCCTATTGGTTGCTTATTTGATATCCCAACAGGCAGATATGTAAAAGGTCGCTATAATGAAAATATTCTAGTGGGTGGATTAGCACACATCACTGGTATTGTAGGTCACGGTAATAACTTCAAATCTACCATTGCTCACTACATGTATGGTAAAATGGCAGCTAGGAATAAACTGGCTAAAGGACATATCTACGATACCGAATTAAACGTAGATGAAGACCGTGTCATTTCGCTTCATAATGCCATGGAAGAATATGGTATTGAAACTGATGAAATGGGAATGTCAGTTGGTGAAGGTATTGTAGATCAAGATCGTCTCATGTTTACTGATAAGTCAATGCATGAAGGTGACGAATACTTCGATATTCTTAGAGAATTCCTTTTTGATAAAGCAGAGAATAAAGCAACGGTGACAGGTAACACCCCTTACCTTAATCGTGAACGTAATGGTTTTATTAAAATTCCATATCCTACTTTTTCATTATTAGATTCTTTTACTGAGTTCTCTACGAAAGACGTAGAGAAAATGCAAGATGATAATAGTCTTGGTGATTCTGGTGCTAATATGATCTTCATGCGTCAAGGAATGCAAAAGACTAGGTTCTTAATGACTCTACCTTCTTTGACCATGGCAAGCTCACATTACTTGATCATGACTGCTCATATCGGTGCTGAGTTTAATATGGATCAATATAATCCTAATCCTAAGAAACTCCAACACTTAAAGTCTAACGTAAAGATTAAAGGTGTGCCTGAGAAGTTTACCTTCTTGACACATAACTGTTGGTGGGCTAATGGAGCAAGTATTCTTGCTAACCGAGGAACGAAAGGACCTGAGTATCCAAGTGATCGATTTGATAATGAACGTACAGGTTCTACAGATCTAAACGAAGTGAGAGTAACTCAACTTCGTGGTAAGTATGGTTCTTCAGGATTTAGTCTTTCTATTATTGTTTCTCAGGTAGAAGGAGTTAAGCCTGCGTTGAGTGAATTCCACTATATTAAAAATAGCAAAGGTTTTGGTATCGGTGGTAACTTACAAAACTATTACTTGGAACTCTATCCAGACTGCAAGCTTTCTCGAACTACAGTTAGAAATAAACTAGATTCTGATGTCAAGTTACGTAGAGCTGTTAATATTACATCAGAAATGTGCCAGATGCAATACTTCTGGAATATGGCTCCAGAGTACTACTGCACTCCTAAAGAACTTTACGATGATATTAAAGCTTTAGGTTACGATTGGGATGTTCTATTAGATACTCGTGGTTATAGTTGTATGGATCACTACGAGCAAGGTGATAAACCATTATCTACGAAAGACTTGCTTGACATGCGTTTAAAACGCTACGTTCCTTTTTGGTTAGAAGATAAGGATGTTCCTGAAGCTGTTAAAGATGTCCCTCGATATGACGCTTTTAAAGATAAGAAAGCAAAATAAGGAAGTAATATGGATTTAAATCACAGTTATGATAGAGCTTGTCTAGATAAATTTGAAGCTACTTATAAAGCAGTGGAAGATAACACCAAAGCAAAAGCTCCTAACATCGATAATCCACTTCCTCCTAAGTTTGTATATATTAATAAATACGCTTGGAATGAAGGAACTATTAATGAAACAGGATATTATCTTATTCGCATTAATAATGTCTTTCATTTCTTAATAGTAAATATAGAAGCTGATCATGCAGAATCTGATTTAGGTACTTTTACATGGTCTGTCTTTAAAGAGAAGTACGGTAATAATTTCACTTTTGTTAATTTAAGGTTTGAATAATGGAAAATAAAGAAGTAGATCAAAAAGAAGTCATTGATGAATTTATTCCTCATCCACTCGTACAGACAGTCAACGAATATCTAAAGGAAAATGAACTGCCTCCTATTGCTCGTGTTTCTGAAGATGGTATTGAAGTCAATACTGATATTACAGACAGCCAAGCTCGCTTAGCTATTAACCGAGACATTCGTCGTCGTTTAGTTAAGATTGAATTGGAAAAAGATATCTCTACGTACGGAACTCGTAGTCTTCTTTATAACGATGGGTTGAATGAAACATGGTTAGGATCGCTGAAACTGGATGTGATTCCAGTACTGATCGAGAACAAGTAAGTTCTCATCCATCTAACATCAGTGAGTTAAGAAAGAAACATTATGACTCTCGTATCATTATTGCTGGTACGAGAGGCTTCTCTGATGTAGGTTGGTTTAGAAAGACTTTAACTGATTACCTGGTTAAAGAGCATAAGGGAAAACATATTGCTTTTATTTCAGGTGATGCTCCTAGTGGTGCTGATAATCTAATTATTAAGTGGTGTGAGTTAACGCCTTTTGAATGTTATAAGTTTACAGCTAAGTGGAATGAGTTGGGTAAGAGAGCAGGCTTTTTAAGAAATGACGATATGTCTTATGAAGCTAGTCATCTACTTACTTACTGGGATGGTCAATCTCCAGGAACAAAGGACATGATTAAACGAGCTGAAGAACGAGGGTTAATTATTCACAACGTTAATATTAAGCTTTGAACCAATCTTTTGAATGTTTATCTTACTTAGACTTCTTATAACTGTTATTTTGTAAGAAGTCTACTTAACACCTAATATAGAAGAAAGGTTATGGCTGGAAATAGAAAAGCTTTTGAAACACAAGTCTTAGCTGATTGTGAGCGTGTTGATCCTGGCGGTAATACTGCCGAGTATTATCGAGTTGCCTTTTCTCAAATGAGTGATTCTGATATCGATGCTTTTGTAAATAGATTAATTACAGGCGAAGAATCCCTTGTTGTATTCAGAGAAAACGGTAAAGAACCTACGATTACAAGGGATGAGAAAATAGATATCGCTGAAGAGTGGGGTATTGCATTACGAGAACGTATCTGGATTGATGATGGACAAAATCCAAAATATCTTTCTAATAAGAAATACCTCATTCTCCAACTCCCTATTCGAAGACAAGCTCAAATTCTAGATGATAAGAAAACTTTACCTAAGCATAGCAACACTATTGATGAGATTACTGGTCAAGCTACAGGTGAATCTAAAGGCTCTACGCTTTCTAACGTAGAGGCACAAGTCATCTTAGGTTATGATTTAGAGAAGAGCTTATTAGAATTCATGAAAGTTCGAGGCGGTGATATTCTAGCCTTTAGAGCTATGAATAAATCCATTGATGCTACTGGTGGTGCTTCTATTGAAGCATTAATGAAAATAGGCAGTGAAGCAGAATCTGTTGCTACATTACGCTCTTATCTTTACGGTATGCATCTTAATAACACACTTTAATTTGATATAGAAAAAGCAAATGGAAATACGGACCTTTGAACATCATTCACCTAATCTAAAAAGACCTCTTCTTTTAATTCAAGAGATTTTTAAACGTATCCTTCCTATGCATGTAACAGAACTCCCTATTGCTAGGAATGCATACACGACGATTGATAGATCAGAAGGCAGTACTTATGGTCCTAGAAGTCCATTAGCTCAATTTCTATACGAATTCTTGCTTAGGGTTTCTTACGATACTATTTTTACTGATAGGTTCTTTACTACTTCTTTTTTACCTGTATTTAAAGCTAGTCCAGCAGTTCAAGATTTTCTGTTTGATTTACATATTACTTTTAAATCAAGTTGGGCACCTAATCAAAGAGAATATGATGAGGTTTGTGCGTGTGTAGTAGATGGTTTGATTACACTGGATAGGGAGTTATTAGTTAATCGATTAGAAGTAGAGAATAAGACCTCACAACTTACTTCATGGGAATTGCCTAGTGAGATACTTATTCGCATTCCTAATCAAGTCGAGGTAAAGAAACTCATAACTAAGAATAATGGTTTCTTATTAACATTAGCACTACTACATCTTTCTCGTCCTAATCCCATTGATATTCTAATACTAAGTTAATACATGACACCTACTGAAGAAATTAGACGGATCTATTATCTAAGTTTAGATGAAATTCTTGATACACGACTAGGTACGCTAAGACAACACTTTCCAGAAGTCTTTGAAGAGTATACTAAAACTCATTTAAAAACAGGTCTTTATCATTTACGACGTAGAGATGAGTTTGGTCCTGTTACTTATGAGATGTTCAGAGAAAAATATGCTTTAAGAAATATTGAGACATTAAAACTATCTCTTCTCTCTAATGTAGAGGTTCTTCTTGTTTCGATCTTAAAGGATTCATTCAATGAACATATGGCTGAGCCTTTTAGAGGCTTTCCTCAACTAGTTATTAATACCTATCCTTATGATTTTAGTGATGAGCTAAGAAAAGAGTTTGAGTTTATTTATAAAGCTCGTCTACTACAATACTTTGATCATTCTATGGATATTACCTTTATCCATAAAAGCAATGAAGAGTTAACAGCAGATTATTGTCATAATACTTTCAAAGGGATGTTCATGTATGATCTCTTTGATTGGATGAATGCTCAAGCTGAGAACTTTAAGAAAACATTATTGTTTCATACTACTGCATTTACTCCAGCTCTATTTAGAGATAAAGCTGAAGATGATCCAGAGATTCAAGAAATGATGGCTAAAGGACAACATCCTTTAAAATGGTTAGAGTTTGTAGCAGGTAGGATTATTCCTACGACTATGGTAGATGTTAAGTTATTTTCTATTGCTGGTAATCTAGATGTAGGGATTACACCTGAAGATATTGATGAGTGTCGTATAAGCACTAAGCCTGAGAGTCCTATTCAAAGAACGGAAGACGGTGAAGTATTTAATGATCCTCGTGATAAAGACGATGGTATCTTTGAAGTCTGAAAGAAAAAAAGAAAGGCATATTTGGGAGAGCTAATTGCTCTCCCTATTTATGCTGTTTACTTAACGGTCGTTTTTATCTACGTCTTCATTTGACATGGAAGAAGAGCTGTAGGGATACATCGGATTAATTGGAGTGCCAGTACGATCAGGCATCCAAATTGGTTGTTGAGGGAAGGGATGGAAAGGGTAGTTTGAAGGGTGGGCGGGATGCGTTGGAGGAACAGGATAGCCTTTATACAACTCATCTTCATTTGGAGCAGCTTTATATCGATTAGAACTTCCTGCGATATTTAGCAATTCAGTCATATTAGTTAAAACGCTGAATGACTTTGTAAGGATTTCAGTAACGAAATCTTTAATGTTCAGTGAAGGGTCTGCTAACGTTTCAATAGCACCTAACTCTAATGACAAAACAACACGTCCGTTAAAATCAAAAACTTTTAACACAAGAACAAGTTTTCCTGACATTCTCTCAATACGTGTACTGACATCAAAGTTTTGTTTAGTGTAATTAGAGTGAACGTTAAAATAATCAACAATACTCAGATGAGTTGGTTTAAGTGGAGCAGCCTTATTAAAGATATCTTTAACAATTAAATAAAGATTTATAGTATCCTCTACTTCTTCCAACAAGGTCTTATAATTAATACCAATAGTATTAATTACTTTCTTACCCCGCCCAGCAGTTTCATCACTGAGATATTGAGTCAAGTGGCTAATATCCTCACCCTCAAACCCTAAATATTGAGAAACAACACCAGCCAACTTACAACTCATTACAACTAAGTCTTCAGGGGTTTTAATAGCAGTTGGATGAGAACCCAAGATTTTAGACAAGGAGAACATAGCTTCTACATCATCTGCATTACTGTCGTACACACAAACAACAAAGTCATTTAATTTCTCTGTGGTTGAATTTAACACTCTTTCTGAAGTGTCAGAATATAAATCCACTTGTTTGTAATTACGAATAACAACAGTCTTACCACTTACGTTGAAGTAATCACAAAAATCATTATCGTGAGTTGCTGCATATACAACATCAGTTAAGATTTTATCGAGGTTAAGCATCTTAGCTACAATAGTTAGATGTGAGGTGAGTTTATTTTCCGACATGATTGTATTTCCTTTTATGGTAGAGAGGATATTTGTAGATGTTACTAACTAGTGATATATAACTAACAATTCTTAAAATACAGCATAAAAAGAACTACACTACCTAGAACATTGAATTCCAGATAGTGTAGTCTTAATAATTAGAAACGAGCTAAGAGGTCTTCAAAGCCGTTAATCTCTTCTAGACTGTTAAAGGTAAAGCGCTCACCGTTTAATCCAACTGGAGTGATTCCTAATTGAGTGTGAGTGATATTACTAACAACAACAGCGTAACTAGAGTTCCAGATCAAAACTGCTTTATTAATAGCCAGTTCATCAGAGAGGAACATAATACCGTGATCAGCTAATTCTCGTGAGATTAACTCATTAATGACTTCTAATAAAGCACGAGCCTCTACTACAGGATGCTTCTTTAGATCATTAAAAATTAATGCTCGATAACCATCGGTATAAGGTTTAATCTTTCCTTGTCCGCCGTTGATATACTCACTAGAGAAGTATTTGTAGACTAACTTATTCAACTTAATCAAAGGAGAGTTTTCCCGCATCTTGTTTTGATGCTCATTAATACTACCAAGGAATTCAACAGGTTTAAACTCTTCTTTTACTTCCTTTGCTTCATTATGTACTTGAGTACTTGCTGTTTGTAAAGCAATAGACTTTTGCTCTTCCTTTAGTTTCGCATTCTCTTTAACTAATCCATCCACGTACTTAGTTAGAATAATGATCGACTGAGTTAGATCACTAATTAACGTAGCAGTTTGAGTAATAGTGTCAGCAGAATGTTTAGCAGCAGCTTCAGCATAACGAAGGAATCGGTCTACCTTCTCTTGATCAATACTAAGAAAGTCATCTTCAGGATGAACACCTTCATGAACATTAGTAGATAACTCTGCTTCAGTAACTACTGGAGTAGCTTCAGGGACACTAAAAACTTTATCTAAATAAGGATTACTCATTTTATATCTTTCCTTTTTATTTAATACATTTCAACGTGTTCATTATAAACACCTTGCACTTGAATGTTTAAATCATTTAATAAACAAACGTCATTATTCTTTAAAGCACCATAACTTGTTTCTACGTGAGATACCATAAAGATTTGACTAAAGTTCATTTGTTCAATGATTGTATTGACTGCATGAATAGCACTCGCTTTGTGGGTGGGGTCAAACCCATCACCGAACTCATCTAAGAAAAGAAAAGCGTCTGAAAAACCTAAGTAATTCATAGCAATAATTCTAAAGGCTAAGTTAGTAATTTCTTTTTGAGCTTTAGACCCATCTACGATATCTTTGATATCATTAAGACCATCTGCAATATCAATAGGGAATCGATAAGTTAAACCTACTTCTCCTTCTGTCTTAACTTCACAGGGGAGAATCTTAAATGAATACGACCATACCTTAGCAATAATCTGATTGACTTGGTCAAGGATGGTATTAATATAAAGCATCAAACCTTCCGCAATCAAACCATTTGTAGGACTGACTTCATCAATAAGTCGCTTTAATGCAATCTCTTCAACTTCAAGTTGAGTAATTTCATTTTGAAGATGCTCTACTAATCCTCGTTGATAATCTACCTTATTTAAAATGTCTTCATTTAAAGCTAATTTAGACTGTAGAGAGCGAATTAAATCTGAGAGGATATCTTGTCTCACTGATTCTATTACATCGCCTTGTAGGTCCTCTAAATGCCTCTGAAGATACTCTAGGCGTGGCTTTACGTCATTAATCAGACTAGCTAGGCTATTATAATAAACTGTCAGCTTATTTAAGTATTCTTTTTTAGTTCGAATATTCCAAGTGATCTGATTAATTTCCAGTTCTAGTTGGGTTAGGACTGCTTTATTCTCAGAGACTTTTTGCTGGTCTATTTTCTTAACCATTTCAAAAAGAGTGAGTTCTTTATTTAACTTCTCATCAATATCAAGAATGTTATTCACAATACGACAATCTGATTGAAATGTATCAATGATACTTAATACATGTCTAGGATATTTAAAAGCAGTATTGTCAAACTCTAATTGTTCCCAAAGAATACTTAAGTGATTATTCCTATTCCTAATATGGATATAGTCTTTATACTTGTTAAAGAATTCCTGCATATCAGAGAGATCTTTTACTAATTCTTTTCTTCTCTCTTCAATTTGGGTTATAGCAGTTAGAGTCTCATCTAATTGCGTTTTCTTCTTATTGTACTGATGAGGATCATAACCAATAATCCAACTATGTCTACATTCAGGACAAGAAATACTCCCATTAGCTTTATGCTTATCTAACTCATTGAGTTCGAAGTTAAGTCTATCTCTATCTAAAGACAATTGACGAAGCTTTTCAATCAATTGATCATCTTCAGCTTTTAACTTTTTAAATTCTGTATTAGAGAAACGTAAATCATCATTTAAAGGTAAAGTAGAGAAGATTTCATTTAACAAATTCTCACTTTCGCTATCTAAACCTTGCTTGATGTACTTGTACTGATGAGGTTCAATTTTATTACGTAATTTACTAATAAGAACTTGTTTAGCTTTTTCTAATTCTTCTATCTTAGCATTGATATCCTCAATACCCTGACCACCACTCTGATTAACAATATCTACTTCTTTAGATAGTTTTTCAAATTGAGCAGATCGTTCACTTAACTGTGTGTTTAATGAAGAGAGAAGTTCTCGCTCTTTAACCATCTCTTCACGTAGATCGGAGATTGAAGAATAGCTTTTATCTTGGGGAGCTAAGATGTTTGTCGAAAAGATAGTAGCAGTAATTCGACTAATCTCTACTAAAGTATCTGTTTCTTCTTTCTTTAGTTTATCTAAGGGTTGGATTTGATTATTTCTTTCTCTTAAAAGAATAGATAATTCATGATGTAGTTCTTTATTTTCTTTTTGTAGTTTCTCATACTGTTCATCATTCATTACCTTAGCTATTTCATCAATGAGTTTACGTTTGTTATGGCGTAAAATAGCTGTTGTATCATTTAAACGATCTTTCGCCTTAGCAAAGAATTCTAACCCATAGTCAAAAGGTACAGGACTCATCATAGTAAATAATTCCCGTCTTTTTTGAGGACCTAGATCAGAGAAATTCATTTCACCAATTAAGACACTGCGTATAAACGGCGTTACTTTAAAGATACTTAATACAGTTTCTTCCTGTACACGTAAAGTACCTCCTTCATTTAAATTTTTGTATTCACCACTTTCTTGTTCTTCAAAAAGAAAATGTTTATTTGTTTTGGCTTCGTATCTAATTTTATAGTGCTTATTATTGTGATAGTAGATCGCTTCTTTATGTCCTTCTTTACGAAAGAGTTGTGGATTAGCTGCTGCTGGGACGATCTCTTTAATAATACTTGTCTTACCTGAACCGTTAGTACCTAAGATAACTTGGACAACTTCCTTAGGGGTTATTTTAAAGAATCTTTTTCTATTTACACTTAACGGTTTAAAGTCTTTTAATTCTAGACTAATTAATCTCATGATGGTTACTCTAGTTATGTTCTTTTTACTCATATTTTAAAGAAGGTCTATTTTTAAATATGTCTGACTCTCCCTATTTAGGAAATAGCATAAACGTCTCCTTGTTAAAGGATTTTTCAATCGGTGAGGTTGGTGCCAATAAAGATGAAGATGATGATATCTTTTCATTAACTATTGAAGTTAAGCCAAGTGAGGTACTTAAGTTCTTAAATGGTGAGATCACTGACAACGTACAAACACTACAAGCTCAAGGAACGCAATTAGATGGTGAGGAGTATACTTCCACTGTTGATGTAACGAAAACAATTAAAGCCACTTGGCTGTCTTTAGGTAACAGTAATAGAATCACTGCACCAAACGTTAGGCGTGGTGAGAAAGTAATGATTTATGTTCTTGGAGATACTAATACTTATTTCTGGGATACATTAGAAAATCATATTAAGTTACGTCGATTAGAAACAGTGATATATGCTTTTAGTGGCGAACCTTCTTTAAATAAAGAAGCGAGTATAGAGAATAAAAACGTATACTTTTTACAAATCTCTACCCACATGAAGAATATCCTACTCCAAACCAGTAAAGCTAATGGAGAGCCTCATGAATGGACACTTGAGTTAGATACTGATAAAAGTACTTTTACTATCACTGATGATGATGAGAACTATTTCACTATTCAATCTAAACAACGGTTACTAGAATTAAGAAATGGTGATGGTACTTTCTTTAGATTAAATGGTCCTAATATTGAATACCATGCTGTGGGTAACATGACTGGATTAGTTGATAAGAATAAGGACTTGACTGTAAAAGGTAATGACACAAGCTCTATTGATGGCAATACTTCAATTAGCACCCAAGGTAATACAAGCGTCAGTACTCAAGGTAATACCAATATTAGTTCTAATGGTTCTTCTCGTGTGCATTCTAATGGCGGTAATAGTGTAACGAGTCCTAGTGGTATTTCTTTAGATGCTCCTGGTATTGGATTTATGGGTAGTGTTTATTCTAGATCAGGTAGTTATGGTGGTTCAGGAGAAATGGAGTTACAAGGATCAGCTCGTTTCTTAAACAATGTATCGATAACTGGTACATTAGACGTTACAGGCCATACACATCTGACAACCTTGTCTGTTGATAACATTCCTTGGTAAAAAAAAAAGACAGCATAGACGGGAGTCCAAAAGGACTCCCTATTTATGCTCAGTTTTTAGATTTAATAATAACTGCTCGTGTAATACGGGAGGTTTCTGTAACGACCATAGCAATAGCAAGAATACTTGCTGTAACACAACCTAAGACCATTAGTTCTTTAGTGCTCATTATAACATTCCTTCAAATACTTATTATAACAACTCATAACAGTTATATGTAATTGAAATAATCTAGAATTAAATATAGAAGGCATAAATAGGAGGATCTAAATAAATCCTCCTATTTACTTTTAATTACCTTTCTTAAAAGAGAAAAAGTCTTTATATAATTTACCGATTCGCTTTTTAACTTCAGGATCATTACTTTTAACAATCTTTTCTTTATAAGGAAAGGGAAGTTCTGGAAGTTCTTTTAAGACAACTCCTTCCGGAATCTCTAAATCAATTTTCACCCACTGAGCATATTCCCCATTATCTTGAGGAAAAACATCGACTTCCCACAATAAGTCATGGCCTTTAACGGGAAAGAAAAAACGATCTTTAATGAGTCCGTCATTAGCTAGTGCTTTATAAGCATTAAACATGTCCTCAGTAGTTTCTTCTTCAGTCTCTAGATTACTACCATCAGTCTGCCTAACTTTTGTAGTGTGAATAAAAGTTGTACCATCTTTATTAATGGTCTTTCTTACCCTAGTAGAACCTTTATGACCTTCACCAATGACTGGGACAATAGAGAATTGTTCCTGTTGTTCTACAGCATCAGCTTGTGTTAGTACTGATAGATCGTCAAGTAAAGCATATATCTCTAATTCTCTTTCTACTGAAGTACCTTCACTAATAGTTTCAAGTGATAGTGAAAGTTTTTTCTTTTTGTTTACTTTAGTACGCATGTCGATATTTCTTTTTTTTAAATAGTTGTTCCAATGAGTAGATCAAATAGTTTAAGTAATGTTTCAAGTATAGAAGTGGTAAAATCCATATCTGTATCTTTTCCTCTGACTACTACTGTAAACATATACGTACAGACGAAGATACCTATGATTAAATAAAACACACTTAAGAATCGTTGGATCATTCTTTCTTTAAAAGTATATCGACCTTCTGAAATCCTCACTCCCTCTAAATACATGACATTAACAGCTTTTTTATCTAGTGGATACAAAATAGCTGTCAGCTCAATTAAAGTAGCTCCTCGGTCATCCTCATTAACAGGATGCAACCTACCTGTCCGAATAGCTACTTTATTGTAAGCGTGGTAAAAGAGTTCGATTTCATTATCAAAGAATTGGTCTTTTAGCGGAGCCTCTCTATCTATTCTTGAAATAATCTCATCTATAATCATAGTAATCTCTATTCAATTTTATATACTCCAATACCTTTTTCTTCTAGATTTTGAATCAAATCAAATTGGTATTGACGTGCGTTCTTATTTTTTTGATTACACATGAGCATATCTTTCCTTAAAGAGATTGTTGTATCGAACAATAATTTCTCTCTCTGAGAAAAAGTCTCTAATGACAGATACTCTTCGATAGTGAAAGGAGGTGTTTGCTCGCAGTCAAGTAAATACCTATCAGGTAGGAGCATATACTCTTTTTTAATAGGCGGAGTACAAGCAGTAATAGCTAGTGTAATAAATGCTAAAGAAATAAATACAAATTTCTTCATTTAAAATTCTCACAAAGAGAAGTGTTTTTATCTATGCAATAGATCATCCACTCGCGTTTGATTAAAATCTTAGCTTGTTCATCATCAAGAAAATCCTTTTCTTTAACTTCTTCTATAAGAAGTGGTATTTCTTTATTAGATTGAATAGCTTTTTTTATCTTTGTCTCTTTTTTAATTTCTTCTTGTTTTTGTTGGTGTAATCGCAGTTCTTCTTTAATAACTTCTTCTATCTCTTCAACAGTATCAGTGAGTTCTTTCTCACTACGCTCCTCACTAATCTCTGCTTGCTTACTAATAGTTTCAATAACTTCTTTTGTTATCTCATTTTCTTTTTTAATTTGTTCTTCGATCTTTTCTTTTTGATGTTGTTTACCTTTCTGGTAATAGTAAGAATGACTAACAAAAAGAGAACCGATAACGAGAATAACTAATACCAGCCAAAAAAGTATCTTGTTCGGTATTTTAATCTTACTTGTTAAGCTTTTCAAACTACTTAACATAGAAAGAATTTTCAAACCACTTAAGAACATAATTAACTGCCTTTAAATTGGTTAAGTGCTTGAGCGTGATTAACTAATAATAGATAGCGCCAATAAGCAATAGCTAGTCCATCAGTCTCATGCTCTGTTAAATCTTTAATTGCACTTATACCTACGTATTTTAAAATAGGATTTAGTCGCTCAACTCCAGCATTGACGTCTTCTTTACCGGCGTTACCTTTACAACCTACGGCATTTTTAACTGGAGAAGGTTCTATTAAATCTAGCTCCATTAATGCTCGGTGTCTAAATAAAGCGCTTCTAATACAAGCAACAGATTCTACTAAAGCTCCATAAGCTGTTGGTCTGTTAGTATTCATGAAATTACTCTCAGCAGCTACACAGAGTGGATTAAGACTTGTGAAGAAGCTATGTAATCTATTCTCAATACCATGTAACCTAGCAAATCGACTACCGTGAAAAGCGATATGATCTTCATTCTCAATTAGAGCATCTCCTCTCAATAGCGTACTACCTGATTGGATAATCTCTAAATTAAGAACATTAAAGAATATTACGCCTAAACCCATAAAACGTGTTCCTGGATCGATACCAATAATACAAGCAGTACGATCATCTGGTTGAGGAATAATTAACATTTCTTTTTTTATTCTAATTAAAAAGCTAGGGGTAAAATTAAATACCCCTAGCTGGTAACAATTTACTTAAGTCTTACGGAGTAACTAACAACTCAGTCTTAAACAGAGGTTCTTGTGCACCTGCATCAACAGCAATCTCTAAGCTATTGTTTAAGTAAACCATCTGATAGTATACGTTTAAGTGAGCTGCAACCAAAGCACCAATTGTTTCTAAGAAGCTAAAGGAACTTCCACCTGGCTGACTGACTTGGATAGGATAATCCACAGCACAAACCATTTGAATTTCTGAAATGATAGCGTAATGCTCACTATCATAAAGTACTTTAGCAACGTTACGAAGATGGTCAACTTCAGCACGAGTAAAAGATAATGAGAGTTTACTCGATGCCACTGCATATTGACCATCTAATACGTTAATGTTCTCAGGTGTAAGATCAGGTGGTTCTGGATATAAGTTATCTTCCGTAGGAACAAATGGAGAAGATACTTCAGTGTCACCATCCACTACCTTAATTTCCATCTCTACGTTGTTACTGATATTTTCAATACGACGTAAGTAATAGGCGATGTAAGCTTTCCCTTTAATTTGTTCAGGACGACGCAGTGCGTACTTAGCGCATTCAGCAGGAGGTAGATCCGCAGCAGGGTCTACTAGAACAAAAGGCATGGGTTTAAATGCAGCAGCATCAGTAGCTAAGTGAATAACAGGGTTATTAATTGTAATCCCGTTTTCACCAATAATAGCTCTATGACCGCCATTACCAATAGAGAAGTAACCCATCTTAGGGGTTTGTCCTGCTGTCGGTAGTGTACCTCGTAAAATATCGAATCGTTCGTTAAGGGTCGTGTTATCCACATACCTAACTGTTTTACCTAAAAACATATAGGTTTGTAAAGTAGACCCATAAATAGTTCGAGTAATATTATCCATGTTATTTCAAAATACCTATAAAGAATTCTTTTCAGAAGATGTAGTTAGTTTTAATCCACCATCGGTGTCTCAACAGTATTCCACCAATCATCTTGATACATATCTGGTAAACTTCTCTTTTGTTCTTCTGTTAAAATATTAAAAGTTGTATCAATGCCTGGTAAAGGAAACTGTCCGTTTGGATATAATGTCTTTCTTGGTAATTGCATACTAAAGCCAGGACTATGAATATTATAATTCATACTAGAGAAATCTTTCTGGGGACTAATATTGAATTGTTTACTTAAACAATACTTAAGATTATGTTCACCATCTATCTTAGCATTCGTATAACGAAAGCCTTCACTAATGTCATAATGAACGTTTTGCTTTCCATCAGCTTCCATATTAAAGAAATCTAATGCCATATCCACATAGTAGGCTTGAGATTCTGCTTCTGCATTAATATCACCTAAGCGAATCGCTGGCCATTCTATAATTTTAATAGGATTATCATTGATTTCTTTTAAGAACTGAATACTGTAACTAGAGAGTTCACTAAACATATTAATCATTAAGTTTTGTAAGTTACTTAATGACTGGGTAGTTCTAACATCTAATCCAAGCGCTTGCTCTACGATACGTACATAAATTAATTCAAACTGTTCTTCAGGAAAGTCAGCAATGTCTATTCCTTTCTCATTAAACCAATTTGAATATTTTGTACCTGCTGGTTCTAAGTAGGTGAGTTTGACACCATATAACCTAGCACTCATACCTTGTACTTCACCACGTTTGACAAAATGCTCTTCAAAAGCAGTTCTATTTCTTTGATAACGGAGTGCTGTAAAGATATCTCGACATTTCTCCCAATAAGAATCTGTAGAGATAATGTCAGTGAGTTCAGGATTGTATTGAACTAAATCCTCAACAAACTCTTCATCAAAATACTTCCCACTAGTCATTTTGAGAATATCTTGCGTACTTGGAAAAGGAATTACTTGAACCTTTCTACAGATAACAGGCTGGACTTCATCCAGTGTAACACCGTAAGCGTGAAGTAATAAATACTGAGCTAAGACATACGCGTCCTTAACAGAGAGAGGGATAATATCTCCTGTTCTAGGGTTAGTGATTCTAACGAATGCTCGGTAAATACCTAAATTAGCTAAGTAAGGCCAGTGGTTCATTAAAATGTCACTAAATGGGAAAGGCGTAGCATCAGAGTAATCATACATTGCTGATTCTAATACTTTTGTCTGACCTATATTAGCAAGAGCATGTCTGAAAGTAAAGTCAATATCTTCAGCATTGTCTTCTTTTTCAATTACGTTATCTTTAGCTAATCTATCTTCTTTATCAAGTAGGGTTTCTAAATCAATAGGTTCAGAAAAAGTAGTACTAACATACCTATTCTTAGGCTCTCGTTTAAAGATAGGTTTGGATGAGAGTTCCTCAATGACTTTCTCAACATCATGAGCCATTGTATAGCTTGTGAGAGCTAGATGGCGTTTAGACATGATGTTTTCAATTAGAGTCTCAAAAGTCGTACTATGTCCAGCATTTCTATTAATGTAACGAATATTCCTATAGAACCATAACCTCTGTTCTAAATTCATTACGTCGAAATAACGATCCAGTCCTAAGTTAGAGGCGAGGTACTGTCTGATATGAAAGCTATGGGCTTGATTAGTCTTTGCTCTATCTAAACGGAGTTTATTAATAAGGGCAGGTAAAAGTAAAGCAACTTGTCCAAAGAAAGCGACTTCATAGTTCTCATCGATTAGACGATAGCCTTTAATATGCCAGCGAGATACAAATCTTTTAATGAATGCTTCTATATCAGAAATAAGACTATACTCGTTACTCTCTACGAATTCTGGAGCATAACCAAGAATTGTCCAATCCTCTGCTTCAATAGCCTTATCAATGTCAATTGGATAAAGAATACCTAAGATGAGTTGCTCTTGTTCAGGATACAATGCTAAAAGTTCTTTATAGAGCTTTGTACCATATCGATACTCTCTAGCTGTTGCTCTATGTAGTCGTAAATTTTCTTTATTAAATACAATTGTCTCTTGAGTATCGACAGATTGTATGATCATAACTTCATCAGAAAGATAGTATTCACCTGCTAAATTAAGGTAGTACTTCCAAGTCTTAGGATCATTAGGATCGAAAGTCCCTGGAGCACTATACTGTAAATAATTATTTAGCGCTTTGGCTGAATACTCTGACTTCATTACAATTGTTTCTGCTAAATTAAAACAATTGTCTGAGAATATTTCATAGTGGTTATTAGTTTCCATTGTCGTAGGACACCTTCTTTTCAGGGATATGGTTATTAGTATCCACTTTAAGCTTTTCCCTTATTAAAAATATTTGAGGCTAAATATAAAATGGCAACAACTCGTCAACCTAGTAAAAATGTAATAGGTGGTAGAGGATCAAATGACGATACTATCTCAGTCAGGGCGATGATTCGTTCTGATCCACCTACTGCTGCTGCTTTATCTAAACTCCATGAGTCGACTAAACGACCTGAGTTTACAGATAAAGGTGAGATGAAGGTAGGCACTCCTTCTATTCGCCATCTCCAAGAAAGAGCTAAGCAGATTGCAAGTAATCAAAGGGATTCTGAGAATATCCTCGCTACTATGCCCGATATAGAGATGATGGCACAACTGCTTATTTCCTCTATTATCTCGCCTCATGATCTTATCACTAAAGAGATTGTAATTAGTTCTGAGTTTGATCTATTTAACCCTACTTTAAAAACTGAATTAATCAGTAAGATTAGAGATTATTTCGATAAAGACTATAGAATTAAAGACCAGATACATACCATCATCGAGAATATTTTAATTCATGATGGAAGTCATCCTCTCTTAGTTTTACCAGAGAATGCAATTGATGAATTAATCAACGGTCGATCTAACTATTCATCAGAATCATTATATAGTGGCGGCTTATTTAATAAAACTACTAAGGCTTTAGAACCCTTAGGTCTTTTAGCCAATCCTTATAAAAATAACCCTGAACCTGATTACTTTAAAACGGGTTTTAGCTTAGAGGACTTGGATCTTATCCGGACAGAGAATCTGAAATCTACTGATCATAGTCAAGTTAAGATTAAAGTTGTAACGGATAAAGATGAAGAGAGTGAAGTATCTCTTGGTATTAATGTTATTGATAACTTCAATATCTTAAAGATTCCAAGCATCATCTCTGCTAAACGAGATGAACTCTCTAATAACGTTATTAAAAAAGCAAGTAATAAAACTAATAGCTCTTTTAAAGTTTCATTCGAAGAAAATGAAATTTCTATGGAGACGCTTCCTGTTGAAGAAAAAGAATTCTCAACAGAGTCGTTTGATCAGTACTTCCAGCATACTGATATGAGTGATCGCTCGATTCGTTCACTGGTCTATAAATCACGACATAAAACTAACGACACCATTCGTATCATTAGAACCCAAGACCAATTAACCCGACGCTCTATTGGTGAGCCTCTTGTATTAAAAGCACCTGCTGAATCTTTTATTCCAGTATTTGTACCAGGACAAGAAAATAGACAGGTAGGTGCTTTTATTCTACTTGATTCTACTGGTAATTTTCTGACTAAAGATTCATTGAAAGACTTTCAAGGTTCTTTCCAAATGAATCCAAGTAATCAAAACTTTGCTAGTAGTTTATTACAACGAGTAAAAAGTAACTATAACGGTAACTTTGACTGTAGTAATCCGTTACATCAGCAAGAATTAACTAACGCTTATGTAGATGTTGTTGAAGCTGACTTCTTAGCTCGATTACGTAATCTAACTCATGGTTCTATTGCAAAGATCTCTACTAACCAAGAGATTTATCGAATCATGTTAATTAGACACTTAGCAGGTAACTTAACTCAAGCGCTTTGGGTTCCAAAAGAACTCTTCACTTATTTTGCTTTCGATTACAATAATGCTGGAGTAGGTAGATCCATTCTAGATAAGATCAAAGTACTCTCTTCTATTCGTGCTATTGTCATGATGGCTAATGTGAAAGCAAGTATTAGGAATTCTATTGGTGAAACTGTTATTGATGTAGTGCTTGATCCAAGAGATCCTGATCCAGTTAAAACACAAGAACTGATTTACAATATGATCGCTACGACTCGCCAAGAGTCGATGCCTATTGGAGTTCAAAACCCAAGTGATATTACTGAATGGTTAGCTAAAGCAGGTATTCGTTTTGCTTGGTCTGGACATTCTGGATTACCTGATACCACTATTCAGATGCGGCAAGAAGGTATGAATTATGTTAAACCTGATGCTGATTTAATGGAGGATTTAGAGAAATATATCGCTAAGTCATTTGGCTTAACTCCTGAACAAGTTGATAATATTCACCAACCAGATCATGCTACAACTATTGTTAGTAATAATATTCTCTTCGCTAAACGAGTTATTCTCTATCAGGATAAATTCAATCCTCAACTCTCTGATCATTGTAGAAAGATGTGTGTCTACAGTCAAAACGTCTATGAGTCTGTTGTTAATACGATCGCTAAGAACTTTAATGCTATTGAGTTAACTAAGGAATTAGAGAAGAGTGCTAAGGATAATCCTAATGTTAAGAAAATGATTATCGAATTAGTGAGTAAAGATTTTATCGATAGCTTACTCTTTGAATTACCTCGTCCTAAAAACGTACGTATTGAAAATCAGATTAATGAGATCGAAGCTTTAGAGACATTAGTAGATAAAGTCGTAGAATACCACTTTACTGATGCGATGTTTGATTCTGAAGTCTTTGGTGATATTGCTGAAGGATTTGCAGATAAAGCTAGAGATACAGTTAAAGCATTCTTAATGCGTAAGGCAATGAGTGATGCAGGTATTATGACTGATCTTGTTGGTTTCTTTACTGATAAATTTAATGATTCAGAATTTGCTTCTCTCTTTGCTGAACAAGATCTTATTGCTCATAACACTCTAGCAGCCTTTGTCAAACACGTTGCTGATAATGTGAGGATGAAGAAGAAGTTAGAGAAAGCAAAAGAAAGACTGGATATGGGTGATACTAATTATACTAGCTCTTATGAAGAAGACGATGAAGATTCTTCATCGAGTAGTGATGATTCGTTTGATTTCGATATTGATGAGAATATCAGTGAAGTAGAAAGTCCTCCTGATATTGAAGAAATAGAAGAAATAGAAGAAATCCCAGACCAACCTAATGAAACAGATTCAGGGTTTTAAGTAGCACTATAAATAGAGGATCTATTTGGTCCTCTATTTATGCCTTACTTTTTACTACAACAAAAAGAAAAAAAAAGAAAGGTAGTAAAAGGAGTCCTGATTAAGGGACTCCTTTTAGTGTTTTAGATATCGAACGGATTTGCTGCTTCGACAATGGTGGATGTTACGCGATACACACCCGCAGAGAAAATGGCGTAAGCAACAGCTTTCTTGAGAAAACTTGAAGTAGAATCTTCTCCTACCACTTTCACTGCTGCACAACCCGCTGCAATAATACCACCACCAATGGCGAGGTCGGTCAAGATGCTTTTCGTTTTCGTGTTCATGATAGATTCCTTTGTACTTGAAATGATGTATTAGTATTACTATTCAAATTAGTTATATGTTTCTGAAATAATCTAGAATACAGAAATAACTAATAGAAAGAGAGAGAGGAATTAGAATCCTTTTTTATGAAATCCTAATTCCTTCATCTACTTATTGCTGAAGAATATCTTCGACCACCCTATCACGGATCTTAGCTTGTTGAGCTTTACGTGCAGGTAAGAATTCAATAATAGATCCCAAGATCACATAAAGGATTGTTGCATAGGGGGAGAAGATCGCAGCAATTACCATTGCAGTAATTGAAACAAAGATCACAAGTATTTGTTTGATAAAATACTTTTTGGGATTATCAGCAGCTTCTGCCGTCAACCACTTCATCAAAGAGAACGAAGTTTTAGTGAAGTAGAAAGGAATGGAGACAAGTACCAGTGTGCAGAATACGATGATGTGAATGTTGTTCATGATAAATATCCTAATGATTAAATAAGAGGGAATGATGATTTTTCCTTTGAGTTAAAATACTCAACGAAGTATAAAACTTCTATTCAAACTAGTTATATGTAATTGATTAATTCTAGATTACATTCTACTCTGTTATAATAAAAAAAAAAATAGAGGCATAATTAGGAGTTCCGAAGAACTCCTAATTTTATATCTTAACCTTCCTCGAACTCAGGTTCTTCTTCAACCTCAGTTACTTCTTCCTCCACTTCACTCGGGTCAGAGATCGTAGTGATAGTGATCGATGTAGCCAGTAGATCAGGATATCGATTCGTCGCCCTCTCTAACAAAGAAAGAGAATCTGATTGCTCTGAAGCATCGATATCAATATTCGAGATATTACTGAATCCAGATAAATCCAAAGCACGACCGACTTCGTCAGCGACTGCTTCACGAACTGCATTGTTACCACCAGAAATACTAATTTCGATATCTTTGATTTGCGACATGAGTGAAAATTCCTCTATATAGGAAGATTATTTAGTTACTGCTTTTTTGTTGTGTGTTTTAGACTGCTGCTTACTATTAAAAGCTGCTCTCTTTTCGTCATGAGTAGCGGAGAGAGTAGCATTTAGGTTGTATGCCGTTTCGTCTTTGAGTTTAACGATGCCGGATTTTTCAAAGGCTTGCGCCATTGCACTATTAGAGAAGCTCATAATTACTAAGGAATAAAATAAGAATGATTAATAAATGAAAAAGACGGCATCCTTGTAACTTAGGCTGTAACTTAGGTAAAGAATGCCTTGCCTTATTTTAAGGGGAAAGTTTTAAAGTTTCTTTAAGAAAACAGTGGATGAATTCCAAAGACCTTTATGGATGGAGAACTCCATATTATCTTGAGTGCGAATAATATTTCGCAGCACTTTCTCACCATTACCTGTTCGGTAATCGAGAATCGTAGAAGTTAAGTCATGTAGAACGGGATGTGTCTTCCTATTAATCATAACTGAGTTGGAGGAATCAAAGTCAAGATCAAGATCATTCATCTTTGCTTTGATGGTTGTGATAGAAGAGAGTTCTGGGATAATAACTACACCATCCATCTCTACTTTATCATTCAATAATGATTTAACAGAAAGAATAATCTCTTCTGTAACTTCATTAAAGACGCCTTTGATAAAACTAGCTTCGTCTCGTAAGAAGATTTCAGCAGTAAAAGCTCCATAATGCTCTTCCAGACCTTTTAACAAAGGCGTATAAGCAGTATGCCAGTCAGTAACAGTTACGTCAATACCGATCTGAATTTGGAGACGTTCATTAACTGCTTTAACAAACATAGCTTCTAGTTTGTCAATAAGGCGTTTATAAGCGTCTACAGCGATATCATCGTCTTCACTGTCAGTTGAACTACGTACTGAGCTAAAAACGTCACTAACAGCCTTAAATGACCGCGCATTACGTAACCGGTTAATTACTTCACCACCAACACCTTCAAAAGTCAGTTCAGGTAGAATGGTTACTTGATTACTTACCGTAGTGAAGGCCGATGGTTCATCGACTTCAGAAGCAATTTGAATACGTTGCGTTTCATGAAAGCGAGACGTATCTTCAATAGTAGATAAGTCTTCTTTTACGACGTGAGTATAGTCAGGTAGTTCAATGACTTCCTCAGTAATACTTACTTCATCAGAGGAGGCGGATTCAACTTCCCTTTCTTTAATGCAATCGTCCAAATGAACCATGGGAGAAGCAACAGCCATCTTCAATGCATTCAAACGACGCTGTGCTTCTTCTTCGTTCATTAAGATACGATGTCGAGCAATATCCATCTTCTCCTGCTCCGTTAAGTCAATGAGGGTAACGACAGCCTTACCTGTGACGTTATTGATTTTGTAAATTCGTTTATTCTTCCCTGGATTATTTGCTGGAATACCAGGATATTCAGGAGTAAACAAAACGACTAGCGTTCCGTCAAACTCGCAGTAGAAGTGATCAGGGTCTTCTGTTGAGCGAAAGACTGGTTTCTCTCCGAAGTATTCAACCCCATTCCGAACTGACGTAATTGTAGTTGCTTGTGTAGTCATAGTATTTTCCTGTCGTAAGTTATTAGTTACAGGTTCTACTCGCTGAATATTGCTTGATTGAGGAGAGATTTCATGTTCATCCACCTCATGTCCAACAACACCCCACTGACTAATCATATCTGAAGGAACAGATGAATTAATCACATTTGATCCCATGCCCATATTAGGAGCACGAACTAATTGACGCTGAACGTTCTCAGATAACAAGGGATTACGGTTATTTTGTTGGGGTTGGTGATTCATCATCCCACCTTGGCTATGGCTGTGCATGGCTTGGTGTGGTTGTGGACTATACATCTGTTGACGACGAAGTTGCTCTCGTTCAGCAACCAGTCGATTATACATCGAAAGAGGAATGCGACCGAACTCTGGAGTCTCTACAATAGGTTCGTTCATTGCTTGATAGGGAGAGTTCATCATACCTGCTCCTGTTGGGTTATATCCGTGTGTCATGGGTGTCATGGGTGTCGTATTAGGATTATGCATTCCCATCATAGTTGGGTTGTGTTGGTTATGCATATTCTGAGCATTGATTGACTGAATAACAAATTCAGCTTCTCGCTCATTGGTTTCTAAAAGGCTAAATGCGTTTTGAAAACTAGACATCAAGTGAGGCTCAGGCTGATACATACTCCTTAACGTCATGTTAGTAAGAACCATTGCTGCTAAAACGACATTAATTGTTTCTTTCGCAGCAGAATCTACAATGACGTACCAATCACTTTCATTTCGACAAAAGCGCTTAACCAAACAAATTCGAATAGCTTGCATGAGAAGATCACGAAAGTCATCGTTCATATAGCCATTATAAGCCATCTTATTGAACATGAACGTGCGTGGAATATTCTCTGCTCTTCGATTTTCAATTTCCTGAACCAAAGAACCTGCAAGATATCCATATAACTGCGTCAATTCAGGGACATATTGAACAGTTACATTAAAGGGTGGGGGGTTATTTGGGTTATAACCCTTCGGGAAAGCTGACAAGTAATTCGGACTACTATGAAATCCAGACATGGTTGGGAAATTTCCTTATTTGTTTATCACTTCTGTGTCAGCTCTGTGATTGTATCAAGAAGCTCTACAAACCGCTCATTACGAACAATCTTGTAGTTCTCATCGATTTGCACACAAGTATTCAAACGACGCCTACCGTCAGGACTAGATTTTGGTAGGACTGTATAACCTCCGACCTCAGAGATACTAGGATGATAGCGAATCGCTGGGTCAAGTAGATTTAACTTCTTATTTCGTTTTGAATCATTCGCTGACTGAGGTACGAGTAATGTTGTCAATCTCAATGCTTTATTATCATTCGGAATAGCTTGGGTTGTAACTTCGCCGTGTGAGGGTTTGTTAATACCGAAGATAAGATCAGTTTTGAGATATCGATTAAAGATCGCAACGACATCTTTTTCTGTTAGGATTTTCTTCGTACTAAGACGTTGAGTTAAATCAAAGACAGAAAGAAAGATAGCGTTATTAATATCCTGCATCACAAAGTCAACTACGTTTAACTCTTTACCATACATGCTGTTTAATGTACGAGAAGAGTCTAGAAGCATTTGGTTAATATTTTCCATGATGTACCATAACAACTCATAGAAGTCTTCAATATAACCTAAACCAATACTTTGTAGTTTTAACTTTGCTTGAGTATCAACGTAATGATTAAGTGAGCGATAATGATCTACAATCTTCTCATCAATAATCTCTTCGTTTCTACCTGCTTGATATGTCATTAAACCTAATAGGATACGCCAAAGCCTTTCAGGACGCTCGTATTTAATCCATTGATAATTTACCCTTTCAGGCGCATGATCAACGATATAATAAAAGCCAGCAACCATATTCTTTACAGATTGGCTCCATTTATCCTTAGGAATAGCTAGTCGTAGTTTAGAAGGTCTGTACGTGTTCTTATTACAAGCCTTTGGCCTATTACCAGACGACGCACAAATAACCCAATCACTAGGAGGATACCTATCGATATTGATATCCTCATACCCAATTTCAGGTATAAAGCCTACATGCTTCAGAAACGTATTATCAAACCCATACCTACCTAATAGGTAATGCATGAGTGTAGTTTTAGCTCTGATATGCGGTGAGTCTTTACTTTGATGGATTTTGCCATGCGTGACTTGTACAATCTCTTTATCGTTTAACTCGTTAGACCCACATGCTTCGTTATGTGCAAAGACATGATGGAGTCGTTCGAAGTTAATCCTTGTTCGAGGTAAACGTACAAAGATTGTGTTTTCATTGGCTGGGGAGAACACAATGTCGTTTAGAATAGGAGATAAGACAAAGCGTGATCCACGTAAATCGATATAGCCGCCGTCCTCTGGTGCAGGTAACCAGAGATAGTAATCAGGTAATGGATTTCCTTCGTACTTAAGCAAAATCTTTACCATGAATACATTAGACCGACTCGTCTCGTAAACTCGTCGGCTGTTCTTACGACTCGCTGTCATTTTCTGATAGATTTCTCTAGGATTGCAATGACGAATACCATGATACGTCAAACCTGGAACAAAACTATCTGAAGCACTTCTCCAAATAAAATCTAAACCTTCAACAACACGCTTTAATTGAGTTGTAGCAACACCATCTGCTAATACTCGGTTTAATTGAGGGGTGTCCTCATCTATCAGTCTACCTAGACGACGATCTTCCACGAAGAGTTCTCCATTGTTTTTTTGGTATCAAGTAGTACAATAGATTTTAAGCTAAGTGATAATTTAATATATCGCGCTATTTAGACTTTGTCATTTCATATACTTTATACAAAGCTAATGCTCCACCAATAAAAGCAGCAGCAGCTTTGAAAGCATTCCCCACTTCAGAAAATACTCTAACTGTTTTCTCCCACGCACTAGGATTTTTAGCAGCCTTCATCTTTTCTTTATCGTGTTGGATTTGTTCGCGCTTAACTTCAGCACTAGACATGTCAATATCCTGCTTTATCTTTAGTACTTCTCGCTCTATTTCTAGTCGCTCATTTTCCGTTCTGATCTTTTCTTTCTCTAAATGAAGTTTCTTTAGTTCTAGTGAAGACAAAGTATCTTCTCTCTTTCTGTAAAAACCCATTTCTTCAGAAATTTCATCTAACTTAAAGAATTGCATATCAGTAATTCTACTACCTCGTAGACTCGTTCCTGACCGATAATAGATATATAATCCACTAGGTCGAGATAAGTCAAGTCGAGGTTTAAGTTCTATGACTTGATCTAGGAGCTTAAAGAATCTCGATGACATAACGTTTCCATTATCGATTAAATCAGCATGGAAAGCAATCATAGTGCTATCGAGTTTTTCTTTCTCTTCTTCTGTCAATCCAGCCGCACTCATAGCAGGAAAATTAACCCTATTTAAACCGACTGGGTTAATATGATTCGGAGCGCCCACTTCTACGAATCGACTATCTTCAGGAATATTAACTGATAAGACTTTCGAGGTATTCTCATCAAAGATCCCTTGTGGGGAGTTTAGGATTTTCTCGATATGAATCTTAAAAGCAATTTTGTATTCACGAGTCATTTGACTCTGATGAAACGGATAGTCTTTATTGACTTGAATCTGAAGACTTCTCATTAACGGTGTTTCAGCAGTTAATTGAGAATTGACGTGTCTATGGAAGTCATTTAAATAACCATATCGAACTTTGTAATTATAACAAATAATGACATGGTTTAAATAATTCTTGTGATCAGGACATGTTGTCGGATCAGAATAGATGACCATAGGTACATCATCGTTACCTGTCACTTGAATATGATATTGAGTATAATTAAAATACTCTACCTCTAGAGTGAATGTACCTGTTCCATTTACTCTAGGTCCCCGACTAAAATCATGGCCATTACATGGATCAGATCTCTCTAATCGATGTTTAGGCATATTAAATCCACTATACATATCGATATTTTCCCCCAATTTATAAAAATTATTGATCTTCTTAATTATCTATTACACTACTGGGCTGGCACGAATACTTCTCCCGAAAGTACTCTCCCTAACTACTAAAGAACGATTACTACAAATACTAGGAGTTTAATTAAAGAACGAATTAATAGATAATTAAAGGCACTTCTACCTAAGTTACTAGATAGTGATGTGTATGTGAAAATATCTTAAATAATAAAAGTACGGCATAAATGGGAGAGCTAATTGCTCTCCCTATCTATGCCATTGTAAGCGTATTACAATATTGGCCTATTCACTATCGATTACTCAATTTGGCTATAGGCCAATGAGAGTTAAGAATCAACTCTTTTAAAGCCATCTAGCTTATACTTAGTGAATAGACTATCACTTCAAGGTTGGACTTCTTCAAACGCGATCGGGTTACGAACGCGAGTGACTTTATCCAGGTTAACAACAGTGAAGTGCGCCAGGATCGGGCAGTTGATCGAGTGGATAAAGCAAGGCTGTACAGTAATCTGACGGCTGTTAGCACCGTTGAAGTACGTTGGCAGAGCGATAACCAGTTCAGGCTTCCAACCCATGTTACCGAAGGTCAGCGGATCTGGCACACCAGACTTAGCCGAATCCGGATTGATGAAGGTAATAAAGATCTGGCCTTTGACACGCTGGTTAAAGGTCGAAACGATCTTGAAGTCCATTTCTGCACCCAGGGTACGAACATCTCCTGGAGTGATCAGATAGTTAGCGATAACTGGATCAGTACCGATCAGTACAGTTGGCTTCTTCGAGATACCGCCAGCCAGTGCATCAGCAACAGGCTTATAACCCGAATCACGCCATGCACGATAAGCTACGTCACGGATACGGTTCAGCAGGACAGCTTGCATATCCTGAACTTTCTCATGCGATTTGAGCGAGTTGATCTCAGCTTCAACGTCAATGACATCAGTCTCATAGAAGGGACGGATTGGACCCAGAGCAACACCCATCAGAGTAGGCGTAGCAGAAACGGGATCATTAGCATTAAAGTGTTGAGCCAGAACGGTCTGCGTTTTGAAGATCTCGTCAATAGCAGCGTTAGTCGTACGAATACCTGTAGCGACCAGCAGTGCAGCGATGTCAATCGAATCAGTCTGAGAAACGTTAGTCTCAGGACGTGGGATCGTGATTGGGCTACGCAGCTGTGGCTGATACATTTGCGATTGATAGGTCGTATCAACCAGCTGACCACGTTGACGACGGTTCGAGTTGGTACGATAACCATCCAGAGTGTAACCGATCAGTTCAGCGTCTTCAAAGAGATCAACAACGGTTTGATAGCGAGGATCGTCGGTAGCAATCTTGTTACCTTGTTCGTCACGGATAACCGAAACGATTGGACGAGTACGTTGCAGCGAAATAAGACCCGTTTCAACGTTGATCTGACCCGAAACAACGAACGACAGACGAACAGCCAGTTCAGAAGTAACGATAGGTGCAAGCAGAACAGAGTCAGCACCCCGAACGGTTTTAATAGCACCACTGCTACCACCCACCAGAACATCTTTAGTATCGAACATCAGACGCAGTTGACGGAAGTTACCTTGTACAACTGGATAGAAGTTCGATTCATGCATATGGCGAGTGCTCAGACGAATCACTTCATCGTCCGCACCGTCAGTGACTTTCATCACGACGTTGTCCAGGAACAGACTGGAGTCAACAGCATCAGTCGAATCCATAATACCGGTTTCAAGCAGCGCTTCAGTTTGAGAGATGCCCAGAATATCGATACGGTTATCGAATAAGAGCGAAGTCGTTGGGACTGCTTCACCAGCCACATCAAACGAAGCAAGAGGAACCAGAGCAGGATCAACGAAGTTAGCAGCAGCTTCTGGACGATAAACTGGAACCAGACGAGTTTGATCGTTGTCCAGAATCGTTGGGTCAATAACAGCATGAATCAGGTTCTTACGACCGAAATCAGTTTCATCACCAGAGATGTCACGGCGAACTTCATTCATCACAGTCATCACGTTCATTGTGACTGTGTAGCCAGCTTGATCAGGCGAGACCGTAACGGTTGGGAAGAAGGATTCTGCGAACTCGTCTTGGTTACCGTGTTTCTGGTTATAGATGATCGAGTATACAGTCGTATCACGCAGCTCACGAGTATCGTAAGCTTCAGCCGAGAATTGACGCTTAGAGGTCGTGTAAGAAAGGTTAGTACCAGTGATCAGAGGAATCGATTCCATCGAACCACGGGAGACGTGTGGTGCAGATTGCAGGTAAGCAGGGACGTTAGTCGCCATGATTGCAGCAGCAGCGGCAGCACGTTGACCAGCTTCAGAAATAGTAACAGCAGCAACGCTACGACCGGAAGCGTCTTCTACCATACCAAAGGTATCTTTGAAAACGCTCTCAAGAGAGACTTGAACGTTCTGATAGAGATCACGAGCTTCAGTAGCTACAGAACTCGTTGGGTCCAGACCTTCCGAGGAGAAAACTGCTTTACCCAGACTCTCCGATCCACGCAGTTGTGCATGATCGAATTTGTCTTTGAGCTGATCAATAGCTTTGTTAAGTCCCAGTGCGGGCGTTTCCGATTGATTAATACCGAAAATCTTGTTAGTAGGCTTCATTTATGAAAAATCCTTGTAAAATTTCTTAAGAGATTGTAAAGGTTTTATATCTCAAACTATTTAATCTTAAAATAGATACAAACTAATTATAGTGCGTTGGTATTTACTCTAATTTTCATTAGTTCAATATATTGTTTAGTAATAGGAAGTAGTGCTACTTGAACCGTTGGTAAGCGAGAATAGAGTGCTTTTAATAACGATTCAGTTAAGTCATATTTAGTCTGAAGACTCATTGTATTAACGGCTTCAGTACTTAGAGAATTTTGTCCAAACACAATTGCATAAGTAAGTTCGGAATTACTTAGGTTCTTACTCAAATCATGTATCTCAAAAACCTTATCTTCCGCCCCTAGTACAGCAGCAGTACTAAAACGAGTTAGTATGCCTGATGTGAATGCTTCATAATTATTAACACTATTATAAGCAATATTAGTTAAGGTTTCTACTTCTTCAGGACACTCTGTATTAGAACGCCAGTAAGAAGAAAGGTTTTCAATGCTAGATCCTAGTACAGAATTATCAAAGCTAGCTGTGTTGAGTTGTTGAAATTGTAAGAGATAGAGCACGTCCTCAGGGCTGAGGATAGCTCGCATGACATCATAATTAATGACATCTGCTAAAGACTTATCATTTGCCAAGATCGCTTGCTCGATCCAATTAGGAATTAGTATCGAGTTAAAATGCTTCACTGTATGTTTACTCCAAGTTTTTTATTTTCTATACTATTTGGTTGTATTTCAAGCTAATTAGTAATTAATTAAAATAGCCTCTAATAGATGATATGTCCAGTATGAACTCTTTCTATATTTAAATCCAATTAAAGAGAAATTGTTTTCATACATTACATCTAAATACTAAGAGAATTTGTATCAAACCCGCCATATGAATAATAAACATCTTTTAGCTAGTTGTATTACTTTACTATTTTTAAAATCTAAATTACCTCATAAGAGTACTTCTACTTCTAGTTTAGTTCTCCAGGTGTTAGAGTTGATAAAGCTCCCTGAATTAACTGGAGGTGGTCTAGATCAAGAAAGAGATGCTATTAGTTGCTTAATTAAAACAATTAAACAACTCGTCAATGAAAGTGAGATTGATAAACTAACCCTCCTTCAACAGATTACTATTGACTGTGGCAATGACTCTCAATTACTAGAGTCAATGAAAGTCATGATTGAAGCAGAGTTAACTGAAGAAGAGATTGCTGGGAGTGCAGTTAGTTTAGAGAAGAAGTTAAATAAGTATTTAAGAGATACTAATGCTATTGAACTCTTTTATGAAAAAGCTAAAAAGTTAAAGTTCAGTAGAGATGATGTTGATGATATTCCTAAGTATTTAATGCAGTCTGTTTCAGAGATCGAACCTTTCTTAAATAAAGGAGATAGTGAAGATCCTGCGGTTATTGCTGATTTTGATCTCAGTGACTCTAAAGCTGTAGAGACTGTCTTTGACCAAGCTAAGAAAGCAGAAGAAGGTATTGGTAGTTTTGTTTTTGGTTTTAAACATATCAATAAATTCTTCAGAGGTGCTTTAGGAGCTGGTAAGACATTATTAGTAGGCGCATTACAACACCAACATAAAACAGGTTTTACCTTAGCTTTATTTCGTCATGCTGCTATCTATAATACTCCTTTCTTAAGGGAAGAAGATGAAGGTAAGAAACCCCTCTTACTTAGAATTAGTGCAGAAGATGAAATTACTGATAACTTAACAAAGATCTTTACTGATACGTATTTTAACGCAGAAAAGAAAGTCCCTGTTATCAGTGACATGACCTCAGAATACATGAGGGCATATATCCATGAGAAGTGGAGTGCTAATGGATGGCATGTACGCTTTATGCGTATTAACCCTAGCGCTTGGACTTATCGAGATATTGAAAGAAAGATCATTGAGTTAGAATCTTTAGGTTATTGTGTAAAGCTTTGTATGCTGGATTATTTAATGATGATTCCTACTACTGGTTGTGAAAAAGGAGCAACTGGTGAAGATAAAAGGGATCTTGTTAGGAGGGTCCGAAATTTCATGAGCGCCAGAGGTATCACTTTCATTACGCCTTGGCAGCTGTCTCCGGATGCTACTAAGATGGTTCGTGAAGGTAGAGATAACTTAGTTAAAGAGTTTGTGAACAAGAGTATGTATTCAGGCTCTACTCAGATTAACCAAGAAGTTGATGCAGAGATTCTTATTCATATTGAATCTATTAATGGTGTTAAGTATTTAACATGCGCTCGTGGTAAGTATCGTCAAGGTGGTGCTGTAGTTGCTGATAAAGATCTATTCTGTGCTCTACCCTTTCATCCAGAAGCAGGATTACAAGATGATCTTCATGGACCTACTTTAGGTGTTAGTACACCTGGCGCTATTGTGAATGAAAATGGAGAAGAAGAAAAACCCATGTGGGAATTCTAATCTATGGTAAACGGCATAGAGGGAGTCCTTTTTAGGACTCCCAGTTATGCTGTCATTCTATGATTAGTGTACAAAAAAAAATAAACTATTAGGTTATATAAACATGTTTAATTTCTTTACTGCTTTAATTTCTTCTATTACTGTAGAAGAAAGAAATGATTTGATTATTATTAAAGGTATTGACAGTATCCCCTTTATGGAAGATATTCGACGTCAATGGGGAACTCGTAAAATTACTGATAATTTATTTTCTTATCAAAAACCTAAAGAAATTGCTTTTAATAAGTTCTTTGGTATTGAGTTTCTATATATTATCGAATCCCTTATCCAACGACGTTATACTCATACTCCTAATCGTGTACTCGTTAAAATTAGAGATAGTCTAAAAGAGAATACATGGTTAAGCAGTCTTAATGAAGAAGTTCAAGAACCTCTTCTAGATCAATCTCAGTTAAATCAATTTGTCTTTAAACCTAAAGTAGCACAGCAAGACTTCTTCAACCATCTTACTAGCCAGGCGAAAAAACTAAACCTCAGAGGCTATCTTTTAGACTCAGCGCCTGGTACAGGTAAAGCTCAACCTCTATATACAAAACTTAGAACCAGACAAGGTTTTATTCTAAATAAAGATATTCAGGTAGGTGATAAGATCTTAGCTTGGTCGGGGGTGGAAACTACTGTTAAAGGCGTATATCCTCAAGGTGAGATGGAGGTTTATGAAATTGAATTCAGTGATGGTAGGAAAACTCGTTCTTGTCTAGAGCATTTATGGGGTGTTTATCATTCTAGATGGTTAGGTCGCCGCATTTTAAGCTTAGCTCAGATTCTTGAGAATAATAAGATCTTTAACATCACCTCCCTCTCTATTGATTTACCTGTTTGCTTAAACAAAAAAGAAATTGTTAATCAATTAAGAGTTAGAGTTGGTAATAGTAATATCAGTGGTGATGATAGCAACCTTACTTTTAAAGTAGTTGGGGAAGTAGAGGGTGCTTTTGTAGAAGATCAATTACGACAAGCAGGTTACATCGCTACTCATTACAAACGCTTTAATGAATGTTTTGTTAATGGTGTATTACCTGTTAATCCCGATGATAGAAAGATAAAGATCAAATCAATTAAAAAAATAGGAGTGGAACCTGTTCAATGTATTGAAATTGATCATCCTGATAAACTCTACATTGCTGATGACTGGGTAGTTACTCATAACACTTATATGAGTTTAGCTGTGAGTGCAATGTTACACTCAGATACTGTTATTGTCGTTTGTCCTAAAAATGCTATTAAGGACCCATGGGAAGTTAGTATTAAGGGATTATTTAAGAAACCTAAGAACTACTTCTTAAGTACTAATGAAAACTTTAGTACAGTAGAAAAAGGTATCTATGTTATCCATTACGAATACTTAGAAAAGTTCTTACCTATGCTTTATAAAACTAAAGCAGATAGTTTAGGTGAGGTAACTATTATTCTCGATGAATGTCACAACATGAATGAGAGTGGTAGTACTAGTAATAGAACTCAAAACTTTATTGATTTATGTCTTTACATTAATCAAGCTTTTGTATTATGGATGAGTGGTACACCTTTAAAAGCAATGGGTAGAGAAGTTATTCCTATGCTTAAAACTATTGATAACTTATTTAATAGCAGAGCTGAGGAAAGATTTAGAGAAATCTTTGGCAAGAACTCCAGTAAAGCTAACGATATTATTGCTCATCGATTAGGTTTAGTTAAATTTACTATAACAAAAGAATCTGTTATTACTGATAAGCCTGACTTTCATGAATATAGTGTTAAATTAAAAGACGGTAGTGATTATACCTTACCACATATTAAGAAAGTCATTGGTGATTTTGTTGTAGAAAGAAGTAAGTACTATAAAGAACATATGGATAGTTATGTTGAGGACTATCTCAGATGCTTAGAAATGGTTAAATTAAAGAAACCTGGTTTAGCTGACAGTATCAATGGATATTTTAAAGTAGCTACTACTCTTCGTAAGAATTATGATCCTAGAATTCATAAGACTGAACCTGCATGGTGTAATAAGTTCGAAAAAGAATTCATCATCCCTTACTTAGACAGTGCTGATAAACAAGTCTTTAGAGAAGCTAGGAGTGTTTATAAGTATGTTACCTTAAAGATTCAAGGAGAAGCCTTAGGAAGGATTCTAGGCGGTATTAGGACTAGGTGTAACCTAGAGATTGCTAATATTGATTTAGTCATGGATGAGAAAGGAGGGGATAAGAAATTAACTCTCTTAGATATGGCAAACGCCTCTAATAGCAAAACAGTATTCTTTACAAGCTTTGTTCAAGTAGTATTGAGTCTACAACAGCAACTTACAGAGCGTGGGGTTAAGTGTCATGTTGTCTATGCAGACACTAATAAGAACTTAGTTAAGATCTTAAGTGATATGCGAAATAATCCTGACTACACAATCCTCGTTGCTACCTATGATTCTCTTAGTGCCGCAGTACCTCTAACTATGTGTAGCACTATCATCATGTTAAATGCGCCTTTTAGAGAATATGAGAGGACACAAACTATTGCTCGATGTGCTCGTTTAGGTCAAACTGAACAAGTTGATATCTATGATATCTTCTTAGATACAGGTGGAGTAGATAATATCTCTACACGCAGTAAGGATATCTTAGAATGGAGTAAGCGTCAAGTTGAAGAGATTATGGGGGTTAAGACTCAATCTAAAGTGTCAGTAGAATCTATTGAAAATGATGAGACTTACCTTAATGACCTTATTCTAACTTTAGAGACTTTAGAGAATATTCGACTAGATGTTGATGATAGCTTAGATGCTAAAGAATTAGATAATCTAATTAATGAATTAAAATATCATCAAGTCGATGTTTATAGGGATGTTAATGCTGATAATTTAACAGGTATTTCGTATACTGAAGAGAATTATCAAAAGCTTAAAGACTGGTAAAAAAAAGAAAGGTTGTATAGTAGAGACTCCTTTTATAGAAGTCTCTACTAATTCATTCTCTCATTTAAGAATGCATATTTTTTTATATATAGACTGTATCATGTGTAAGTAAGATGTCTAGTCCTATTTACAAGCTCCTCTCTAGGTAACTTGTTGAGATCTTTAAGGTATACTTTGACCTCATCGGACGGGTTTAGTAGATCTGGTGTAGATATATTCCTCTTATCAGTTTGGTCGCCGATAAATCGGAAAAAACTATCGACATCACTTTTCTTGATAGAGATTACCCAGTGGGAATGACCTGTTGATTTTTGAGTATGAGCATCCACTTCAGTAGTGACTGGATGACTTTTATTCCAATTGATAACAGGTTTGTAATTAACGTTATTGAGTAGTGTATTCATTTTTTTCATTTTTTAATGTATATATGAAAGATAATGTTCGTTCTCTTACTCATTGCAGTGAGTAAGAGAACACCTAATTCAAAGGCATAAATGGGAGATCTAATAATCTCCCTATTTATGCCGTCTTTTCCTTTTTTACTAGCTTACCTAAATAAGTAAGTAATAAAATAGTTACTTCTACTGTATCGGAAACAGATTCAATATCAAAGATATTATTCTCATCAGTTACTAGATTGAGAAGATGTAAGTTATCGTAGTTTGTGATAAACTTAATTTCTTTATCTTCTAGTTTTACTGTGAAAGTAATCCCTTCCTCTGTTTCATATTTACTAAAAGAAGCAATTGAATGTTCCTTAACGAGATTTAATAAATGCTCTACCTTAAGAAACGTCCTAGCTTTCTCTGTGATCTCATTAATAACAGGTTCGTTGTCAGTCATTAGAGAGGTTTCTAAACTACCCTCCCTAATAGCTTGAAGTACATCTTTAATCCAATCTACTTCCTTTACGAACCTGCGCTCTACATGAATAGGCTCCCAAGAAAATTCACCCTTTACTTCCTTATCTTTAATTTTAAAGAAAGAGAAAGTAGTTGTATAAATGGCTGGGAGATTAAAACCAAACTTTACACCTATTGTACTGACGTGTTGTTTAACATCAATACAGTATTGTTCCTTACCCACTTGATATCTAAAAGTCTTCTCAGTTGAATAAGTGTTTGTGTTAGGATCAATAGCTTTCAAAGAAAGTTCTTCTTTGGGAAGGTTATCTAACCATTGAAGGATATCTCTTCTTACACTAGTTGAGAGTTTCATTAATCCTCACTAATTGTAAAGCCTTGGCGGTCAGCGATGTTTTGAACATCATCATCCTCATCGACACTGAATCCATCGATTTTGAATTCATAACCACCTGTTTCTTTCTCCTCGATAATCATTGAGTTATCTTCTTCAGAGTAATACTTCTCATCACCAGCTTTATAAAAATCCATTTCTTTCACCTTTTATTTAATAAACAACAAAAATAGGGAGAGCAATTAGCTCTCCCTGATTATGCCTTTAATTGAATTACTTAACTTGCATTAGAGATCATTGATGATATTCATACGATTCGAATTGGTATTCTCATCATCTTCCTCTTCTTCGATATCTAGTGGTTCAGAGATGAATACAGACTCCCCCATCACTTCTTCACTAGAGAATGCGAATGCAGTGATATCCATAGCACTTCGTGACTCAGTCAGAGTAATGAAGGTATAGATAGCGTAGGTAATATCACTTAAAGACCAATACCACAGACCACGAACTTCACACTGAGTCAATTCATCATCATGCTCAGAAAGAACTACTTCTACGAATTGCTCATCTTTACCAGGGTTGATTTGGTTTACACCTGCTTCAACTGTAACAAGAGAGATAGAGATCTCTTTATGATCACTCATATTCAGAGTGACATTAGGTTTAATCAAATCTTCTTCTGATGTAGGCGTTGTGATGATTCGATTAATGAATTTAATAGCGCCTCGTAACTCACTATTTTCATTAATGAAGTTATCAATATTACCTTTAACCAATTCGCTCAAAGACATGTCTTTAATTTCCTTTAATTAGACCAAACTTCTTCTTCAGAACACTGATTGTAGATTGAGGTAAATCTAACAACTTAGAGATTTGTGTTTGGGTATAACTCTTCTCTAAAAGTTGCTTTACCATCTCTTCTTTTTCTTCTTTCTTAAAACGAATCTTCGGGTTACAAATATAACCTTTAGAGAACCATTGTTTTTCAATAGTTACTTGACCTTCTTTATGAGTCGTTGTCTCGATATAGGAGATGTCGAGACAATTAGAGTGTAAAATAATAATCTTATCTATACTCTCGTCACTAGCGACTTTCTTAACTGCTTGAATAAATTGTGTACCTCTACGCATCTCTTACCCACTCTCTCTTTAGTGATATGTAATTGTATTTATTTTCCTTTAATCAGGATCTTATCTACAATACCGTATTCAATAGCTTCTTGTGCTGTTAAGAAGGTATCGTTTTTCATATCAGCATTAATCTTCTCAATGGACTGACCAGTCATCTCAGAGAATTGCTCTTCAATGCTATTTCGAACTGAGATGATTTCATTAGCATGACTAAGAATATCATCACTTTTACCAATAGCACCACCAGAAGGTTGGTGAATCATTACTCGTGCATTCCTTAAAATAGCACGTTCACCTTTTTGACCTGCTGCTAAGATGATAGCACCCATACTCATAGCTTTACCAATACACAGTGTATGAACTGGTGCTTCGATATAGTTCATGGTATCAATGATTGACATACCATCATAGACTGAACCACCTACAGTATTAATATAGATGGAAATATGTCGAGTTTTACTTTCTCTGTTTAGAAAGAGTAATTGAGCAATGACTGAGTTAGAAAGAGTCTCAGTTACTTCTCCACGGATAAAGATGATACGATCCCTTAGTAACCTTGAATAGATATCAAAAGTAGAAGCATTCTGACCGTTGTTTTCAATGATAGTAGGGGAATAATAATTACTCATTGTTTCAATTACCTTTGTGTTAGTATGAGGTTTATACTTCTTAGTTTGTATAGAACCTCACACTTGATTAGGATAGGAATAGTCTTATATGTCGTTTAAGCGCCGCGATAGGTATCTTCACCTGTAGAGTCATTTCGACTTACTTTACCTAACTGACCTAATTTAACGAATTCTTTAATCTCATTCCAGTTATCAGAAGTGTAAGTAGTTCCTTGGTGATCAAAATGAAATTCGTCATTCCTACCAAGATAAGCGGAAGCTACTTCTTCAGAATCCTTCCACCAGCTAATTTCCCTGTCACAAAAATAATGGTCTCTGAGTTCAGATCGAGTAGATTCTGATAGCGTTTGAATAATGAAAGACTTGATTCCAGTATCCATGATGTATTAATTACCTTTAAGAGAGTTGAGCATTCGCTTACTATTAGGTTGCTTCTTTAAGATTTCAATAACGGCTTCTTTAGTTAAAGTCGTTTCAAACTGCATCGTTACATCATTCTTGTCAGATTTGAATTGAAAAATAACTACACTAATTGGAATACTTCTTTCTAAACAAGAACCAATAAACCCATCAGCATCCGTAACACAATCTGCTTCTAGAGTATAGGTATTGACTAAAGTATTATTCATATCTCTCTTTATTTATTCCGAGGTTGTATAAAACACACGTTTAATATCCAATCTCTTCTGGATTCTTAGTAGACTATTAGTACAAACAATACAAGGTTTAGCATTTGTACCTGTTAATTTAGTTGTAGATCGAGCTACAATAATCGTAACGCCTGCTCTTTTTTCTTTAGGTACTCGTTTTAGTCGCTCTATAAGGAATTGCTCAGCATGAGTGCTATCTGGAATGTAATGTCCTTCTTTAGTATTACTGAATTTGTTTCTATTATAGACATTCCAAATATTAACTTGTTGTCCTTGAGTAGGATGTTCTGCTTTATAGCGATTACCTGCTTCTGCTAGGATTAATCCTTTACTGTCTATAGCAATAGCATAGACGGATTGCTTACCGTGAGAGTTATGATTTCTTGCTTTTACAATTGCATAATTGATGAGCTTGTTAAGTTTCTTAGGTGCTTTACTTGCAGGTTGGAAAAGAGGATCAGTAATCATGTTAGAAATAGAGTTCGTTTAGATTATCATAGTGGTGATATATAATTGTTATTTTCTAACTTTATTATTGAGGGCATAATTGAGGAGAGTCAAATACTCTCCTCATTTTGCTATAAATAACACTCTTCTTTAGCTTAGGGAGTGAATTCCCAAAGGTCGCCATAAATTAGTGTATCGTCTCTACCATTGTACAAATAAATTTTATTGTCTAAAGTTGTCATTGTACTATAACTACGTTTTGCAGGAGAAACTTCAGTTTCAATAAGTACAAACTCATTTGAGCTTATTTTATAACAGTAAAACGAGTTAGTAGTAATACCGTTATCTGTGAAGCCACCGAAGATGTATATATTATCACCTAATACTGCTGTAGAAGCTAAAAAGTTAGCTGGCATATTAGAGGCGGGATTCAAATATTCCCATGTATCGTTTTCCACTGAGTACCGAGTTGCGGAATCAGATACGACGGCCAGAGGTGTTCTTCCGCCAAAACAATAAAAGTAGCCATCGACATAAGCAATATTACGATAAATAAAGTCAAATGCAGTCGGAATTGTACGACTCTCCCATGTATCGTTTACAATATCGTAAACGTAAACCTTTCTGTCCCCTGCACCACTAATAGCAAATATTTTACCTTCAAATAGTCCAGCTTTAACGTAACTGGCATTATTTGGTAAACTTGATAAAGTAGAGAAAGTGTTACTTATAATATCATACCTCTCTACTTTATTAAAAGCTGCGCCGTTCGAATTACTTCCACCTATTAAATATATATAATCACCAATATTTATCATTCCGTGATCAGTACGTACATCACTTACAGCTAAAGGAGTTGTTGTGAGTGTTGAAGGATTAATAAGGTAATGAGAGCTAAATCGATAAGGAGGGGTTAAGGTAGCTTTCCCGTAACAATATAAATCACCTAATACACTAATCATAACACTATTATAGCTTTCGTCTAAAGGCGGCGTTAGTGGTATAGGCCGCCATTGACTTGACTCATGGGGGGGGGGAGTAGAACTAATTAGCAATTCTTTACTCATTACTTGCCTTTAAAATAAAATGATCTGATATTTAACTATAAGATCTATTTGTTTTTAAGATTATAAAAAAGAAAGTAAGGAGGCATACAGAAGATTATCATCAGCAAAGCCAACTAAAGCACTCAACCCGAATTGAGCGAGATCTTTACTAAATACCTCTTTTGCTACCTTACAATTCATGGTGGGTCTTCTCGCGATTCGAACCGAGACTCTCACCGGTTATGAGCCGGGTGTTTTTTCCAATTAAACTAAAGACCCTTAAGACGTACATTATTTATTCCTATTATTCCAAGCTATAGAAGTTTTACAATAGGAATAAATAATGGACCGACATGCTGGAAACGATCCAGTCAGCTCCTCCCTGCTTTTATTACGCTACCGGTTTAGAAGACCGGGGCAAGGGACATGTCGGATTTTTTTACCTAACAACTACAAAAATTAGAAGATTAAGATCTTTCTCTATCTGCTACTAATAAATGATGTATACTTAATTTAGTCTAGAACACACTACTCCTGCAAACTATAGAAGTAGTGTATTTTTTATTATTTCTATTTCTCGTACTTAGCTGCTACTTCATCGACGAGTTTTGTAGCTGCTGCAAGAGATTCTTCAGTAACACCGAAATCGAGGATGTTAATATCCTCACCTTCTTTTAATCGCTCGATGAGTTCTTTCTCCAACTCTGGTGTCCAACGACTACGTGTACGGAGGTAATTTACCTTTGTAGCTTGAAGGGAAGAAATACCAAACTCTTTAGCAAGCTTTTCTACTGCTTCAAAAAAGACTTCTTGCTCTGCATCAAGAGCACCTGTAAGAGTTCCAGTAGCTTCTTTTCTTTCACTCTTAGTCATTTTTGAGAAGTCGATAGAGAGGACTGCGGTGGTGTTGTTTTCTTGATGCATGGTTATTCCTTTTGAGTTAATACAGGTTATGGAGTCTCTTGACTCAGGTTGCTATGCTCAGCAACTATTAATCGAGCGACTTCTTCTTATTTATCCATAAGGTTCGTAGATCGTAATAGTATCTGTATTCATTTTTTAAAGTGTCTCAATTGTAGTAGAGGTGAGTTGAATAACTTCTGAATGAATTGTTTTACTTTACCAAAAAGAGATAGATTCTTATCTTCTTTGGAATGGATATTCACTTTAAAACCTAGATAGGTAATAGTAGTTGGTTTATTATCCACTTTAGTCATTCTAGAAGAAAGAACGTTTGTTTCTTTATCTAAAATAGTTTCTATACTAAAGACTTCATTGTTAATATTTAAAACAACTTCATTAACCATAATAGTAGAACTACCTTTACTAGGTTTAAATAACTGATCTACTACCGCAGTAAGAGTATGTTCGTGTACTTCTTTATCAACTAAGAAGAAAAGCTTATTTAAAGTAAAGATTTGTCTCATATTTTTTATTTATATAATTCTACTATTAATTCGCTATTAAGGTAAAGGTTATTAATGCTTTTTAATTCTTCTGGATATTTAAAAAGTGTTCTTATCTTAGCTACTGTTTCTTGTTCTAATTTACTTTCAGTAAATCGACATCTAGATAGATAGATACTAGCGTCTTTATACTCACTAGCTTCCATCTTCCTTATAAATTCAATATAGTTAGCAAAGAGTTGATTAGCTATAGGTAATTCTTTTTCAGAAATATCTAGTGCTTTAATTATGTCATCCATTTAGATACCTATTCTCTTAATAGTTACTTAGGAAGATATCCATCCTTTAAAGAAATGGAGAGGGATTTCTTTAAAGGGTCCTTTGGTGTTATTAAAGCTTTCTAGGTGTTGCTCTAGTTTAACTATAACAACTTCTTCAGGCTCATCAGTCTCAAACCTACCTATACTGCAATCGCTACAATCCATATCGTAATAGAAGTAGATCCAGCACTTAGGATTACTGAGTGCTTGAGATAGAATAACTACGTCATCTCTAAATGTACTAATCTTGGTATGGATATTGATATCTTTTTGTGTATATAACTCAAATACTTCTTCGACAGTTAAATCCCTATCTGGTAATACTACGGAGTTAGATTGTCGATAAGGTTGCAGTTGTTCCAAAGGGATAATATCTCCGGGTGATCTATACCGTTGAATAAGGTAAGCTTTCTTAATATTTACATAATTAATAAAGCCATCTAGAAAAGTACTGGAGATATAATCGTAGAGAGTTCCTAATGGTAAAGGATTCTCTGAGATATTCCAACCAGGGTAATCGATAAAGTTATCGAAAAAGGAGTCAGTAAAGATGGATGCCATTTTAATCACTCTACTATTTTAATAAGTCGACAAAGTTTAGCTTAATGTCTGGTTCTTCGATAATGGAATAGTCATTCCTCTCACTATAGACAGCATAGATATCGAAAGAGTTACTTAAGAGTTTATCTAAGTCCTTTCCTTTTACTATTCCTCCTACAGAACCAGCATAGCACCAGTTTAACCCTTCTTCTGTTAAAAAGTAGAAAGTACTGTTGTTGAAAGAATCTCCTTTGGGTTTAACATAGTTACGACCTACTTCCAAATATTTAACAGCGTCTTTAATTAACATTGTTTTTCTCATTTATGTTAGTAAAGGTTCTCACTATAGAGTCTTTCTTCATCACCACCTACTTTACGACGAATCTGTTGATTCCCTACAGCAAGAGCCTTAGCTTCTTCTCTAGTCATAAAGACATTATGCTGATCAACAAATCCCTGTAATTTAAAGTCAGAGACAGGTTCGTTTTTCAACGTTTCTAACTCATGAATGAGTTTAATCATCTCGTTCATATTAATGTCGTGATGACGAGCACTAGTTACCATCTTATCTGTATTAGTAGACTTATTAGCAGCACATACTACTCGACGCTCATAAGGAGCTTCATTACCTTCAGGAATGATAGTAATGAGATCGCTTTGCTCTATGACAAATTCATAATTATTTATTAGGTTGGCGATAGTGTATTGATTGCCTTCAATTTCTTTTACAGTGAATGAAGAATTTTTGAGTCCTTCTACCACTTTAACAAATTCGGGATGATGTCTTGGGATGCAATGACAAATATGAGTATATACTCTATTTAACTCCCTGTTCTTAGTATAGTCATCTAAAGAACGAATTTTTACATCTTTCATCCCTTTAATGGCATTAACAAAACCTTCATCAAATCCCAAACTATCTTTCAATACTTTACACAAAACTTCATTATCAATAACTGCTTTAATAAGAGTATAGTTGTCACTAATAAAAGCATGTTCTGTGTAACAATAAACGACTTTATGTTTACTCTTTAATTGAGTCATCTTCTACCTCATCAGTAAAAGAAACTGTGTATGAAATCTCAACAACAGCATCAGTTTTATCTATTCTCTCTTCTTTAATCGATAGAAAAGAAAAACGCTCTTTAATTGTATCCATTACAACTACTAGAAAAGAAAGTAGATTACTGTCTTTATGAAGGGTTAAGGAAAACTCTTCTTTAGGACTACCATTAACTAAATCAATAAATACTGGCTTCACAATCCTTACTACATCAGAAATAGTAGTTGTATACTTACCATTCATTACAGGTAGTAGATTAAAGTACTTAGTGAGAAAGTCAAGGACTTCTGTCTTTCTCTTTAATAGAAGTTGTTCTTCTTGTGTGAATTGTTTAGTTTCCATTTTCTTTTTTCTCAGCTCTAATTTCTGTACCAGGTTTCATTTTAACATCGTGTCTAACACCTAAGTTAAACACCAGCATTAAGATAAATATTACTGATGCTGAAGCAGCAATGATGAAAGCTATAAAGTCATCTAGATCACTTTTAAAGTATTTATACTCTTTCATGTTAAGTTCCTTTTGTTTCTTATAATTCTATTAGCTTATTATAATAATGATATATGTTCAAATTAAACTAACCTATATATTAGCTCAACTGGATAAAAAAATAAAACTAAGGCATAATACAGGAGTCTAAAAAGACCCCTGTAAACTCTTTGGTAGTTTAGTTTGAAACTTTATTAACGTAACCAACAGTCTTTAGTCTGTTATGAGCTACTTCAGAACTCTCATGACCATTAGCCCAACTAATACTGATAGTCTTATTTTCCAGATCAACTTCACTGATTGTACCAATATCATGCGTGAGATAGGATCGTACTTCATCACCAATCTTGATATTGGTAATCGCTTTTTCGTTCAAGTTAATAAGGTTCATCTTGTTTGTCGTTAAATTAGTGTTAAAGATAGGACTATCGAAAATCCATATGATGGAACTAATAATTAAAAATTAAAAAAAAGAGGCTGCCTCAAACCCCTTTTACTTATTTAATTATTAGTAAATGATGAAGTGTCGTGGATACTGGACAACTTTTCTATCATTGATAAGTTCAGCAGGGATTTTATAAAGCTTAATAAACCAAGCCTTATTTTTCGTCCTCACTGCAATAGTTCTTTTATTTTCCCCATTACCGACGACTTTTACTTTAAAGCGCTGGCGATGCTTTTCCATGTGGTATAGGAAGACATAATTAATAATACCACACTCTACTTCTTTCTTTAGTACATAACCTACATCTTCGATATAGATATACTCTCCTTTATCCGTATCAAATATAATAGGTTTTTTCTGCCCTACCTTCATATCTTGACAATATGAAGCTAGAATGTATTTAGATTTTTTAATAGCTTCCACACTTTTTCCTTTTCTTACGCTAAAGCTTTACCATCTTCAGATAGTTTTGCTGCTTCAAGGTAGGTCTTAAAATCTTTATCTACTTGAGAAGATAGTCGTTTAGCTTCTCGTTCGTTAAAGATCTTAGTCCAGTTTTTAAAGACTTCTCCTTTAGGGACTTCTCTAGATTTCTCCCAATAGATATACCTACCAGGATATTGACTGCGGAGACGTTCCAAATGTTCTTCGTGTGTTTCTGCTTTAAAGTATTTTCTCATTTCTTTACTTTGATGTGAGGGATTGATGGGTCTTCCGGGAGGAAATTCTCCCCTAAGACCGTTAACAGAAAGATGGCTTCTTCTCGGTAAATATCTTCATTGCCTTCGTTATAAATACCAATGCTTTTGTCGTACTCAATGTTTTGTTTTACTGCTGTTGAAACAGCTTCTTCAAAAGGAAGAATGATAATGCGGTGACCCATAGGTAAAGTCTCCATACATAGAAGATACTAAAAACTAATTCATGAACAAAGAAGGATGTAATACTCTAGCAGTAATAACTTCCCTTCCATCTCGTAATTCTTTCTTAATCTCAGATAGGTTTGTTTTGGTGAGTTCTTCAAACAACTCTAACCAAGGAAGAAGATCTTCTGCTTTACCACTTAGTCTAAGAGAATGACACCTACCATCATCAGGATGACCTTGTCTGTTGGGTGCTAGGTCAATTAAAGAACGCAATTCACCTCTACCATAATAAGCACGTTCAATGAATTTACCTACGACGCTTTGTTTCTCAGCATCCATCTTTAGCCAGACTGACATTATTCTTCTCCTAGGAGAGTTAAATGAGTAATAACCTTTGTCAATATAGTGATATGTACTTAAAATAAAGTTCTTTTTAACTTCTAATTAAAAACACTATTTCAAACACAACTAGGCTGAATCTTTTGAGAAATATAACCTCTCATTATTTTTTAACATGTTAAGAAGGTGTTTATATGGCTGCAACTATTCGACCATGGCGCAGACAAGCTGATCTTAAAGCACTAGTATTCCCATTTATTTGGAGTAGTGAAGAAAAGAAAACTGTCTATCGTCGTGCTGGTAATACGCTAGCTCCTCTTAATGAAGTTCTGTATCCTGAACTTTATGAGAAAGCTGGTTTTGAAGACGGTGATGATGATACGGAAGTTCCTGGTGATGATGAACCTGATCCTGATCCAGTTCCAGATCCTGAGAATCCTTAAGGTTAAGTAAGTCTATTTAAAGAGAGGGATTATTCCCTCTCTTTATGCCGTTGATTGAATTATCTATTCTTAGAGCTACTAACTGTAGGAAGTTCAAAGTAAACTCCTTTAAATTAGAACTCAAAGTTGCGTCGTAAATCATGACGTAGTGCTAGATCTCTCATATGGTTGTGCCAGTCGATAAACACTCCCATTGGGTCACGATATACCCAAATGTTTTCTTTAACTTCTTCTGTATTAGGTAATATGGTTTGCTCCTCTTTAACTAAAGTGAAATAATCTAAAGTTCTAAAAGACTCCAGACTTGTTCTAATTAAACGTTTCATTGTAATCTCCTATTTATAGACACTGTCTAAAGATAGTTATATGTATACCTTTAGACAGTATTCCTAATTATTTTGAAATGGTGGGATTTCCTACGCCTTTCTCCCAATCATAACCATTTGTCATTAAGGTATGTTTGATTTCATCAGGAGAGAGTATAGCAGTATCAGGACGCAATACCTTATTGAAAGAGACTTCTTTACCCTTATACAGATTGACGAACATAACTGCTGCGCGTTCTTCAGGAGAGAGTTTCAATAAGGCTTCAAATAGCTGTTTGGTATAGGGTTTAAAAGCGCCCATAAAAACAAATTCAGTATTTGTTACAAAGTCCCAAATAACTGGATCAGAAGAAAAGAAATCAACAACCTTACCAATATAAGGATTTTCATACTCATTACTTACACCAATAATGAAGGTGTTCAGTAATTGCTGACGATCAAATTCAGCATATGTTTCTTTCTCCTTAATCAGATCTTCTCTTGCTTTATGATAGCCTCTGAACTCAGCTAACTGAATCTCAGCATGAAGTGTCTTCTTTAAAATAAACATCACCCTTCCTCTTTTAGTCTAAGAATTCAGAAAGATCGCATTGAGATAGATACTTCTCAGCGACTTCAAGTTCTGCTTCTTCTAATCGCTCCCATTCTGGTAGATGTGGAATGTGATAGATTTCATAAAAGGAGGAATCAATAGCTTTGAATCCCCATTGTCCTTCTCTCAATACCATCGTACCGTATGCAGAGAATCCTTTTTCAGTTACTTGACTAACCTGACAAGTCGCTGAGAAATGTAAGATAGGAAAAACGGAGTCATTATGGTAAATGACAACATATCTGTCATCCTCAGTGTAAGAATGGTTAAGATGTAAGATTAGACTCTTCCCCTCCTTTTCGATGATTCTTGTCCTAATACTTGTAAAGTCTATGAACTCTACATCCCGCTTCTTTACTAGTTTGATTTTATTCATGACTTATTTCCTTATCGATAACCACTAACGAGTTGTTTGGGATATTGTTTAGACAAGCGATGGTAATAACTACCTCCTGTTTGAACACCTGCTTTAGCAACAAGATGACCTTCTTTTAAAAGGTATTCTAAAAAGAAAGCTTTCTTTGCTACGAGTGTATGAAAAGGTGCTTCACAAGGAATAGTGTAGTCATGCTTATCTCTTGAAGTTATTACCTTTGAGGTAGAGTGTGAGAAATACTCAGGATACTCTTCCACATCCTCTTCAGTTACAGTAACTTCTAGATAACCTAGTTCATTTACTGGAACATCGAACATATCCATTCTGTTAAGTAGCGTTTTCATTTGCTTAACAGGAACTTGTGTGAATGATAAGGTAAAGATATCTCTATCTGTTTTGACAAAGACAGCCATTTTAGCATTCAATCGTAGTTCTGAATGCTTGAATCTCGTTAGTCGAGGAATCATCTTAGTACAATGTACTTCGAACTCATCGATGGTTTTAAAAGAGTTGATAACTACCTTCATGTTGAGTACCTTTGCTCCTTTTGATTACTCTATAGTTAGAAAGGGTTTACTGTTGAAATGCTTATCTATAAATAGGGCATAAATAGAGCTTCTTAGGAAGCTCTATTATGTTTTTCAATTACTACTAAGATTACCAAAGTAATCCTTGAATTGTGTAGGGTATTGTTTAAGAAGTTGTTCTATATCGACTCCTCTTCCTAAGTTAGCGTTAATAAGTGTAAAGCCTGACTCTAGAAGTGAGATAATATAAAAGTTTCTTAAGTAGTGGTTGGTTGGATAGCGATGATAGCTTACGTGTTGTTTTAGTTCTCTATAATACTCTAGGACTTCTTCTGTTACCGAATCCTTAAGAACTAAATACTCAATTACCTTAACTCTCAAATCCTCTAATTTATTCGTTAGGTTCTTTACCTGACGTTGAGGAGAAGAAGAAAGAGAGAACAAAAGAGAACCATGTTCAGTCCTTATAAGAACAGGCACAGGAACTCTCAATCTGTCTACAGCACTATATCGAGATCTAGACCGTAATTCTACTTGGTTTGGTTTAAGATACTTCTCTTTCCAATAATTCTCATAGCTTTTTAAAAGCGTAAAAGAAATGAAGTCAGTTAAGGGAAGTTTCATGTTGAGATTCAATAACTTCAATAAACTGTTTAATGGTATTCTGGAGTGAATCTTCAGCACTCACTCTTTTACGCTCAGCTATTACCCAGACATAGAATCTATTAGTAGGCTCATATCCAGAAACAGTATCAGAATCCCATTGCTGCATAATAGCAAAGCCCTGATCCTGATAAAGAAAAAGATCAGGATCAGTTGTAAATAATAGCTTATTGATTTTATCTTCGATATACTCTACAGCCAACTTTGTTCTATAGTCCATGTTTAACACCTTAAGAATGTTGAGTTGTTAACTAGTGACGTCATAACAGTTATATATAATTGAAATAATCTAGAATTAAATATTTCAGCAGTAGAATAATTAGTCAATCTTTTCAAGACATGGTCGCCATACGTTGTAATTCCCATTACCTGCCCAAACCATTCTACTTACACTAAAACCACCTCTTAAGACTGACTGAGTAGTAGGTCCGCTATTTAGAACTTCCTGACACCAGCTATATCGGACATTCATTTCTAAACTATCGTCGGTATAATTACCAATCATAGGACCTTGGTAAGACACAACGTCTTTCTTATCTGTAACTATTGGATAGAATAATCGACTCCATTCAGAGTTGTATGTACCTACAGGATCATTACCACTATTACCAGTCGTAAGCCCAGAAACGCCATCACAGCCTCTAATTAACCGACATTTGTAAGCCTGTCCTCGAATAACAATAGTCTTTAATTGATTTACACCAACTAACCCATCAGGGGTGTAAAGACCTACATCATCAGTACCGTAGATTAAGCCTTTCGAGTATAGATGTTTATATGTTAAAGAACGTCTAACACTAACCTTACTAATTATAATTTCTTTATCATCAATAGTGAACCGAAGCCAGTGATTTACCCCTACTCCAGTATTAAGCTGCCCTTCCCCAACATTAAAATGGAGACTTAGATCTTCATAAGTTAAAAAATTCGGACCTAACTCACCGTAAAATACAATATCGCCATTCGTTACCCCCCTCCACCAACTAGGGATTGGATTAACATTAATTCTTTACTCATTTCTAAATCCTTTTTTATATTAACTATTAATTGGGAAAGGTTCTGTTGGAGGATCAAAAGAACTTATATAGCGAGCTATACCTTTAGTTACTCTAATATCATTAGCATAAGCATTTACTGGCTGACTATAAGTACTTCCTAATAAACGCACTGTTGGTCCACCACCTGCTGTTCCTGTATAAGTGGAGGTTTGATTAATTTCACCATTTATAAATGTTCTAATAGTATTACCTGATCGACACCAGACTAAGTGATTAAATGTATTAGGAGGTACGGTAAGACCTGAACCAACTGCTGTAACATGAACACCATAGATCCACATCCACATAGTTAGTTTATTAGAAGTATAAGTAAGTGCACAGACAAGATCGGTCGCTGCATTGACACGATCCTCATATATGGCTTGAATAGAACCTGTTGAAGATGAGCTTACATATAACTGTAATTCAATAGTGAAATCATTATTACTGAAATTAAAAGGAGACCCGCCTTGAAAGGATAGATAGTCTGAAGCTGTTAATGCAGAAAGACTACCCTCTCCAAATTTAGAAGGAGTCTCTACTATCTGTGCTGAACCATGGTAAGTAATAGCTTTTCCTGTTGCATCTAAAAGAGGTTTAGATCCGTCATCGCCAGATAAAGGTAATAACAGAGACACATTATTCCAGTAAGGATCAAGTCCAGTCTCAATTCCTCCTGCTATCAATATCTCACGCATAGAGACCTCGTACTATTTTTTAAAACTTTCATGTTTTAATTAATAAGATGTTATTTAATAATTATAGAAGATTGACATAAGATTTGTTTGCTTTGCTTCTTATTGTAATAGATATTTTTACTTGTAACAAAGAAAAAAAGAAAGATAGGATTTGTTTCTCTTTAAGAGAAGTATATAAATTTAAAGCAATATTAACATTATATGTGAGAACTTCTCCATTCTCTATTTAATAGGTGGTAGTAAAAGAGAGGTGGTGGCCTCTCTTTTATTGTATGTCTTATCTAAACTGCTTGCGAAGGTTAGATAATGTCACACCTTGCTGTGTAGATTGGGGTTTATATAAACCTTTATCTTTAGCAGCATTTAACATCTGTACTGGACTTAATAGTCCTAATGCAGGTGTAATTCGATACTCGCGTATCGTAGCACTATTACTCATAGAAGAATCTCCTGGTGAGTAGTTAGTAAAAACGATGAGTGTTGGTGCACTCATCATCCTTAGGGGGTCCTTTTGGACCTCCTATTTATGCCTTAATTAATTCATACTTTTTCCTTACTGAAAGAATCGTTACTGAGTCCTATATCTGAAGGACGGTGTCCGTTAATCTTCCAATGAAGAACACTTTTACTATTCTCTAGGATAATAATGAGATTAGTTAGAGAGCGTTTACTACCAACTGTTACAGATGTTGTTTCAATCTCAATGGTCCTGGTGGTGAATTCAACAATGTACATGACTAACTCCTTTACGGCATAAAAAAGAACACAGAGGTTCTCTTTTTGTATATATTAAGTTTGGAAAGACTCTTCTTACAATATGTGCTAGCACGTTATATTAGCTAATACATTATTTTTAAAGCTGATTGTATTGCTCGATAGTACTAGCCGTCTCTACTAGTAGAGCTTCTGAGAATTTAAAAGCTATTTCCTCAGTTGCTTGGGCTAGGGGGTTAGCTAAATAGACTTTAACACAAAAACCTTTTAGTTCTCTAAATAGCGTAGCGAACTGGGTATAGTAGATGCTTCTATATGGATACTCCTCTAGGTTAATACAAAGGCTATCCTCCATGACTTCTTTAGAAGGAAAGCCAAATTTAACATCCTTATCTATAGGGAGAGCAGTTTCTTTGTCAAAAAGATGTTTAAATGCTTTCCGTATGTAAGGAGGGTCTACTCGCTGGGTGTAAAGGTTGAGAAAGGTAGTATGGAAACGATCAGCCCCACCTACTTCTTTTAAGATGGTATTCTGGATTTTCGTAAATGACTCTTCATTGACGAAAGGACCTTCGCCATTGAATTCGATTCGCCAGATGAGTTGACTCACAATAACTTTCCTTTATGGTGTATAATAATAAAACATCTAATATAAATATTTTATTATTATAACCTTTTATCATACAGGAGAGAATATTTTATTCTCTCCTTGATTATTCTAATGAAAACTTATTCGTCTTCAACTAGAATAATACTGGTAGGTCTTGGTTGAGGTTGGTATTTACCCACCTCAATCGCTTTGACCAACATCATCGTTGGACTATTAAAAGCCAGTGATGATGAAATGCGGTGCGAGCGCATTTCTGTAGTATCACTCATGGATTTCTCCTTTTCGTGAGTTGTTGTAAAAATGGTGAGTATTGCTAGTACTCACCACACCCATAGGGAGTCCTTTTGGACTCCCTATTTATGCCATCTTTTCTTTATCATGCTTTTTATGCAGATATTGAATAACGTTAGCCATATTGAATTATTCCTTTTATTAAGAATGTTTATATTTATTGGAAATTTAACGCTTACCAATTCCTTCAGTATATTCTCGTCGTTTCTGAAGAGTTAGTTTCCTTGTACCTGTATCTTCGAAACAATGTGCTTTGAAGATATAAATAACTTCTGAAGTATCGACACAGCGAAGTTTGTAGGTACTGCTATTCACTTCCTCAATAACTTCCCAATGACCATCACCATATCCACGAGAAGCATGGATCTTAACAATCCTTATTTGACTGCTGGCTTTAATCTTACTCATTTTTCTCTCCTGATACTAGTGAGGTAGCCTGCCATGGTTCTGTAACCACTTCGAGAATGATGGCAGAATGATCGTACTTCTTCTCTCTTCCTAAGTTTTGACGGAAGCGGTTGAGTCTGTCACACCTTTCAATGATTTGGCCAATAGCTTTGTCATTGATATAGTTGAATGCATCGTCCTCACTATGGAAGTAAATACCGCTATGCTCTCCATTCCAAGAGACTCCTTTGACACTAAACTGTACTCCACCTGCGGTAGGCATGTATCGAATACGAAGTTCAGTAACCATCTTACCCTCTTCGTTAAAACCGATGTCAATCCTCAAGAAAGGATCTTCTTTAATAATGTTCAAAGCTTCACGCAATTGGTCTTCTGTAAAATCTCGTTTCATTTCTTTTTCCATTTAGTAAGAAGGGGTTAATGCCCTCGGAAGACATCAACAGCATCAGACGTACTAGCTCGAATATCTAGTGATGGAAGAATGGTTTGCGGTTTGAATACAACGCGGTAGTGATGGACGTTAACATTAACACTGTCCATCTGTTCGGAGAAATAGGTCACGTTATCTGAAAGTCCTAGGAAGTGCTTTTTATATTGTCGAGGACTTGTCTTACATGTAACAGTGACTGCATTAGTTTCTTGAGCTTTACCTAATGAACAAAGTCCTTCAATAGAAAGCATGTATTCACCAGTGATACCATTATAGAACACGGTACGCCGCATGACTTCAAAATTATCAGCAGCCTTACTGAGGTTGGCTGAGGCAATTTTAGCGTCATCCCTACCACAACCGCTAATTACAAAAACTGAGGTCAATAAGACACCAATTACTTTAAGTACACTACCTTTAATTGTTGTGTTTGAGTTTGTAACCATAATACTTTCCTTTATTTAAAGAATGGGATGATTGAATTGAATGTATTAAAGTTTGCTGATCAATTCGTAGAACTTATCGAATGCATCGTCGTAATAATTGAATTCGAAATATCTGAGAGAGTATAACTCTAAGTGGTTTACAGTTCAAAGTACTGTTGAACTTCAACTGGTAGCTTCAAGAGGTCTTCTTTCGACCAAAGGTCATCAGGATGGTATTTCTGAGCTTTACCAAAACGAGCCTTCAGACTAATAGAATTGCCCTCATTCAACCCACACACCTTCTTTGGTCGGTTATCGTTGTAGACATAAACCATGTCACCAATTCGAACTTCTTCAGCATTGAAGGTTTTGTGAGTTTGTTTGAGGTAAAGATAAAGACGTCGAATCAGATCCAGTTTATCACTGAACATGATAGAGTAGCCATTTTCTGTGTTATATCGACTCACATTCATGGTTACATCCAACCACATATCAGGATGATAAGGACTAGGTTTTTCTTTGTAAAAACTCGATACAAACTTATCGTAGAGATATGTATGCTCTTTAGCTTTCATTCCTGTACTGTGACCATCCAGATGAATATCAATCCCTTTCTTGAAAGCTTCGAAACCTTCATCACTGGTAATGACATAGAAGGTGACAGGTTCTTTTTCTTTGTTTGGGATGACTGAGTGGGTGAAGATTTTAACTTCATTGTCTTTCAGATACTGAATACTTCTTGGAACACTACCATTTTCGAATTCGAAAGATCCCATGTAGTCATCAGAGACAATAGAACTCAACGTCATGGGTTTGGTAGTATTTTTATTGAAATACTCAATTTTGAATGTTTGGATGTAGTACATGTTACTCATGATGTTGTTCCTTACAATGATTGATTATTTATTCACACAGTTCGAGACTATCTTCAGAGTAGCCTGAAAGTCCCAGAAGGTGGTTCAGAATAATGCCTTTGAAAGTCGTCGAGAGACCATTCGTAAATTGAACAATGCAGTTATTTAAAGTAGCTTCTTTTTCCTTAAACTCTTCTGGCGTGTTGTGTGATAACGTATAAAGAGGTTCTTGGTCGCAATCTCGGGTGTGATCAACCACATACAAACGGAGACTTGTTTTAGTCTCTTTGTAAGTGTCTGTAGTTGCATCGTATTCCAAACACTTTACTACAGAGCCAATAGGATACTTGTGCTCTCGTTTGGAATTCTCTTGATATGGAGTAACACCAGTATCAGGATCAGGTATGTGGTGTGTGATAAATATTTTTGTCATGATACTATCCTTTGTTAGAGGAGTCCTTTTGGACTCCTATTTATGCTTTTTTTACTATAACAAAATAGGAAAGAGAGTTTACTCCCTTTCCCTTTGTGTTAGACTAGTTTAAAGCCTGCTTGCAGAAGAGCGTCTTTTACTGCTAGCCGAACAGTGTAGTCAGACATGTCTTCAGGAATGTCTGCCAAAGAGATGTGTTCAGTCACTTCTTCATCCTTTTCGTTATTTTTTTACGAATAACAGTAACGAGGATGTCATGATTGCTAACTTTCATTTACTTCTCCTTTAAGTTATTGATATATTCGTAATTAATGTAAATAGCTGCTATACCACTAACATACGGGTCTGTATCATTGATTAAGATACGACGGTGGTTGTCGTTACCATAGCGAACCACCATCACACGTACATGTTTATCCTCATCAGTAATGAGGATATCTCGATGGCTGTCGTTACCATATTTAGCTATTACTTCACGAACCTTAGCACGCGTGTCGTTGACAAGAATATCCCTGTGATCATCATTTCCATACTGGGCTACTGCTACGCGAACAAAAACTCCTCTATTATTAACTAGAATATCGCGATGGATATCACTACCGTGCTTAGCTATAACAGAACAAACTTCCCAATCTCCAACATTAATAAATGACGTAATCTCCTCATCTGTCGATGTAGGAGAATAAACATCTAAAACTTCTTGCCAGACGCTGTCTGACACATTATATTTTTTCAAGATAGCTGGAGCTTCTTCCAGTGTGAAGTCTTGACAACCGTTGATAATACGTCCATGAATAATAATAGTCGGATTAAAGTTAAAATGATTAGGTAATACTTTCATGATTGAATTCCTCTGAGTTAAAATACTTATTGAAGTATAAAACTTCTATTCAGACTAGTTATATGTAATTGAGATAATTTAAATTACAAAAAAGATAAGTATAAGAGATACAGATTGGATAGAACATCTCCAATCTGTATCTCTTTATTAATCCCAATAATTATTACCGATCTTACGGTTAGGATGATGGTGAACCTCATAATCTTCTTTCCTGAGAAAGTTATGTAGTTCTTTTTTCATCTCGCTCCTATACTTGGTATTGCAAAGCTTACGATAATACGTGAAAGAATACTTGTCATTATCGCAATAAAGACGGAACAAGTTTCTTTCTAATTCTTCATCGTCAGGGACAAACCATTGTTTACCCCACTGAAGCTCTTTGATATAGAAAACGAACTTAACCTCATCCTTTTCATTAGGAATGGTACTGTACTTACTGGGTTTGTTTTTGATGTTGCGAAAGGTACGGGACATGATAAGTAATCTCCTTGTATTTACTTAAACATCCCATCGTACTTGTGTATTGTTTAATAATCATGGTTATTTTCCTTAGATTGTAATAGCTGAATTTAATACTTCAGTATTATCTTCTTGAGTATATCGATTAAAATTAGCTAGAGCTTCTAAATAGTCTTGCTCTAGTTGCTTCTTTAAGTCAGGTAATTGATTTACAAGATCTTCTAGAGTTTGGATTAATTGATAAGTGTCGTTTAATTTTTTAACTGAATTCTGAAATGAGAGAGTATGATCTACATTAATCTCACTAGCTCGTCTTTGTAATTCAGTAATGATAGCTTGATGTTGGTTTGTTTGTTTAGTCATAACCACTCATTATTCCTTTTAACATGTCATAAGGAGGAGGATTAATTTCCTCCTCCTCTTATGCTGTTATTTCTTTAGTCCTTTATATTCAAGACCTAGCTCTTTACAAACGTTATATAGTGCCTTATGAGCTTCTTTACTTGTGGTATGGATATTATTGCGTGAAGTACTAAAGTAAACAACTGAATCTAGTTCAGTTAGGTTCTCTGTAGATACATAATAAAAAGACGTATCAAGATAGTTCTGGTAATGTTTGTTAGCCTTTCTTACATTATAGACAAAGAGTAAAATATCCCCTCCATTAAGAATACGCTCTTTAGCACTAGAGATAAGTCTAATGATATTACGAACAGTAGAATAACTAACTGCTCTCATTAGTTCCTTACCATCTAAGATAAGTCTATACTGATTATCTTGAGGGTATAAGTAGTGAAGATCACTAATGAAGTCATCAATGATTTGTTCTTTTTCTTCAACACCCTTGTTTAGTTCCTTTAGTGTTTTATAGACGGTATAAAAAGTAGAAACTAATTCATCTTTTTCTACTGTAAAAAGAGCAGCTTGGTTATACTCACCAGTAATAGGATCTCTACCTGATAAGAATTGCTCCCTAGCTTTCTTTAACCAGATAGAAGGATCGCTTTCTATGATAGGGAACTTATAGTCATCATCTTTGAAATACTTCCGTTCAGATTCTTGTGAGGAGTCATAAGGGAAGGTAATTTCTTTACGACTATAGGAACCCGTAAAGCCTATAAAGTCACTATAGGTAGGAGTAGGAGTATAATGGATAAGACCATCAATATTGTAAGCAGTATCATCTTTTCGTTTAAAGATACTGCCGCATCTTTTATTCTGAGCAAGACACTCATGATCGTAGTTATGATAGATCCATTCATCGTCTTCACCTGTTAAAGGCGTGAAGGCAGTGAAGGTCATACTACGGTTAACTGACCAAAGGACTTCATTTCTGATATCTAGAGGAATGTCTTTAACGACTTCCCAGATAGGGGAGAAGAGTTCATTATTCTCTAGTTCTTTAGGGTCTTTCATCCAGTGTTTAAACATACTGGAGAATACACCCATACTACCACCACTATGACCTTCATCACTAATAATAGCTAAGATCTGTTTAGTGTAAGGTAGACTCCTACTAAAGTCTTTTCCTGATAACTTAACTTCATTTTCTAGAAAGCTAATATAGGACATTATTTTAATTCCTTTTTGTTAATGTAATTTTAAAGAATAGCACTACTCTCCTAACTCAAGTTAGGTTTCTTTTTCTATTAGATACGTTTAAGTCATTAAAAATTAACTGGTGTATTTAAATGACTTAGTCCATTTTGGTTTATCAGAATAAGGGCTGTAGTAATATATCGAAAATACAGTATCCCTAATCCTTGTCTTACCTGTCTGCCTTAGACTTTCTCCTTTATATAGTTTATTAAAAAGAGCGAGTCGTTTATCTCTATCTGCTTTAACTACTGGGAGGAGTAGTTTAGCATTCAAACGCTTTTTAACGTTCTTAGATTTAAAATCTTGTTTAGGGAGATTCCTAATTAAACGCCTATGGCTTTTATAACTCACTGTGCCTCTTATTTACTTAATAGTTATTTTGTCAAGCATTAACACCCTCATTAGTTTGAGCTACTTTTAATAAATGCGGAATAACTGAAGAAAGCTTCTGACTAAAATGAAGGATTTCATTCAAGGCATTTACATCTTGAGCGAGTTTATTAAGAGGATTATTAAGAAGCTCAATATGCCTACGATGATCTTCAACGGTATAGCTATTAAGTTTCGTATCGATGTTTTTCTTATTAGTAGGACTACTAAACTCTTCTTGCAGTGACTTAATTAGTGTTTCGCTAAACCGATCAGTGTAGTTATGGAAGGTATCATAAAAGTTATACATCAGACCAACAGTAAAGAACACTCGATCAGAGTAGTTCTTTTTATTAACTGCTTTTAGCGTCTTTGTATAACGGGTTACTAGTAATGCTACTAGTTGTGGATTATTGTTTAGGCTAGACAGATAACTATTAAACGACTCTAATTTAGTAATAAAGGAGGGTTTAATAAAGTATCCTTTATATCCATTTAAGTCTTTATGGATTTCAAGAATGACAACGTCATTTTCTGTATGGTCGTATTTCTTAAGATTATTCCTAAACTTATTCCAACGATTCAAAGAGGTTTGGTGCTTCATTTGTTTATTAAATACATGAAACACTGTCTCTTTATCAAAGATGTTAATTTTAGCTGTTGTTTTTAAACTAGAAGCAATCTCTTCTAGTTCTTTATTGATACGTACCTCTTCGCTGATTTCAGTACTGGCTTTAATAATGGTAGATTGTGAGTTAGACATAATTAGTTAATTCCTTTTTGATTTAAAGATTGATTTTTAATAGACTTCTATTTAAGAGGCAGTATTATTGAGGATCTCTTGTAATTTCTCAATACTTACTGTTGCTCCAGCAGCAGAGGCATGACCACCACCACCTAACTCCTTTGCAAGTACTTCAACATCTACTTCACCCTTTCTACTCCTGAAGCTTAAAACTGCTTCATTAGCGTTAGTGATAAAGTAAGAAATACTAAATGGATGTTTCGGATCTAAGCTTTCATTTAAATAACTACCTATCTCACTAATGAAATTCGTAGCATTTAAAATAGGCACTTTATAACCTTTAAAAATGACGATCTTACTTGTCCTAGCAGCTTTCTTTACTAAAACATTCTTGTACTTACTAACCACACTTCCTTCTTTAAGAAACGCTTCAGGATCTTCTTGAAAGGATTTAAATGCTTCTACCCATTCTTCAAAGTTATTCTTATCTACGACATCTAGAGCAGAACAGAAATCTTTCGTTTCAGAATATTCCCACTTCCATAGATCTCTGTCACTAATTAGCTTAAAGAACAAAGGAACTTCTTTACCTGGGTTAAAGAATTCGTAGGTTAGTACAGCACCAGACTTATGCATGTCAAAGATAGCATAAGAACAGCACTTTAAAGCTTCTTGTGCTGTCTTATGATGATCGATGACTTGTAAATGAGCTACTTGTTGTTCTAACTCATCTAAGATGTCTCTTGAGTAACTAAAGTCTACAATGTAAACATATGCTTTAGATAACTCTTTATATTCCAAAAGCTCTTTTGGTAAAGGTTTGTTATACTGGACTGGAATGAGGTTTAAGTTCTCATTATCTTGGAAATGCATATAGGCTGCTAAAGCAGCTCCACTACCGTCTAGACAATTAGAATGGTAGAGAATAAAAATAGGAGTATTATTCATAGTTTCTTATTTAGCATTAAAATCAAAGAAAGTCCCACAACTTGCAAAAACATCCCTACCTACTCTAGGAACAATTCTAACTCTTTGACTATAAGGTTTAATTACCTCTAGATAAGCTTTAATAGCCTCCTCAGACGATTCTTCACCTTGTAGTGATGAATATGGGTTATACCTGACTAAATTGAACCTAGGACTTATTTTGAAGCGAGACATATATTGTTGAATGAGTAGAGCTTCTTCTACACTATCATTCTCACCTTTAATGAGAGTATGGTGAATAGTAATAGGAATAGCAGTCTTTACACTATACTCATTCAGTAAATGAAAAGCTTCTTCAGGATCAAGAGCGTTAGGTAACCAACGTTTCCTAAAGTCTGTATTTAGACTATATAAGGAATAGAAGAAGTGAGTAGGATATAATTCTACACTAAAGCTATCTGGATGATAGTCTTTAGGGATAATTGTAGAGACATTCAATCTTCTTTCTTTAAAATGGTTTAAGGAAAATTCTTCTTTATTAACCCAGTCATTTGACCTAACTACACTAGCATTGAGTAAAGGCTCTCCTCTAGCCATGAAATTTAAATGAATAGTATCTGCTGGTTTAATAATCTCTGCTTCAACAAACTTGTAGTAATGTTCGTAAACCATATCGAATTGCTTGATAAGGTCAGTATAGCTAACATTCGTATCTTCTACTTGCTTTGTCTGAGTTAAGTGACAAAACCTACATGCTTGTTTACATCCTGTTTGAGATGAGAGGTAAATAAGAAGTTTATCATCTTCTCGATTAACATATCTAGCTTCTTCACCTGTAGGAAAGATAAAGTTAACACTGTTATCTAACCTGGATTTATGTTGTATGATCATAGCTTTCTCTATTATTACTCACTATAATAGTGATATGTATTTATATAGATTTTAACTATTACATAAAGGTTTTCATTTCTATTCTTAATAGGTTAATGGATCACAAAATAAATATAAGGCATAAAAAGAGGAATACTAATTCCTCTTTATTTTGCTCTTTTTCTATTATTAGGCTCTTTTAATAATGGAGTATGCTCTTACAGCACAATACATTAAATGTCGTTTAAACTTTCCCACCCCTAATACTTTCATTGCTTCTAAAAAGATTCTATCTGCATCTTTAGTACTTAGAACAATAGGATCAGTGAAGTCTGCATTTAAGTAAGCGACCCCAATAAAACGGCAATAGTCATGTAAGACAGCAGCTTGTCCGTAATGACCAAGTGGTGGTAGTAATGCCCAGAAAATACGAGGTACAGTAGCTCCATCTGTAATGAAGCCTTTATGTACACAAATATGAATAGCTTCACCTGATACTCTAGAGAACCTATTCTCTAATGAATAAAAGTTAAAAGGTTCTAACACCTTCCACTTACTATAATCATGCTTACTAACTTCAGGTAAATATTCCAATTTTAAAGAAGTATCAAACTTAGTAAATACAGACATAAACTTTATTAATCCTTAAATGTATTTATACCTTTTCATTATATCAAGATGATCTCCAGATAATTCTAAACTCTCTAGTTTATTTTCAGAGATATAAGAAATACCATCTACTTCCATCACTTTATAAAGCTCAAAGTAACTTTTCTCTTTAGTCAGCGAGAGAAAAGACTTTCCAGTCTTTACTAGTTTCTCTTTAATAACGAGTCTATATCCACCTACTTTATTAAATCGATCCATAAATACAAAAGGAGTAGGAATATAGGTAAACTTATCGTTAATCTTTACACTATATGAAAATTCACCTTCAGTAGGGAAAGAGATAGTATATGTCTCTTCTGGAATTGGATCTTTCATAGGTTTTGAATGAGTTAATCCTGAAGGAGTGTAAAGGACATATTTAGTTATATGGCCTTTAATCAGTTCTTCAAAGTTATCTTTCTCTTCAATAACGCACTTTATCTCAGAAAGAATTATGAAGACATGCTTGAGATAATAGGATTTCCTGATTCATCTAGATACCTATAACCTAACACTTTGTCTTTTCCTATTAAACTATTGCTGTTTGCAAACACTGTTGGTTTTGGTATTTACCATTGCGATCATTATAGGAAACTTCACACTCACTACTCATTTGCAAGAATAAGAATTGAGCAATACCCATATTCGCATGAACAACAGCAGGAATAGGTGTTTGATTAGCGATCTCAATAACTACCTTACCTTTAAAGCCAGGTTCAATAGGTGTAACATTAACTGAGAGACCTAGTCGAGCATAAGTACTCTTACCTACAGCAACAACTAATACATCACGAGGAATATCAAACTCTTCAATTGTTAATCCTAGGATATAGCTATTAGGAGGAATGATACATGTATCACCAATATGGTCTACATAATAATCATTTTTCATCGCTAATGGATCAAGAAGTGAGTTATTAACATTCGTGAATATTTTAAATTGATTATCTAAACGAACATCATACCCACCTGATGAGAGTCCAAAACTAACAATTTTCTCTACTTCAGTATGATTGTCTTTCTTAGGTCTTACCTTTACTTGATGTTGGATAAAAGGTTTAATCATGTTATTTTCTTTAACTGACCTTTTAATTTCAATATCTGATAGAATACTCATTTCTAAATCCTTTAAATTTTTCTCTAGTTTAGTGGGTTGGTGTCAATTACTAATAGTTTCGTCTAACATCTGCTTACCAGCTTCAGTATAAAAGACTTGTTTCTTTAACCAATTCAGATTATCTTCATAAGTCATTGAGAAGTCTTTACCAAGAGACACTTTCATTTCCTCAACCAATCCAGGAAAGAAGATATCTTTAAAATAAGGTGTAGCCACCATTAAGAGATCAGCATCTCGGATACACATCGACTCAAAAGTGGTAGGTTCATGAGTAAACTTACCATTCATGTATTCTGTTTCAACAATGATTCTTTGTGCTTTAACAATTAGTTTCCAGAATTCATCTAATGCTTCGTCATTATAGTGTACAGCGTTAATAGTTACTCTTCGTAGAGAATTAGTAGCTAATCGAATGTTGGTATCGTCAGCTGCAAACCCTCCACTATGATTAGAATCATGGAATAGACCAGCTAACAATAGGGACACTACATCAAACTCGCTCTTAGAAGCTAGTGCAATCTGATAAGCAATGTCAGCTACACAGACCATATGTAATAAGTTATGATAAGGTTGGTCATTATGGGAATCTTTATAAACAAGTAACAAACATTGAAATAACTCCTTACCTAGAATATCTTCAAACTGCTCACTGACCTCAGATTGAATAGCTAGCCCATCACGCTCTCTAAATGGTACAAAACCATCTTCTTGATAAGTAGGTACGAGTAATTGATACTTACCAGCTTGGTATAGTTTATTATTTAGATTCATATAAAGCCTTTATTGGTATTCAACGTATTAATAGATGTCATTTTTTATTAAAAATAAAAGCAAGGCATAAAGAGAGGGATATACCCAACCTCTCTACTGATCATACTCTAATCTTAAATATTACTAATGGGTCTTGTTGTATCAGTCCAAAAATCTTTTGTTTTTCTCAGAGGTTTGGTAAGGATATAAGGCAGCCACTCACATACACTTACTTTATCAGTATAAGTTTCCCATTGTTCTAAACTCATCCTCCCAGCTAAAATTTGTACTTCAAAATCAGTACCAGGACTCGTGTTTAAGAATTCATTAAAAACTTGAAATACTAAGAATGTAAAATCTCCCTTATACATCGATGGATCTTTATTTAAGTCCATCAGCTTAGTCCATCCCAACTGCTCTTCTTCTTCAATATAAATTGGATTTATATTTACAACTGAAGCCATTAATCCTTCATATTTATCTTCAGCTAAGAATTGAAAGTTTTTAACCAATGCTCTGAATTCATCAAGAGTATAAGTATTTTTAATAAAAGTAGGAATAATAACTAAAACTACCTTCTCTCTATTAGTACGGTAAACATGATCAATAACCGTATCTAATGTACTCTCTAGCTTTTCTATTCTTCTCTTATTATTAGCAACAGAAAGCTCAATACTGCTTTTAACGATTCCTTCTATCAGTTCTTTATCAAAGAATACTTCTTCTACAGTTTTACTAGTAGTTGTAGTCATAGTAATTCTATTTCCTATGTTAATAAGCATAGAGCATAAATTGGGAGAGTTATTTACTCTCCCAATTATGACGTATTACTTTCTATAAGCTTTTAAGATCTCACGAACTAATGGATCTCTTACAATGTCATTCTCAGTAAACTCTACTACCCCTAGATGTTGAGAGCCTTGTAAACGCTCGTATGCATCACTAAGACCATTACTCACCCCTCTAGGTAGATCAGATTGCTCCATATCACCATTAACTATAATAGAGCTACCTTCACCAATACGCGTTAAGAACATCTTCATCTGTCCTACAGTCGTATTCTGAGCTTCATCTAAAATAACAAAAGAGTTCCTAAAAGTACTGCCTCTCATATTCATCAGAGGCTTCATAGCGATCTTTCCCATGTTAAGGTAGTTCTGTACCCGAGTCTTACCAAAATAACCCTCTAAAACCTCCATAACAGGCCCTACCCACCCAGAATACTTCTCAGCCTCAGTACCAGGTACAAATCCATAGTCCTCATCACACCCTACCATAGGACGAGTCACTACGATCTTCTCAATGATATTTCTTTCTAATAAGTCACAAGCAAATAAGGTAGCTACAAAAGTCTTACCACAACCAGCAGGACCTAATACAAAGTTCAATCTAAAATGTCTCATGTTCTCAATGAGTAAACCTTGATTAGCATTTCTAGGAGATAGTTTAAAGAATCTCCTCTTATTTTGCTGGTATTCTTCTTGAGCTAACACCTCTAATTCCACTTCTCGATTATACTCACTACTACGAGTACTTCTTTGTGCTTTATTCTTCTTAGCTCTAGCTTGCTTTCTTACTAGTCGACTCATAAAGGTAACCTTCCTCTATCTCATTTTAAATAGAATAAAAATACAATTACTACCATGAGATAGTAGAATATAAATAAACCTTTATTTATCCTTTATCTTTATAACGAACTATCGTACTGTAGAGGAGGTTTACTAGGAGGTCCCAACTCCTTTCTCTTATGCTCTTTACCGCCAGTAACATCTAGTACTACCACACCCTCAATTATCTTCAACTTAAAAGCACTCAACATACACTCAGCTAATACTTCTAATTCTTCCCCAGATAACTCACTATAACACTTACCATGAATACATTCAAAGTAGATAGCTAACTGATTAATAGCTCTGTCCTCAGGTTTAATTACCTTAGCATAAGTCAGTATATTAACTACCCTCTTAAAAGCCCCTAAACGCTCATTAGAGCACTCATATACAGAAAGACCACCATCCCTAGTCTCTAATATAATCCTCATATTGTCATTTAAAGGCTTAACAAGTAATCCACTACTAATACTTAATCCCACTACTAACTCTTTAAACCGTTCCATTAGCTCCACTCTCAGTAAACTTAACTACTAAAACGAAATACACCTTCACTAAACTCAATACCACAACTATTCAATATAAACTGACTATAGTCCTTATAAACCTCTAAACTAAGAGAAGAAAGTTTAATCCCCTCAAAAGCACTAAAGATAGTTTCAACGTGTAGATAATCTAAATAACCATCATATCTACTATTATCTCTAATAACAGTTAACTTAATAATAGTCTTAAAGTCACTCAATCTAATCAAATCACCCCCTTCATCATGACTACCTTGAAGTAACTTCCTAAGCATCAATTCTAAAGCATACCCTTTAACTCTAGAATTATAATCCTCTCCATCTAGAATTAATTCAAATCTAGCATTAGGAAAGACAGTATTGTAATGACCAGATAGTAAGTTAAACTGATTACTAATTAAAGGAGGTAAAGTAGTAGACATAATCTATTTCTTTAAATAAGAAGTTAAACAGCATAAATAGACCTACCTCGTACTATAGCTCTATTAAGAGTTACAGTACTTAGATAGATCAATAAATTAGTAGTAGTTTTAAGAGTTTTAATTATTCTAATAATAGTAAAGAGAGTTTATTATAGTAGTAGAATTTAAGTAGTATAAGTTATAGAGTTATAGCTTCTTTATAGTAGTTATAGTTTTATAGTCTCTACTAGGATATAATAAGGAGATAAGTGGTATTACCCTTTACTCTCTATTAAAGAGGCTATATAAGTCTATAGGAGTTATAACCTTCACAATAGTCTATATAAGACTTAACTAGGGTTATATAAGTATAATAAGTAGTATAAGAATATTAAGGTCTAACTAGGATAATAAGGGATAGAATAGGTTATATAAGTATACTTATATTTTTCTGATATAGCCCCTCCGGGGATGGGTCACTCACCTTTACCTGCGGCTCCGGTTTCGTGAGAAAGAAATTCTTCCCTTATCCGTCTGCTCGGAAGCAGCCGTTAGGGAAAGGAACTCTCTCAGGTCCTATACAATAGCTAAGAAGTCATATTTTTTTATTTCATACCATCTTTATCTTGAGAAGATAGAAAGAAGACAGGTTCTAAGTACTTGCTAACAAGAGACTTAGCAGTACTAATAGTACCTCCATAATTAGCTAGAGTACGTACAATAGCAGGAAAGGTCTCTAAGCTATCGCCTACTTGAGAAAGATAAGCTGTAGCTACACTACGTACTTCTTCTACAGTTTTACAATTAAGAATACTATCTTTAAAATTAAGCATCTTTATTTTATCCTTTTTATTTAAGGGAGTCGTTCAAATAAACTATTATCAACATTCTCATTAGCTTTTAAGAAAGCTGGGAGTTGTTCTACTCTAGTGGTCTTATCTTGGATTTCGTCAACAATACTAATAGCATACTTTAGTTCAGCTATTTCATTATCACCCATAGCCCACTTACCAGAAGTCTCTCTACGAGTAAGGACTTTAGTTAAGGTATCTAGAGCAGCGTGAAAGAGAAGTTTGAATTCATTGTTCTCAAAGTGATCAGCTAGATTAATACCTACTTCAATACGAAAACGAATTGCAATATAGTCACCTGCATTAGCTACTCTATCTTCAAAACGACTTAAATGGAAGTAGATCCTTTCTTTTAGCATCTCACCTTCTTCTTTAGAGTACCTAAAAAGAGGAGGTCGATTAAAGGTTGTTTTGTTAGGATTATGTTTCTTACGAGGTTTCTTTGATTTAGCCATTGTTAAGTTTACTAATGATTAATAGAATAGATATCAGTATAGTGATATATAGTTGAGATTTCTTTACTATAACAAAAAGAAAAAAGAAAGACATAAATAGGGAGTCCTAATTAAAGGACTCCCTATATAGGTATTACAAGAAAGAACGCAGGGAAGCTGCTACGACTTCACCACCGTTCTCAACTGCTTCACCAAGTACTTCACTGACAGCATCACTACGAACAACACCTGCAATGGAGTCACGGAAGTAATAACCCACAGCAGCAATGCCTGCCGCAGCACCTAGGGTGATGCCTGTATATTTGGCAATCTTCACCCATTTGTTTTCGGTTTGAACTTTCTCCGTCTCAACAACAGTTTCAGTGACGGTTTCTTTGATGGTTTCTTGAGCGTTCGTCGACATGTTTATTTCCTTTATTTAAAAATATAAATTTATGTTACACTAGCTATTATATGTGAGTGACCTATAATAAAGGGAGAGTGCTAGCTACTCCCTTTATTTTATTTAGTCTTGAGGACCCGCTGCATCAATAGCAGTGATCTTCGCGTCTAAATATTTCAGAAGACGTAAAACGTCCTCATAATCTTTTTCAGTCATAATGACCTCCTGAAGATAGGTTACTCACACGCTTCTAGAGAAGTCGTAGCTTCTCTAGAAGCACTCTTAGCAACATTCTCTATTGCTATTCATCTTAGTTATATGTTTCTGAAATAATCTAGAATACACTTTATTCTGTTATAGTTTTTGTTATAATAAAAAAAGAATAAAGAACATAAACGGGAGTCCCGAAGGACTCCCTATTTATGCCGTTTAGCCTAGAATGAATTAAAAGTAGAGTTGCTATTAAAGCAAATTCTTAAACTTCAGCTGTATGTAAGGGTGTATAGGCTGATGCTCACGTGTATAATAAGAGCGTATGCCATACATCACTACCACAACAATATCAGTAAGAAGCTAAACCATGACGTCTTTAGCGATAAACGCATTATAACATCATTAATCGTTATTGAATAAATCAAAAGGTGATTAGCCTTTATAATAGTGTAGAGTCTTATCGATTATTAGTAAGAATCTTGCATTATATAGATTCATAATAACGAAGCTCTAATAGTAAGTTGAGCGTAGCAGGGAGGTAGATGCCTCCCTGATCCCGGCTTACACGGGATTGTACCTAGCCTTACTTAGCAGTCTTACGAACCACCGCTTTCTTTTTCGGCGTTTCAGCAACAGACTTCCAATCTTCAGGAATGGTTACAGCATCAATGGAGTAATTACTACCAAGCACACCGAGCAGGAAAGCCAGAGGCAGGAAGTTTTGAGTTTCCATAGCGTATTGCTTAGCCCGATTCAATTCTTTAAGACGAACTTGGCTCTGTGCTTCTGCTTTACGTGCTGCTCGAATATTCTCAACGTTAGCCTTAACACAAGCCTCATACTTCTGGTCGAGTTTGATGATCTCATTGACAGCTTCACGCATGACAGCTTTACGCTGTTCAGCTTTTGCTTCATTGAGAGCTTCTTTCAGCTCATCGCCGAGGAGGTTGAAAGAACTAGTATGATGAGAGAGGTCGTCTTGCTTTTCGAGGTTAGCCAGTTTCAAGAACACGTCAGACATGTTATTTCCTTTGTAGTTAACTATTAGAGAATCGTTATTCTCTACATATAAATGATGTATATGTGTAATTAATTAGATTACATTTGATTCGGCGTAAGAACACCTAATAGCTTCTTCAATCATCTCCTTGAATTCATTTTCCTCAAATGCCACATAATGCCGAAGCTTAAACCCATTTTCAAAAGCGTTCTTTTCAGCTTCTGAAGCGTTTTCATCAACAAAGAGATCGGGGTCAAATACCCAATAACCGAATTGATAATGATTTGGCATGGTAATTTGATCGCAAGAACGAATACCAATGAATCCGTTGAAGTGCTTAGCTCGGATCTTCATAGAAGCTCCATTACGAATTGCTTGAACTTGTTCTTCAATCCAATCCTTCTCCAACCACTCTTTCAGAAAGAGATCTTCTTTCTCTGATCCGATGTCGATAATTTCACCAACAGGATAACGGAATTTGTCGGCAATTTCCCTGCTATTGATAATGAAAGTCTTTCCAGGGAAGGTTTCTTCAAACTTCTCCTTTACATCCGTGTAGAGTTTTGTCCAAAGTGAGATGAGAAAGAAAGTATCTTCACATCCTCTACTCAAGAGGTCATTGACCCCACGATAAATATCTTTAACGAACTGTTTAACTCTTTTCGCAGCGAGTAAATCTTTCTCACTTTCATGATAGAAGATATGGTCATCTTCAGTAGAGGTTTGACCGTATGATGCAGTAGGGTATTGATTGTACCAACGACGTCCCTTATCATCAATAGCACCATACCCTTCATACTCCTTCTCACCATCAGGATCATGCTCCCAAGGCACATTATGTGCTTCAGTGATTGTGAGTTCAATTAGCTCCATGGAGCTATAAGGCTCAAGACTATTATTGTAAGGCGCACTCCACCATACAGGGTCCTTATTGTCATAAGAGAAAGAGATAACAGCTACTTTATCACCAACGTTAAAACGTGCCATGATAGTTTCCTTTTTTCAATGAGAGAAATAAAAGAGTAGGTTTATTCCTACTCTTTTAAATTGCAGTTATGCTTTGTTTGCTTCTTCTAAGAGAAATTTAGAAAACTTCTCCATGAGTTCAGTAGCCTTCTTGATATCTTTCGCAGCTGTTTCATTAGTAATAGCTCCCATAGAAGCATACCGCATACGAGAAATAGAATAAGACATACACATATTTGTCAATGCGTGAATGTCTGATTTTGATCCAATTGAGAAGTCATCAGGATGAAACTTAATATTCCCTTTACTGTCTTCGATAAAAGGATCTTTAGGTTTTTCTTTCTTGGTAGTAAAGAAATGGTTAAAAGTACTACTGATGTTATTAAAAGACATACTTAGTCCTTCTGATAGCTCAAGATCTAGATTGGTAAAAGACATGATCGCCTACCTGAGCAATGAACTGCATTGCTTTTCTCCAGGAAGGATTAGCTTTATTTGGATTAAAGTAATGATCAGACTTACCAATCTTCTTTATGATCTTAGGTTTAATTTCACCCTTGATTGCTTGTCTTGCAATGCGTTTAGATTCTTCCCAAGCTAGATGCTCTCTTGGCATAAACCTATCAGCATTACGCTTGCGTTGCTGAGGGGAAACTGTTGTGAGTTTGTTTGCCCAACTAAATTGATACTTCTTAAAGACTGTATCACAGATTTTAGTCTGATCATGACTTGCTCTGTTCATAGTGACAACAGCTACAGCTGCCATCCCCTCATATCCCTGATCCCGTCCCTCATGATAAATATTCAAGGATAGGCAAAGTAGAGCTGATTCAATAATCATATTTCCCTCTAGATGATAGTGTTACTATGTTTATTACTGCATGATGGATCTACCAAATGTTAATACAAGTTAGGTAGGAGAGTAACTACTATTTACTAATAGTCACTTGGTGATGGATGAAATCGGAAAATGACGGATTAATATTTTCTTTAATTTCCTCATAAGTACGGAGCGAGAGAGAAGTTAAGATAAGGTCCAGTAGATCCAACTGAATAACCTTACCCAAATCTGACTTATCAGTCACTGAAGGATCGTGACCAATCACTAGGTAGCTATTGTTACCCATAGCCAGTAGAATGTGTTTATCCCTACTAGAATAATAGAACTTCGTCTTCTTTCTCATTCTCTTACCTCACCCTTGATTGCTCGTTAGGTTCCTGATAGATATAGTACTGGTTAGTTGAAGTCTTTCTCAATTCTTCAAGACTCTCAGCATCAAAAAGGAGACCATCGACCCTTCCTTCAATAAACCACCTAACATTACTGTTAGATTCTTTTCGATAGAAGACATCTACTACAAAGTCACCATTGACAGCTTTGATGTACTGACCTACTTTAGCAGTACGCTCAGCTTCCTCAAAAGTCATTGCAGTAGATCCTTTATCTTTCAATATTGCCTCCTTTTTCAACTCATAGAGGATCAAATGTTTTTGAGAAGGATGAATGAAGTCTTTGATCTGATCGAATGAAGTAGGAGTCATACTAGCGATTTCATACTTCTCGTAAGTAGTAACTTTCCCAATGTCATCATAGTTGTCCGCTAGTTGAGGAGGAAAGTAGCCGATCACTTGGAACGTAGTACTATCTAAACGCCTGAGAACTTCATATTGCTGATGACCCATTCCTGAGTTGGACATATAAAAGCGAATAGTGGACATAGGTAAATCCTTTTAACTATTGTAGTGGTTTCAAAATAGTTATATGTAATTGAGATATTCTAATATACAGCATAAAAGAGGAGTCCAAAAGGACTCCTCTCTATGACATCCTTCTACTTAAAGAAGAGTAAGTAGATACTGTAATGCGCGTTGTAAATCAACAATCTCTTGCTCATCACCTGAGAAGATACGTCGATGAATAGATTCAGTTGAATTAGTGTGGCTAATAATAACACGCACAGAAGGTTCATCTTCAACAGTATCTTTGATACCTTCTACAAAGATATACGTATCTAAGTATTTAAAGATAACAGGCTTGTCTCTATTTACATATTTATTAATAGTGGTTGAACTAAAGTAGAACTGACCCGAACGAAAAGCAACACCAGCTTCCTCAAAAGGAATAATATCAATATTAGGGTTATTATTCTTAGTATATGCAGAAGCTAAGGTTAAATACTCTAGATTCTGGTGTAGGATAGTATCTAACGCTTTCTTTTGCTCAAGAAGTTCTTCTTTTGTACGACGAAGTTCACTCTCTACTTCTTCGATGATTGTTTGCTGAGCTATATGAAGTTCATCATAATTAGAAAAGGATGACGATACCTCTTCTGGTTCTAAAATCTCCTCTTTTGTCATTAAGGATTTCTTGAAATCCTCAATAGAACTTACTGGAGCTAGAGTAGGTTTTTTATTATGTTCAAACCCATCACCGAACTCATCATCTTCTAATGACAAACTGAATTCAGTAATTTCATCTAAGAGATCAGAGATAGATTTTTCTTTATCATTAATAATAAAGATGTTATTGATAATAGACATAAGAATACTTTTCCTTTTTGTATTGTATAGTCATTCAATATAAGAATAGCATTAAAAAATACTATTTAAGGCATAAAGAGAGGGTTATTACCCCCTCTGTTTTTATCTTTAGTTAACTAGACTTTGTACTGCACTAATAGCAGATTTAATCTTACCCATATTAAACCCTGACCACCAATCACTACCAAATTCTACAAAAGGTGCAGAACGAACACCTTTATTACGTAGCTCTTCTCGTTTTTTCTCATCTTGAGATAGATCTACTTCATTAAAAGAGATACCATGACGAGACAAGACAAGTTTTGTTTGATCACATTGAGGGCAATTAGGGACTGAGTAAATAGTAAGTGTTGACATAAAGAATCTTCGCTTGTAAAAGGTTTTATAGGAAAAGATAAAAATATTCTTGTTTAGAGGTCTGTATTTAAGTTACGGGTGGATTTCTCCCCCCTCCTCTACAAACTATATAGGACTTTAAAAAACTATTATTTTACCTTAATTTTATTTTAAAGTATTCTATTTTTAGAATATTGAATCTCTAAAACTTCTCCATAATCTTTCTCATAACAAAGACTGGTTGCTTTTTTATGGAGGAATTTGGTTTCATCAATAATAGGAAAGAAAGCATCAGCTTGTTGAACTTCATAACTAATTAGTTGCGTACTTATAATAGTATCAACAAAGTCTTTATCGAGTGCTTCTTTATAAACTCTACTACCACCAATGATAAAGATCTCTTCTTTATCAAAAGTCCTAGCAAAATCAATAGCATCTTCTAGAGAGCTTGCTGTGTAGTCAGTTCCTTTTACTCTACCTTGACTAGATAGAACAACATTAACGCGATTAGGGAGAGGTTTAAATGGTAAACTATCCCAAGTATTTCTACCCATGATAATAACACCATTACTTGTTCTTTGTTTAAACCGTTTTAAATCTTCACTAATACGCCAAGGCAAAGTATTATTCTTACCAATGGCGTTGTTTTTATCCATGGCTACTAAGATAGTAACTTGCACTATTAGTACCTCTACTAATAAAAGGAGGGAGAAAAAGAGGAGTACTAATGACTCCTCTTTTTATGCTATTAAATATTCAGATCAAACTCAAAGACTTTCTTCTCATCATTACGACGTACAATGTTAAGCTTATATTGCCCACCTTGTTCTTCTTGAGGAGAGTATTGTGTCTTACTGATATTAACCCACTCCCCAAAGTAATGGAGAGGGTTTTCCATAACTAATGGCGCTTTAATCTCATTTTCTAATCCAAAGAACTGAGCTACCGAGCAAGCTGAGAAATCAGAGAAGGATTGCATCATCTTACCATTAATACGATCTAGTCGACGACCTTCAGAAAATACATACTCATTCCAAGCAGTCTCAGAAGCATGGACTTCATTAATGAGGATTACGATCTTTTCTTTATTCTCTTGGAAAGCTTTCATTCCCATTGGAGTAAGAATAAGATTTCGAATAACTTCCATTGCAGCTTGGACATGGATCTCAAACTCATCTTGAGCAATTTTCTGTACAGCTTTAGCAATAGGTAAGAAACGACCCATATCACCGTATGCAAAGGTAATTGCAAAAGAAGACATGAATTGAATACGCTCAAAACACAGTAAAGCCACAAAGAACATGAAGATCTTATTATACATCTCCTGTGTTACTTCTACTGGTCCTTCTAGCTGTTTATAGGCGTACCAAGCAGAAAACTGCACTGCTTCATCCATTACCTTACCAATCGTATTTAAACGCTGTAGAGACTCTCTAACAGAAAGGATCTCATTCATAATCACACTAGGATTACTAAAAGACATCCTTACAATCTCAGAGTAAGTAGCAGCATGTAAGAGTTCATTATCAACAATACGATAATAGAGTTGCCGACCTTCACTACAAGTCAGTACGGGATCTAATACACTCATAATGGTGTTACTAGCTAAACTATCACCTTCCCACTGCCAAGCTAGTGTTTTTACCATGAGGTCATAATCAAACTTACTTGATTTCTCAAATTCAACTAAGCAACTACGATAATCAAACTCATCTTCAGACCAATCGAGAGATTTCTGAGTTTTGAAGTATTCGTGGAGCTTAGGGTATTGTTTATTGATACTGTCAAATAATCCGATTTTCTGACCAAAGATAATAGGAGTGCGTTCGTAATCAGTTTTATTTACGTTAAAGACATTACTAGGGAGAAAAAGCTCAGACATGGTGTTTAATTTTCCTTTATTACAGTACCGACATCACATTGTACAACCTTCACAAACCTCTTCATCAACAGCATCAGTAATACGCTCGACCACATTAATATCGACATTACTTGCTGTGTTAGAGTTTTGGTAATAGAAGGTTTTAACACCTAACTTCTTAGCCAGGAGATATTCTTCAATTAATTCATCGGTATTAATCGTACTACCTTCAGGGACACGCTTATACCTATCTGCACTAATAGACTGATCAGTAAACTTCTGGAAGATAGCATACATGATAATCAGATCTTTCGTAGGGATGTCCCAAGCAGATTCGTATTTATAGAACTCATTATCACCATTAGGTGCAGCCCAGCGAGTTGTGATCTTATTATCTGTTTTAACTAGCGTTAACTGTCTAACAGGATAAATAGAGTTAGCAGCACCTACTGCTTTACTAGAAGCTTCCCCAGGCATATAAGCAACTAACAGACTATGAGCAATACCACCATTTGCTTTAATCTCTTCAGATAGAGCTTCCCAGTCATACCGGTATTTAAAGTCTTGGATACTATCAAGACCTCGGTTATACGTTTTGACAGGTGTCCAGCCGTCTACCCATTTAGTCTTATGAATCCAAGGAGCTACACCACGTTCTTTACTAATAGCAAGAGAGGCTTTAATAGCAAAGTACATATGACGTTCCGCTACTTCGTGCATGAACTGCCTGCCCTCTTCTGTTGAATAAGAGTAGTGGGATTCAGCCATGACATGAGCAAAGTCCATAATACCAACAGCAGCATATCGACGTTGCTTAGAAGTAAAGCTTAAGTGAGGGAAGGTGTAATCAGCATGATCGATTGTATAATCAATAACTTTCAAAGCTTCATACATGATGTTGAAGTAATCTTTATCTGATTCAATCTTAGATAGGTTAACAGCACCAAGATTACATAACGCAATCTCACCTCTACCATGATCTTCTTCAGAATAAAGATCCTTCATGTCATAGTAAGGAGCTGTGTGCTCAGTGATTTCTACGCATTGACCTGTAAGAATACCATTGAAGACTGCTCTATTACGCTTAGGTTCTTTTACGCAGTAAGTATCATCTACTCGACCAACATCTAATACATTCTTCACATAAACGAATCCTGAAGCACTACGCTGAACTTTGCGTTTTTCTATCACTAGTCGATGTAATTTTAATCCTAGCTCTAATAGCTTCTGACTATTCCAACTAGAAATAAGAAGTCGATAAGTGGCTAAGCAATAGAAATCCTTATAGATTCCAGTTCCATCATTAGCGGGAAGTCTTTTTATTCCAGCTTCATACAGAAGCGTTACTTTAGATTCAATGCCTAGAGTTTGAAGCATTAACTGTACTTCTTTAAGAAATTCTTTATCTGTAGAAGAAGCAGTAATCGACTCATTGTCTCCATTTCGATAGATGCAGCCATCTGCATCTAGCCATCCCGCGAGCCATTCTAAACGACTAGCTACAGTATACTTCACTGTCGGTACAGTATATTTAGGATACAGATCACGGAACTCGGATTCTAATCTGTTTCCGTTTTTACGCCATTCCTTATCATGATTAAACAGAGGAGCAAGTGCCGCCTTTTCACCATATAAGTAAATTTTTCCTGTACCATTATAAAGTTGAGTTCCGTCACCTGTATAGAAGCCATTAACATAAGCTCTTTTAAATTCCCAGTCACCTTCAATGACAGGAGTCTCTAGCTTAATAAGCTTCATTCCTTCTTCAAGCTCATGAGTACGGACCTCGCGCTCTTTACCTTGGTAACTATCCATCACGTACCACTTGTGATACGGGGTGCATGTTAAATCTTTACCGTCAGATAATACAACGCGTAGTAACTTCTGGTTCTCACCTGTCTTAACGACTTCTACTTCAGACCATTCTTTACCGTTCCAGATAGTAACTGTCTGACCAGCTTTATCACGGATTGTAACATGACCTTGATCAGTCAGTAATTGCGTTTCTGGTGCTACGCACAAATTACTACTATGAATAGGTTCTTTTAATGGAGTATGGCGATTGACTTCATAAGCGTCCATTTCATAATACGTACCACTACCAAACTCTGCGTCTTTCAACCTATAGAAGAGTTCACGAGTATCAATATATTCTTTATGGAAACTAGGATCATTTTCTAAACGATTATATTCTTCAATAAAACCTTTTAGGTCATCAGAATAGAATAACTCATTGAGCTTAGGAGCAGTATAGCAGTTCCATACAAAGACTTTCTCTCCAGCTGCCACTTTCTTAGCAAAGAAAGGATTATCCATAAAAGTGTAATGGAGATCTCTATTACTTGCCACACCAGTAGAGCGCGGATCACGTAAGCCTAAGATCTTATTAGCTTCAGGATCAAATGCTGGGAAGAAAGCATTACCTGCACCACCTCGACCATTTTGTAAGTTAGCTTTAATAGCTTTACCTACAGCAGCATAGTAAGGGAGTTTTCCTTGATGAGGGAATAATCCATTACGAATAGGATCATCGGCTGAACGAGTCATGATGTTAAAACCATTACCTGCACTAGCTGCTGTTTGACGATAAGCAATATGATCACCAATAGCTAAACTCTCTAAATTGTCGTCAGTCATATAGAGGTTGCAAGAAGCATAGCTACGTAAGTAAGTGCCAAAGTTTACATAGTTAGGTGTAGGTAAAGAGAGTTTCTTTTGAGAGAGCTTATCATAGAGGCTCTTAACTAAAGCAATCCTCTCAATAGGTTCTTTAAACTCATTAACAGTCATTGCCATACGCATGTAAACAAACTGCTGAGTTTCATACTCTTTTTTACTTACTTTATTACGTAATGCGTACTTGAGTCGAATATGGTGTAAAGAGAAATGCAATACATCAAAGTCTCGTTCATGATCAATAATCTCTTCAAGCATTTGGTACTCTTGATCACTATAACCAAGATCACGTAATAATCCATCTTGAATTAATCGAGTTTGCACTTCTTTAATAGTAGGTACTTCATTACTACCAAAAATCTCTTTACGTAGGTGAGCTGAATACAGGCGTCCAGCGACTAAATAAGCACTATAGTTATCTAGATCTAAGAACCCTTCAATTAACTCTTCCTGGAGCTTCTTACTCGTTACAATACGATCTAAACGAGAGGCCACCTTTGTTACTACAACAGGCCACTGTCGTTTCATAGATTCCATTGGGGAGGCCCATTCAGCCCACCTTACAATTTTCTCAGCATCGAACTTTTCTTCTCGTCCATCACGCTTAATAATTTTTTCAATCACTTCTTACTCCAAAGTGTAGTTATTGTTACTGGTATTAAACTAATGCTTAAACATTCTTTACATAGAAATGAGTCAACTCGTTTTTTTATATTTTCCTTTCAGTTGACATAGCATTTAAATGACTGAAAAAAGACTTAATAGTTTGCCAAAAGAAAAAAGGTCATAAATAGGAGATCCCAAAAGGATCTCCTATTATGTTGCTTTCAACGCCTATCTAACATAGTGCTAAGAGTAATTAACTTCATCCAAGAAAAAGGAGTAGGTGTATTATCCTGTACTAAGATAATATTTGCTCTATTTCGAATACCAGTGTTATTACAATAATCTAAGAGATTGCTGAAGTAATTCTTAGCTTTAGATTGTTCATCTAAGTCTGTATAAAGGTGTTCAATCTTTGTTTCTTTATCAATGAGAAAGATAGCATTGAATCCATTATAGACAAGTAATTCAGCAAAGGGTTCGAAAATATCAATGACGATATGTGTTTCTTCTAAAGCATTGATGGTTTCAGTTAATGTTTCAGCATCTAAGTCTTTACCTTCTAAGTAAATAACTTTAGCTAGGTCATTATCATAATCAGAAGGGTTGAATTCTTCTAAAGACTTACTTAACGTAAAGATAATCGTTTTTTTCATCGTTGTATTTTCCTATGCGTTAGCAATATTAAGAACAGTATCAATGATCTCACTATCTGTAATACCAAAAAGATCTTTAGTATAAACAGCAATACCTAAATCAGTGCTAAGCATATCTGTGAGTTCTTCAAAGAGGTTCTTATAGTGAACCTCCTCCATTAATGAATCATAGTCTAATGAGAAATCTTTAGAAAATTTCTTAAGAGTTTCTTTTACGTAATCAGCTGTCAAATGACTCATCGCTCTCTCCAGAGCTTCGTAATACGTTAAATAACTCATTTCCATCTGTGTACCAGTTAACACCATCTATCAGACTAATATAGCCTAAGAGACTATCTTCATTAGCTGGAGTAGTGAATTCAGAGAAATCAGAAAGAAGCGTTAATGAAGCTTTCTTTGATGCATGAATAATACGTACTAATAGAGATAAATCTAAATTAGTCCGTAAGCTATCATTAACATACACATAGGCTAAGCAGATAGGATAAAACTCAATGAGTTCTAAACAAGTTGGAGGACCAGAGACTAATTGAGTAGAAACTGGAAGATTAATAAACCGCTCTTTTAACAACTCTAAGTCACTAGCTAGGTTATCTTTAATTGTCGTATTAAAGAATTCCAAATCTTCTTCAGAGTATTCATTCTCTAACTCGCCTTTAGTTTCTTCAAACTTCTTCTCAATATCTGCTAGTGTATCTGTAGAGATTTTATCAACGACTGAGGAGCTAGAACCTTCATCGGTATTGAGAATGAGAATCTTAGCTACGCGAGAATGAATCCATTGATCAGCAACAACAATAAACTCTTCTAAAGTAAAAGGAAATTCAATCTCTTCTTCAATTAAGATAGAAGAACCTTTTTGCTGAGCCATTAACTCTACTGTAACAGTAAAGAAGAAATGCCAGAGCTTAGGCTTAGTCTCATCATTGATCTCAGTTAATTTAGGTAATCCTTTCTCTACGAACTCTTGATCTGGATCAACACGAATAAAGTCATTAGGAATAACTGTAGGTAACAAGCTTAACTCTAACACAGCATCTAGACTGTTAAAGTATTCTTTGTTCTCTAATCGTTTAATTAACTCAGAGGTAATGTCATAAATACTTTTGTTCTCTGCATATAAAGAGATGAGTTCATCATTAACATGATCTTCTTGAGCTAAGATATCGTCGAGGTTATCTGAATTAGACATTAGTTTAGTTAATCCTTTTGTTGTTTACTACAGTTTTATTAAGAAGTCATTTCTTTTAATTGTACAGCTACTTTACTATTTACGATACCTAATAAGTTTTCACCTAGCCATTGATCAGTATCATAGCAACCTGGATGGAGTTCACCTAGACCAATTCCCCATATCAAATCATAAGGACTGGCTTCGATAAATGTTTTACCTGCATTTTCTACATAGGCTTGTAACACAATAGGGTTTTGTTTAGCTTGTTCTAACTTGCCTTTACCTACTATGTTCATCCTCCAGTTACTCCAAATCTTTTCATCAAAACCCATTACTTCACGCCCTAGCTTCTTAGCACTAAAAGCAGTCTTAGCTCGAAGTATCTTATCATGAATCACCCAGTCTCCAAATAAAGCTGCTTTCTTAGCCATCATGAAATGCTCGTTGGTTAAATAACCAAGCCCATTATAAACAAATGGACCTTTATACCAATTAGAGAAAGGGGATTCAGGACCAAAGAAGATAACAGCTTCATCAAAAGGGATGATCATTACTTTACTTCTCCGGTTTAATTTCTATAACAGCACTACTTTCCTTATCCTTTTTTGCTTCAACTCGATCTTCTCTGACTTGAGTCAATAATGACATAGCTATTAAGCAAGTAATAAAAGTACCAATTACACTTCCTTTACGTATAAAAAGAAGTACTGTAATGCAAGTCGTAGCGAAAGCTATTAATACCAATAAACTATATAAATCTAAAGGCATGAATTAAAAACCTTATAAACGTTTATAACTAACTACTAATAGATGATATGTTCTTAATAATATTTAAAATTAGAAACAAAAAAAGAAGTAATAAAAGAGAGGGAAATAATCCCTCTCTTTTTATGCCGTTCAATTTGTAGCCTTAATGAACATCCATGTAAGAAAACCAGCGCAAATGGCAAGGGAGAAAATATAGGCCAAGACTTCTTGAGCTTTTTCTGATTTCTTAAGGAAGTGAATGATAGAAGTAAACATGATGAGAATCCTTTTTGAGAAGATAAATTATTGCTATCCAACTAGTTATATGTAATTGATTAATTCTAGATTACATTTTAAAGTATAAACAAGAGACATAAATAAACGGCATAAATAGGGAATCCAAAAGGACTCCCTATTCATACCAGATTCCACACACCAACTTAAGGAAAACCCAACCGTATAGAAATAGAAAAGCAACCCAATACTAATCTAATTCTCTCCCACAACGGAACAGGGATGAACAATAAGAGAAACCAATAACTCTTACTTTTCATTTAATAAAGTTAAGTAATATTTTTTTATATTCAATATAGCTAATAGGGAAGAAGGAGTCCCCACTCCTTCTTCCCTTTTCCACGATATAATTAAGGACCAGCCTTAATTTGTGTCACATACGAGTATAGATAGGAAAAGGAAAATAAAAGAAAACCCATCTACATCCCTTATCTAACACTACTCCAAAAACATTACCCTTCTTTTAACATATAATAGAGATTAAATCTGGGTAATAATAATCCCAATAACTTTAATCCAATCAAGATCTGTATTTGTCTCAAATAATGGATTGTTAATTTCATTAAGGAAATGTTCGTCTAATGAAGTAGAGCAAAAGTCTTCTAACTCATCCTTGTAGTCATCTTTGTATTCTTGGACGAGATTAGAGAAGAAGTTATTTTCATCCTCGAACTCATAGAGTTGAAATAGAAAGAACAAGGTTAAGAGTTCGGCTAATGTGTGACGAGTGTTTTCAATTAACCACTCCCTAATAACCTGACTTGATCCAGTATCTTTAGCTTCACTACTCGTGCTATTACGAACCGCTCTTTCTACTTCTAATGATAAAGAGAAGTCGTCTTCCGGAAGACAGTTTACATCTGAATAAACGAGTCGAGTAATAAATAAGGTTAAGGGGATGTTATTATGTTTTTCTTCTTTTAACACTTTTAACATAGCTAAAATATTAGGAAGATGCTTGGGATTTTCTGTTAACCCATATTTCTTAGCTAAAGGTTCTAAAGAATTAATGACTCTAAATAACTTATCGTTGTTATTTTTAATATAAAACCATTCGATAATATTCATCTATTTTAATCCTTCTTATTGAAATTAAATTACTAATATAAAATTCTATTCAATAAGATTGAAAATAAGGAATAAAAAAAGATGTTATCTATGGCATAAATAGGGAGTCTGTTAAGACCCCCCATATGCCTTAATTAATTCAGTTCTGGAACTTCTGGTAATTCTTCAATTGAAGTCGCAGCACGAATAGCGTCTTCAATAGACCATACTTGTTGCAATAGATCAGTATATCCAGTTAAAGCAGCGCTTGTTAACGCAATTAACTCCTCAGCGTTTTGAGGAACAACGATATTTTCATAAACCCTAAAAAAGGACGTGTATTCAGGATCACTCATCGCATTGATTCGAAGACCAGTTAGGTTAACCCTATCACCATCTCGAACTTGAATATGAATAATACCATACTCACCTCCGAAGTCATAAGGAAAGCCTCGTTCTTCAACTTGTTGTCGATAAGCTTTAACTTGAGACATGCGATTAGCACGTTCTGATTCTAACCGATCAGCGAGTTCTTGCTCATTAAACGATCTAACAGACCATGTCTGTTTATAAGCACCGTTATCCTTAACAGGCTGGATCTGTGTAACTACATCACCTTCTGGTGCTGTAGTACGGTCAATAACGAAGTATCCAATACTCTCCATTACTTCACGAGAAGGATTGCGTGGAAGTAAGCGTTCTTTCTCTTGCTTTCGAATTTGATGAAGGGATAGTGGCCAGACCATATCCGATTCACGAATAAACTGAGCGTTGTTAATATTTTCCGTAGTCATTTTTGATGTTAACCTTTAAATAGAAAAAGAGGAGATATTACTTCATCTCCTCCCTACTTTACTATTAGTCTAATGCGCCTGCTGGACCTAAGCTACCGTACCAACGAACGCCATCCCAGAATAAAGCAATGACAGTAAAGTCAGTTCCAATCTCTGGAGGACCATTCTCACCCCATTGTACGTTATTAATAACTACTGTACCAGCATTACCTAACAGACGCAGAATAATAACCTTAGAACGATCAGCAACGAAGTTAGCTACTGTTAAGGTCGTATTACCTGTTACTTGATAAGTGAAGTTACATGCAGGAAGAGTAGGATCAATTGTTGTTCCAGTCAGTGCTACAATAGCAGTATCATAACCATCGAAGCGAGCAAATCCATTTTTGGTTAGGACATATTGACCACCGTCAGCTAAGCCAGTTAAATCACCACCTTCCAGGACTTTAGTCCAACCACCTTGATTACGGATGAAAAGACCGACTTCAGGTACTTCATGAACAGTACCACCTTCCATATAACCTAACGAGATCCAAGTCGTCTCGTTATTTTTACGGAAATACTCTTTGGTGTTATTGTTAATGGCCATGTCACCAGGACGACCATTAAGAGGACCAGGATTTTCATTTAAGAAGATGATAGAAGCACCAGTCTCACCCTTCTCACCACGTAAGCCTTGTTGACCACGAGGACCTTGTTCACCTTGATCACCTTTAGGACCTTGAATAGCTCCTACTTCAGGACCTTCAATGAATGCCTCTAAGGTCTCATCCCAGAGATACAGATGTGTATTACCAACAACAGTGTAAGCATCACCAGGAGCACCAACAGCAGGTAAGTCAACAATGCTATTTACTTCACCTTTATAAGCAAATACCGCAGCAGGATCGCCTTTAGGACCAATGGGACCTTGAATACCTTCAGCGCCTTCTGGACCCTCTGGTCCTTCTTCACCTTGGATACCTT